GTTCCAGAAGTTCCTGACGAACCACTTGAACCAGATGAGCCAGATGTTCCACTTGTTCCAGATGAGCCAGATGTTCCACTTGTTCCAGATGAACCTGAACTTCCAGATGAACCTGATGTTCCGCTTGTTCCAGATGTTCCATTAGTTCCAGAAGTTCCTGACGAACCACTTGAACCAGATGAGCCAGATGTTCCACTTGTTCCAGATGAGCCAGATGTTCCACTTGTTCCAGATGAACCTGAACTTCCAGATGAACCTGATGTTCCGCTTGTTCCAGATGTTCCATTAGTTCCAGAAGTTCCTGACGAACCACTTGAACCAGATGAGCCAGATGTTCCACTTGTCCCTGATGAACCTGATGTTCCACTTGTTCCTGATGAACCACTTGAACCTGATGAACCTGATGTTCCAGATGTTCCATTTGTTCCAGATGTTCCGCTTGAGCCTGAACTTCCCGAAGAACCTGATGTTCCGCTTGTTCCAGAAGAGCCCGATGTTCCACTTGTTCCTGATGAACCACTCGAACCTGAAGAACCTGATGTTCCGCTTGTTCCTGATGTTCCGTCAGTTCCACTTGAACCTGAACTACCTGAAGAACCCGAAGTTCCGCTTGTCCCTGAACTACCTGAAGAACCTGAAGTTCCGCTAGTTCCACTCGAACCTGAACTTCCCGAAGAACCTGAAGTTCCGCTAGTTCCAGATGTTCCGTTTGTTCCAGATGTTCCGCTTGAACCTGAACTTCCACTTGAACCAGATGTTCCACTTGTTCCCGATGAACCCGATGTTCCAGACGTTCCAGAAGAACCTGAGCTTCCTGAAGAACCTGAAGTTCCGCTAGTTCCAGATGTTCCGTTTGTTCCACTTGTTCCAGAAGAGCCTGAGGAACCACTTGAGCCTGAGGTTCCAGATGAACCTGATGTTCCGCTTGTTCCAGAAGAGCCAGATGAACCACTTGAACCAGATGTTCCACTTGTTCCAGATGTTCCGTTCGTTCCAGATGTTCCTGATGAACCACTTGAACCGCTTGAACCAGATGTTCCACTAGTACCAGAGGAGCCTGATGTTCCACTTGTGCCCGATGAACCTGAACTACCAGAAGAACCTGATGTTCCGCTAGTTCCAGATGTACCATTTGTGCCAGATGTTCCGCTCGAACCTGAGCTACCCGAAGAACCTGATGTCCCTGAAGAACCTGAAGTTCCACTTGTTCCCGATGAACCAGATGAGCCACTAGAGCCAGATGTTCCGCTTGTTCCCGATGTTCCGTTTGTTCCAGAAGTCCCAGATGAACCACTTGAACCTGAAGAACCTGAAGTTCCGCTCGTTCCCGAAGAACCTGAAGAACCTGATGTTCCGCTAGTTCCAGATGAACCACTTGAACCTGAAGAACCTGAAGTTCCGCTAGTTCCAGAAGTTCCATTTGTTCCAGATGTTCCTGAAGAACCTGAACTTCCACTCGAACCAGATGTTCCTGATGTTCCAGATGAACCAGATGTTCCACTTGTGCCTGATGAACCTGAGCTACCCGAAGAACCTGAAGTTCCACTTGTTCCTGATGTCCCAGAAGTTCCATTTGTTCCAGAGGTTCCTGATGAACCTGAGCTACCACTTGAACCTGATGTCCCTGAAGAGCCAGATGTTCCGCTTGTTCCTGATGAACCACTTGAACCTGACGAACCTGATGTTCCACTTGTTCCCGATGTTCCGTTTGTTCCTGAGGTCCCTGATGAACCGCTTGAACCAGATGAGCCTGATGTTCCACTTGTTCCAGAAGAACCTGATGTTCCACTTGTTCCAGAAGAACCTGAAGAACCGCTTGAACCTGATGTCCCTGAAGAGCCAGATGTTCCACTTGTTCCGGAAGAACCTGAAGAACCACTCGAGCCTGAAGTTCCGGAAGAACCTGATGTTCCAGAAGAACCTGAAGTTCCAGATGAACCTGAAGTTCCAGATGAACCGTTTCCACCTGTTGCACCATCCAAATTGGTTGTCCAACTATTGAATGTTCCTGTTCCGTTTATTTCCAACACATATAATGTCAATGCTCCTGTCGAAGAATCATAACTTACAACATCTCCATGGAAGTGATTTGCTAATGAATTAGAAACAATAAGATGTTGTGCAATTGTATATGATAAACCAGTGCTTGTTGTTAAAGAAGTATTAGCACTTAACGTTAGTGTTGATAAATCAATTGATGTTGTTGAAGTTCCACTGTATTGTGCACTAATTCCTGATGTTCCAGATGTTCCGTTCGTTCCAGATGTTCCTGATGAGCCACTCGAACCAGATGAACCCGATGTTCCGCTAGTTCCTGATGAACCAGATGTTCCGCTAGTTCCAGATGAACCTGAACTTCCTGATGAACCTGAAGTTCCACTCGTCCCAGATGTTCCATCTGTTCCAGATGTTCCTGAAGAACCACTCGAACCTGATGAACCTGAAGTTCCACTTGTTCCTGAACTACCTGAAGAACCTGAAGTTCCACTTGTCCCTGAAGAACCAGATGAACCACTTGAACCTGAAGTCCCACTAGTTCCTGATGTTCCATTTGTTCCAGATGTCCCACTCGAGCCTGAACTTCCGCTTGAACCCGATGTTCCTGAAGAGCCAGATGTTCCGCTAGTCCCAGATGAACCTGAACTTCCCGAAGAACCTGATGTTCCACTTGTTCCAGATGTCCCATCTGTTCCAGATGTTCCTGATGAACCTGAGCTACCCGAAGAACCAGATGTTCCTGATGAACCAGATGTTCCACTTGTCCCTGATGAACCAGATGAACCGCTCGAACCTGAAGTTCCGCTTGTTCCTGATGTTCCATCAGTTCCACTTATTCCTGAAGAACCACTTGTTCCCGAACTTCCTGATGAACCATCAAGGCCATTTAATAAAATCCAACCACTAAGTGAAGATGGTTCATTTGTATTATTATTTATAGTTGATTGGTATGAAAATAAACCATCTATAACCATATCGCCATCCATATAAGTTGTTCCCGATACATAAGCTCCTTTGAATGGAGATGTTCCTGATGAACCTGAAGTTCCAGATGAGCCACTTGTTCCTGATGTTCCGTTTACTCCACTTAATCCACTAGAACCACTCGAGCCTGATGTCCCATCAGTCCCTGAAGAACCACTTGAACCTGATGTTCCGTCTATTCCACTAGTTCCAGAAGAACCTGATGTTCCACTTGAGCCTGAAGAACCTGAGCTACCAGATGAACCTGATGTTCCACTTGTGCCTGAAGAACCTGAGCTACCAGATGAACCTGATGTTCCACTTGTTCCTGAACTACCATCTGTTCCACTTGAGCCTGAAGAACCTGAGCTACCAGATGAACCTGATGTTCCACTAGTTCCTGATGAACCACTTGAACCTGAGGTTCCGCTAGTTCCCGAAGTGCCGTCTGTCCCACTTGAGCCAGATGAACCTGAAGTTCCACTAGTTCCCGAAGTGCCGTCTGTCCCACTTGTTCCAGAAGAACCTGATGTTCCACTTGTGCCTGAAGAACCACTTGAACCTGATGTTCCGTCTATTCCACTAGTTCCAGAAGAACCTGATGTTCCACTTGAGCCTGAAGAACCTGAGCTACCAGATGAACCTGATGTTCCACTAGTTCCTGAAGAACCATCTGTTCCACTGGAACCAGATGAACCTGATGTTCCACTAGTTCCTGAAGAACCATCTGTTCCACTAGAACCAGATGAACCTGATGTTCCACTTGTGCCTGAAGAACCTGAGCTACCAGATGAACCCGATGTTCCACTAGTTCCTGAAGTTCCGTCCATTCCGCTAGTTCCTGAAGAACCACTTGAACCTGATGTTCCGCTAGTTCCCGAAGTGCCGTCTGTCCCACTTGAGCCAGATGAACCTGAAGTTCCACTAGTTCCCGAAGTGCCGTCTGTCCCACTTGTTCCAGAAGAACCTGATGTTCCACTTGTGCCTGAAGAACCACTTGAACCTGATGTCCCACTTGTTCCTGAAGTGCCGTCTATTCCGCTAGTTCCTGAACTACCGTCTGTTCCACTTGAGCCTGAAGAACCTGAGCTACCAGATGAACCTGATGTTCCACTAGTTCCTGAAGAACCATCTGTTCCACTGGAACCAGATGAACCTGATGTTCCACTAGTTCCTGAAGAACCATCTGTTCCACTAGAACCAGATGAACCTGATGTTCCACTTGTGCCTGAAGAACCTGAGCTACCAGATGAACCCGATGTTCCACTAGTTCCTGAAGTTCCGTCCATTCCGCTAGTTCCTGAAGAACCACTTGAACCTGATGTTCCGCTAGTTCCTGAAGTTCCATCAATACCACTAGTTCCTGAAGTTCCATCAATACCACTAGTTCCTGAAGAACCTGATGTTCCATCGATACCACTTGTTCCAGAAGTTCCATCTAATCCGCTTGTTCCTGAAGTTCCATCAATACCACTAGTTCCTGAAGTTCCATCGATACCACTTGTTCCTGATGAACCTGATGTTCCATCGATACCACTTGTTCCTGATGAACCTGATGTTCCACTTGTTCCCGACGAACCACTTGAGCCTGAAGTTCCACTAATTCCTGAAGTTCCAGATGTTCCGTCTATTCCGCTAGTCCCAGATGTTCCGTCTATTCCGCTAGTCCCAGATGTTCCGTCTATTCCGCTAGTTCCTGATGTTCCATCTGTTCCACTGGAACCAGATGAACCTGATGTTCCACTAGTTCCTGAAGAACCATCTGTTCCACTAGAACCAGATGAACCTGAAGAACCTGATGTCCCATCAATTCCACTTGTTCCTGATGTCCCATCAATTCCACTAGTCCCTGATGTTCCGTCTAAACCGCTTGTTCCAGAAGAACCAGATGTTCCATCTAATCCACTTGTTCCTGATGTCCCATCAATTCCACTAGTTCCTGAGGTTCCATCAATTCCACTAGTTCCTGAGGTTCCATCTATGCCACTTGAACCAGACGTTCCGTCTACTCCACTTGTTCCTGAAGTGCCATCTATTCCAGATGTTCCACTCGAACCAGAAGTTCCGGATGTTCCGTCTAATCCGCTTGTTCCTGAAGTTCCATCAATTCCACTAGTTCCTGATGTTCCGTCTATTCCGCTAGTTCCAGAAGAGCCTGATGTTCCGTCTAAACCACTTGTTCCTGAAGTGCCATCTACCCCAGATGTTCCACTCGAACCAGAAGTTCCGTTGATACCACTTGAGCCAGAAGTCCCGTCGATTCCTGATGAACCACTTGAACCAGATGTTCCACTAGTCCCTGATGTTCCTCCTGTTATACTTTCCGTCAAGGCTGAAAACGTAATTTGCCCCGAAGTTCCTGATGTGCCTCCAGTATAGTCTGTAACTATATATAACCTATCGTCTGGGGCTGCCGATAGGACTATAGGTAAATCCGTTATTCTTGTTGTTGCCATAGCTTATAAATATTTTCTATTAATCTTTTTTATTTGGTTTAACATGGTTGCCATAGTCCTCCGACAACAAATCCATCACTATCTATTTGCCAATATCCTGTGAGAGAGTCGGTGCTGTTGGTATACCAATAATTATTCCCGTTGAAAGGCGTATTGAATGAACTGTCTGCAAAGAATCTCGTTGCACTATACCAATCATTCGATGGACTGTAAATTGTTTGACCCAACGTTTGTGGGTCTATACATATTGGTTGTGTTGTTTCCCCTGATGAAACTAAGAATGATGTAATTTCTTGTTGAGCACCAATTGGGTCACCATTTTGAGCAATTAATTCTTGACCATCTTGAGTTATAATTAAAATCTCAAATACGGATGGAGTTGCTGTTGGTGAAGGAGTAAACGAAGGGGTTGGTGTATTAGTTTCTGTTGGAGTTGGTGTGTTAGTTTCTGTTGGAGTTGGTGTGTTAGTTTCTGTTGGAGTAGGAGTCGGAGATATCAAACATCCGTTAGGGTCCGAACTTGTGATTAGACCTGCTCCGCCTGTAACTCTATACCAAGCAACACCGTTGGAATAGTATCCGTCAGGTGCTGGTGTTGTAAGAGCCGAATCAGTATATAAAGTTTCCCCAATGTTAGGTCCAGGTCCATCTCCAGGTCCACTGTAGAAGTTAGTTGGTGATGAGTAAAAATTACCACACGATGTTAATGAGCTAGATAAATCATAACCTAATGAATATTCCCAATATGCTCTTGAAGCTGTAGGTGTTGTTGTCGGTGTTGCGGTTGGAGTTTCAGTTTGCGTAGGTGTTTGTGTTGGAGTCTCAGTATTTGTTGGGGTTGGAGTCTCTGTAGGCGTCTCGCTTGGTGTTACAGATGGTGTTGGTGTGTTAGTTTCAGTTGGAGTTTGAGTTGGTGTCTCACCAGGTGTTGCGGTAGGTGATTCTGTAGGTGTTTGTGATGGGGTTTCGGTTGGAGTTCCCGTCTGTGTTGGTGTAGGAGTTTCAGAAGTAGAAGGGGTCGGTGTAGGAGTTGTTGTTGGTGTCTCCGTTTGTGTTGGGGTCGGCGATTCTGTTGCAGTTGGTGTTTGACCAGGGCTTGCAGTTATACTTGGAGTTGGTGTTTGTGTCTGAGTTTCAGTTGGAGTTTGTGTTGGAGTCTCTGAAGTTGTTGGAGTCTGTGTTGTTGTTGGTGTTTCTGTAGGTGTAGAATTAGGGGTTCCTGTATTTGTTGGTGTAGGTGTAAACGTAGGTGTTACAGTAGGAGTAGGTGTAGGTGTAGGGGTAACGCATTCAAATGTAATAACAACTCCGTTGAACATTTCGGTTCTTGTCTGTGCAGAGGCATAAAGAGTTGCGGCTGAAAGGTAGGTCGAAGTCCCATAATAGATATCGAATGGACCTAAGGCATTAGAATTCTGAGATAATCTTACAATGTAAGTGACACATCCCGTAACCGAGACCTGTTGCGTAACTACTGTATTACAACCTTCAGCAGTATTGACACAAAAAATATTATAAAGGGACATCCGCGGTTTTTTTAATAAATACCACGATTATCTATTTGAATATCTCGAAACGAAAAATTATTAAATACTTTATCATGTACAAATAATATTGAATCCACATACAGCATTTTGAATGTCTATATTTACAACACAACTCTCGAGCTCAACTGTAATATTGAAAGTACAACCAAATGTACAATCTAGTATTTTTACTGACTCACATCCATTTGCATCAACCAAACGTAACATGATTTCAGGTGCGGTCTGAAATATTGTAGGAATAGTTGTATTGTAATAAACAGTTGGTGGAACTCCACTAATTGTACCAAGTAAAAACTGATTATTTCCGTATATGTCGGATATAAAAGCTTGTATTGGAAAAGTGCCCCCTGTGATTTCTGTTATTCTTACCTGAACCATTATGTTAAACAAATTATATCATAAACAATCGACAACTCCACAACAATTTCTTGACCATTCAATGAATTGTTTGCCGGGTTAGTTGCAATTGTTATTTGGTTGTTTATTTGGTCTATTGTTACAGTCAAAATTCCTGGTATGGAAAGTAGTAGACTCTTTATAGTATCATACCATAAATTATCACCCGGCGGATTGTTCAGAGTCGTTGCTGTGAAGAAAGTGCTTGATGCACTCAACCCCGCTGGGTTGACATTGACTTTAGCTGTGAATATTGCAGAAATCAAATCACAGTTTGTATTGTCTTGCGTCAAATCAGCGTAACCCTCGTTTAACATTTGTAGTAAACCGAGTTTAGTTGGGGAATCTATGTTAAAGATTTCTTCTCCCATAACATAACACTGATAAGATGTATAGTTGGTGTCACAGGTAATTGTTGTTGAGCGTGAAAGTGAACATCCATTTGCATCAACAATAGAAAGACTGTATGTTCCTCCTGTCAAATTGTAAACTTCAATTTGTTGAGGGTTAGATGGGACGTTATTTGACCAATTGAATTGGAATGGTGGTGTGCCCGAAGTGATGAATGCGGTAATTTGACCATCGTTTCCTGAGCCACAATTAATACTATATAAACTAAAATCTAAGTTGTCTCCTTTTGGGATGAAAATTGTTTGAGTTTGTTGACATCCCGTTGAGTCAGTAACAGTAACAACATGGTTTCCAAAAGTTAAGTTATTAAATGTTACCGCTGTTAAATTTGTATCAACAACATTCAATATTCCATCAACTGAATAATCCAATGGTAGAGTATATCCTGGTGATGTAGTAATTCTTACACTTCCGTTGTTTTGATTACACGTTGTTCCTGTGATTTCTGTTGAAAGTGTGAATTTATTAATTGCCAATATTATCACTTCTTGACTAAATTGGCATCCTGTAGAATCCTCAACAAATACTGAGTAAGTGTCCGCAGATAAATTCTCAAAGGTTTGAATTTGTTGTTGTCCTACAATAATTTTTTGGTTTCCTCCGTCGCCAACCAAGGTGTAGGTAAAGGGACCTTGTCCTCCTATAACTGTGACAGTTATCAATCCATCATTACTTGAACAATAAGAATTAGTTCCAACAACACTTACAGAACTCATCCCGTTTGGTGTTAGTAAAGTAGTCCCCGTGAATATTTGACACAGTCCAGCATCTGTGACTGAGAAATTGTAATCACCAGCAGATAATCCTGATATCGTAAAATCTTGAGCATATGATATGAGAACTTGGCCTGTTGACGCGGAGTAATAATATGGTTGACTTCCACCTGTTATTGTGAGAGTAATTGAGCCATCGCTTTGGAAACAACTTGGATTGGTTTCTGTTGTGAAAAACGCACCCATTTGGTCGACGTTGACGACAGCAGCATCTTTTATGTTTACACAACCAAAACCATCTTTAACTTCAACCGAATATAATCCTTCAGTCAATCCTGTTGCAGTTGCACCTGTCTGACCATTAGACCACAAATAAGTAAAAGGTCCTTGTCCCGTTAGTCCCGTGACCATTATCTTACCAATCGGGGTTCCTCCACAACTCGAATTAGGTATGGAATATAAACCGTAGTTGGTGAGAAGAGATTGTTCAACGATAAAACTTTGGCTAAAACCTGAGCATCCACCTAAATCACTAACGGCCAAGTAATATGTTCCGGCCGAAAGATTTTCAAAAATTACGGTTGGGTTGCTTGAAAGGAAAGTTTGAACAAGTGTTCCGTCACCTGAGAAGACAGAATAATTTGCAGAAGAATAAATCGTATTAGAGGAACCAGTAACAGAACCATTGTTTTCAGCACAAGTGGTGTTCTGAACACCGAGAACACTACAACACACTCCACTCGAAATAGGTATGTTAACATTAATTTCTTGATTTGTTGGTAAAGTGCTATCATTCACAGTCATTAGGACGACTGAACTAAATAATCCTGATTTGGTTACTGGCGCATTTTCAGCTAATGTAACCGTCGGATAATAAGGGTCAACAAATTGGACGGTATATGGTTCTATACCACCTGAGAAAGAGATTTGGAATGCACCGCTTCCGTTATTTTGACAATCCCCTGTTACTAATAATGTATAATCAAATAATGCCATTCAATTTAACAATTTATGCTTATGTTAATACATACGTTTAGTTTGACTGTTTCATTCATGTTTCTTGGTGTGCATGTCGAATTAGTTATTGATAAATTATTTCCATTTAGGAAATATGTAAACCCATAATCGTAGACTGCTGGTAGATATTGAATCAAAGCATTTCTCCAATTTGAATTTGTTGGAACATCCGTGAATCCATACCCTGTGTAGAAAGGTTGTTGTATAATTTTTTGTCCCGCAATTTCCAAATCAACATACCAATTTGTTTCAACTGAACTTTGAACACAATCGTTTAAGGTTAATACTTGTGCTTCGAGCATTATGTTTAGTCTATTTGCTAAAATCGATTGGAAGTTTGATACATTTGTATCACCATTTAACCAAGGATATATGTTGAAGTCAACATATTCTGTTTGACATGTGTAATCAAAAATGTTTGTTATTATAAAACAAGGCTCAACTGGCACAGGAATTATTTCACAACCTCTTTGTCTTCTATAAACGTATTTTTGTCTGTGTAGTATTGAGTTTTCGAGTCTTGAACCTGTATTCCATATTGTGGTTGCAGGTATCATTTGCTCTACTAACTTCATCCACCACGGACCCAATCCGTTGATGTAGTCGATTAGTTTTTGATACGTATATTTGTTGTTTGGTATACCCACTGTTTGTTCTGATTGGATATACTTCCACCAAACCGATTGAAGAGTTGGATATCCTCCTGTTTTACCATCAGTGATATATTGTCTGTTTCTAGTATTAATCATATTCTCCCAAAAAGTTTGGTAGAATTCGAAGAATGTTTTCTTTTTTGGTTCGGGTTTGATAAAAGTTGAGTCGACTCCACCTGGAACTGGATATCCAATTGTCAGACCTGATTCAGGAATCGGGTAGTCGTATTTTCTTGAAGAAACCCAAACGTCGTAAACAAGTCCTTGTGAAGCATTCAAAAACAAATCTATGTTTTTAACATTCAATACGAGTTTTTCATTGTCCGCATAATAATAAGCGTTGAAATTAGCATCCCTTGAAACTCTTATCTTGTCATCCTCTTCAAGCCACGACTTATTATTGTCAACAACTTTTTTAAGTTTGAATCCCTCGGTCATATAAGGAAAATCTCTGAACCTATCGAGATATTTTTGACCATATGTAAATGGTTGTAGTTGAGTTTGAATATCGTAGTTCTGACCTGTATAGATTTGTCCTGTAATTTGAACCTCATCTGGACTTCTATGTTGTGGTGTGCTTTCATACCAACCAGCACCCAATTGGAAGAAATAAGATTCCGTATTTACGGGAGCCTTAGGAAATCCTTGAGCGTCTATTGGATAATCATCTAGATTTATCTGAACATCTTGATAGGTGTCAACAGTTGTGAAGGCTGTAAAGGTTTTTCCTTTTATTTTATATGTAGAACCTGGTAGATAAGCCGGTGTGTTTTGAACATAAGTTCCACCTGTTATGGCCGCATATTGTGTGTCGAACTGTTCCATGTTGATTTTTTGGTCAGCCAAATAGATGTGCTCGTTGAATTCTATTAACGACTCGGGTGCACCAATCAATCTCATCATAAACTCAACACTTCGTCTCGTTCCTTTTGATTTGAAAAGGTATGCTGAGTTGAGAATCAAATTCCTATAAAATGCGTAGTTGATTTCAGTTGGTGTAAGGGCTCTCGCATAACCTGGATATGAAGGTGTTTGTGTATTTCCAAAAATCGAATCTAAAAAGTCCGTATCAGTAATAGGTGAAAAATTTGAACTCCATCCCAAGGTTTGAGATAGGTTAACTAACAATTGAGATGGGATGTCATTACCAACATTATAATTTACAGAGTTCATAAACGCTAAAGCGTCGATGAAGTTTTTGACTTGGTCAAAACTTCTTCCGTAAATTTGAAAAATCTTTTCGGCTTTCCTTCCTAATGTATCAAATTCTTTCAATGAATCTGAAACAAAAAATCTTGAAATTAAATTTGTTTTATATGAATCAAGATTTACCGCAATTGTTTCCAATTGTGTCAAATACTCTTCGAATAAGAAAGAACGAATATCTAAATTCCATGGACCGTCCTTAGGCCATGTTACAGATTGGTTGTTTGTATAAAACTGACCCCCTTCCGTTTGCTGTGGTATTTGGAACACAGCTGTGTATTCAGGTCTAACCAATCTATTCATCAGAAACTTTTCAACCTCATCCAAACTCTCAGCAAAAATTCTGTCAACTATGAAATCATTCGGTCTTATTTGATACTCTTGAATACTTGTTGTTGCGGTTTGTCCAAAAGGTGCACCGGAAACAGTGAATTTGATTATACCACTTGATAATGTTTGAGAGGGTGTAAATGAAATAACTTTGAAAATATCATCATTGATTGATACGCAGTAATCTAAGTAAGTATTGTAGAGATTCCTATAAGGTGACACACCAATTTCTCTCATGTTTAGGTTTGTGGCCGCACTTACAGAATAATCAACGTCAAATGGGTTTTTGATTCTATTAACACTTACTTCAAAACTTGTTTCATCATAAATCGGGTCATACGCGACATTCTGTGCTGTAAATCCAGTTAGGAAATCATCGTTCAAAAATTGAATATCTAAAGAAGCAGGAAATACACTTATAATATGAGTAATTGATACTTGAAATCTTTTTGATAGTGAACCATATAATGTGAAATTTGTAACCTGAGACAAATCATAGTTCGGGTAAACCCTGAATTGAGTCGCTTGAATTCTTCTACTCTCAGCAAGTGTATCAACATCAAGATAATCCAAATCTATAGGCTCCGAAAAAGCACCAACATTAAATCTACGATTCACTTTCTCCACAATAGAAGTTGTGAATTCGAAGTTACCTTGCGTGAGACCGCCCCCTTCAACTGTCTGCAATCCTACAATATTGTCAGAGAAGGTAGCCGCCCCACTTCCTGGTCTTGGCGGATAGAAAAATTTAGTTGTTCTTCTTGATGTCGCCATTAACTAGTAATTGATGTAAAATTCTTACTGAAATCAATATTATCACCTCTGTTCTGTCTAACCTCATATAATAATGCATTGAATTGGTCTCTAATTTCATACAAGTTATACTGTCTGTAAATGTTATTTTGACTATCATAGATGGTGTAGATTCCATCGTCGATAGATTTGGTTTGATTACCATAAAGTGCAATTGCAAGAGATGATATATCGTATTCGACCATTTCAATTTCAACAGTTACAGGATTGAAAAAGGTGTTTGTTATTATTATTCCTTGGTCAGGTTGTCCAATATACGGTGTTGCATTTGGTCTGTTTGTTGGTGATGAAGATGGTGATACCGTCAGGAATAACAAGTTAGAATTGTTATCAACGTATCTATATCTGATTGACTTTTGAGATGTATTAACCTCATTTGCAACCACCGCCTCACAGTAGAAACAAGAAGTTACAACTCTGAAGAAGTTTGGAATCTTCGAACCATCAGGATTAAGATATTCGATTCTGAATCCCACCAACCCTTGTGGAACAAATTTGTTAAGGAATTGTGGGTCAACGTTGTTTAAGTCAATCACAAGTCCTTTGACATTAGGTAATGCACTTAAAACACCACAATCTGTGATTATTGTTCTTATCTGAGCTGGTCTCAAATATAGAGTATAGATTCCCAAAGCATTGAACTGATTTGCAGGAAGAGTTAGATTATATAATCCTCCTATTACTTCAACCCCTGAGTTTCCTCCTGTTTCAGTGTTTTCGAAATATGGTCTCAATATTGTTTGAGCATCGAGTTTACTTAAAACGAAGTTATCTGTGGCGTCTCTTGTCGGGGTATAATTCATTATGATTTCAACATCTTCTGGTGAAACATCTGAAGGTCTTATCGTGCCATATGAGCCAATTGCCATATAAAATTATTTTTCTATAAATAGTTTATGTATCTTTTTTAATGACATTAAAAAAACCATAACCATAGTTTATCATGTCACCCAAGTTGTCCACCTCACCAAGTCTTTGGACCCTTTCGTAAGCACTGTTCTTCCCTCTCTCAACAAATACGTTTGTTTGAATCTGAGGTTGGTCCATTACTTTAAGCAAAGTTTCATTTTTTGTTATCGGCACCGCGGTTATGTTATATTCGGTTAAACCAGATGATGGTTGATAGAAAATTGTAGTTCCATCTCCATAGTCAATATAGTTGGTGTCTTGGATAGTGTAAGCAGTAAAACCATTTCCAACATTAGTAATTGAACCCCACAGCACCCCATTATTTATGATTGGTAAATTGATTCTTTGATTAATTGTTAAATTACCGTAAGGTTTCAATTCTGTGATTCTAGACCTACTTACCCCTGACACCGTAAACGGAATTGTTATATATTTCGAACTCACTTGGTCTTGAACATTGTTTTCTGCATCACCTGAAAATATATAATCATATGAAACAGGGGTTCCAATCCAATTACCAAATGATGGTGCAAAGAAACATTCACCTTGTGGATTGAATATTGTTACTTTACTGTAAGGAACTGAAATTGTTTTAGTGACAGTTGTTACACCCCAAGGGTTGATTTGTTCCAACGTGATTTTGTAATCTTTTGTAGTTCCAACTGGCGGAGTGGGATATGTATGGTTTATTGAATTGGGTGCATAATTTGTAATTGATTGTTTTGGTGAATTATCACCCCAATCGACTCTGTAGGCAGAGAGCTGCAAGAAATTTTGGAATTGGTCCGAAGTATTATAAACATAATATGTCATTGGACTTCCAGTAGTTGCTGAGAACAAAAAATTCGCCACAACATCTTTCTGTAATACCGCTCCGTCAAAAGGACTATAATAGCCACAATCAACCGCACTTTGTCTAAGTAATATCGGAACCGACACCTCCTTCAATAACGAGGACCCACCAGGTCCTGAACTCACAACCTTGGTCATTGCAGAATATACACCGACTGAAGTATTATTGTAATTTACAACAGCAATATCCCCTTTTACGGTCTCAGGTGAAATAATAACCTTATAGTAATCTTGACTCATGGATTTATATATTCAAACCATTTTATGGGTATACTTGTTCCCAATCTTTGTCCAGCAGTATTATACACCTGATATGTTTGTGTTGGATAATCTATTTGAACTGTGTAATAAAAATATTGTGTGTTGTCGAATGTATTTCTTTCTCCTACCGACATACATGACTGTGGTCCCAAGGTTCTATCAACATTAAATGGAGTTGGCCATTGTTGTTGACAAGGAGGAGTCGAACTTTGAGGGTCCCATCCTCTACCTGTCATCATTTTGGTAAATTGACCAGTTCCTGCGTTATAAAACTTGGCTGACATATAGAATGTTGATATGTTCAAAAATTCTCTTTTCTTTAACCAGTAGATAAAGAAACCCTCTTTGTCTCCGATGAAATCCAAAATAAACTTTGGTTTCTTTACTGAGACTGTGGCTCTTTGCATTCGAGTGTCCATCTTCAGACCTTGTTGGGTTGGTATGATGATTGTTAGGTAGTTTGTTTGTCTTTTTTCATCAGGAGTGTCATAAAGGTCCAACTTAAAAAACGAGTTCGTAAATGAGTTATTATAGTAGTATAAGTCTTGAGGTGTAAATCCTTCTCCTAAGTAGTTAATCTGCCAATTATTCAAATCATTAATCGAACCACCTGAATAAAAATAAAATTCATAATTACATACAGTAGAGTCTGAACCTCCAACTATATTTGATTGAGTTACTTGGCCCGTCGTTGGATTGATAAAGATTGAGGGGCTGTTATGTGGGGCGTGACTAAATCTTGTTACCTCAAAGTCTCTACCATCACCAATAACCTCTTTAACTATTTGAGTTTCATATTCATCAATAGAGTCATCCAAACCCAAATAATCCCAAGTCATCTGAATCGGAATATTAATTTGTTTGGATATTCCCCCCTCTCTTAAAATTTGAAATTTATTCACATCCATCTATCAAAGGTTTAATTGGTTCATCTACACCTAAAATAGATTCATTGTAATCTATTCCCTCAGGTATTAATCTAAATACGGCAGATACAAAAGGGTAATGCGCCGTGTTAAAGAAAGGATAATCCACACCCCTGTTTGAACTATCTTTGAATCCATATGTGTATAGGTCTCTCCATCTGAATTCTCTGTCTTGGGTAGAATAAAAAGCCCAGCTTGGTATATTCTCAATCGCGTCGACATTTCCTGTTTCGATGTAATCTGAAAATATTCTTATGGTCATAGGGATATGTGGCTCATAGTAAAAACCAGGTGAGTTCGTATTACTGTTATTTGTTGTTTGAAACACACTTTGATTGTATTTTATTTTTTGATAGTATTTTGATATGACCCTTTCGATTTGTTCATAATCATTCCACTCACAAAAATCACCATCAATAACATCTGCTCTTTTCAAGTCTAAATTATAAGTGAATGTCTTTGTTACACCACTTGTCAAAGTATATGCTGATGTTTGAATAGATGAGTTTGACTGTGTGTTATTCAAATCCCACCACGGATTAATATTTTTTGAAAGATTGAATTCCCATCCCTGTTTTATTCCGACACCATTATTAGGCTGATTGAAATAACCTGAATAACCTTTATTTATCACAGTTAGATTAATCTCGTTTAACGGTCTACCGTTGTTATCTTTTAGGGAAGCGAAATCCAAATCGTATGCGGACGTGAACGAATAAGCGTTACTACTTGTCTTCTGAGAAACCCTCGTGACTTTATTGGGAGTAATCGAACTGTATTCAAATTTTCTTTCTTCACCAAAAACATTTTTTTCAAAACCAGCTTTTGTTACAATGATATCGTCCAAATTTGTCACAACCTTTAGTTTTTTGATGTAGTATTTCGATTTAGTCTCATTAAGATTATCTGGATTGATAACTCTTTTAAAAGTTCCTCTAGTTCCGTTGTTGAAAGTAGAGCCAGTGTATCCAACATTTAAAACATTGAAGATATAAGGGTCAGATTCAACTAATCCGTTACCTAAAGAATATACTTGGAAAATCTTTTCATTCCTATATGTGAGTGATAGTTCGACATATTCATTAGGTAAAACTCCATGAGGAGCAATACATCTAAAACTTATTATGTTGTCACCATTTTGTTGTGAGTTAAATATTTCAAATGGAATTCCGTCTCCTGCAACCCAATTGATTGGTGTGTTATTAGAATAATATGTTAATTGTTTATTATATTGGTTTTCGTAAGGATATGTTAGATAATATGTCCAATTGTAGGTATAAGCACTTTTAGATTTATATGGAAAATGTTGGTCTTTAACATCGGGTCTGTAGAAATCAAACTCATAAAACTGAGGGAATCCTTTCCAAATTGTGCTGACCGTTGAAACCTCAGGGTTTACATAAAACAGATTATTTCTAAATGGAATGTATTCAGTTGTTCCTGTATAAGTGTTGGAATACAAATAACTAAGTTTGAATGTCGGTCTGAAGACTGTAGATTCCTGTCTCTCATCGTCATAAACCTGAGCTAAACTTATTGTTTGACTTCTATCATATTCAGTAATTTCTTGTTGTTTTTCTTGTAAGGTCAAGGTGATTTCCTGGTCAACAAAAGGAGCACTTTGGAAAGTCAGACTACTCGGTATAATTTTATAGTTATTCATCTGCACTATATTTTGTCTTAAATTTATCCAAAGCAGACGCACCTGCAACTAATCCAAAGTAAAACTGGTTTGGAGCACCAATCATAAAATTGTTTGTCCAAGTTCCAGCCGTTGCAGAATATTGTTGGTTTTGGTTAACAGCAAAAATATAACCTCTTTGATATATGTCACTTACGTTGTTGTATGAACCACTGAAATAAGATGGTGCATTCGTAAATCTTCTACTCAAAGATTGATATTCGTAAGAGATAATACCATCTGATATGTTCGTTTTCCAATTATTTTTTTCAGTTCCAAAAATTGAATTACCGCCTTCTAAACCCCACTGATAAAAAGGAACTCTTTGTGATTTAATACCGAAAGGATATGTCAGTGCATTTGCGTTAGATGCTGGTCTGAAGTTAATAACCCCTGGTGAAATATAGTCTTTTATCTGTAAATCTGCAGTTGAGGATGAGAAGAATATTCCCATAACATTATTACCTGCGGTTTGTAAAACTACAACAGCATTGTTCGGGTCATTTGCATCAAAAGGATAAAATTCTGTGCTGAAAGGAACTATTCCAATTTCACTATTAATTGACATCATTTGAACCAAGTCGGCATCCACCCTATTCTTAGGTTGAATAATTCCAACTGTCGATGACCTCGTGAATAAACTATTGATTGAGTTATCTCTCAATCCCAACATTTGTTGTAAGAAAGTCGCACTCGTGATTCTAGAAAGAACAAATAGGTTTACAATATCTGATGTGTCGGAGTAACTTGTAGGATTCAGATTTGACATCACATAAGCCTTTGCGGATGCCTCCATTATAATTTCTTGGTAAAACGAATCCTTCATACCCAAATTTATGATTGTTGTTGGAAATAAAAGATTTCTCGAATTAATTGAATATTGTGGCCCTAATGTATTTGCGGGGGAACCTATAAATCTCGAAGATGTTGAACCACTTAAAAATGGACTACTTCTAAAATAAAAATTGTTTGTATCACTATCAAAATAAGTTAACCTTGAAGGATACTTTGGTGCCAAAGGTTTATTGTTCAAATCAAAAAATACATCTATTTGGATTGGGAACATAAATAAAGAACCGTTTATCCAATTATTCGTAAATGATTGAGACAAAACCCCTCTACACAAACCATAGTTAAATCGGAATCTATATGCCCACTCATTAAAATTTCTAATATCTTTTCCAATATCCAAAAGTGGTCTTCGTAAGAACTGGTAACATCCGCTTACTACTGCATCAGTTTCAGTGCATCCTGTATTCACTTTAAATGTCGTTCCATTTCCCTCGTAACATTTGAGTGAAACTATTTGTGAACAAAGATTTAATGTATCTATAACGTTGGTGTAACTGTATTGTCCTACAATATCTGCGGTTGTTATGTCCGCACCTGTGCTGTAAGCATCCACTGAAATTGCACCTTCACCATACGCAGAGATTTGATAAATTGCAAAACCAATGTTTTGTTGTAACAAAGCGGGATTCAATGTCCAAGTTCCACCATCCAAGTTATCTGAAGAGGGTAATCTGTCGGTTCTCATCACATTTAGAGTGTTAGTGGAAATATTCATTGGATTACCTGTAAATGATGGTAAGAACACATTTGTGTAATAGGTTATTTCTACATCTTTGGGTCTCCTTCCAGATTCTTGAACATAAAAGAAAGCTGCACCAGAAATATCTTCAGCTGTATTATATTTTCCAACACGTTGTGAAGGTGTTGTTACAATAGATGAGTATGCACCATTATATGGGCTAGAAACGACTCCGTTTGAAAAATCTAATGAACCAGATGGATTAGTTGTTCTATCCAAACTACTATAATATCCCACGTTGAAAGTTGTGAATGCTGACCACTGTTTTCCTATTTCAGTCGTGTTATTTATACCACCCCTGAAGAAATGAGATGGGTAAAATATTTCAGATTGACCATTTTGTGTGAATGGTTGAACGCTCATTATATTGGAATTAAGTTTCTGGATTGGAATATTAAGTCTTGTTTCTGCGGTCAAGGTTAATGCATCAGGGTCATTGAAACCAAAAAGAACTCCTAAACCGTATTTGTTCACGTAGGTTGGTGAATACGGGTCAACACCTCTTTGTAAGATTGTGATATACTGATTTCCATAATCTTGGAAAATTTGTGAATAAGGAATTTCGTTGGTGTAATATCCGTTGAGCCAACCAGTGTTGATACAAATACCAAGAATTTTAATGTGTTTCTGATTATTTCCAATAATAACCGTCCCTGAATTTACAATTTGCGGTAAAGATTCATCTGGAGCTCCACCAAATAAGTTTATCGCTTGATTTATTGTTAGTGCAGTAATTACTTGATAATATTCGATATCCGCCGGATATGTATACCCCGTTATCTCGGAACCTCTATTTAATTGGTAGGTTGTTGTGAGGTTACTATAAGGGTTGTTAGGGTCACAATATCCCACATTATATGTTGATGGACCAGGATTAAGAGCCTGTCCATAAATACCACTTGTTTGTGGTGTATTTCCTGTGAAATTAAAGTTAACGTCGGTTGTATCTAAGGGGTTAACAAAACTTAACAATGTGCCAGTTTCAAGTTTGTCTGACAAAAAGATTGTAAGTGTATTATCCAAGTGATTAACCAAATTATTTGGTGAATTAAATGTAACTTTGATACGATTAACACCATCAAAATATTTTTTTCTCGTGTTAAAAATATTAACTCTTTCACCTAAGGGGAGATAATTTGAGTAAGCGAAAAAATCAACAGGACAACCATCTATAAAAATACTACCATCATCCCCTGAATCCATAACCTTGTATGAGTTTCTACTGAATGGGTCACCGTCATTTCCACCCGCAGCACTTGCGAATGCAAGTGCCACCGCATCTCTACTATCCTCATCGAACGACTGAACATAAGGGCTTGCTAATAATTTTTCATAATATTGAATTGAATCTGAGAATCTTGAGAGTAATCCACTTTGACTTGATGTTAATGATTGGTCTTGAGATATATCTTTTGGTTTACACTCGCAACCTTGGCAGTCTGGATATGTTAATACCGGTAGGGATATAACTTTTATTTTCTGACCTCGGAAAATTTGGTATATTTTATTTATAGCAAAAATAGATAATCCATATTTTATTGAAATTGCTAAGTTTTTCCCTGCAATTGCTAAAGTATCTTTTGCTTCTGTAGTTTTTTGACCTGCCAAAAATTTTAAAGCAGCACCAGCAATAGATGCAACTCCAGTTCCAACCAAGTTTGCACCAGCCGCAGTTAACTTACCAGCTTCAATATAAAGTTTAATACCTTTAATAACACCTTTTCCGAAAAGGTATAAATGATATCCAACTAAAGCCGCAAATAAACCAATAAGGATATTTTTCAAACCCAACAAAAGATTTAAAAAGAAGACTATAAAATGGAGTGCAATTAAAAGTGGGATTGAAACAATCTGAAGGAGTTGAAGTAAAAGTGAGACAATAAAAAATAAAAAGTCAAAGTTTTTGAACCCTTCGTTTACCGGAAATTTATTCACTGTGTCAGAACATGAATCATCATCAATTTCTTTGATTCCTATAAACCTTCCTCTACCCCCATCTTTATATTGGTCTATCAAACCTGAAACTGTATAAACTCTATTATATTCGAATTGATAAAATGTGTCTTCACAGTTTATCATCTCATTAAGTTTTGTTGTTGCGTCCTGAACAGAAAACCCGTTAGTATAACCTGACCAATCTAGCCCAAAATAATAAGAACTTTTTAGTTGATTTCTTTGTTGTAAAGGAGGGTTAACATTAGGATTGTTTGGGTCAACCGCAGTGCTACTCCAACCATACTCTCTAACGTTTGGAACTAAAAAATACGGTCTTTTGACAGATTCACTTAGACTATTTGATTGTTGCCATTTAATTTTAAATCTATATTTTCCCTTAGTGGGAATTCCAATCGTTGGGTCGTTTGATAGAATTTTTTCACCAAACTCGTTTGTGACTAAATAATCCAAATTCATTGGGAGTTCTACCAACCATACCCCATTTTCGTCTATTAAATTTCCACTTTGTTCCAATCTGTATTCTTCAAGAATTGGATTGCCGCTCAAGTCAGTATTAATTGTTTGTCTTACTGCAAGTATTTGACCAGGTCCTGCAACAAGTGAACATAGGTTACCGAAATTATCTCTCGGTTTACCACCCCTTATTGTTATAGAACCTAATTTCAAATCGGGTCTTAACCTAAACTTGTCAGGTGTGGAATAAACCGAACCCATGAAAACAGAAGTAGGCTGTATGTCAATGTTTGCATCATCCCTCAAATCAAAATCAAGTCGGTTGATTGCTATTTGACAAACATCAGGGTCACCCCATAAAGGACTAACTTCAATTGTTCTATTCAAATTTACAATTTGAGGAAGAGAATTCAAATCAGTTGAGCTTCTAAATCTATTTCCCGCCACTTGTGATTCCGTTGCCCTTCCAATTCTAATTAAATCTTGTGGTGTCAATGAGAATTCACCCATGTCCGACAAATCAACGTCCATCACAAATTGTTGATTACCAACCGGAACTCCCATTATCATGTAGTCCCCACTTTCGTTTGTTTTTGCGGTAAATTTGTAATACCTATCGTATAACTCAACAACCGTAGACGCGGTCAATGCATCAAGCCTACTTGGTAAAGTTCCTGTAGGATTGTGTCCGCTATGTGACCTTTCGTAAGGTAGGAGATTGTATCGATATCCATCTTCATTTTTGTCTTCAGGAGACTTATAAGGATATATACTTGAAATGATAGGGTTCGATTGGTCTACCTCAGTGATAGGAACAAAAACCGAGACCCTTGCGTTGGGTAATCCAAATCCGTTATTAGCAGTAACTCTTCCTACAACCACACCGTAATCAGCACAAGCTCTTATATAAACATCCGTTTGTTGTATTGTCAAAGACAGAATTTCTAAAAATTCAAAGTCTTGGTCGAGTTGAACATTAATTGTTTTGTTTACACCTAATTCGGTTCTTATTCTATAGGATTGACCCATCAACTAGTTTTTCAATAAATAGTTTAACTGTAATTTTCAAAGACGAAATCACACACCACTTAAAAATAAGTGAATTGATTACGAAATAAACTAATTAAGAAAAGGTTACAGATTGGAAATTCTTAACTAAGATTTTGATATCTTTTGTTGGGTATCTAACTTGGTAAACCTGTGAGGGTTGTGCAAAGATTGTATTGTCTACAGGTTGTATCTGTTTTGTTTCTGGGTCTGAATATTCCATTGACGTTTCGGCTGAAGAATATTGACCACCTACTTTATTAAAAACTTTTACGTCAGCAACTGTCAGAACTCCGTTTTGGTTTTGAACAATACTTTCGAGTTCAGATAAATTTACATTCTGACCCATTTCTCTTCCGAGTGGGTCCATGTATGCAGAGATTCTATCCACTACAGCGGTAATAACTTGTCCTGAATTTTGTGCGGAGTCGAGAACAATTGAAATTTCAAAAGAAAGGTCAATTACTTCTGCAGTCAAAATCGAAATATAGTCGTTCATCATTCTGTAATTAGAAAGATAAGTTGCAACATTTTGTCTCAACGTGTTTGAGACAATACTTGTTAGTTTTCCTGAGGTGTCATATGATAATAATTGGATGAGAATCTTATTATCATTTTCGGTAATTGAAACTTTGGCAGGTGCACCATATTGTGATGGCATTGTTCTTATCAATGATTCATAATCTTGAACCGTAACAGCTCTTTTTTGTGCCGAAAAGTTGAATGAAACATAGTTTCTAACCTCTTCTACTGTTGGAACTCCAGCACCTCCAACAGCTGCTGTTACGTTATTACATCTCAATGAGTTAACCACTGACGAATTAGTCGATTCTGATGGTCCGTTAACATAAAACGAAACCGTTCCGATTTGATTGATTACATTTGTTCCCAAGTTTGTTGCCAATCCACCACCGATTCTATATTGAATAAACAGTGTCGAATTAGGGACTAAAGCCGCACCCAAAGACATATTATTAGAGTATCTTTGTATTTCAGCAGTCAAACCTAAAGTTGTAAATTCATCTAATGCATCTTGTGCGGTATTTGTTCCGCCTCCGAAAGTTAATTTTTTGAATCCTTCGGCTGTGTATTCTGAAATAAACCTATTCTGAGTTTGAATATATCTTCCTACTTTTATACCAGGCTGGTCTGAAACTTTGGTCGGGTCTTCAACAAAGATTCTGTCTTCGGCCAATGAGTCAACTTCATACCACCTATTCTGTGCCCCCAAGAATTCAGCAACTGAAGGGATGTTAGTATATTCAGTTCCATTTTTCAACAATACACTTGTGATACCTAGAACATTTTTTTCAGGTAGGAATAACTCTAAGAATGGTCTTACATCATTCGGGGTAATAACCCTTTTGAAAACCTTTGTAATACCATTTACGACAAGTTCTCTCTTGGTAATTGTATAATTTATCAAGACATTGTTTGCGTTGAAATTTGGTATCTTCAATCTGTTTGGAAAACCTTGAGAGTTGTATGGTGATGCAAAATCAATATCATTAATATTTTCAAAAACAATCCCACCACCGGTAAACTGTGAACCTCTCGTTAAAACTCCGAGGTATCTTTCATCTTCTTTGTCTCCAAAGGCTGGAACGGTAATTGAAAAGTCAACAAGTGCAACTGAAGGTCTTTGACCAGGAACCTTTAATCCATAAGTTCTTGCTATGTTATAAACAGATGACCTTTGTTGTGCGTATTGTAATACTGTTTCTTGAATACTTCTATCGATATTGTAATGTAAATTGTCGGCAATCGCGGCATTCATGTCTAAGAACACTGAAAAAACAGATGCATCATTAAAGTCCTGAATTAATTCAGGGTAGAATGTTCTGACGTAATTAAGAAGCTCGGTTCTTATTGCTTGATAATCTCTTGTAGTATATGATATTTTTCTGTTCGCCATCTATTTTAAATATTGACAATTATAAAATCACTTTGACCAAACGCATTCCTTTCGGTTGAATAGTCAATTCTTAATTTTGCGGTATATTCAGAAGTCCCTTTACCCGGGAAACGATATATTGATATATCACCAGGACCTGCGATGTTTGGAGTATTGGCTGAATCGATTTCCTCTTGGATATCAGCAGGTTCTATTGTTATATTATTCAAAAGTAACTCTGGCATAAATTGGGAAACCGCATCTCTGATATCTGATTCGATTGCTGCAAATGTCAACCCATCGAAAGGTTCAAATATAAATTCATAAAGTCTCGTTCCGAATTCTGGTAGAAAATATCTCGAACCCTTTCTTGTAAGAATTAAATGTAGAAGGTCAGCTTTGATTTCCTGAGCCTCAAATTCAGTAAGTGCTAAGTAGTCTCCTTTCCTCGAATCCCTAAAGGGGAAATTTATACCATATGTAATTCCATCTGCCATATTGTATAAATATAGTTGGATTATTTTTTTAATATAGTATTTCCTCTTTCAGCTCTCGGTTCGAATGGACAATGTCTACAATTATTTCCACAACAATATCCTCTGTTAGTGTGATAATTCTCTGTGAACACTATTCTACCGTTCTCTTCGTAGAAATAAGAAGGGTCAAGTTTTTTAGGCTCGACCCTTTTATCTTCATTATTTTTCATAGGTTATACCAATGTAATCTCACAAGCTCCTCCAGCACATGCTAGTTCTCCACTTAAATCAGTATCATCATCATTTTCAACAATTTTTGACAAATCAACATCTTTTAGCGTTTGTAATAGCTCTTCGTATTTTTCTTTTGTGCAATCTTCAAAAGGTGCTTGAATATATGTTCCACCATTGTAAGGTAAAACTGAAAGTCCATTATAATGTTCCTTATTTTCCCACATCCATTCACCAACTGCCGGCCATTCATGTTCACGAATAGAAACTGTTGCAGATACGTTATGTGCATTTGAACCATTTCTATGACCTGGTTTAATCCATTCTTGTTGAACCTTTTTAACTCTTTCTAAGAGTTGAATGGGTGATTCATTTCTTAAGATAGACCCTTCAGGTGCCTTTTGTGGTATACTAATAACTGCAGTGTCATGTGGTCTGAAATATTCATCTTCAACAAGTTCAGGATGATTATTCTTTAGGTGTGTGTATATTGCTTCGTTTTTACCAACTCTAACTCTTCTGATATAGTAATCGTTATGCCATGCGTGAATACCTGATGAAGTTCCAAGTGTTAGTGAGGTAGTTCCTGCCGGTTTTACTGTTGTGGTTCTAGCCGACTTATTAATACCAATTAGGGATGTTACTCTTTCATTTTCTTCTTTTACCACTTTAGCCGCTGATTTCATGTTGAGACCCATAACCGCTCCTGAGCCAATTCCTGTCATTGAGATACCAATAAGGGCATCTTTTTCTGTAGTTCTTTGCCAAATTGGTCTTAGATAATGGAAATCAGTATATCCTGCCTGAAGAGTGCCAATGAAAGAAGCAGCCTTAACTCTATCTTCGTAATCTTCTTGAGATACGACATTTGAAACGTTCACTTCAGTCAAGTTACAGAATTGGAAAGGACGAAGTGCAATTTCACAACATGGGTTAGTTCCCCAATCTTTGTCATTACTTAAGTAGATACCAGGTTCGCCAGCACCACTTGCTTCGATTCTTTTCCAAAGGTCCATAAAATAGTCCTTTGTAATTTTGTGTCTCATCAATACTGCTGAGTTATTAGCTCTTCCTCTTTGTGGATTTTGTTCCCACCAAGCACCACTTTTACAACCAATCATATCTTCATCAGTTGCTGAGAATAAACAAATCAAAGCCGCTCTTCTGATACCACCAGCTAACACTGCGTCCGCAATGTGACATACCATGTCATGAACTTCGATTGGAGTTAATTTTTCTCCATCTTCTTTCGCTTCTAAAATACCTTCTAATTTGATTAGACATTCTTTCAGTGGTTGAGGACCAGGAGCCTTACCACCCGATGTTACAAGTCTAGCACCTTTTGGTCTGATATCACTATAATCAAACTCGATATGAGAACCACCAAAGAAGTATGACTTGACTAATACTTTAACAGCATCAGCCCATCCCTCGATAGAGTCTGCAACTAACCATCTTCTACCTCTCTCTTTATTTGGTTTTCTAACCTCAGGTAACAACTCAACATGGTGTTTTTGAACTGAGTATCCAACACCTGTTCCACCTAAGAGTAAGAACATGATTTCAGAAAATACTCTCCAATCATCAATCGGTGCAAATGCACAGTTGTAAATTCTGTTTGGAGAAATTTCAATGGGTTTACCTGCAAATTGCATTGACCTCATTGAAGGAAGAACTTGTTTTCTATAAACGTATTTATAGTTCTCTCTGATTTCTTCTTCTAGTTTGGGATACTTTTTGATATGCATCTCCATGTTTCTTGTGACTAATTCTTGCCACGTTTCTCTTCTCTTAAGTTCGGGAATATACTTAGCATACTTCATGTATACTGTAATCTCCGATAAAATCCTGTTCGAAATGTCCATTTTTTGTAGTTTTTGTTGTGTAAGTTTTTATCAAAAAATCGTCGATTTTTATGATAAATATGCGGTCGAACACTTTCCGACCACAAAATTAATTAAAAAAAAATAAGTTTTTTTGTTATAAAGTAGATATTTAATTATGGATTTTTTTGTTGCTCTCTTTCTTTTCTTTTCTCGAGAAGCTCCTTAACTCTATCTCTTTTTCTTTCTTCTTGTTGTTCTTCAAAACCTAAGAAGGTTACAGATGATTCCGTATCTATTTCAAGTAATTCGTTGTTGAATTTACAGTTTTCGAATACAACACCATCTTTACCTAAACGAGACTTAGTAATTGCAATAGTTGCTAAGTTCATTTCTTTTTGTTGTAGTGTTTTTGCCACGGTTATGATGACGTGACCGACTTGGGCTTTCTTAATTGAACCTCCCATTTGGTCAGTAGTAACAACCTCAGATGAGATTGAACTTCTATTACCTTGGGTTGCTGTCCAACCAGCTATGTCAAGTTCATGACACATGGCTTCGAATGCTCTCATAATTGAACCTTCGGCTTTCCATTCGTCTTTAGCACTTGATTCTGGTAGAACACAATCAATATAGTCCATTACTATCATATCAATCCTTGTTCCATCCGCTATCATTTTTCTGACCTGATTCTTTATTTGATTCATGGTCATTGTATCTGAAGCTAATTTCTTAAGAACTAATTTGTTTTGCATCGTTTCCTTAATCTCAGTAATTTTTTCCATAACTTTTTCTTTATGGAAAACCAAGTTATCGGGTTCTATGCCAGTCCAAATGGTAAAATGTTTTCTTTGGATAATTTTTGGGTTGTCCTCAAAAAATATTTGAAGAACGTTATATCCCATATTGAAAGCTGTATTAGAAATTTTTGTGAGGACGGTTGTCTTACCAACACCTGTTGGTGCCAAGATAACACCAATCTCACCTTTCGCTAAACCACCTTTGAGTAGTTTGTCAATTCCTGCAATACCCATTGGAATTGGGTGTCTATAATCTTCAACAAGAACATTTTCCAAATCGTTGAATACGTCTGATTGTCCTTTCTCGATTTCACCAACTTGAAGAGCCTCTCTAACAAGACCTTCGACTTTATCGTAGGATTCGAAATCACCCTCAGTGATTATCTTTTGTGCCTTGTCCATTGCTTTCTGTAACTCTTGTTGTTTACAGAATTTCAATGCCTTCTCTTGAACGAACTGAGTTCCTTCTAATGGTGCATCTTTTACTTGATTGAGAGTATCTAAAACAATTTTAGCTACAAGTTCTTGACTAACCTCGGACTTTATAATTTGTTCTAAAGTTTCGAAGTTTGGTGTTGATTCATATTTTACATAATACTCTTTAATCATTTGAATAATGATTTTAAAGTATTTGTTATCGAAATATGAACTCTCAATAACATCCAAGATTGAACTTGAAAAGTCCTTATCAAGGATTATTTGATTTATTAATTGTATCTGAAATGTATTACCTAAGTAGTCAAAATTCTTATTCATAAACTCTCTGTGATTCCCCCCTTATAATTTAAATAGTCCTTAGATAAGGTCAAATTCCAAATACTCGTGAGTTAATTTTTTTGCTGAAAAAATGTCAGTTAATTCTCTAAGTAATTCTTTCAAGAATGGTCTTACGTCAACTGTATAACGAACTTTTGGTGGATAAAGTTTTCCATCAATTCTTCTATGACAAATTGTCGTGTCGCCCAACTTGACATAAAGGTTGAAAAATTCAGGACCTTCTGTGAACGATGTTTCCATAATTGCTGGATTATCATTGATGGCGTCCTTGTTATCCATCATGTAAATCACAGTCTTCATTTTTAGATAATAATGGAGTTCCTCACTGAATGCCTTCATGAATCCATAAAGTTCCATAGAGTTCTTAGCTTTCGGGTTGTAACCACGAACATTAAAAAACCTCTGAACAACAATGTTTTCATTGAGGGTCAATAGAAATTCCATTTTTGTGCTGTCTTGCTCTTTCATGTTTGTTTAATTTTTGTTTGTATTTGCTTAAAATTTAAATAAGTTATCTGTTTCATTTATACCCAATTCTTCTTCTTTGTAGAAGATAACTGTGTGTTTGTTTTTTACTTCTTCATCGGTGAAGTAATAAAGTGCTAATGAATATCTTGACACATCATCAGGTGTTTTTAATGGTAGTGGATGCCCATGAGGTGCATCTTCAATAGAAAAAATAACCGCTCTATTGAATATTGGTTCTATCTCTATTTCTTTTTTCCAAGGGTCTCCACCCCATAACTCTAAATTACCTCCCCATTCTTTCAACCAAGTTTCATTTAAATAAAGTAATAGATTTAAGTTACGTTTCCATTTTTTACCAGGGTGTTGGTTATAATCAATGTGAATAGATAACTTACCCCCTTTATTTATTTTATGTATTCCCCCTCCCAACATTATAGGGTCTCTATATAATTTCTCAAACCCTGTTAAATTTTCTAAAAATTTAATAAATGGTTCTGAATTCATATACTCTGTAATCATATTGGTAATAGGAAGGTAGTTTTTAAACTCTTCCATATCGGTAGAATGTGTTGGGTAATATAATTTGTTTTTCTCAAACTCTTCAACCCATTCTTCTTCATTAGAAAACCATTTCTTGTGTTTTTTAATTTCTTCTAAACAACTTTTTAGTAAGAAGTCTGGTAAAAAATTATCAATCACAATGTATGGAAAAGGTTTCGCAGTTTGATACTGAATTTTCAGTTTATCTGATAAAGTGTAGTCTATCATTTCTTTCGTTTTTCTTTTCTTATTAATTTTAAAAAAGGTTTGAGGAAATTAACCCATGCCTCATCATTTGTGGGGAGATATTTGAAGAGTCCGTCCTCCATCATCAATCTCATTAAGTTTTTATATCCCCTATCTGTTGGGTCTATGGTGTCTGTGTAGATTTGTTCTACTAAGGTTTTACCTTCGTCGGTTATTAGGGGTGTATTCAAATCAACAATTTGTTTATTTATTCTGTAGAACTGTTCTCCAAGTATACCGCTTTTTGTCTTTCCTGTCAAAATATTAGATAAACTTTTAATAGGTTTTTTTTGCGGGATATTTCGTGCATAATCCAATATTTCTTCGATAGTGCATTGTTTTTCAAGCATAATCGGAAAAAGTTTTACTAAAGTTTTTTCACCCAGGCCTTCGATACCATCTATATTATCTGACTTATCACCTGTCATGATTTTTGTCAAAGTAACGTTGTAATGTGGAATATCCACTTTATTGATTGTTACCTTATCCCCGTTCTTTAGATAACCTTTACCTACGGGTGAATAGATGGTCACCCTTGGGTTAATTAACTGTGTTAAGTCTTTGTCTGCCGAGAATATGATAATCTCTTCATCGGTCGCTATTTGAGTATAATAGGATATTAGGTCGTCAGCTTCATTGTTAATCATTTCGACTTGTCGCACATAGACCTCCTCCAAATACATCTTTACTCTTGCCTTTTGTTGCAAGTAAGATTCGTATTTGTATTCATTCATGTCTTGACGACGATTACCCTTGTATTGTGGGTATAAAGATTTTCTGATTGATGAGTTAGAATCACCGTCCCAAAATACAATCACTTTATCGTGATTATGCATCTCTAAAAATCTCCTGATTGTGTTGATGAAGTGATATACTCCACCTATATGAGAACCGTCACTATAAAGGTCTCTGACCCCGTGAAATCCAATTTTGAATAGGTTGTCCCCATCCACCAACAATGTCTTCGTCACATATTCAATTTAATGGTGAACAATCAATCTTCTTTTTCTTCTGTGAGTGTAAAATCCCCTTCAGCACCGATAATATCTTTCCAATAGTCGGCGTATTCTTTTTTGTAGGCCTCGATAGACGCTTTTTCTTCGGTTGAATCTTTACCAGCCAAGAACCCGTGAGGAGTAACAATAATCTTTCCGTCATCAAAACCCAATCCGTTGATGTGATTTTTCATAACTGAGATTTTACTTCTTACTGCAAATTTCACTGAGCGTTTGTCTTTGGTAGCAGTAATCTTGGTAGTTCCAGCACCTTTTTGATTTCCGAAAAGGAAAACTAATGATGAGTTTAACCAAACTGATTCTCCACCTTTAGCCTTAATCTTTGGTTGACCAAAAGGATTGTCGGGTAGTTCTACCCATGGTTGGTTGATAATAATAAGTGTATTTTCGTATTCGGTGTCTGCCTTTCTAGAGCCTGAGATTCTTTGGTTGATACCCATACCAATTTTATCTGATAACACAGATGCGTTGTGTTGTTTACCACCTTTACCTTCGTATGTCATTTTACAAGGAACAGAACCAACTGAATCCCATATAAAACATAAACTGTAATTCAATTCCCCTTTTTCTTGTGCATCAAGGAGTTGATTGATGTAGTCTGTGATTTGTTCAATGTAACTGAAATTGTTATTGAATAAGAAAAATCCATCCCAATCAAGTTCGCCTGTTTCTTTATCAACAACTTCTTCGCATTGGAAACCCATAAGTTTGGCGTGGTCAAAACTCCATTTCTGTTCTGTGATTATGAATACAGGAAGTATTTCTTTCTTCTGAGCATCTACCGCAGCTTTGATGGCTGCAGTTGTTTTACCTGTATCTGAGTGCCCGAGGAACATGTTGATATGTCCAACTGCGGGACCTGGAAGTCCAACTGCATCCAAAAAGTCAGAACCTAAGTCCAAAAATCTTTGTGGTTTATATCTTGCTGAAGTTGAGAACTTCTTTTTTAAATTACCGAAATCGTTTTTCTTAATAGCCATATTGTGTTACATAAAAATAAGGGCGGCTCAACACCGCCCTTGTTATAAAATTAGAATGGTAAATCTTCGTCTACTTCAGAATCTGCTTGTGGGTCTTGAACCTTTTTGGTAGTTGGTTTTGATGAACCACCGAGTGTTTCCTCAGAAACTGTGCTGTCACCATAAACATATCCACCTTTTTCAGTATCCCACTTTGGAGTTTCACCTCTTGCGATTGCCTCAAGGTACTCAACAGGTTTCTTACTGTATACATCAGTCCAACTTAACTCATCGTTAATCCACTCTTTAGCTTGGTCCTTGTCTGTATGAACAGGAGCCGGGTCATCATACATAATCGCAGATACGGTTGTGTATTCTTTACCCTTAGGTGTTTTGGATTTAGCAAGTTCGATGATAAGGTCACGACCATTCTCAGGGTCAGTAACATCACCTTTGTTTCTCCAAATTGGAATGATTTTATCTAAGATACCTTCGTTCTTGTAGTTGTGTTTGAATCTCCAAAACTTTGGTCCATCAGCTTCGTTATCTCTGTCGATAACTTTTACGATGTAAAACTTACGAGATTTGTATTGCTTAGCAAGTTCCTTGTCAGATTCCTTACCTGTGCTCATCAATTCTTCATAAACTTCGTTAAGTGGAGAACGCTCATTGTCGTTTTTTCCTGGGTCATAGAACTTTTGCCATTGACCTCCTACTTGGATTTCGTGATACCAAGCCTCTTTGAATGGTGAGGAACCATCTTGTGTAGGGAGAATTCTAATTCTTCTCTGACCTGATTTCTCTTTATCACCAAGGATTAAAGCGAAATACTTTTTCATTCTTTCGTCTTGCGACATTTTGGATTGGGCCCCGCCCCCGATTTGATTTTTTTCATACTGCGCCAATACGGCATCTAATACATTTGTCATTTTGAATTGTTTTTATTGTTTATTAATTATAATTGGGAAATCCCTATATGTCAAATTAAAAAGGGACCTTTCAGTCCCTTTATTTTATCTGTTAAATTCGTTTTCGTAACTATCTACATCACCAGGTTGGAATGAGTTTTTGATATCATTCACGTTGATGTTTTTAACATCATCCGTTGTTAACACATAATCATGTTTACCTGTTTTTTCCATCTCTTCTTTTTTATCCTCAAAAAAGTCTGTAAGTTTTTGATTGAATGGATATGAATCATATGTTCTTAGTTCTAACTTTTCTTGTGGAGTTTTCTCTCTATACTTTTCAATCTTCATCTCCAAAGAGTTAAGTTTAGACATAAGTCCATCCATTTCCTTGAGCTTGGATTCGAGGTTATTTAATTGACCAAATAAATTATTAAAATACTCATCTTGTTTCTTTTCGATGTTTTTTTGACTATCCACTAAATCAGTAACTTCTACCTCTTCAGTTCCATCACCTTCACCCTCTTCTGATTTTCCCTCATCGTCAATTTTCTCTACGTCAGGGTCATTCTCTACATCAATAGGTTGAGGTGCTGTGTCTGTAGCTGGTTCCTCACCAGCTGGTGGTGGGGGAACCGCTCCGGCTTCGGGTGCTGCTGGCGGAGGAGGAATTGCACCTGGGTCTTCAGGTAATGGTAGTTCTGCTTGTTCTACAATGTATTTGTTAATTTGTCTGTAGCGTTCAATCTCGCTAATAATTTTTCTATCTAAACTCATAGTTTTAACCATTTAGTAATTGCTTTATACCTCTTGAAGTTTCAACCCTTACTTTTCTGTTTGCAGTTTGCATGTGTCCGGCTCTTTCGATTAGACCATCTCTTTCTCTAACTACGTAACAGTCTCCTGTTTCTAAGTCGCAAACTTGTTTAGTTCCATCACCCAAATCTTCTTCAGAAAATTTAACCGATTTTCCTAAATAATTGTCCAATGTTGATTTTAAACTCATAAAATTCTTTATTATAAATATATTGTTATGTTATAAAGTGAAAGGAGGACTTGTTGCTCCGGCATTTATAGGAACAGGGTCTGATGTGTTCGGGAAGATGTGTGTATAACTGCTCGATTTATATCTTACGGAAGCTTGGAATCTACCTTTTGCACTTGTCTCAACCAAATTAGTATATTTTGTGCCAGGATTATTTGTTATTACAATGGACTGAATTTCTATCTCAGGTATTAAAACTAACTCAAATTCACCTTTCTGAATCAAGTTCGGACAACTGAATTGTAAAGTAACATAACCTCCCGTAGGTTTTTTAATATTGTAGATGTCGGGTCCCGAAAAATTAGGTAGTTCACCACTGTTAGTATTACTCACTATAACTAATGAGCCTGGCGGTGTTTGGGTCGATGGGGTTGCAGGTGGAACATAAATTAAAAAATTGTAATTTTGTCGGACTGTTTCCTGTGTTGACGTATTATTAGCTAATATCTTAATTTGTGTTGTTATTTCTATTTCGTCGCCCTCATAGTCCTCAAGTTCACCCTGAAACTCAGCACTTATTAATGCCGCTCTCGAACAGGTGAATGTTTGTTTATCTTGAGAAACGAAACCAACAAGTCTAGTGTTTTGTCTACTTTCAACAGTTCTTGTGATTGAATTATTTGGACCCTTCTTTATTGTATATAATGTGTAGGACATTACGGGTTGGTCATCCATCTCCCACGTTCCACTATTAGGAGATATTTTAACAACTAACAACTCATCACCACCAATTGTGTTTTTGGTTTGAGTTATAATCTCAAGAGGATTTGGTCCAGTCTGTTGTGGATTAGTAATAACACCTGATGCAGCCGCAGTAACATTACTTGCGTTGTTTACATATGAACCTGGAGATGAAGCCGCTGATGGTGAAATTGATGGGTCAAAATTGAAAGTAGAAACTGTTGTAAATGTTCCATAGAAAGTATCGACTTTAATGTTTCCTGTTGATACTGTAGTTCCCACTTCGGGGACAACTACTCTAATAGTTTGAGGATTGACTATGGTTATATTTCTCGGTTCAACTTGAACACCGTTTATGAATACGGCTATTGTTGAATCCAAGCAGTTACCTTTGATTTGAACTATTGTTCCTGAGTTACCAATCGTTGGCGCAAATGTTGTTATGATTGGAGGTGGGCATGTTTGTCCAGGATTAGGTGGTGGAGGTGTAGGGACTGTTGTATCTTTTTGAATCTCTTTTGCTTCCTTATCATTCTTTTCTGCTAATTCTTTTGGTATTATTCCAAGTTGAACCGCAGAAACATAGGCTTCTTGCATTGTTCCAATCACCGTTGAAAATTCTGACTCGGCATTCAACTCGTAGTAGTTCTCAGCAACACTCTCTTTCGGCCAATAACACACGTAATATTTTGTTAATTTCAATTGTCTAATTCTTTCCAAATTGTTTTCCAATCTAGACCTCATAAAACCAATATATTCCTTGAGACTATTGAATGCAGCAATTGGTAATGAATTTGACGAACCTGAGGATGTCACGTTAACACAACAATATTTTTTATTGAAATATAAATTTGTTGTTTGAATTGGTTGGAAATTTTTATCGAGTGATAATAATGAAAAGTTGTGATTATATCCAACAAACTTTCCCGCATCTGTGTTCGAGCTTTTGACAAAACTATTCACATATGAAATCGCATATATGTAGAATCTCAATAATGTGTTGTCTGAACCAGGAATTTCTCTTTCCAATGCCTCCTTGAACTTCTGAGGTGTGAGTTCTGTTACGGTTCCAGATTGAACCTCATATCCTTGATATGTTATCACGTCAACTTTTGATGTGCAACTATTTTGAGCATCCAATGTATTATTTGAAACCTGAACTACTTCGTCTGTTTTCTGTTGTTGTGTATTAGCAATAGGTTTAGGAACGTCTTTCTTAATTTTCAAAATTGCCTCCAATCTTGTTAATAAGTTTTGATTAATACTTTGTAGGAAAGAATCAATTGCAGGTAAATCATAAATTCCTTGTCTGATACCAGTAAAGGTTGTTTGGAAATTTCCAGGCTGTATAGAGTGGTTGATACTATCAATCAGATAAGGTCCGTTAAACATTGGGACATGTCTCAAATTGAAATACATTGTTGGTTGAATAATAGCATTTCCTAAACAAACCACAGAACATTTATAACTTCTTTGTTTATAAAGATTATAGAGTGACACGTTTTGTGTTGCGACATTTCTACCTGTGGATTGGTTTACAATATTCAATTGAGTGTTAATTGATTCCGAGGTTGCCACTCCTGACGCTTGCTCGACTTGGAATGAATAGAATATGTTTTGATTTCTATTTCCGATATCGACATTAAAACCAACGCACTTATTTGATGTCGCCCAGTCTTTTTTTCCCTCCTGATTCTCAATCAAAGGATTTTCAGACGCCCTTCTCATTTCAAATCCATCATCACGAAATCTGAAATTTCCTTTTGGTAAATCCAAATATTGTGATGGTTTTCCAACATATGTGCAAACCATTTTAGGTGATGAATTTCTATAATCAACATTCAAGAAAGTTCCCCACATGTTATTTGCAAATTCCAAAGAACCCTCAGGTTGAGGTATTGTTGTTCCGTCCACATCTTGAATATTATAGAAGTTTACATAAGCCGGAAGGTTCATTACTGTAAAGTTATTCTTAATTAGAATACCACTTATCAAAGTGAAGATACTCATGGCATTATTCAGAGAGTTTCTTCCAATCATATTTTTCAACTCGAAGATATCTAAGAGAACGGTCTGTCCAATGTTTCTTGAAGCCCTATCCAAGAATAAAATGTCTTCGAATAGAGTTTTTGTTTTGTAATCACCACCAGCAATCCATTTATCATTTAAGGCTTTGAACACTTCCCAGTTCTCGACTTTACTTTGTTGTCCCGTAAAAACACTATTTATCGTTCCTTGAGGTATTTGACTTTGATTTGGTAATGCCTTGTTAAGCTTAGCCAATAGGTCATTCAAGAAATTACTTTGTAATAATTCCTCAGAATTTAGTAAATCCTGTAGAGCGTTCTTGAACTGAGCGACGGTAGAATTTGGATTACTCAACTTATAAGTTGCATACATCTTTATTATAGGACTCAGTATTGTAACGTTGGGTAAGGTAAATTCGATGTTGTTATCTATGAAGAAATCAGTTATGTAAGAACCATTCGAAGAATACTCAACACTCGGTATGGATGAGAATCCAACTTCAAGTTCCAAAGCTAACCAAGCATCAACATTTTGTGTCTTTGAAAGAGTCAATGTTGTTGACCCGCCTATACTCGGTAAAGAACCTTGAACATATGGTTGAAATTGTATAGGGTCAGTAACCTCAGGTTGTCCACCATGTGAAAGGTAGGAATCCAAAGTTCTTCTCTTGTAATTTGAAGGATTTCCATATTTAAAAAGAACATCATATTCCATGAAGGCTCTGAGTGTGTTCTGAGAATTTGAATATTGTAAATTTATAACTTCGTTGAAATACTCTGTTTCATTTGTTGCCGGAAGTTGTGGAATCACGGTAATCAAACTTTTGAATAAGGATTGGAAGTTTCTAAAATTAATATCACCTGATACTGAGGTTTCACCAATACCAAGATTTGTTGGTGCTGTATCTGCATCAGTAATTGGCTTACAGAAGTTTAAAAACTCTTGTTCAAAACTATCTAATATTTTTTTATCGAAAACCGAAAAAATCTCTTCAATGTTCGAATACTCATTAGAATCTAATAATATGAATGGTGATTGTTCGTCAGTGTTAGGTAAAATTCTATTAACGTATTGTTCTGGAGTTGGTTTGACAACCGCTGAACCGTCAAAATACCCATAGTTAGGAGCCGACCACATTGTTCTTACAGAACCGTTGTAAACCGCACTATTATTATTTAAATTAACAACTGTACTTGATTGATTATTTGTATTTACAATACACTCGTCTGATGTTTGGTTAACGGAAGAACCGAAGGATGGAACAACAAAATAAATTGTTTGTTTCGTCACACTATCAGTTCCACAATTTTCCTCAGTAGATGAAATCCCACCAGGGATTAGAACGGACCAAGTTGTAAGTCTCAGAACTTTATCTTCCTGTTGGGTTTGTATATTCGATTGAACGTAGTTGTAGACTTTCATACCACCTTTAATGGTGTTCTGAATTTCGGCATTTGTATAGTCTTTATATACATCATAACCTATACAAAACTTATAAAAATCATTTATCACTTTAGGGTAAAATCCAACCTGTAGATTCACATTAGTTGTATCTGTTTTTTCCAAAGCAATTTCTCTATCAGCAGTTCCATATTTGAATGAATAAGTTTGACTTGGAGAGTTCTGTATTGGCGAAAAGTTTTGAACTTGATTAAAATTTGTCCACGCTGTTTGTAATATATCTGTATTCGATTGCTTGTAGACTTTGTATCTATGCCATATCGAACCAAATTTCAAAATCCAAGCATAGGGTAGTTTGTGAATTGCACCAAATTTTTTGAAACATGATGCAATATAATCTAAATCAGTTTGGGCACCATTGGCTTGTGTTTTATATTTTTCTCTCAAGGAAGCTAAAGGTAAAGAATTTATAAAAAGATAACCTGCTTGAACGTATGGATACGCTAAGCTCGCTCTTTGGTTCTGAACCCCATTCTGTATTGCATTAACAAAATATGGTGTGTTCAACATTGACGTAGTTGTCAATCTCGGAAACTCGTTTTCTAACGGGACATCTTCAGAAAAAGTTGGTGGGGTGTGAATATAGTAACCCTCGGTCGCCATGAAGTCAATCGGGGTTCTCGTTTGATAAAAAGAACTCAAACTAACATCATTGTCAGCCAAATCAGTAACTGTTGAATTAGGGTTGTCATTTTTTAGATATGAAAAATTTGTAACTGGTCTTTTTTCATTGACGTTATAAATGTTGTTGAAATTTGATATTATTTTTCTAGCGTCAAAAATTGTAAGAACTCGGTTGGTGTTATATACTTCATCCAAAGTTGACCCATCTCCGTTCGATAAATTTTTTATATTCCACTGAGGGTCCGTGAAAGGGATAGTATCTGTCACATTTGGTATGTTCGTTGAATTTGTTACCAAACTTTCCAATGCTAAAGACTGTGCTGTGGATTGAGGTAGCTTACCCTGTTCATCTAAATTCAGAATTGCAAATGAATTTTCAGTCAAATTTCTCAAGTATGGTGTTACATAAAAATCCCTAATAAAATCTTGCCATGCTCTTCCAGTCCCTTGGTTTGATATGTTCTCCAAAAATGACAAATAATTACTTGAGTTAATTGCGTAATTCTTCAACTTCATTGTTATGTATGGAGAATTTAATCCTAAACTTTTAACAATATTGTTAACTTCTGTTTCTGTATTTAACTTAATTAACTCATCTATTTGATTTTGATTAGCCCTAATGTAATTAGAGTATCTCGATGTTACCAATTGTCTTTCATAGATTTCATAGAAGAACTTAATCTCTTCTTTATTAGTGTATGCAACCCCAACTGTTGGAAATTCAATTGCGTTAATGTTAATAAGATTTGTTTCTATTTGGTTGTCTAAAGGTGGCGGCGCTAATGGGGGATTAAATTTCATGGTGAGACCTCTCATATATTCTTCCACAAATTGCACCTCTGGCCATTTAGAATAGTCCCAACCTCCCGTTAACTCAACAACAGTCGGGTCTGCAATATATTTGAGTTGGAATCTACCTTTTTTATCCTCCGGTGTTTCAACAAAAAACTGTGGCCATGGGTAAACAGGTATTTCAGCGTATTTTAAACCTGTTGAACTTTCAATCGCTTGTCTTGTTATTTTAATTTCATCAACGGTATCTGAACCAGGTGCTGACGATGGATTTTCTAGAATCGCCTTTTTTCTGACATCATCATATTTTAAAGCCCAAGCCGAAGTGTGAACATCGTCTAAAAGTCTTATGAATGCCTCTGCTGATGCCATAAGAACTGCGATAATATTTCTAACTGTTGGTTTGAAGCCAATACCGTTTGTTCCACTCTCAATTTTTTCTAAGAGTTTCTTCGTAATTGAGTCTTCAAACTCTGAAAGTTTTTTATTTGCTTGGGTTTCAAGAAGTGCAATTATTTTGTCAAATCTGTTTTTACCCTCAAAAACAAAAAAAGGAGGTCTTACATCTTCTAATGTTGTTTGACCGTTTACATTTTTTGTTTCATATATTGGTGTTGTTAAGTTTTTTAGCTGGTCTTTCAATTGATTAATCTGCGTAGGATTCGGTTTCAAAATACCCGTTTGGATTTTTGTTGTTTCCTCCCAATTAATCTGACTTTCTGTAGGTGCTGGTTTGATACTAATTGTAGAATATACAATCGGGTTAGTAATTTTAGATGGTCCGTCATCCCCTAAAGTTGGATTTTTTGAAAGTTGTAAATTATATTCTGTAATAATTTTCTGTAACTGTGATTCGGCCTCTAACTTAGCTTTCAAATCAATTTCTTTGAAGAAATACGCTCTCTCACCTGTTTTTAGAATAACTGGGTTAGGGTTCAAGTATCTATTGAACCATGACGTTTGACCTCCCCTTACACCTTCAAAATAGTTTCTGAGTGAAGTTTTATAGTTTCGAATGTTAGTCAAAGGCGCAACTTCAACAGGGTTAAACTGACTAGCAACGTTTTGTTCAAATAACTCAAGAGCGTTTACAAATTGTGGGAATGAATACTCAGGGAAGTCAGGAGGTATCAAACCCTTGGATTTATATTCACTATAAACTTCTCGTATTTTTTGATACCCTCTCTCTGCAGTTATTTGGACAGTATTCTCATTTTGTCTTCCGTCTGTGGCGGTAAGAAGTTTAGTTTGGGTTGCAGCATTTGTTTCCTGTGATTTCAGATTAGATTGTGGACCAACAGGGTTTGTTGTTACATTGAATTGTTGAGAATACATGTGCGGTGTCGCAATAAGATGTCCTACCGCAATCTCATTTAATATATTAAACTTATATCCTTTGAAATCTAAATCAATTTGATAATTCCCACTAAACGTGTTGAACCTGGCATTAAAGGTTTCCAAATTCAATTGATATCTTATTGCTTGACCATAAAAACCTTTGAGTGTTAGATAAAATGGTGGATATGGTAAGTTAAAGAAAGCCGCATAGGGTGAGTTATTACCCAACTGAAATAAGGCTCTTCCTTGAATATCCTCCAAAGAAATTCTCACACTTGGTATGAAGGACATGTTTGTGTCGATAGTGATTTGTGTAATCCCCAACAAACCGTTATCCAACACATCAGATAAATCATTTGGTCTATCGACTATATAAGCCTTAGTCCCATCTTTAGGAACAACAGTTCCCGTATACATTTGATTGACCCCTTTAAACTTTGTTGTGTTGTCTCCAGTAATCTCATCATAATAACCTGTTCCTAAGAATGAATCTTTTGTCGGTTTTAAAAAATTCATTTTCGCTATTGAAACAATTCTTACTCTATCTTCGGGTGATGCCCCCACAGCAAGTTTTGTTCTTGGTAACACTTCGGCTTCCAAGTTAGCATACATAACTAAATTTTCGTGGTCGACTAATCTTTCTCTTATCTTTCCGAAAGCATCAATTGTTTTGTTTGGGTCGACTACGATAATGTTGTTATAATCAAACTCGACAAGGATATTCCCACTGTTGTCCGCTTGTACATTACCTGCCATAATAAAAGAATTGGTTGTCTATTGCCGCTTTATAATCTTGTAATGATGGTATCAATGGAAATGGAATACTCAAAATTGCACCATCGAAAATATTATTTTCTAAACCCCCAAACTGAGGGTTGGCTTGTAATATCAACCAACCAAAAAATGGTGAGTTGTAATATTCTTGTGAGACTCTATCTAACCTACTTCTACCAACTTTATAAATGTAAGCCTTATCGGTTGGTTTTGAAGGCAATTGAACATAAGGGACAACTGTTTGTTCTCCATTAATGATAAATTGACTATATCTATTCCAATATGGATACGCCATTAGTTAAGTTTTGCTTTAGATATTAATGCCCCTGAAATGTCATCATTCCAAGTGGCTTGGTCGTTCGAGCTGTTTGTTTGTGCAGCCAAACTTTTAATCCAAGATTTTTCAAGGTCGAACAAACTTGGGTCAGGAAACACGTTTTCCGTTGAAAATCCAAGGATTCTATTCTTTTTGGGGAATGGTGTATAGATTAAGAAATCTTTCAACTCATTCTTAGCCACACTATCCAAGAATCCTTTAGTTATGTTATTTTCCTCAATATATAAAGGTTTGGATTTTACAATCCAAAAGTCGTCAAAAATCTTACTAACGTCGGCTGTTGAATCTCCTATGAGTGCAGTGTTATTAATAACGTCTCCGATAATTGATTGTTTGAATGTTTGATATTTCTTGTCATCCAAAATGTCATCAGAGAATATCATATATTGTCTTTTGAAATTACCGTTTGTGAACTCATCCTTTTTTGAAAAAGGTTCAAACACTACGTCGGTTGAAGGTGCTCCGTCTGCAATTCCATTCTCAGTTTTATAAACCATAACACCATCATAAGTTAAATTGTCTTGAGAATAAACAAAAGAATTTGTCGCCCAAATAATATCATTAAATTCTGAAATATTATCTCTCACTTTTTGTAAATCAATCACCAACTCATCCAAGGTATCAGTTGCAGAAGTGGATGAAACATCTACTTCAGATAATCCTGATATTTCATAAACCGTCACATCACCTTTCGCTGATTGGAATCCATCGAAAGCAAAACCAGTCGTATAATCATAAGTAATTATGTTGGCTCTTGACCAACTTTGAATATATTGTGTCTCCAGTGTAACCAACTCTTGTGTTATTTGGGTTACGGCATTTTGGAAAACACCCCTCTTGTTTTTAATAACATTTGAATAGTTTGTCTTAATTGCATTTATTACTCTTGGAGTCAGATTTTTTGTGGTATCTGAAATGAAGTTGATAAATTGGTCATCATCATTTGTAATGTCTTCCTCCAAATTAGCAAATATCTGATTGAATCTGTTCTCAACATTATTTGGTTTTCCAAAAATGTATATTGATACTGGTGCGGTATCCACAGATGTTCCTCCGTATGTATAATTTCTCTCAGCCATCCATTGTTGCCTTACCGCGTTATTATACTGAGATGTGATTGTAATTTGTTTGTTAACAACATTTTGAAAATAAGTTTGAGTTTGATTGACAAAATTTACCATGAAATCAGAATATGAAATAGTTCCGTTTTCACCAAAAGGTTGATTCGTTCTGTTTAGAATACTACCGATTGTTTGGTTATTATTTTGTCCATTATTTGGTGCCGCTTGATTAGCTGCAGGTGGTTTTGGTGGAACCGCCATTGCCAGAAACTCGTCATCTAAGACTTTCAAGAAATCCTCTTGTGCTGTAACATCGGCTCTGTCATCATATATCTCAGTATTCGCATAATAATTGAATGTCAAAGCGTTTTGTAATCTATCAACAGATTCTTTTAGACCGCTACCCCCAACGAACTTGAAATTCAAACTAACATTTGCAATCATTGGTTGAACCCCTATACCCTCAGGATTTATGTCCAACTCCTCATATTGTAATGATAAACTCTCAGGTATGATTTTGGTATTATAAAAATCACCAATTCTCAAAACTAAAACTGGAGGTGCTCCAAATGTTGTGTTTACAGCATTGTTGTATTGTAACACAGGTGAACCATTGACTTCTTTGATTGTAGGAATTGTGTCACCAGGTCTCATACACTGTTGTAAGAATGTTAACCTCGAGTTTAATCCCTCTGGTGTCATTGAGTGGAATGCCGGTGTGAAGAACTTTAGTTTGTCTTTTAGGTTGTCAAAAACCATAGGTGTTTCTGCCTTTATTGTCTCAAAGTAATCACACTCAGATAGAAGGGACCTAATAACCCTTTTAGTAATGTTATCTCTTCTTCTCCATTCTCTTGAAATCTCCTCTGTCTCAGTTGTTGTTACAACTGTATTAGACACTAATACATCGGTATATTGAGGTGTGGGAACTGGTTCAGGGGTGTTGTCGGTGGTATTATCTATGATATTATAGATATAAGCCCTCCTACAGGCCATTGCTCCTGGTGTGAAAACATCTTTAGCTTGAACTTGTATATCTCCACCCACAACGCTACTATCGGTGTCAGTGCAATTATATGAGTTTCCCAAATTTTTAACAGATAAATCATATGGTTCAGGTCCTTCAAACTTTCTTGGTTGAGAAATGAAAGATTCTCCAAACCCTTTACCAGCTTGAACTAATAATCTCCCTTCACTAACGTATTGGGACAATTTAGGGTTTTTATTGAAAAATAATTGAGCAGACTCAATTCTTCTTTTTGATAACTCTACGTTATAACTTTGTGTTTGTGGTGCGGAACAACTTGAGTCAATTACGATTGTAATAGACCCTTTAGTTTGTTTTAATTTTGCAACTAAATCATCAATTAGTTTTTGAGCAACTTTAAAGTTAGTATCTACAACAACATCGAAAAAACTTTTTGTATCTGCACTTGTGTCATACTTTGCACGTTGACCATCATATATCAGTTTCTGCTGGTCATATCCTGTAACGTCCCCTTTTTTTGGATAATCATTTGCGAAATACAAACCAACATCTTTATATTTTAATAGTTCACTTTCAGTGGGTCCAGGTTGACTGATGTCTTGACCTTGTCCACCATCAACCCCTGTTTGAATCTCAAGTTTAGACCATTCAATTTGTTCTCTTGTCAACTTCTTTGAGGTAATAGCTTCTTGTAATTGATACAAGTCATTCGGATTGATTGTGTAATACTTCTTAGCTAATTCATATAAATCGTATTTCCTACATCCCGCAAAGAATGAATCTATAATACTATTAACTCTTGTTCTATTGGTTTCATTTGCAAGAACCTTGTTGACTATAACATTCAAAACTGAAGGATGGTCAACAACTATCTTCCAAGCCAAAGTCCCACCTCTACTTGTTGACTTATATGTATATATTGGCTCTGGTCTACCAAGGAACTCACTAGTGTTCCATGACGCAGATACGTTTTCATTAAAGGTAAGTCCATAAGGTGGGAACCACATAACCCTTCCTCCATTAGGTCCTCTCTCACAAACAGGTAAATCAGAGACTGATGCTCCTGGTGTAGAAGAGGTTCTCCAAGCAAGATTTTCCAATGAGAACATGTATTTTTTTGCAAATGCGGTATTTGTAGTTCCTATTAAATTTGTAGAACTTTGACCACCTTCTTGTTTGTTTGGAGCAATGTTCAAATTATATGTGTTATCTAAAACTGAATCTACAAATCTTCTTCCATTAATTGTTATACCATCTACCTTTTGTAAATCATTATATTGAAGATATGGAGTATCCTTAGCAAAAACTCTACAATATTCTGTTCCAACTTCCTGTCCTACAGCCCCTTCGTATCTATAAACTCTAGAACCCTTTGTCATTTCTTTATATCCGTCGTTGAAAACTTTGGATACTTGGTCTATGGCATTACCTACGTGTTGTAATCTTTTTCCTCCTTGTGGTTGACTGTCTATTAATCTTTGAGTGTCATCAAGAATTGAACCCTCTCTAAATCTTCTTTCAGTTGATTCTGTTGAGTTATAGGATGATGGTCTGAAATCTTCATCTTCTCTTGTCACCTCCCCACCAAGACCCACTCTCTTACCAGCATTTCCCTTGTATTTCGGTGAAACCCAAGTAAACCCACCTTCGATACCACCACCGTCACTATACGTTGGTCCATTAGCACCTAATTTTACATCTTGACTAGGTCCTTCATAAAGTTGAGCTAACTCAGTTGGTCCAAAAACAGGAGATTGTTGGACTACCCCAAACTCATTTACGGGTAATGCACCCGCAGGAGAAAAGACTTGTGATGGTTCTGATGTTCTTGAACCAACATAATAGTTACTATTGTCTGATAAACCACCAACAATTGCACCAGCGGCTCTGTCCAAGAAAGTTCTTTCGTAGTTCGGTTTGAATTTGTTAAAATCGATGTTGGCGAAAAGTCTAGACTTTTGTCCTCCACCTGTGTTATTAAGGAAGAGTTGAGAACCTGATTGAGGGGCACCTAAAAGTCTATTGAAAAAGTTTCCAACAGCACTTCTTCTAAATGCATTCTGTAGTTGTTGTATTGTTGTTGGCTGTCCTGAATTTATTGATGGGTCCCAATAAGAACCTGGGATTGGGGATACAGGTAATATACTTCCAGCAAGTCTGAGCGCAAAATCTGTTGCGGCTAATATTGGGTTACTTGGGGTTGTAATAGTCCAGTTTGGTTCCAACAATGGAACTCTTCCTGTTATTAAATTCAAAACATCGTTCCCGCTGTCAACATTGAATAGATTTACTCTACCTAATGTATTTTGTCTTATTTGTGCAGCAATTCTTTCCTCAAAAGATTTCCTCAAGGTTTGAGCTCCCAACTTGGCAATGAAGGAATCTTGACTCAATAACCCATTACTACCCAGTGGGTCTTTGGTTAATAGAATAGTAACAGGTCCATATAATGAAGGGACGAATGTTGTCGGGTAGGGTTGATTATTATATAATCTTGTTCCACCTATAACAAAATTAGGTTCAGTAATATATTCCCCACTGTCTAACAGAGCTTCAGAACCATTTGAATATGCGTTAACCGTTTTCCATCTCAACGATTCAGGTTCGGCCTGACCAAGTAATCTTGCATCTTGTTGACCTGGTCCATATTCTCCTTGATTTGACTTCGTATTAAGTAATCCTGTCGGGTCTGGTGCTTGTTTATATCCACCGTCTGACCCCCATTGGTTGAGAGGGTAGAGTCTGTTAGCAAAACTAGGTTCATCAATAAGTTGGTCTGGACTGTCTTGAACAGAAGAATCGCTTTGGATATATTCCGTGTCTATCGGTTGTGACGGTCTATTAGGAGCCTTAGCATATGGTGTAAGGTTCCTTGTGAGTAACTTTTTTCTGAATCCTGAGGAAGATGAAAATTCTAATAAACTCGCCATCAATTATTTTTCTATAAATAGGTTATATAGTATTTTTTATTTGGCTTTGGCTATACCAGATGCTGTTGAAGGATTCTTTTGGCTAACCTGAACCATATAATTTTGGACCCCAATTTCTCTAAATTTATCACTTAAAATTTTAACTATCTCTTGTTTTTGCGTTTCGTTTAAGGTTTGGTTTCCTTGGATGTTCAAATCAACTTTCAATACACCAAACTCCACTTTTGAATTTACCTGTGTCCCATAAGGAATCTTACCTTCTTTGGCTAAAGATTCTGCTTTTTTCGAAGCGTCATTCAAAATTTCAGCTTGTTTACTTGCCTTTGTGTTAGTTGTTTCTTGACCAAGAACTTTACCGAGCACCCACGAACCAGCAGCTTCAACTTTATTATCTGTATTGAGTTTGTTTTTTGATTTTTCTAAAGCACTTTTTATTGCTTTATTCAAATCATTTTTTATATCATCAAGTTCAGTTCCAAAACTTGCCATGTATTTTTGGATAACCGACAACTTATTTGTGTTTGGGTCTGCTAATTCATCAACAATACTTCCCATACCCGACATGAATTTTTGAACCTTTTCTCTAACTTCTTTTGTTCCACCTATATCCGAAAGTTCACCACCAATTGTAGAGATAACATTTCTTGCACCCTCAAATCCTCTTAAGACAGGAGAAGCAGAGGCAAGTCCACCAACCAACTTATTTCTTATTGCAGATACGTCAGCCTCAATTGACTCCGTATAATTCATTTGACTTCTAACCAAATCCTCTAAAGTTTTTGGTCCTTTTTTTTGTTCCTGTATCAATTTGTCAAATTCTGTTTGAGTAACTTGTGAAAGTTCTTTTGTAATATACTCACCAGACTTTTCATCTTTGATTTTTACTTCATAGGTCCCCTCACTCGTCATTGTGGCTATGTTAGCTAAGTATTGTTTGTCCTCTTCACTTGCAATAGAAAGACCTGCAGCACTTACCGCAGATAATCTCCTGTCCAATTCTAAAGCAGCTAAAGACATTTCTCTAAGTTCTTTAGCACTCATTTGAGTTTGATTTGCAATCTCATTAATTGTCAGAACTCCCTGTGGATTGATTTTGAATGTTTTAGTTTCCTCATCGAAATAAGAAAACTGTTTTGTCATTTGGGCTAAACTATCTTGTAAACCTGATGGGTCGTTGATGGATTGATTCATCAGTTGAAAAGGGTCAACTAAGTTTCCTACGGAAACACCTAATCTTTGGAATGCTGATGCTACTTGAATTGCACCCTCAGGGCTCAGAACCTTTTCCGCCAATTGAAAAGTTTGGTTCATGTCAAACCTTAACATTGAGGCTTGTGCTGCCATTTTTGTTAAACCTTTCACACCACCCTCAAACTGATAACGGTTGAGTTGGTCCATGTTTGCAGTCATGTCTTTGACAACCTCAGCAGCGTTTCCTCCTATACTTTGAACATACTGTATTGATGACTCTAAATTCTTTCCAATGTCTTTCACAGACATACCAACATTCATGAAACTGTTGGTAAGACTCTCTGCACTCAGGTCTAGAATTTTATTTGCAGCATATAACTTTTCGATTTGTTCTTGTGTTGCCAACACATTCCTGTTTGCCGCTTTGGCAACTCCTTCGATTGCACTACTAACATCTTGAACTGAACCTCCAAGTCTAAGAACGTCAGGAACTGAATCCGCAACTGCCTGCTGAAGTTCAACTACTCTTTGTCTTCCTTGGGTGAATACCTTATTGATATCGGTTGAGGCCTGACTCAATCTTGTGACCGCTGAAGCAAAGTCTTCTACACCAATATCTAAAAGCGATTTTATCCTTGCGGCAAATCCTTCTGGTGTTGTTTCCCCGCCTATTTGTCCTCCGTAATCTGCTTGCATAATTTAGTAATATTATATAAATACAAAAGGACTGATTTTTCAGTCCTTTTGATTTTCTTCAACCCATTTATCCAAAATATATCTTCTCACAAAAAGAGGCATTTTTTCAAAATCGGTCCAACTTATATTCAACAATCTATTCAAATAATAGAATTCATCAATTTGACCTTTCCTATAATCCGAAGAAAGGGCGAAAAAATTCAACCCCAAAACCAACGTTGACTGTTAGTCTTTCTCCTGATGGGGCTATTACTTCTCTTCTCAAATCCAATTTAGGTTCATTTTCATCCATGAACTTACGAATATACTTGGAGTCCATAATTGGCATTTGTTCTACAAACTTGGCAATTTCCGCTCTGTCACTAGTTCCATTTACCTCAACAATTTCTTTATTAAGCCTGAGAGTAACTTTTGGTGCAACTCTCCCTTGGGGATATGTATCTATGATTTTTTGTATTTCGTTTATCTCACCATATGTAATAGGTTTGAGTTTGACTGTTGAATTTGATTTTGGTAAAGTAGTGATAAAAGTTCCGTCTTCATTTGGTTTTTGTCCTTTATTTACATTCAATTCGTCCAATACAATTGTCGCAGGAAAAGTCTTTTTGGTTTGTGGGTCGGTAAGGTTTAAGTTCATCTCTGGTCCAAAACCTGTGTTTCTTAAAAATACTAAAATAGCTTCCACATCTCCTTCCAATAAATCATCAATCCTCATGTCAGGTTCGTATAATTTATTTCTCAAAAGATTAGTGGTAATATCCAATCCACCAGCCATAAGAATGTTTTCATCAGCTGCGGTCAGATAACCAACCTTCACAGATTTCTTTTTATTCTTGTAAAATACCCCTTCAGATGGTAAGGGCACGATATCGTGAGGTAATGTTAAATTACTCTGTGCATAATTTCTTGTTTGTTCATCCATAAAAAAAAAATAACCGTAGAGTTTATGTCTACGGTTAAATATAATTAGAAACGATTTTTTATAAAGAGTATTAGTAAACTAACACACATCTATCCATTCTCAATCCACAAGTAATATCTGCAAGAGCGTCCTGACTGTAAGACAGACTTCCGAAGTTTGCACTTGTTAGGAAGGTTCCATAGAGAATCCATTTTTCTACCACCACCCCTGTTGGGTCCAACATCTCAAGGTCAATATCTTTTTTATAACCCGCTGCGTAACCCATACGACCTGTTACCGACTCAGCGTGTAGACGAACCCATTCCATAAGTGCTTGTGCAGCTGAAGGACCAATTGGGTCTCTAAATTTTACCTGAATTTCATCCCAGTTAAATCTACCTGCAACAAATGTTGAAGTGTTTAAGAATTGAATTTCAGTTGAGTTTATCTTGATAGATGGTCTTGAAGCAGACTCCACGAACCACTCATTAATACCTAAACTTGACGGAAACCTTAGAATGAATCGATTCTGACGTTTCGGTTCGTAAGGTATGGGCATTTTCATCAGTAAATCAGCCATATAATTAATTTTTTGTTTTCAGTGTTTATATGTTATAAATATAGTCTGTTAGAAAATATTTCTCTTTACTTTAATTTTTAAAAAAAGTATTCTTATTGCACTTCCTTCTTAGTTCCTCCAGCAGTAGAATATGTTTTAACTAAATTATCTGGTTTATCTTTAAAGGCTTTTCTCATTACTTCTACATTTCTTGGGTCATCGTCTGAAAAACCAATTGATGGTTTAGATGGTGTAAATTTGTTTCCTATGTCGTTTTTTAACCATGCTCTTTTATTAAGTAATGCTGCCATATTCTTAATGTAGTCCACAAAATCATTCATCGCTCTAACCTTCGCCTCCTCGGGATTTGTGGCACCCGACTCATCTCCAAAAGAAACGGGATGGTATTTGTTTAAATCCAAATAAAGGTCGATAAGTTCTTTATCAGATAAATCTTCTTCACCTGTAAAGTTCCTATATTTTTTTAAATTTTTGATTAGTTCATCTTTGGATATCCCGCCGAAATCATTTACAATATAATTGTAGACGGATTGTTTCAGGGTTTCGGGATTATGACCCCTTGCAGTGATTATTGCAAATATTGAACCATTATTTATTGCTTCTCTAAAGTCATCAAAAGCTGGTCCCTTCTTTGCTTGCATAGAATCAATCAAAAAGTCTTTGTCTCCTTCAGTTCGAAAGTTTCTAAACGGATTGTCACCGAACCCAACAATCTTATGTCCGTTATATTCAAAATCTTCTTTTCCTACAATGTGTCGGTATTCTGCAAAATCTTCGGTTGACATACCTACCTCTTCTCCGTCTGAATCTTTCAGAATTATCTTTGTCGGCATGTGCACAATATTGTCATCCCAGTCGAAAGCGTAATATTTTAAATCCGGGGTTTTCTCGTCTTTGAAACCTTCTGTAATCTCTTTTCTCATTTAGTATGGCTAAAAAATGGGGGGATTTTGTCCCCCCGTTTTTATTAGATATTTTCGAACGAAGCTCCTGTTGGTGTAATAAAGAATTCAATATCTATGAATTCGAGAGCCTTCGTTGGTTTTAAGTAAATCTTTCCTGTTAATGTGTTTCTGTCTAAATCTTCAGGTGAAGAAGATACTGTCACACGGAAATCATATAGACCTCTATCTCTTCTAATTGAATCAAGGATTGGGTTCACACTATCCAAGAATTGTTGTCTTACTACTTGGTCGTTCTGTTCGAACAGTAATCTTACAGCCACCGCTGAAATTAACTTACGAGCCTGAAGTAACAATCTTCTTACGTTAAGTCTGTTTAGAGCGGTATCCGCAACCTGTAGGGTTTTGTTACCCCAAATTACAGTTCCAACGTCCGCAAAAGTTGCAATAGGGTTGATTCTTCCTTGATAAAGAGTATCTCTATCCTCTTGAGTCAACTTCAATCTTGCCTTTATTGAATTTACAAGACCTCTTGTGTAACCCGCTGACGCGAACCATGGGAAGGATATGTTATCTGTAAGAGCTAAATTTCTACAAACTTCACCTGTTGGTGGTAAGTAAATCTGTGTATTGTTTACTGTATCTCTCACCAAAATCCAAGGATAGTAAGTAGATGTATAGTTAGAATCAATTCCTGTGTTATCTAAGTTATCAACCGCTTCCTGAGGATAAATAATATCCAAAGAGTTTGTTCCATCAGGAGTATACATGTTATAATCTGGTGTCGTTGCTATATAAACAGAATCAGCCCTTTGGAACTGAATCATGTCGATAGCTTCTTCAACAAGGTTTGAGTTATTGTAATAATCGATACTTGAAGTTGCAAATACATTGATATTAGTAGCTTCAGGATTTCTGAACGTAAGAATACCTAATAGATAAGCATAATAGTCAGTGTTAGCAAAATCTTGTGTATTGTTTTCAACCACAATTCTCTTAAATAAACCTTGACCAGTTGCTGAAGGATATCTTGATGATGCAGATGCACCCGCCAAGTAACCTGATGCTCCCAATTGGAATCTATCTTGGTTTGTTCTATATTCTCTATAAATGTCCCAACCATCAAACCCACCAGCGAAACATACTGTGTATTTTCTTGAGTAGATAAAGTAGTAAGGATTTTCTTGTGTTTCTGGGTCAAATCTGAAATCAGCAACCCCACACTCAAATGCCGGTGTTCCACTTGTTTGATAAACATTACCAATAGTAACTACAGTTGCACCTGAGTCCATATGGAAACCTTTACTTAAGTAGTTCCAAGTAGCACCCTCGACAGGGATTGGAGCAATGACCCAAGAAGGTGGATTTTGTTTACCTTTATAAGAAAGGAATGATTCGTCAATTCCGAACTGAGTTGAAAAACCTAAGTAACTTCTTCTCACTATATCACCAGGTGACTCGACTAAATTATCACCTCCAGTTGCTGCACCGAAAGGTGGGTTATAGATAACTTCACCAGGGAAGTAGTATTTTGTTTTGAACTTTGGAACAGGAGATGGATTACTAACAGATGCATATTCTCTTTGAGTGTATCCGTAGAATCCACAAGGAAGTGCATCTATTGGTGCCTCTTCAGACATTTCAACCATCACATATTTTGATATTAAAGCAAACTCACCATTAGAAGAACCAATCTTTTTAGCCACAAAGTTATTTGAAGCTGGGTCCATAGTGCAATTTGTGAATTTCTCAATCACAACAGGGTTCGCATCGGTGTCAAAGAAATTTCTAACTAAAACATCAAATGTCATGTTGTTAAAAGACAAGTTCGCGATTGAAACTTTTACTTCAACGTTAGCTGCATCTCCATCAGAGATTGATATGAATCTGAATAATTTATAAACTTTATTACCTCTCAACTCTGAAACCAAGAATGGTGTCATAGGTGATTGATATTTTTCTACGTTATAAGCAATTGAACTTGGGTCTTCTGTTCTTGCTCCAGGTAAACCAATCAACTGACAATCTAATCCACGGATATAACTTTGATTATAAGCATAAGCCAAAGAAGCTGGATAAACTTCCTCAACGAATACAGGAACCTCCTGTCTAGATTTTCCGAAATTGTCCGTCCCTAATACTTTAGTTATAAACTTAGAAGAAAGTGCCGACAATGAAACTTCAAAACTGAAATTATCATTATCTTTCGTTATACCTGATAACAAGAAGGTTTCGTAAGGATTAATTGTAACCCCTGAGTATTGTCCCGAACAAACCATAGTTAATGCACTCAATCCTGAAACAGTTCCACCCGAGTTTACCTCGTAAATTGGACCGTGAGCATTACTTGCTGCACTATTTTCAAAAAGTGATATACCTCTTGAACGGATTGTCGCTACAACCATGTTATTATATTCACTGAAAGCAGTTCCTGACCATGTATATACATTACCAGAAATACTACCCGAGAAACTATTAGAAGCTCCTGTTGCTATTGATGAAACAATATAGTCCATAGAATAACCTGAATAGTTATCATTGGAATAGTTGTTAAAGTTTGCATAGAACCAAGAATCATTCAAACCACTTGTTAAATCATTAAGAGGATAATTTATATTATCACAATTATATACGTTGACTAAGTTACGTCCTGTAGACAAACTATAATAGTCACTTTCTGGAATTGCACCATATACATTTGCAGTTGTTGAAGACAATGAATTTGTTGTTAGAACATCTTTCACAAACCCTAAAATATCGGATTGGATATTAGATGTGCTTCCGTCACTCATTCTATAAAGTGAAGTCAACGAATTGTTAATTTGTGAAGGGAATGAATTAAGAAAAGAAATTGTATTCCCTGTCGAACTTCCTGTAAAGTTTACCACCCAAGGGGTAGCTGTTGCAGGATTGAAACCAACCGTAGTTGGGTCAACATTAGCAACAACTTTGATACTCCAAGACGGACCTGCGTCGTATCCTGAAAGACCAAGGATTCTTGTTACGAACAATTGATTAGATTGTTGTAAGTAAGATTTGGCAATGTAAGCCGCTTCATATTTAGGGATTTGTGTATTAACAAATTTTACAGGCTCGGACCCCCCGAAATATGCCTGAAATTCATCGTAGTTCGTTATAAAAATCGGTTCAAATGCGGGACCCTTAATTGTTTCCCCAACTAAACCTAACGTAGTAACACCCACACTCTGAGCCACGAATGATAAATCCGTTTCAGAGGTATAAACACCAGGTGAAACATAAACTTTTTGATTTGCTTGTGCTGTTGCCATTATTAAATTATTCTATGCAGATTTATTTTAATGATAAATATTCTAATCTGAATGAAAAAACTTGACTTTTGAATATCTATTTGTAAATGGTGAGAATAAATTCTACCTTTTTTCTACCTATGAATAAAAAGAAAGAAATAAAGAATATAAAGATAGCACCTGAGGTTCACGAGGTATTGAAAAAATACTGTGATAAAAGGGGGATAAAGATTTATAAATTCTTAGAAAATTTAATATTAGAGAAGTGTAAAGAAAAGAAAGATTTGTATGGGGAGGACTAAACCAACTTACTATCAAACTTTATAGAACCTTCTTTCAGGTTGTCTTGTTTCATTACGGATATTGTAAGAATGTCGTTGGTTGTTATTTGTATTTTATTAACATTCGAACCGAAATAATCTCCATTAATAAAGACATCAAAATTAGAGATGTTCTCAGAACCAACCCAAGTCATATCTGCAGTGAAATCAATGAACTCAGACAAAGAGTCATTACCAACCACGTATTGAAAATTTGACAAAAACTCGTCAGGATTTTCAGGAAACTTCCTTCTTCTTTTACTAATCGTAGATGTGTCAAGTTCCACAACTTGAGCGACGCGAGCAATGGCTGGTTTCACCTGAAACTCCTCCTCATCAATCAAGTAACCCAACATTGTAAAATCATATGATTGAACATAATACTTCCTTGACTCCAATGTCATTTGTGATTCATCTGAAATATTGTTCATAATTATCGGAACATACTGCCCTTTTATGAAGGTATAGGCTTGACGCGAAGAAAACTTCTGAAGTGTAATTTTATTTAACTGATTCAATTCTCTCATTCTGTTACACACAATCTTCACACTATAATTAATATCAACAGGAACTGGTTGTGGAATTGTATATATGTCCATACCTTGTTCGTTACCATTCCAAGTCGGAACAGATGCATAATAAAATTGTTTTCTGTTTGGTATTGTGTATTGTAAAGATGGATTGGTTCCGTATTTCACCTCAGGATTTCTCACAACAGTAACGAATGGAGGTTCGACATTATAATCTAAGTTAACAAATGTTGCAGTTTCAACATACTGACTCCAATTTTGTGTTGTCAATAGTATGTCAATCATCGGAACAGTTTTACCTCCAGTAACAACCTTCAAATCGTTTTTTACAAAGTCCAACATACCTCTGTCCAAATCCGCATGTAATACTGATTTAGGAAGATAAGTCCCATCCTTATTAATATATTCTAAGAGTTGCTCCCTCCTTGCAGAAAGAGTCTTCTTGGGAACTAATGGTAAAGTTGGTATGACTTGTTTTGGTAATGGCATATTAATTATTTTTAGTCATTGAACCCACAGTTTTAAGTGCATTCCAATGAGAGTCTGACTTGGATGAACTCGCCCCAATCACAATCCCTTGTCCTCTCCCGACTGAGTTTCCAACAAAAACATTTGAAGCAGGAACTCCGTTGTTCACAGCATTTCTTACATTATTTTTCGTTTCACTTCCAGCAGCATATGGCTCAATGATGAACAAGTTATTTTTATTTTGACCCAAGACATTTGAAATCTCATTAGATTTCCTGCATCCCGCACTGAAAAGATAAATCGGGATTCCTGGGTTTTTATTGATAAAATCTATAATTGTAGAGGATGGTGTGTTAAACCTAAAACCTTTAACATTCTTTTCAGTTCCAATCCCCTGTTTCAATAAACTTACTTGTGAATCTATATTTAAGTCACCAGACCTATTATCTAACCCCCCAACTAAAATTGCATCATACTCACCAGATGTTTTTTGTGATGAGGAACCTTTTCTCACAATTTTCAAACCAAACTCTTGTTCCATCGCACCTCTTGTCAAAGGTCCTAACTTACCATCCACTCCATCTTTGTTTGGACCATACTTACCCAAATCATACCCCTTTTTTATCAGATACTTTTGTATGATTTCAACATTTGGGTCATAGGATATTTGTTCTAATAAAAAACCCAATTGTGATTCTTTTAAAATAAATCTCATAATTAGATTCCGTTAAATTCGTTTTCACTAACCCATGTGGCAACAACAGTTCTATAGAAAGGTTTGTAACCACCATAGGTGTGTTTATTGTCTGACTTTACATATCCATCATCACTAACAACATAATATCTTACTCTATCTTCACTTTCATAATATCCAAAATAATCACCCATGAATATATCAACACCCATGTCATCCAAAGTTTTTTGGTAAATACTAAATCTCATATTACCTGGTTCTTGTAACTCAACTCTAGAGTTACCAACAGTTTTATTTGTAGGAGCCATAACCTGAACGTAACCCTTCAATTCAACGGGAGCTAAGAACTGAATACCATCTTCCAAAACTTCACCATATACATCATCAGTTTTGGTTTTGTATCTATCTATTCTATATAAAATTACGGTGAAATTCATATCACCAATTAACCACTCCTCACCCATACCAATGTCGAGAGCGTAATCCTCACCGCCAAAAAATTTACCGAGTCTTGTAATTGGAACTAATTTCTCTGCCATAGTCAGCTGAACTTGTTTATATTGATAAATACTTTTAAGTTTATTATATTTAATCCAAATGGAAATTCAAAGAAATACAAAACTACAAGTAAGAAAAAGTTCAATTCACGGTTGGGGGGTTTTCGCATGTGAAGACATAAACGAGGGTGAGGTTATTGAAGAGTGTCCGATTCTTAGATTACCTGTTCAAAGAGGAGAAACAAACTACACCTTAATTGACTATACATTTGTATTTCCAAAAGGAGAGAATTGGCAAAACCACGTTATTGCTCTTGGATATGGTTCACTATATAACCATTCCGAAAACTATAACGCAACATGGGAAGACGATTTGGACAAAGACATTTTAAGATTTAAAGCAACAAAACCAATTTCGAAAGATGAGGAAGTCACAACTTATTATGGTGATGAAAGTTATTGGTCTGACGGTAGAAGTCACATTGAAGTAAAATGAGCTTATCAGAAATATCACTCGAGTCAAAAGCACTAACACTTCTTGAACAATATGAGGGGTATAACAATTATATCTTGGAACTACAAAGGAAATCCCAAGTAAATAAAAAATTCTACCCAACAAGAAGTCAATCAGAATACATAATCAATAACCACGACAAACAACCCAAAGTTGCCAAAAAGTGGGTAATTTTAGACGCATATTTTGCACAGAAATTAGCTGACGACAAGATGTATACTGAAATCCCACAAAAAGTCTGGGTTGAAAAACTTCTAGCGGAGAAGGACAAAGCTTATCATATTTGGGGAAAGATTTGGGACTCTGAACAACTACATGATTTTTGGTTACCCAAGGCTTCTATAATAAAAGACAACACCGTTAAAGACGTTGTCATCGATTTTGAAAAATATTCAAACAGACCCCCGTTAAACCATCAAAAAGAATCCATTCAGAAACTGGTTGAAAATAAAAAATATATTTTGGCCGATGATATGGGTTTGGGTAAAACAACCTCAACTATAATTGCAGCCTTAGAAACAGGGGCTAAAAAGGTTTTAATCATATGTCCCGCAACTTTGAAGATAAACTGGAAGCGTGAAATTGAAAATTACTCTGACAGGACAATATACATAGCGGAGGGTAAAAACTTTAGCACAGAACACGACTTTGTAATCATAAACTACGACATTCTAAAAAACTTCCATGACCCTAAAAAGAAAGATGATTCGCAAATTCTTAGAGCCAATTTTGATTTGGTTGTTATTGATGAAGCACACTATATCAAAAATGCTCAAGCACAAAGAACCAAACTTATAAACGACTTCATAAAAAAAATTGACAGACTTTGGTTATTAACAGGAACACCGATGACATCAAGACCAATTGATTATTATAATTTATTGAGTCTCGTAGATTCCCCTGTTGCCAAGAACTGGATGGCCTACGTCATAAGATATTGCAGTGGATATCAATTCAAGGTCGGAGCAAGGAAAGTATGGAACGTAATGGGTGCGTCTAATTTAGATGAACTAAGGGATAGAACCTCGAATACAATCCTAAGGAGATTGAAAGAAGACGTTTTGGATTTACCTGAAAAAATTATCACACCTGTTTATCTCAGACTCAAATCAAAGGACTATGAAGAACTCATGGGGGAATATTATAATTGGTATGATAAAAACCCCGACGAGTCAAAATCGTTAACAGTTCAATTTTCAAAACTTACAAAAGTTAGACAAGTTATTGCCAACGAGAAAATATCTCAAACAATAGAACTTGCCGAAAACATATTAGAGCAGGACAAAAAAGTTATCATATTTTGTAACTTCACAGATTCACTAAATCAAATTGTTCAACATTTTGGAAAAACTGCCGTCAAAGTTGATGGGTCAATGACAAAACAAGATAGACAATTTAGTGTTGACCAATTTCAAGAAAATGATAAAATAAAAGTTTTTGTCGGTAACATAAAGGCTGCGGGTGTTGGACTTACTTTGACTTCCGCAGAAGCGGTTATTATGAACGACTTATCATTCCTACCATCGGACCACTCTCAGGCTGAAGATAGGGCATACAGATTTGGACAAAAAAATAATGTGTTAGTCTATTATCCAATATTTGAAAACACAATCGAAGGCGCGATATATGACATACTTAATAATAAGAAGCAAGTCATCGCGACCGTTATGGGTGACAATCAAAACATCGGTGACACTGCCGAAGAAATTCTGAAAAGAATAAACGAATTACGCCCTTAACATAGATGGAGAAAGTAACTAATCACCAAGGAGTTGAATTGAGAGTTGGTGATAGAATTAAAATTATATCAGACAAATTACATTCAAAATTACTAGCTAACGTTGACCTAAATGAAGAGGTTGTCATAACAAGTTTTTCAGAAAACGGAAAAATTATATATCATCATAATACATTAGCCCTACCAACCAACAGTGACATTTATGTTAAAATAAATTAAAGTCAATCAAACCTTAAAACAATTCTGAGTTATTTATATAAAACGAATAACTCGCCAATATGAAAAAAATAGAAGAAAGAATTCAACAAATTGAAAAACAAATTACCGAAAACCATATCGAAACAGAAAAACAATTGTTGATTACAGAAATGAAAAAAATTGGAATAGAAAAACTACCCTATTCTTATTCAGCCCTCAAAGGATTCATCGACGCAGAAACGATGAATTTCCACTACAACAAACACTATAAGGGATATGTAGATAAATTAAATGCCGCCCTGTCAAAGAAAAAACATGGAGATTTAGACTTAGAAAAAATTGTCAAAAACATTAGTCGATACGACCAAGTAGTAAGGAACAACGCTGGAGGAGCATTCAATCACGCACTTTTTTGGAATATGTTGTCTCCAACACCAAAAAAATTAACAGGGGAATTGTATAAAAAAATTACCAAAGAATACGGTAGTTTCAATCTATTCAAAAAGAAATTTGAAACTGTTGCAAAGGATAGATTTGGCTCAGGTTGGGTATGGTTAATTTTAACCTCAAAAAATACTTTGAAAATAATGTCGACACCAAATCAAGACAATCCACTTATGAATGTTATCGAAGGTGGAGGTTTCCCTCTATTAGGTTTGGACCTTTGGGAACACGCCTACTATTTGAAATACAGAAATAAGAGAGACGAATACATTTCAAATTTTTGGAAGGTGGTCAATTGGGATTTTGTTCAGAAACTTTATGAAATGAAAGTTGAAACAAAACTACTAGAGTCGAACAAATTTCAAGGAATAATTACTGAATCAAAAGAACCACAATTCTGTAATCCAAAAGAAGTATTGTTCTATAGAGACTTGATTAATAATTACGCAATCAAAAAAAGATATCAGGAGGGAGTATCCTACGTTCTAAAAAAAGTATTTTCACATTTTTGGGTTGAGGGTAATACTGAAGAGATGTCAGGATTTTATGGTGTAGAATCACCCGAGGGTAGGTCTATACTCAATAACCTTAATACAAATTTCAATACATTTTGTTTATTGGTAAAAGCAGTAAACAAACAGATTGAATTAATTGGAAGGTCAGAAAAGAAGTTTGATTTTTCAAAAAAAGAAAAAAGAACTCTAAAGGAAACAACTAGATTTATTTCAGCATTGGACCACTTCAGAAACGAAATCTTTACAGAGAATAACGAAGACTTTATCAATATAATCAAAGTCCTTAAAAAACTTTGGGATAGGGGTCAAAAGTCTGAAGACAACGCAATTAAAAAAATAGAAGACTATTTTGATGGTAATGCTAAAATTGAAAAGATTGGTTCACATGGTGGAAAACAAGACGCCTTCAAAGGTATTGATGTAAATGTGATTTTAGATGGAAAAAAGTTTTCTGCACAGGTTAAACCATTCTCTAATGTTTCAATAATCGAGGACAGAGTTAAACTTTTGGATACAGGAAATGTTAAGCATTACGAAGTCGATTGGTATATTTTTATTAATCCTAAAACAAATAAGATACTTATATTCAAAAACGACCCTATAAGTGATAAAAACCAATATGTCTTCAACGTTAGTTCACTACTACACGAAATAGAATAATAAAGATATTTATTTGATATGGCAGCACTACCAGAACCAGAAAGAAGTAAAATTTATACAAGAGTCAAACACTTGTTGGGAGCACCCTTAAGAAGTGTAGAATTAGAAGACGAAATGATGGACTCGCTAATGGAATTATCTATTGGTGATTATGAAGAATATATTCTACAATGGCTAATCGATTCACAATGGGTTAACTTAGTAAACCTCAATATGAATGAAAAGTCTGTTGCCAGAGCTTTGGTTACAAGGACAATGGACTTCGAACAACAATTTGCATATTCGTATTCTAAGATTGTTGGACTTCAGACCGTAGGACCATGGGTCTTGAAGAAAGATTATTTCATAATTGAAAAGAATGTTCAGACATACGAAATACCAGCCAACAGAGAAGTCAATGAACTTCTTTGGTTTAGTAATCAGGCTTGGACAGCATTCGGACTTGGAGGTCTTGGTGGATTTGGATTCGGTGGTATAGGTTTGGGTGCCAATGAAGCAGGATACGCTCAGATGGGATACCAAGGTTCTTATTTTATGATGTCTGGTTTTGATTACCTCATCAGAATGCAAGAAGCAAATATCTTGAATAGAATTCTCGGTGGTTCTATGACATATAGGATTACCGCATTACCTGATGGTAAAAAGTTGATACACTTGATGAATACCCCTGGTGGTAAATTTAACTGGGCTAATTTCAACATGTATGCTGGTAAAGCGGTTTGGTATTGGTATTATGATGTAACACCAGACAGTAGAGCTGATTGTCTTAAAAACAATCCTGACATTATCAAACTACCGACTGACGTTCCTCTTGAATCCTTGAGTTGGGAAGATATCAATGTTCCTGGACAACAATGGATAAGAAGATGGTTTACAGCATATTGTAAAGAAACCTTAGCAAGAGTGAGAGGTAAATACAGTGGGAATCTTAAGACACCTGATTCTGAAATTACAATGGATTACACCAGTCTTTTAACTGAAGCCAAGGATGAAAAATCTAAACTGATGGAAGAATTGACGGGCGCTGAAGGATGGCTTACAAGACTAAGACCTGAAAAGGTTATGGAAAGAGAAGCACAAATTGCTGAAAATTTAAATAAACAAATGAAATTCAGAGCAATGCCTCGTCAAATCTACGTAATCTAATATGGCAATAGTAAAATCAATCCCATCCAAAAGAATTATTAATGGTCATGCAATCAATACATCTGAACTTTCAGTTGTATCCGAATTGGATTATAGAACCAACGGTGAATTTTGTATAATTGTTAGAGGAATCCCACAATCATTTTTAGTCTTAGATTCAAAAACAACAGACCATGTTGTAGTCAAAGCTATGACTATGGTAACAGTAAGACCCGATGTCGGAAAAATTGACGAGGAATGGGACGAAATTGTATTAGATAAGTTTGCCTGTGTAGAATTCCAATACGTTGGAGGTAATTGGTATATTCTTTCTTCAGACGGTCTTAAGCAATCCTAATTTAGTTTCCCAATTTTCTTCGGCTAATTCATACATGTAATTAGGGTCAAGTCCACGTTTTTCCCAATAAGATAGTTCATCCGATGTTATATCTAAAACATCTTCTTGAAGTTTATCTTGGTCTCCATCTTCGAATGGCATACCGTTGATTAGTTCACATTGTTCTCCCGTAAAAATTCCCCTTTCTTCAGGATTCGTAACAAGTAGTTGGTCACGAACGTCTTGTTTATAAACAACAAGTAAAGGTTCAATTCTTTTGTTGAAAGTTACAATTGCTCTTGGAACATTATATTCACCTGTCAGATTGGGGTTATTTTCTAATATGTTTGCATCCAACATGTAACAATTAATCTGAACACTGTCTCCCTTTTTTTGGACATCACCATGAGAGGCTTTGACACCATTATTAACATACATAATAACATCTCCCAAGTTTACACCTATCCCCGTTTGAAGTGCAAGTTCCATGTGTGCCATACGGGACATTGTATTCCCTGCTTTAGTCTTTTGGGTTAATCTTTTTTTATAATCCTCGAGTGTTAACTTAACTTTCGCTCTTTGTGCAATCTTTGAAAGGGGAATTTGTTGGTTGAATATTTTTTGAAGATACTCATAATAATATTCCACGAAGTCTTTACCCTTACCCTCCAAAAGTAATTTGATACCTTTATCCAAAAACTCCTCGATATACAATGGAAGTTTTTTTGATTTGATGGAATTGCCAGTCAATTTAATCTTTCCTTTGGCGTCCATGACCGCATAATTTTTTCTGGCAAGATTAATACATGAAGGCCACACACCATCAGTATCGAGAGCCATCTCACCCCTCATGAATATGTCATTGTATTCTGCAACGTCCGCTTCAGGACCTTTATAAACTTTTCCCGCCTTTACCTTCCAATTCAACCCACGACCAACATAGTGATGACTTTCCACATCATCGGGACTGGAGAAGTTTACACCGTCTGTATCCATTACAAGTGGGACATAACCCTTAGACATAAAAAATTTAATCATTTGTCTCAGATATTGTCTACCTGTGCAAGTAATCTGTTCCCCCATATACATGTCACCCCAAGCAAAAACTTGTGGAGCAGACAAAGCACCAAACATGGAGTTGATGAATATTTTGATGGGCAATTGTTTGTTTGAATATGATGCGGACTTTTGTGGGTCAGACTTTTCAAACTCTTCCGCAAGTTGTTTGTAACGAATACGTGTGTCACGGAAATACTTCAACATTCCTTTCATCGCACCTGTCACATCACAATCAGGAAATACATCATGCACAAGCTGAATAGAGGGGTATAGAGAGGAGAAGTCGAGCTTTAATACATTCTTACTATAACCAACCTTAAGTAGTCGAGAAAGACCTCCTACGAAGTCTGTCTTCGATTGTTTGGCAGGGATTGCCAGTCCGTGTTTGTATGACCAAGCAAGCATCAGCATTTTCCAAAGAGTCGCAGTTCCCATGGTTGATACTCTTTCGTAAGTCGTAGGAATCATAGATGCAAGTAGAAATGACGCTTGGTTAAATTCTTTATCCACAGCCAAGGTTTCTTCCAAGTCATCATCAAGATATCTCTCAACAAGATTGTCACCAGTAGTTTTGATATAAATGTCATTTCTTTTTTCACATACCTCATCAATCTTTGGGTCCAAACCAACCTTCTTGTAATTACCGTTTTTAATATTTAACCAATATTCTTCCTTAGCGGCATAAAATTTTCCAATGTCCGTGTGTTCGATATAAACACGGTCAGGAGCCTCTTTATTAATAAACTTTGTGATATACTTCAAACCAGCCGCCTTGATATTTGAATTGATGGCTTGAGCTCTTCGAACAGCATGAATTATATCGATTACATTATATCCCCAAATTGATGTTTGAAGAAAATCTTCGACTTCATTTGCTAATTTGAGAATCGTATCTTTTCTTGTGTATGAGTGTTGGGGATGTAAGGATTTAATCGCCTTCCTCATATCTAAACCAAGTCTTTGACCTCTTTCGAATATCCAGTGCCAGTCGAAGTTTGCCGAATTATATCCACCTATGATTGATGGTTTGAGTTGGTCAATCACATTGAAGAACTCCTGTATAGCACCCTTCTCTTGTGATTCATCCAAACATTCAATTACTCTATGATATCCTTTATTGGTCTTAATTCCTATCATGAATATTCTACCATCTTTGGGGTCTAACGCATTTGTTTCCAAGTCAAATACAAGACGTGTCACATCATCATAATCAGTAAACCCCTTGAATAATCTTTTTTCTTTAGAGACCAAATATTGTTCTACAGGTGGAAGGATTAATATTTTATCTTTCGTTTTTTCTCCCCATGGGTCGCATCCACCATCTCTAAAAAACTGAATCAGTTCTCTGTATCCCTTGAGCGATTTTACCATATAGGTCAAACCGTTTTCTAATCTTTCATTATCCTTTGTATCTAATTTTTGTATTACAATTCCATATTTTGTCATGGCTTCTTTTTGAGCCATTTTGGAATCGTTGTAGAAATTTACACCACGTAAATCACCGACCCATGCGAATGGGATAAAAGTGTCTTTACGTATTTCCTTACCTTTACCAGGTATTTCTTTTACCTTGAAAATTGAATTGGAGACGTAGTCAAATTCTATTGCTACAATAAATTCTTCGGGGTCGTTTCCTAATAGGAAAGACTCAATTGCTTCGTGACTGAACATATGATTAAGACGAGTGGTTTATTGGCTTTCACACTATCGTGAAATTCACCTTACTCATTCAATAATAAATATAAAAAAAATTAAGTCTTAATCAAATCAACAACACGCAGTTTCGGAAATGAAACTTGGTTGAATATTAATATAAAGTTGTTCTCTGATTGGAAGAATTAAATTTCCTTCATCATTTTTGATTAAGAATTGTCCTTCGTATCTTCCTGGCGTATCAGTATCTCTCGAAGTAAATTTGAAATAAATGTAGTATTCTGCAGGAGCACCAGGGTCCAAAATGAGATTAACTATTTCACATGGGGCTGAAACTATTTTTGGAATCCCAGTCTCATAATCTATCATAGTGAAATATATTGTGGAAACCTCCAACGCTTCCATAAACTGAATATACCCCGCTCTACCGTCTTTTACGACTTGCATTTTCAAAACTGGTAACGTAGCATTTTGTTTGATATAAAATTCCATAACAATAAATATATTGTTAGGACTCTTTACGTAACTCTCTGTTGTAATGTTCGAAACGGTCGTGTTCAGTTGGTGTCATTAGAAGTAAACCAGGATTTAATTTTTCTTCTTTTGTCAGTTGATACATATGACTCATCCACGTTTGTTCAAATGGATGTGCCCAAGTAACATCCAAAAACATTTTTTTGTTACCTGGTCTTGAAATAATTTGAGGCCAGTTACAATAATATATGTCGCCTGTCGCATATGGAACTTTTCTGTGTGAAAGAACTTTTTTGAACTCTGTCTTTGGCGCATTCGGGTCCAATCCTATTTGTGGTAATCTTGGATTTAAGGGCCAATACTTTGACCTAACATCTTGAGGAACATTATACCAAGACCATTGAGTCCCGTTATCTCCGTAGAATTCAGAATAATTCAATTTTAAGAAATCAAAGTTTTCCTTTTGCATTATTTGCATCGAGATTGAAAATAGATTTGGTTCGTATCTTGAAAAACCGTTTTTACATTTCGAACCTTCATTCGGATAAAAAAACATGTCATCTTCAAAAAACAAATAATAATCCAAATCTGTTTCTTCAAAATGTTCTGCAATCCACTGCCTTCCTCCACAAATACCCAAGTTATCTTTTTTGATATGTTCAAAATTATATTCATCACAAAGTTGTTTATACTCTTCTGTTGTTGACAAATCACTTGAGTTATCAAGTAAGAATTTTTTTGTTTTAAGTATGAATTCTTTATCATACATTAACATTGAATTAATCAACGTTTTGAATTGGTTTGGACTATTGAAAGTTATAACATATAGACCAACTTTGTTAATATCCAAATTTGAAACTTGTCTATGAACTGATTCTGTTTTTACTTTCAAATCATCGTTCTTCAAATCCTCAAAAAATTTACCTAACAAACCATTTGATTCTATTTCAAAATAATTTATTAACTCGGAGTGTCTATAACACATTATGCTGAATAAAGATTCTTCAGTTCCCATATATCCCGAATCCAAGGTTTCTTTCATCAGAGAATAATATATTGAATTGATTTCTGATATTGAGTGTTTTGGTCCACCGAAGAACCCACCTCTAGCAACCCTCTCAACTTTAGCACCTGCCATAGAGTTCATCTTATCGAAATTGAACCCGTGGACTTCTGTATTAGCTTCATAAGGAAAACAAACGAAACTGAATTTGGAGATATATTTTACTAATTTATCCAAAACCTTGTCGTGTGTAAAGTAACCAGGATGCACAGTATTTGTCAACCCACCGTCAATCCAAAACAGATATTCTGAATCAAACCTATCCATTATTTTTGCATCATTCAAAAGATAAACTTTTGACATAACCAACGGGTTATAGTTTTCCAATCTCGATTGAGTTGAATCTTTTAACCAACCAACTTGATTATACCACTCAGGGTTATTTCTTATGTTTTGGATTTTATCAAAAAATTCATTATTCCTGAACCAAGACATGTCTCTTACAATAAATTGTGTATTTGACTTATCCCTTTTTGAAAAAACAAATTCCTCTAAACTTTTATCACCATAGATAATCATATTGGTATTGACATCCAATAGTTTTTCAAATTTATCCAAATAATGTTGAAAAGGTCTTGACCAACCTTCACTTAAATCACCTCTTCCGATGTCCCAAATTCCTGTTACAAGTGTTATATTACTCATAAATTCTTTTAAATTCTTCTAATATTTTATAGAAACTTTTATTTTTCTGAAATAACTCATCTGTTACACCTTGAGGTGCATTATCCCTGCACCACCAAATATCAAAATGTTTTCTCTCAAATAACTCAATATGATTGAAATACATAAGAGTCATTATTTGTTCTTCATGAGGTAAACCCTCATCGTTAGATAAAACTTCTTGGACATAGTTTTCGAATATATTGACTATATTATCCCACTTGTCCCTGTGACCACCAAACAATCCTCCTATGATATGAATACTTCTATCATAATTTTTATACCATCTTGGACTTACAGTTCCTGACCAATAGTTTCTTTCATTTTCTTTTCCTAAAATTAAAAATTTGTCTTTAGTGTCTTCTATCAAATTTTTCAAAAAATCATTATCAAACAAATTGCTTTCATAAAATCTTCTTAAGGCATGTTTTGTTTCAGTCAAATACTTGAGAGGTATTAAACCACAATGGGATAATCCCGCGTCTATCCAATAATAGTTATCGTAGGATTTATCCTCATTCCACCACCATGAAAATTTAGAATATTGTATTTCGATACATCTATCCCCTCTTTTAATCTCATCGACATTTTTTCTCGAATCAATTAAATGTTTAAACTTGGAATTTGAAATATCGTATGTTGTAAATTTCAACTTGGATTCTGGTATATTGTTTTCTTCATAGAAAAATTTCTTTAGGGAATCTATTTCTCTATCCGAGGTATAACATAAAAAATCCGCATCGGTCATCTTCAATAATGACAATAAACTATATCTATAGTGGGCACCTCTGTTAGGTCTACCACCAAATTCAGTTCCATAAAGGTCACTATAAATTGCGGTTATAAACTTAGTTGACATTATAAGGTAAATATTTTTTTTCTGTTTTCATTTTTTTATTTTCTGATTCATTCAAAAATCTGTGATTAATCTTGATTGGTGAATAGACATTCCAATTGTATGTTTGGGCGTAGAAATTGTTATACATTCCCTGCGACACATCAGAATAAGAATTTTTCTGAGGGGCAATTGGTAAGATTGGTGCATATGATTGAATTGAAGGATACACATGTTTTACCAATTGTTCATCAATAGGAATGATAAAATCACCACTATAAAAACACTTATCTTTAATTTTTTCTATTTTTTCGAAAGATGATTCATCGTATATCAGAATATTTGTTGCGAAAGTTTCGGTCAATCTTTCATGTGGTTTTGGAGGTAAGTTTGTCAAATCCAAAAGCATACTGTATTTTTCACTGACGTTCATTGGACGATTGAGTGTTGGAGAAAGATTCAATACACCAAAATCAATTCCATTTATATTTCTCTCCAAATCCTCAATGAAATTTTTTGCATAAGGCATAAATACACAATCATCTTCTATCACCATTACTCTCTTGTAACCTCTTTCTTTAGCCATTTCAATTATTGACAAATGAGAAAGAGCACAACCCATATAATCGTTACGTGGAACAGCCTTAAACAAATCGTAATCCCAACCGATGTAATTCATCTCGAACTTTATATCTTCAAGTCTGTCAGGTCTACTTTCCAAATTTATAACAAATTTTGGTATGTCTTTGAAAATCATTAGCTTACAACATTATGATTTAATTGTCCAGTGATTCTATCACACCATCCTTTTGATACCGAGTGAGGCCAAACAACCCAATATGTGGGAGTAACGTCCGTTTGAAATTCTCTCCAAATCTTACAATATTTGTCAGGGTCTCTCATATAACCAGCAATTTCATTTTTGTCGGAGTCCTTTCTGAATAAAGTTTCGTCGTTAGGTCCGTGGAAAGCCACAACCCAAAAATCATAATCCGTTTCAGGAACCTGTGAGTATCCAATATCTATACAATGTTTGAATACCTTAGCAAAATCATTTTTCCAATCTTCCTCTGATGAATAGTTATATGGGTTTGGAGGATAATTCTTATCGAGTGTATATTTTTGAACAGCTCTCTTTTCAAATAAAATACCAGCATACTTCTCATATTCTCTTAAAGTTCTCACAGGACCAAAACCATAAGGTCCATCATGACCCTCTTGGGTTTCACCATCCATACCAAAAAGTTTTCTGTTGGTCAAATGGGATACTTTGTTTTTCTCACCCCAAGTTTTGTCATCATCCCATTGTTTTGTCCTACCCTTACGTGTGTATTCATGATAGACAACAGGAATGTGAGGGTGAAATAAATCATAACCCCATGTGTAAGCTCTAGCTGCAATTGAGATTTCTTCTCCGTGGAAGTAATATTCAGGATTGTGTTGGACTTCTAGAGAAAACTGACCCAAAGTAAAACAAAAATGTGCAGAATAAAATCTCGCTGTTACGGGTTTTGTCATCTCTCTCCAACCAGGAATTGTTTCAGGGAGAAAAAACACAGCACCCTCAGGAATGAATCTATCAAATGCCATTCTCCAAGCATCTTGTGCCCTTCCCGCTGGGTCATTTTCAGGGTCAAAGGAGGGCACATAACCCGTAAGTAGAGGTTTTTCATACCCATCCTTTTGTAGACCCTTAATCATTTTTATTAATATTTCATCCCAATCCTTTACAAATCTCATGTGGGAATCAATTTGCATTGTGTATCCTTCACCATCGTAAAGTTGTTGGGTTAAGTTTCTTGCCCAACAAACGCCTCTAGATTCTTGATAAGGTATATCTAAAATCTTGAATCTTTTATCTTCTCTAAACTCATCTAAGTTGTCAAATCCATCTGTTTCACTAAATTGTCTTGCGATTGAGAAAACCAAGTTCTTTGGTTTTTTAGCGTTTGCAATCATATCTTTGAGTGTTGGAACTAACTGTGGGTCCCTGTATGATGCGATTTGAATAAAAATTTTACTGTTAGACATATTATCTTTTTGTCTAAAAATAAAAAACCCTCCACGAAAGTAGAGGGTTTTATCTTTATTATTTTTAAATTTAATCTGTAAGTGTGATTTTTGCTACATCTGTATCTTGTAAAGGAACTCCACCACTAGTTAATCCAATCATTGATGGTGGGATTGTTGACCCTGAATATAAGAACGACCCATTAAGTTCAACTATAAAATTAACAGGAGTTCCTGTTATAGAAGCTCTTGGATTACCGAATGTTAGACCGTGTAGTGCTGTAAAAGTTTGACCTGATGTTACAGGTAAAGCTCCTGATAGATTGGTAAGTGTTATACTTCCACCATCATCAACAAAATCTATAATTTCCGCTCCACCTGTTGATTCGTTAACCGCTATGATTTCGGGACAAATAAGAGTTCCTGTTATTTCACCGTTAGTTAATTCCCATCCGCCACCGCCAAGTAAGTTAAGCCATCCTGATGGATAAATATCTGAGAAAGATGCCCCACTAAATATGATATCATTCGGATATGACGGTTGATTATAGTAATAAGAAGTTGTCGAAGTTCCTCCTGAACAAGCGTCCAATCCAGACACTGTTGAAAATTTAGTTGCACCAATTAATGCGAAAGTTCCTGGTGTTTCAGTAGGTGTTGGTGTGTATGTTGCAGTTTGAGATGGTGTTTGAGTTGGAGTTTCTGTGTTGGTTGGTGTTTGAGTTGGAGTTTCTGTGTTGGTTGGTGTTTGAGTTGTTGTTGGTGTTGGTGATGATATTGGTGTAGATGTTGAAGTCACTGTAGGTGTCGGTGTCGGTAAGTTCGAACATCCGTTAGGGTCGGAACTTGTAATCAATCCTGCTCCACCGCTAACAATAAACCAAGCAATCCCATTAGAATAATAACCATCAATAACAGGAACTGTCAGAGCTGTATTTTGATAAAGTGACTCACCAACGTTTGGACCTACTCCACCCGCTACAGTTCCGTAGACAGGATTAGTTGAACCCAAACAAGCTTCATTCGGAGTTGAACCTGAACCTAAATTATATGTATAGTATCCAAATGTTGCTGTTGGTGTTGTAGTTGGAGTCGGTGTTGGTGTTTCAGTTGGAGATGCGGTTACAGTTGCTGTTGGTGTTGGAACAACCAAACAAGAACTGAATGCACCCACTTGAGCACCATTCGAATCTATTTCTGTTACAATATTTGAACTGTTATAAAAACCTGCCAACATTGTTGACGGACCAAAACTTTCAGGATAGAATTGTGTGCAGTTATCGAAAAGAACCGCATTACCCCAAATATTTCCAACTATTCCTGAAGAACATGCTTCATTCTCAGTTGAACCTGAACCTACTGAAAACTCAAATCTTACTGGTGTCGGTGTAGGTGTTGGAGTTTGAGTTGGTGTTTCTGTGTTAGTTGGAGTTGGTGTAGGTGTTTGACTTGAAGTAGGAGTTGGTGTTGGACCACAATTTCCATCAACTGTAATTGTAGCTCCCGTAATACAACCTGGTCCACAACCAGAAGCAACTATGTAAATAATACCATCTTCAGTATAATAACCTTCCGGATTACCTGTATTTGGACCTGTAGCATCTGACCAAACTAATGTTGAATCCGCCAAACTTGTTCCATTTACAAATATGTTTGCTGTTTGAACACAATCACAAGTTAGTAATATATCCGTCTCATCGTGACATCTCACAATAGCAGTTCTCTCAACGTTTGTAGGTGTTGGAGTTTGCGTTGGAGTTTCCGTGTTAGTCGGAGTCTGTGTGAACGTTGGAGTATTTGTCGGTGTTTCTGACGCAGTTGGTGTCTGAGTATTGGTTGGTGTTGTTGTAGGCGTTGCAGTGTTCGAAGGTGTTTGAGTCGGACTAGATGTCGGAGTAGGTGTGGGTCCAGTTGGTGGGAACGCACCCATATTTTGGAGAACGATTGTTGTATTCGCCGTGGAATATGTTCCATCTATCAACCAAATGTTTTTTACCTGATTTGGTTCTAATTCTACTTGGTAATCCCACATTGAATCTTCGCATCTTCTATAGTTGAAAGTTGCTATTGTGGAACCTGTGTTTGTTAAAATATATTTACTACAAGCCATTTTACTTTTTTTATATAAATACTGAGAACTCGCTCAATTTTATTTTCTTTTTTAATAAATCTTATTCAGAACAAAAATATCACTGAAAATTGAGTTCAAAGGACTATTAGAACTAAACTGAGCAGTCACATTCAGAGTATTCGGAATAGTTGTATCAAAGGTTGTATCGTTTACAGTATTGAACGCAAAACCTGCAGGAACACCACTTGATTGTTTTGTTGTATGAAATACTCCAAGAGATACAATATCGGCAACTCCAGCAACACCAAGAGTTCTAATTGTAAAATTTATTGAGAACTGCCAAACATCGTCTGTCGCTGAACTCATAGTTTGTACACCACTGTCCGCCAACACAACTGAACCCGCCTTCACACGGATTTGAATTGTGTCTCCATTTTTTGAAGACAATAACCCACCAAAATCCGCTCTAAAAGAATCCCCAATTTGAAATTGATTCGCACCAACGGTAAGAGTTCCAACACCCCCATTGATTAAAGTCCCTTCAACAGTTGTTGCACTAATTGATACGCTATTTGCCGTTTGGGAAAATAATCCATAAACAGTTGGAAATGGTGCTAATGTGCTATTTTTAACACGATAAGTTACTCCTCCTTGAGCAACTGCGAATTCAGCGTTGGCAGTCATCGCGGTTAATTCTGGTAATGCAGATATTGGTAAATTAGGCATATTATGTAATTAAAATTTTGTAATTATCCTCTTGGTCAAGGGTTGAATAATCTTCTTGTAATAAATAGTTTGTATCGGGGTTAGAAATATAGGTATAACATGTTTGGTCAAAAGCCCCAAAATAAAGTTCATAACTTCCATTAAAATATTCCAACTCAACCGTATATGGTAACACATTTGCACCCAAGCTCACAGTTCCTCCCGTATCAGGATAAAAGGTAATATTGGCTATCTGACCATTAAAATTCGTGCTTGATATTTGTACTCCTGTAGTCATTTTATAATAGTGGTATATTCCATTTATTTGATAGATATTGTTGGACAGATTGTAACTCCGATGGAGATAAAGCTCTACTGTAAGCTAACACATCAAACAAAAATCCATTATAGAAGAACTGTGTGGTTCCCGCGGGTGCTCCCGTATAGGATACTCCCAAGAACACATAATCAAGAAGTGCATTTGTTGTTGTTCCAACATTAGTTATATAGGTCAAGGTTTGTCCTGAACCATCAATATAAAACTTTAATTTATCTTGATTGGTCACACCTGTTCCACTAAACACATAAGATATAATGTGTGGATTTGTATTAACAACACCACCCGTAGCAAAACCACCACCAGCCGCAATGTTGTATGTTGAACCACTTTGTCTTATGTATGTTGCATCCAACCCTGTATTTCCATCAGAACCTCCCTGAATATATTGAGCCGTATTAGTTGAATTGAGTGTCTTAACAACCATAATGATTGTTTGTCCTGATTTTGATGATAAGTCAACAAGAGGGTTTACACTTAAACCATCTGAGGTTCCATTGAACCAAACTCCTCCTAAACCATTTTGAACACCGCTCCACCATTCAGGAGAAGGACCAGCTCCACCACCAATTGGGTTGGCATTGTGCGCACTTGCAGATGAATCTTCCCATTGTGTAAATGTCGAACCACTTGTTGCATTAGGGTTAAATTGGTCACCAGTCTGACCTTGATAATAAATTTCAAGGGTTGGGTCACTTGGTACAATCGCTTGAGTTGGTGTAGGTGTTACATCTGGTGTGTTGGTTTGTGTTGGAGTACTTGTTACCTCAGGTGTTGGTGTTTGAGTTGGAGTTTCAGTAGGTGTTGGACTTGGTTCATTTGTTGGTGTTGGTGTCTGAGTTGACGAAGGAGTAGGTGTTGGTAGTAAGGTTATTTGAATATCACAAACAGGATTAGGTGTTACATCAGGTGTTGGTGTTTGAGTTGGAGTTTCAGTATTAGTAGGAGTATTAGTAGGTGTATCTGTGATTGTTGGAGTTGTAGTATTAGTAGGAGTATTAGTAGGTGTATCTGTAATTGTTGGAGTTGTAGTATTAGTAGGAGTATTAGTAGGTGTATCTGTAATTGTTGGAGTAGGCGTAGATGTAGAAGTATCGGTTATGGTTGGTGTTACAGTATTAGTAGGTGTTTGAGTTGGAGACTCAGTTGGCGTATTTGTAGGAGTTTCAGTTGGAGTGTTAGTAGGAGTTTCTGTTGGTGTTTGGGTTACGGTTTCTATCGGGGTTCCTGTTGGAGTGTTAGTAGGAGTTTCTGTTGGAGTCTCAGTTTGAGTTGGTGTCTCAGTCGGAGTGTTAGTAGGAGTCTCTGTAGGAGTTCCGGTGTTAGTTGGAGTTTGTGTTATGGTTTCTGTTGGAGTCTCAGTAGGAGTTTGTGTTGGTGTCTCAGTTTGAGTTGGGGTATTTGTTGGGGTTTCACTCGGAGTTTGTGTTGGCGTCTCACTCGGAGTCTGTGTAACCGTTGATGTTGGTGTTGTTGTAGGACATATTGAGAAACTACCAATTGTGAACCCCTCTGAATCAAGTTCAACCACAATGTTATTATATGAATAATATCCAGAAAGATTAACCGTGTTTGAACCCGTAGGAGAATCAAAGAATTGATTATTCTCATCGAAGTTCTCAAACTCACCATATATAATTCCATTATCAACACATTGACATGCATCAATCAAAGTAGTTCCCGAACAAACATTAAACGCGAATCTCAATTTCGTCGGTGTTGGAGTGTTGGTAGGTGTTTCGGTTGGAGTTTCAGTTGGTGTCTCCGAAGGTGTGGATGTAGGAGTTGATGTTTCTGTAGGAGTATTTGTTGGTGTCTCGGTAGGTGTAGGTGTTTGAGTTTCAGTTGCAGTTGGAGTTTGACCAGGACTTGCAGTAATTGAAGGTGTAGGAGTATTTGTTGGGGTTTCTGATGGCGTAACGGTTGGTGTTTCCGTACTTGTTGGTGTCAAGGTTGGTGTTTCCGAAGCGGTAATCGAAGGTGTTGGTGTTACAGTAGGAGTTACTGTAGGTGAAGGTGTTGGTAAAATTAAAACTCTACAGTCAGGACACTTAGGGTCTAACAAATCATATTTGTCTTTTTGAATTTTGAAATTGTGCCAAATCTGTGAAGCATTTAAAGGCTCTGTATACATTCTAAATGCACTAATGTCCCCAATTAAACTGCCACCAAAATATTCTTCAAGTTTGATGTGTGTTGTTAAACCTGAATAGATTGTGTTGTCCAAATCATGTGTTGTTAAACACTCTGGGTCTTGTTGATAAACTATTTCGTCAACAGTTTCAGGACATCCTCCTGAGAATGTAAGGTTGTCGTGTAATCCCTGTGTTCCACCACCAACAGAAATGTTATAAGAAACGCCTATTTGTTTTTCTCTTGGTGTGTCTAAAAGTCTCGGAATAATCTCTTCAAAGTTTTCAACAACCATGAAAAGTCTACCATTTACGTATAACTTGAATTTACCCAAACGGTATATTTGTTCAAGTGTCCAATTGTCATTAAAAGTTACAATTTCAGTTGTTGCCGGGTCATAATCTTTCTCATGGGTTAGAGGAGGTTCAATAAGACTAACACTATTGTGAGCAGGAGTAGCGGTATAGATTGTTTCTGTTATCAAACCTAATCCCCCTTTTTCATATAAATCACAAGTATCAAACCATTCATTTCTTTCAAAAACAGCATCTATTTGTACCCAATGCTCAAGCTTTGAATAATCAGTTTGTTCACAATCATGGAAGATACCCCTTGTTGAACACCATTCATTTACTGTAACACCAGTAACATAAGTTAAACCCGACAGGCATGCACCTGTAAATTCACAATCCCCTGTAATTCTATATGTTTTAACACACAGTCTTGGATTACCAGTGTCCCCACTCAATCTCAAAGAAAGTGCATTTGACACTCCGTCATATAGTGGGTCTAGCTCAGGATACTTGACAGTTGTTTCACAATTACACGGACAACCACAGGAGCAATTTGTTGATGTTCCTCCCGATTGTTGATAAACTTTCATACAAGAATGTTCAGCGGTAATTCCCGTCAGTAGACATTCGCAGGTATGCATACAAGTCAACCCAGATGTAACTCTTGTGTAACCTGTATCTTGTTTTGGGTGTCCGTCCGCATAATGATAAAATTTGTTTTCGGCTCTCGCACCCATGTAGAAGAATGCCCCTTTATTTTCAGGGTATCTTTTATTCAAACCTACATTTGTATCACCAGTCCATCTATAACGTAACATAACCTCAGTTGTCCAACCCCAATGAGGTCTTTGAGGGAATACTTGATAGGTATAACCTGGTAACTTATAGAATCCTTGGTAAAATCCTCCATTCAATCTGGCAAAATTTCCTACTAAATCACCATAACTGTCATACGATAAATCGTAGGTATATGAATCATCATTCCAAAGACGGTTACTTGTTGTTGTAAAACCTGTGATAGGATGAAGTTTCATTCTCCTATCATATTTGTATCTTGAAAACTTGTCGGATATGTTTGTATATAGACCAGTCGTTATCTCAATTGTTTCACCCGACATTCTTTTTACTAAACCATTATCAATACCCGTAAGACCAACATCACAAAGAGTTTGTGCTGATGGACAAAAATTTGGGTCGAGGTTGTCTGGGTTCCAGTAGTTTTCGGATACTATGGTATCAAAATCAAATGTTACCGCAGAGACTGTCGCAACAGTTGTCCCTGTCGAATTAAATTCAAATTTAAAAGGCATTCTATTACCGTCATCATCACCAATTAATAATGGTGAAAAAATTACCTCTTGGTCAAAGGTTTTTTCGTCTGACGCAAGACAAATATCCGTTATTTCATTAACAGGTAATAGGCCTAACCTTCTAAAATTGTATTGATTAATATTCTGATACGACATAAACTAATGATAAATACCTTGTGTCATAGTATTTATAGTTTAAAAAGAAGCGATGATTACAACAGATAAAGAATTTTATTCTTCACCATATTATTTCTTTTTAAGAGATAAAGGAAAAGACTATTCATTATATTTCTCTGTAGAGCCAACTCTTGTGGAAGCAAGAAAAAAAGATGAAATGATTAAGGTCCCTAAATCTAAGGTTAAACACGTCTTAAATTATTTGGAAAAATTATTGAAAAATAAATCAAATAAAAACACAAAAGACATGAAAGGGGAAATTGAGGAGCTAGTTGCAACCGATGGTTCAATGACAAACTCTAAAATCCCAATCTTAGACCCGAAACTTCACCCTAGAAAAACTATGGACCAAACTGTTGCAGCTTCCCGTATAACAAACGACCCAATTTCACGTGGTTACAGAACTTACTATGGCGAGTCAATCGAAGAAATGAGCGAAGAGGATATGTCTGCAGCTTTCGGATATGAAGAAACAAAAGACCTCGACGGAAAAGAAACTTTCAAGTATTTCAAAGATGAATTAGAAATGGGTTCCGAAGAGGCCAAGGACCGAACAGAACAACAAGGCAAAGACCCTTCAGGTAAAAGAGACAAAAAGTCAAAATACAGAAAAGACCCTAATTTTATTTCAAGACAAATTTTACCTGAAATCCAAAAACAAAAAGCAATAAAAATGTTAGAGGATATGTTGGCCAAGAAAAAGGATTCGTCGAACGCAGACATTTCAGAAAAAGAAAAAAATATAGAAGTTTCAAGTCTGCTTAAGAAAAATGCGAAATCTTTGTTGAAACAAATGGAAAAAGAAGGATTATCTAAAAAAGACTTTTTGAAATTACTAGACGGTGAATAAAGATTTATACGATAAGGAAATTGAATTACCCGCACACATAAGAAAGCATCTAAAAAAATCTTTCAAATATGTGGGAGAAGTTGATGAAAACACTGAAGGACTTAAAAGAAATAAAGAACTTCAAGACAAAAGATTTATTGGGTATAAACAATTGAAAAGAATAAAAAACTTTTTCGATAGTTTTAAGGGAAATCAAAACGAAAAGGAATTCATTCTAAACGGTGGTCATCTGATGAAAAATTTTGTGAATGATGAGTTAAGAAAAATGAGGGAATTTGGTCACCTTACTAAAAGAAATAAGATGGATGCAGGAATGCAGAATCAATTTATAAAACCTCACGAAAAAAAGGATTTTACAAATGTGAGACCTTCAAAAGAACATTCGAAAACCGTGGACAAATATACTGCCGCGGTAACTGAAAGTCTGAAAAGGATAAACGAAATAATTTCAAAATTGTAATTTATGTCAGAACAAATCAATGTTGATTTATCACAGAACATACCTAATACCCTTACCGCTATCGCAGACGCTGAGAGAGCAAAGTTAATTCCAAAAAACGATTTTAATGCGGTTGGGAATGAATACTCATCAGTTAATAGAGACGCTGTTGCCGACGGTGATTCAATGGGTAGAGGAACGGGAACATTTTTAGATGTTTACAATGTTAATGCAGGAACAATCACAGACATTGTTGAAAGAAAAAATGAAATAAAAATCAACAAATTCAATTCAAGTAAAACTTACCCTGATTTCTAATGAATCTAACGAACACACTAAAAGGTTTACTCACGGAGATTGCTTCCATACAAACAGTTCAAGATGCTGTCAATGGGAGAAAAGTTTGTGTGATATACTACGATGGTGACGAGCCAGGTGGTAGAGGACTTCGTGAAATAGAGCCCGTGGCTTTAGGTAAAAGTAAGGCAGGTAATTTAGTCATGAGAGGTTGGGATAGAGAAGGAGCATCTCACACAGGATATAAGGGTGAACAACCTTTACCTGGATGGAGATTATTTAGACTTGATAAAATCCTATCTATGAAACCAACAGGTGAAGTTTACAATACTCCGAAACCAAATTATAATTTTAACGGAGATAAGAGTATGGTATCAGTAATTACGATTGCTAAGTTTGATAATACTCAACCTCAAACAACATAATTTTATGAACGAGAACGATTTAATGAGTAGATTAGTGGCTTCAAAAGCCATAATGGACAGTCCAAAATTCAACCAATCTAGAAATAGTATTAGTGGTGGATTGCCACCAACATCTTTACAAGACTTCGATGTCCCACAAGCAAAATACAATATTCCACAGGAGTATTTACAAGAACAACAATCTGCACCTCTTCTGAGTCAAATCCCAAGAGAAAATACTAAACCTGTTGGAGTTCCTAGTGTCGATGCAATCAAGAACTCAAAATTACCTGACGAAATCAAAAGATTAATGATTGAACATCCGATTGCGCAAGCACAACAACAACAAGCAACTCTATCAAATGACTTAGTAGAAAAAGCTTCAAGATTAATGAAGAGAGAAGATAGTAACTACATTCCTGAATCTGCTAAGAACAAACAAACAACAAAAGTATCCTCAGGTATTGACTACAACATGATTCAAAAAATGATTGAAGAGGCCGTAGAGAAAGCATTAGAAAAAAATGGACTTTTGGTTGAAAGTGCAGAAAAAACTAATGAGATTTTCTCTTTCAAGGTTGGTAAACATATTTTCGAAGGAAAGGTTACAAAGATTAAAAAGTTATCCTAACATATTTCTTTATTCAACATAGATTGTTATATTTCTCCAATATAACAATTTTTTTATGCCCAAAATTAACGTATTAGTTGTCCCATCAGATAGAACAGGTGTTGGCAAATTTAGGTCTGTAGACCCTCACATTTTTCTACAAAATTTATATCCTGAAGAGTTTCATGTCGATATTATATATGAAGTTCCGTATAACGATGATTCTTTTTGGAAGAAATACCAAATAGTTGCGTTCCATAGAAGTTTAGGTGCTGATTTCGAAAAAGCCTATGAATTGATTCCGAGATTGAAATCAATGGGAATTAAAACAATATGTGACATCGATGACTATTGGATGCCAGGTAAGGAACACCCAATCCACGATGTAATAAGATTCAACAAAATAAATGAGAAAATTACAAACAATCTCAAAGTCGCCGAATTTGTTACAACAACTACCTCAATATTTGCAGACGAAATAAAAAAATTGAACAAAAACGTTTTCGTTTTTCCAAACGCAATTAACCCAACAGAATCACAATTTAAGGAACCAACACCTGAATCAGACAGATTACGAGTAGGTTGGCTTGGAGGTTCTTCTCATCTACACGACCTACAGTTGTTAGACCAATCATTCAGTAAGTTATCTAAACTTTCAGACAAACTACAGTTTGTAATTTGTGGATTTGACACAAGAGGAACAATAACTGAAATCAACCAACAAACAGGAGAACATAAAAAAAGAAACATATTACCACACGAAACTGTTTGGGCTAATTACGAAAAAATATTCACACAAGATTTCTCTATTGTATCCGAAGAATATAAAAATTATCTTTTGAAATACTCTCAAGAATCTTACCCTGAAGAAAACAAAGAATCATATATCAGAGTCTGGACCAAACCAGTTCAGTCATATGCAAAAAACTATTCAAAGTTCGACATATCTTTAGCACCAATTAAAAATCATATGTTCAACAGAATGAAATCTCAACTTAAAGTAATTGAGGCTGGTTTTTACAAAAAAGCAATAATTGCTTCTAACTTAGGTCCTTATACAATAGATTTAAAACACGCTTTAAAAAATGGAGAATTTACAGACGGTAATGCTCTTTTAGTTGAAGAAAATAGAAATCATTCAGATTGGGCTAAGTTTATAGAAAAATTAGAAAAAAATAGAAATTGGGTTACCGATTTAGGTGAAAGGTTGTATGAAACCGTGAAGGACAAATATGATTTGAACATAGTCACCAAACATAGAGCAGAGTTTTATAAATCTATATTATGATAAACATTCCACTTAGTAAGATTCTTTTTTTAGATATCGAAACCGTTGGAGTCCAACCCAATTGGGATTCCTTGGTAAAAAACCAACCAGCGTTGTCTTTCCAATTTGAAAACTATTTTGATTGGTTTCAAAAAAGATTCCCAGAAGATGCGGACAAACCAATCGGTGATATGTTCGTCAATAGAGCGGCACTTGTCCCTGAGTTTGCAAGAATTGCATGTATAAGTGTTGCATTTGTGACCGAACAAGGTAACACACGAATGCAATCTTTCAGTGACCCTGATGAGAAAAAGATATTATTTGAAGTTCAGAAACTTTTACAAAAAGTTGGGGAGTTAGGTTTTTTTCTTTGTGGACATAATGTAAAAGGTTTTGACATTCCAATGTTGGCTAAAAGAATGATTATAAACGGTTTTCAACCACCAAAGATATTACCAGGACACGATACGAAACCTTGGGAAATAAAGGCTTTTGACACTAAGGAATTTTGGCAATACGGTGGCTATGGCTCAATTGCATCCTTGGAACTTATGTGTGTATGTTTGGGTGTAGAATCTTCGAAGACCATGGAAATTACAGGTAATAAGGTTCATGACGCTTTTTGGGTAAAAAAAGATATTGAAGGTATTGTAAAATATTGTGAGAAAGATGTGTCTGTATTAATTGATGTAATTAAAAAAATTCAAAAACTTAAATAACATGCAAAAAAAAGATGAAGAACTTCTGAAAGAAATCATGGAACAATTCCAAAGGATAAAGGATGAGGTAGGTATGGAACCTGATGAGAATTACCAACGTGAGTTGGAAGATTTATTTGGGATGTCCATGGAACAAATGAATGCCGACGCAACAATTGCATTACAGACACAAACGGTTGAGATTGAACTAATTCATGAGGACGCAATCTTTCCATCATATAACTACCCAACTGATTCAGGATTTGATTTATATTCTGTTGATGAAATGACCTTAGAACCATTTGGAAGAGGTTTGGTTTCTACTGGTCTAAAGTTCAATTTCGAAGAGGGATATGAAATACAAATAAGAACCAAAAGTGGATTAGCAGTTAATCAAGGTTTAATGGTCTTAAACTCGCCAGGCACCGTAGACCAAGGATACACAGGGGAAATAAAAGTGCCTGTTTTTAATGCAAACCCAACCAAATTTACAATCTCAAAAAACATGAAAGTTGCTCAAGCAGTTCTTTGTCCTGTGAAAAACGGAAGATTTGTCAATTTAGTTCCTGTTGATGAGATTGGTCAAAAAGACAGGGGAGACAATGGTTTTGGAAGCACAGGAATTTAAATTTTTGATAATGGGAAAATACTACGAAAATCTGGACACTTTGATTGAATTAATCAAAAAACTAGAGAGGAAACATTTGCTCGCTGAGTTTATTTTGGATTGCATCCAAATATCCAAAATTGACCCCAACAAAACACCACACGAAATTATAAAAGAAGCAAAGAAAAAAAGATTAGGATAATGATAACAGTTGGTTATTCAAGCAGAGAACACAAGCCTGAATTTATAGAATATTTAAAAAAGTCATCAGGATACAAAAAAATTAACGTTATTGAAAAAATAAATAACGGAGAAAAATCATTGGCTCAAGTTTATAACGAAATTCTGAAAGAATCAGAAACTGATATTATCGTATTTTGTCATGATGACATTTATTTCGATACAAACTCCTGGTATTCCAAAATCACTAAACATTTCGAAAAAACCGACTATGGTATTATCGGTATGGCAGGAACAACATCTATGCCCGCGAGTGGAAAATGGTGGGAGGATAGAAGAAAAATGATAGGAATTGTTAATCACGAAAGTGGAGGAAAAAAATGGGAATCAAAATACTCGGAATCAATTGGTAGTTCGGTGACTCCTGTGATTGTCTTGGACGGTGTTTTCATTGCTGTCAGTAAAAGTCGAATTAAGAAAAACTTCAATGAAGAATTCGAAGGATTTCATTTCTATGATATCCCATTTTGTTTTGAAAACTTTATGGAAGGTGTTAAGATTGGAGTAATCACAAATATAAGAATAACTCACAAATCAATCGGTGCCACCAATGACCAATGGGAAAAAAATAGACAGTTATTCGAAACCAAATACAGCCAAAACCTACCTGTCAAAATACCATATGATACTCAAAGAAAAATTAGAGTTTTATTGAGTTGTTTATTTTTTAAAACTTTTACCGGTTCTGAATTATACGTTTATGAATTAGCACAAAAATTACAAAAATTGGGTTGTGATGTTACAATCATGTCTCAAATAGGTGGAGTGTTAACCGATATGGCAAAAAGACAAGGTATCAAGGTTATAAGTTTCGAACAAGCGCCTGGTTTTAAATTGGGTGACGGGAAATGGGGATTTACAACGGAAAAAGGATTTCAACCTTCTACACCAAATATGATGTATAGAGTTACAGAGGCGCCATTCGATATTATTCATATGCAACACAAACCTGTTGCGGAAAGGATGATTCAATTCTATCCTGAGGTTGAAAAAGTTTATTCGATACATTCTGAAGTCATTGAATTAGAAAATCCAATCAAACATGAATCTATAAAAAAATACATTGCAATCAGACCTGAAATAAAAAATTATATGATTGAAAATTTTCAGATTTCTGAAAATGAGATTGAAGTGATTTATAACCCTATAGATGAAAACAAATTTGTTACTAAGAATGTAAAAAAAGAAAACGCGATATTGTTTGTTGGGACTATAGATTATCTTAGAAGAGAAACAATAATGGATTTGATTGACTACACAAAAGAAAATGAAAAGGAACTTTGGATTGTTGGAGAGGATAAATCGAATTATCTTCCACAAATTCTTTTGAATTCACACGTCAAGCATTTCCCACCAACTTGGAATGTTGAAAGTTTTATAAATAGATGTTCAGAGACAGCCGGAATACAATTGGGTAGAACAACAATAGAGGGTTGGTTATGCCAGAAACCAGGTTGGATATATAAGGTAGATTCGAATGGATTTATTATTTCTAAAGAACTTTATCAAGTTCCCGATGACGTTGAGAAATACCACAGTAGTAAAGTAAGTGAAAAAATAAAAAATATATACAGAGAAGTTTTATCATGATTATTCTAACCACCACTTTTAACTGCGAACAATTCATTGAAAGGTGTTTGTTGAGTATAATGGGTCAAAAATTCAAAGATTTTATATGTTACATAACTGATGATTTATCTACGGATAAAACTAGAGAAATCATCAAAAGGACTATATCTGACGACCCAAGGTTTATTCTTATTGAAAATCATATCAAGTTTTATCAACCAGGCAACTACGACCAAATAATAAGATGGAGAGGTATTGAAGGGGAAGAAATCTGTGTTGAGATTGATGGAGACGATTGGTTACCAAACTCACAAGTTCTGTCCAATATTGCAAAAGTCTATGAAGATAAAAATGTTTGGATGACAAGTGGTTCGTTCAAGTATCATGACGGAAGACCAGGTTTTGCAAATCCACCTACGACAAATGTAGATGTAAGAAAACAAGTTTTCACCCTTTCTCACATGAGAACATGGAAATCTTGGCTTTGGAAAAAAATTGACGAAAAAGACTTGAGAGACGACAAAGGTAACTATTGGGATGTTGCTGGTGACCTATCTTTTATGTTTCCGATGTTTGAAATGTCAGGTATGGAACATTATAGATTTTTGACCGACATAAATTATATTTACAATGAATCTAACCCACTCAATGACCATAAAGTCAATATGAACAAGGTTATTGAAACGGTCAATAAAATCAGAAACAAAACCCCCTACACAAAACTATGAGTTTTGATTCAAGTATAGAAAACATTATTTTGGAAATTAACCAAACAAAAAAAATAGACAACATCCTCCACATCGGAGCGTGTTTAGGTGAAGAAGTAACTTTTTACAACAGACTCAATCCAAAAAAAGTTTACTGGTTCGAACCAAACCCAAAACTATTGAGCCAATTAGAAAAAAACCTTGCAGGATATAATTTTGAAAACTCATTATTTCCCTATGCGGTAAGCAATAAGAAAGGAGTTGCTAGTTTCAACATAATTGAAAACACATCGAAAACAAACCCAGGATGTTCATCCCTTCAGGATTTGAAAATCCACTTGGAACTTTATCAAGATATACAGAAAGTTGATACTTGCCAAGTTAATACAATCAACATAGATGAATTCATTTCTGAAAATAATTTAGAGTCTAATTTCGATTTAGTCAGTCTTGATACACAAGGACATGATTTTGAAATACTTAATTCGAGTGAATTAATTTTTAATGCGAATATAATAGTAATTGAGACGGCTAAAGTAGAATTATACGAAGGTCAGAAAATTGACACAGAAATAGATTCATTAATGGAGTCCAAGGGATTTCATAAAAAATACTATCACCAATTTCATAGTGTTTGGGGTGATACTCTATATGTAAAAAATTAAAGTGATGTCGAATTTAATATCAGCACACCTTATGGGTGGATTAGGAAATCAATTGTTTGAGGCTGCACACGCTTTAGCTCAAGGCTGGAAACACAACAGAGAGGTAAAATTCTTTCCTGATTCTTGGACACCAGGTCAAGGGAGAAATGCTAAAAATTACATCGATAACGTATTCAGAAACTTGGAATTTTCAGATAAGATTGAAGGTTTTACACACGTATATGAAGGACCTTTCGAGTATTCTGAAGTGAATCCACTGGAAACCAATACCTCATTCTATGGATACTATCAAAGTTCCAAAAATTGGTTTGGATACGATGAAAAAATAAGAGATATTTTTCAACCTAACCCTGAATTGGTCGAAGAAATGAAATTAAAATATCCTCAATTATCCCAACCAAATACTTTATCTCTCCACGTCAGAAGAAGTGAATATCTTCAATTCCCTGAGATTCACCCAACAATTAGTTTAGAGTATATTCAAGAAGCTCTAAAAGTAATTGGGGAATACTCAACAGTATTTGTTTTCAGTGATGACCACGATTTTGTTAAACAAAATTTAAATTTTCCAAGTGTAGTTTATGTAAATGAGTCTGAGGATTGGAGAGAATTATACTTAATGGGACTCTGTCAAAATCACATAATATCAAACTCCACTTTTTCATGGTGGGGTGTATTTTTGAACAAAAACTTAAATAAAAAAATTGTCGCCCCATCTCGTTGGTTCGGTCCTAAAGGTCCTAATGCAAAGGATATCTACGAATCTTACTGGCACACTATAAATTGTGATTGGGTTGAGGGTGGAAGATTAATTCCTCTAAAAAATGATTAATACAAGTCCAAACAGCGAATCTTGTCAAATATCTGACGTAAAAAAAATTGTTACATCTCGAAACTTCAAATTGGATGGTGATGTAATTGAATTTGGAACTTTCACAGGTGGGAGCACCAAAGTCCTTTCAGGTCTTTTCCCCGATAAAACCATCTTCACAATAGACCATTTTCAAGGGTTAGAAAAAACAAACAAAAACGTTCCTAAAGATAGTGATTGGATTGAGAGAGCATTTGCTTTGGACAATCCTTTGTATAAACATATTTCTAGTGTTCCAAAATCTATAGAAGAACTTAAAAATAGATTCAAAGGTCATAATAATATCGAAATGATTATATCGGATATCCATGACTTAACTGAACCTTCGGATTATAATATCTCAAAAATTTCCATATGTAACCTTGATGTTGACATTTATGAACCAGCAGTTTCTTCATTAGAGTTTTTAACAAAATGCGAATGGTCCGAGATATTCATCAGGTTTGACGATTGGCACGGAGGTGAATCCGAATACGACCAACATGAACGTTTAGCATTCGTAGAGTGGATTGAAAAATATAAATATGATTTCCAAATAACTCACGGTGGTTATATAGGTGGGGTCCACGTAAAAAGAGCAAGATGAACAACTCAAACCTTTCATGTAAATTAGAAATTTTAAAAGAGATATCGAAAAAATATTCTCTAATTGGTGATGTTTTGGAGTTTGGAACTTGCACTTGTCAAAGTGCAATCCAACTTGCCACAATGTTTCCTGACAAAACAGTATTCACAATTGACCATTTTCAAGGACTTGGAAAAAGTTCCAAACCATTACCATCCTCAAGTGATTGGAGGGAAGGTTCTTTTGCGTTGGGTGCATGGAACGCAAAAGGTTGCGAGTTTCCAAAAACAATAGATGAGGCCCTGCAAAAACTATCAAGTAAGCCAAATATAAAACCAATTATCTCAGATATTCACAAATTAACACATCCATCAGATTACGGAATCGGAAAAATTTCTATATGTAATGTTGATGTAGACATATATGAACCAACGGTATCATCACTCGAATTTTTGTTAAAATGTGAATGGTCAGAGGTTTTCATAAGATTTGATGATTGGCATGGTGGGAATTCTGAATATGACCATCACGAAAGGCAGGCCTTCAACGAATGGATAAATAAACATAATCTCCAATTTGAATTAACCCATAATGGGACTTATGGTGGAGCATATATTAAAAGATAAAAAATGGAAAAAAAATTAATCAGGAAAGTATCAGATTGGTGGGGTGAATATGATTGTTCATCAAACCGCAACATGCCAAAGTATATACAATGGCTATCTAGAGAAACTGAAACACCACACGAAGTTAGTGTATATGTTGATAACTACATTAAAGATTGGGGATTCAATGACCCATCAAGAGAAAAAATTGGATGGTTACTCGAATCACCACAGATGAATGAGCACACAATCAAATATCTCTTAGATAATATTGACAAAACAAGGGAACATTATAAGTGGATATTCACTTGTATGGATAGTCTTGTCGAAATGGGTGCACCATTTGTTTACAATATATCAAATGCGGTTCCTTGGATTTGGGAAAGAAATAGAATGATACACCCAAAAACTAAACTTGTATCCATGATTGCATCCAATAAAGGATGGTTGAGGGGTCACCAAAACAGACTACAATGGGTTGAGAGATTGAAAGATAAAGTGGACCTATTCGGTTCAGGCAGACCCCACCAAATAAACGATAAAGAGGATGGATTGAGAGATTATATGTTTTCAGTCTCAATTGAAAATGATAATTCTGACACATACTTCACAGAGAAACTTACAGATAATTTTGTTATGGGAACTGTCCCTGTATATTATGGTTCGAGGAAGGTCGTTGAGAAATACTTCGACCCAACAGGAGTAATATTCTTGGAGGATGACCCCGACTTGTCAAGTTTAACTGTAGAAAAATATCAGTCCATGATGCCCGCAATTGAAAGAAATTTCAAGAAAGCGTTGGAATTACCACTAGCAGAAGATTACATGTGGGAAAACTATCTTAAAAATTTATTCTAATGAAATATCTTGTTTTAGGCTCCGAAGGACAAATCGGAATGGAATTATGTAAATTCCTCAGAAACAAAGGGGAAACAGTAATAGAATTTGATAACGCTAAAATACCCAGTCAAGATTTAAGAATACCAAATATCATTGATGATTTGGTGATGGAATCTGATTTTGTGATGTTCTTGGCTTTTGATGTTGGTGGTTCAAGATATTTGAAAAAATATCAACACACATATGAATTTATTGAAAATAATACAAAGCTAACACTATACACTTTTGAAAGTTTGAAAAAACATAACAAACCTTTTATATTTGCATCATCACAAATGGCAAATATGTCATATTCACCATATGGAGTTTGTAAAAGTTTAGGTGAGATTTTCTCAACTGCACTGAATGGAGTCACAGTCAAGTTTTGGAACGTGTATGGACCTGAACATGATTTGGAAAAATCACACGTTGTGACTGATTTCATATTAAAGGCTAAAAAAGGTCAAATTACAATGATGACCGATGGAACAGAAGAAAGACAGTTTTTACATGCTGAGGATTGTTCAAATTGTTTGTATATTCTTTCACAAAAATATAATGAGATTGATAGGTCAAAAAACCTACACATAACAAATTTTGAATGGAATACAATTTTAGAAGTTGCAAATATTATTCGTGAGACAATTCCTTGTGAAGTCATTCCTTCAACCGAAAAAGATTCTGTTCAACTTAATAAAAAGAACGAACCCGACCCTTACATATTGAATTTTTGGAAACCTGAGATATCCTTGAAAGAGGGTATCAATAAAATTATAAATGAAATGACAAATTAGTATGAAACAAAAAAAAGTAGTTGTTTTAGGTGGTGGAGGATTCATAGGGGGGCATTTGGCTAAAAGATTAAAAGAAGAAGGATGTCACGTTAGAATATGTGATATAAAAAAACATGAATACTTTTTCCAAGATGAAATATGTGATGAATTTATTTTGGGTGATTTGACTGACCCAAAGGTTGTGGAATTGGTAATCGAAGAAGGTGTTGACGAAATTTATCAGTTAGCTGCAGATATGGGGGGTGCTTTGTATATTTTCACAGGAGAACACGATGCAGATGTAATGTATAACTCAGCAATGATTAATCTCAATGTTGCAAGAGAATGTGTTAAGAAAAAAGTAGGAAAGGTTTTTTACTCTTCTTCTGCTTGTATGTATCCCGAGCACAATCAATTAGACCCCAACAATCCAAATTGTGAAGAATCTTCAGCATATCCTGCAAATCCAGATTCGGAATACGGATGGGAAAAGTTATTCTCAGAGAGAGTATTCCTTTCATTTCATAGAAACTATGGACTCAATGTTAGAATAGCAAGATTTCATAATATTTTTGGACCTCAAGGAACTTGGAAAGGGGGTAGAGAAAAATCACCCGCAGCGATGTGTAGAAAAGCTGCAGAATCAAAAGACGGTGATGAGATAGAGGTTTGGGGAGAGGGTAATCAAACCCGTTCATTTCTTTATGTAGACGAATGTGTAGAAGCTGTGTTAAGATTAATGAAGTCTGACTTTACCGGACCTGTCAACATAGGAAGTGAAGAAATGGTTTCAATCAACGAATTAGCAATTCTAGCAATCAATATTTCAGGTAAGAAATTAAAAGTCAAAAATATTGCAGGTCGAGAGTTTGAAAAAAAATACGGTTTCAAGTGTCCGTTGGGTGTTAAGGGAAGAAACTCAGACAACAAGTTATATAGAGAAAAAATTGGATGGGAAGTTAGTCAACCTTTAGAAGTTGGTATAAGAAAAACATATCAATGGATTAAATCTCAGGTTGATGACTATGAGACACAAACCCCTTGGATATATGAAACACCTGACAATGGTAAAACAGTTTATAGAAGAGAAATAAACAATCCAATTAGAAAAAAAATTAAATAAAATGATAAATGTCCCTGTTAGTGTCGGAGAGTTAATTGATAAACTTTCCATCCTTCAAGTAAAAAAGACAAAAGTAAAAAATACAGAAAAACTTGAATACATCAAAAAGGAATTCGAGTTACTTTACAACTTGTCTTCAGAATATTTGAACGATATGACAATTGAAAATTTATACCACGATTTGGTAAACACAAACTCAAATCTGTGGGAAATTGAGGATAGACTCAGAGTTTTGGAACTTGAAAGTAAATTCGAGGGTGAGTTTATAGATTTGGCTAGAAAAGTGTATATCACAAACGACAGAAGATTCGAATTGAAAAACGAAATCAATTCAATCACTTCATCTGAAATAAGAGAAGTAAAAGAATATGTGAACTACAAAAGATAAAAATTAAATTTATACAATGGCAAAAACGACGAGAAAGTTGAGTGGAACGACCGCTCAGAGAGATGAGGCACAAATAAAAACAAAGAAAGACTTAATTTGTTCGATAGTAAAAAAGAAAACCAAACAAAAATTTTTATCTGAAAATCAAAAAATATATTACGACACACTTTTAAATAATCAAATTACAATCTGTTCAGGACCAGCAGGTGTTGGTAAAAGTTATGTTGCAATGAAATGTGCAATAGACTTACTTTCTGACCCTCTAACTCCTTTCGAAAAGATTATCATCGTCAGACCGGCGGTGGAGGCAGAAGAAAAATTAGGTAGTTTACCTGGTGGCGTTGAAGAAAAGTTAGACCCATACATTTTTCCATCATACTATCTTTTGAATAAAATAATAGGTAAAGAGACGAGAGAAAAACTTAAGGAAGCTGAAGCTATTGAGGTCTTTGCATTAGCTTATATGAGAGGTATGAATATTGATAATTCAATACTCATTTTCGAAGAAGCTCAAAACTCAACTCCGAGTCAAATGAAATTATTATTGACAAGAATAGGATTCAATTCGAAATTTTTCATATCAGGGGATTTGGAACAATTTGACAGACATAAAGATAAAACACAAACAGGTTTATGGGACGTGATTAGAAGATTCGATGACATTGAAGATGTTGGCATTTTCGAATTCAAACCTTATGATGTAGTTAGAAATCCATTGATTTCGAAAATATTAAAAAAATACGAACAATGAGAATTGGAATCGAAATAAATGGAGTTTTAAGAGACACCTTAAAAAAGATTCAAGAAGTTTATGAGAAGTGGTTTATAGAAAATCGTTTCGATGATGACGAAGAACCTAAAGGTGAAGTTTTTTCAGAATTGAATTCCTTAGAAATTATGAAACATCTTAAATTTAAAGATGAAGATGAATTATATAATTTCTTATACAAAGAGTATACTATGGAAATATTCGGTCATGCCGGTTCTAAGGAATATAACGGTATGAATGATTTTAATGATTTTTATTTGGACATGAGAGAAGAACATGATATTATTGTTGTTTCTGACGAAATAGGAAAATCGAAACCAGCTTCTTTATTTTTTCTATCCAAGTTCGGATGTCTTACAGAAAACGTCAAATTTTATAGTGAATCTACAATAAATTATCTTTGGGACAGCGTAGACGTTTTACTTACTGCAAATCCAAACCTATTATTAAATCATCCTTCTAATGTGGAAGTCATTAAATATGAAACGTCATACAATAAGGATATAAATACAAACCATTCAATTCAGTCGATAGGAGAATTGAAATCAAAATTGAACAAACTTTATGATTAGTGTTTTAGGTGAAACTTATTATATCGATTTGGATAAAGTCGAAAATTATTTAGACATGTCCAATGATGAAAACTACGAGCCACTTTCAGGAACATCTGAAATGAGAATAAATGTTATTAAATTTGAACTCATAAAATTATTATTAGAAACTGTTCTATCAGAACAGGAACCTCTCGAAGATAAGTTAGGTTTAAACAATCCGAAGAACGTTAGTATACCGTTCAAATTGGCATTTAATACCTTACTAAACAAAAAATTAATAAATCATTATTGATATGCAGGCACCAGTAAAAGAAAAATTAGAAATTTCAATCAAAAATTTGGAAGACAAAAAAGCCAGAATTTATTTTTTGGTTCAAGATACCAAAAACAACGCTAAAGCTTCTGTTAGATTTATCTATCAAGTTGCAAAAACCCTTTTGGATAATGGATTCAATCCAATCATTTTACATGAAAAGAAAGATTACTTAGGTGTAAATTGGATGGGTGAGGAATACATGAAGATTCCTCATAAAACAATTGAAGGTGAGAATTTAGAAATTTCTCCCGAAGACTTTTTGGTAATCCCCGAGATATTTGGATACGTTATGGAGCAAGTTAAACAATTGCCATGTGCTAAAATTGTTATAACTCAACAATATGCTCACATGTTAGAAACTCTCAATCCAGGTCAATCGTGGTCACAGTTTGGATTTTACAAATGTATAACTACCAATTTCAAACAAAAAGAATATATCGAGAAGGTAATGAGACAATCCTCAATTGATGTTTTGAAACCTTATATAAATGATAAGTTCCAACCAAAAAATTTACCACCAATGCCGATTATTGGTATTCACACCAAAGAACAATCTGATGCGGTGAACATAATCAAAACTTTTTATCTCAGGTTTCCACAATATAGATGGTTTACCTTCCGAGACTTAAGAGGGTTGTCGGAAACAGAATTTGCAAACTCTTTGAAAGAATGTTTTGTCAGCGTTTGGATTGACGATAAGAGTGGATTTGGAACATTTCCTTTAGAATCCATGAAATGTGGTGTTCCTTGTATTGGCAAAATTCCAGATTTGATGCCCGATTGGATGAACGAAGACAATGGGATATGGATTACAGACCAAACATTATTCCCTGATGTATTAGCAGATTTTGTTCAAAATTGGTTGGAGGATAACATCAAACCTGAACTTTACGAACAATTTCAAAAAACAGCAGAAACTTTCTCAAATAAACAAGAGTTTGAAGAGAACGCAGTTGAACTATTTCAATCGTATCTAACCACAAGAGCAAACTCATTTAAAGAACAAATGTCAAAAACAGAAAACTAATATGGAAAACAAATTTTCAGTATCTGTAATATTACCTATCAAATCTTCTAAAGCAAAAGACTTTGAAGAGTATTTTAATAAAGCAATCAATTCAATCAAAAATCAGTCTGTAGAGCTAGAGGAAATTCTAATCGTTCATTCAATTGAAGAATCACTTCAAGAATTTTTGAAAAGTTATAATTTCGAAAATCTGAATGTAAAATTATTAGAGTGGAGTCAAAAACCTAATTACTGTTCTCAAGTCAACTTCGGAATTAAAAATGCGAAAGCAACTTGGATTTCTCTTTTTGAATTTGATGATGAATACTCAAATATTTGGTTCAAAAATGTAAAGAAATACGCTGAATCATATCCTGATGTTCAGATGTTCTTACCAGTAGTTGTCGAAGTGGACGAAAAAGGGACCTTCGCTGGTTTCACAAATGAAGCAACGTTTGCGGCAAACTTTACACAAGAAATGGGATTCTTGACAAATGACACACTTCAAGATTATCAGAACTTCCAAACCGCAGGGTCAGTATTCAAAAAATCTTTGATTGATGATTTTGGTGGTTTCAAACCCTCAATCAAACTCACTTTTATTTATGAGTTCCTTTTGAGACTTACGTATAATTCAGTTTCTATTATGACTATACCCAAACTTGGTTACAAACACGTTAACCTTAGAGAGGGTTCAATATTTTGGAATTACAAAAATGGTGATTCGAAAATGTTAGAAGATGAAGTTAAGTTTTGGCTACAGACAGCCAAGAAAGAATATTTCTTTACTGACGACAGAGTCATAAAATATGAATCACCAAATGCGTAATGCAAGAAACCCTCTCCGCTTTAACAGAAGATATATCATCGAAAAAAAGGGGTAGGAAAGCAGTTAAAGAAAATTATTTTGACGTAAGGGAAGAGACTGCGGTAAGAAACTTTTTGTTAGCCGAATCTTCAGAAGAAAAAAATAAAATCTATAACGAATTCCTAAGAGCTCCTTTGGATAAGATGATATCATCTATTATCCGAAGATACAAATTGTATCGTAAAGATATGGATTTCATTGAAATACACACTGACACTCATTCTTTCCTGATGACAAAGGTGGATAAATTCAAACCCTCTAAAAACAAAAAAGCTTATTCTTATTTCGGCACTATTTGTAAGAATTATTTGATGGGTCAAATAATTAAAGACCAAAAAGAGACGAACAGAAAAATATCTTATGAGGATATATCCTCAATGATTGAAGAGCGTCCAGATATGATTTACACAATTGATGATGACGTTTTGGAAACAGATGTATTGATTGTAGAATATCTCAAAGAATTGAAGGATTTTATTGAGGTAGAAAACTTGAATGAAAATGAAAAAAAGTTGGGTTATGCACTCATAGACTTGTTTGACAACTACGAAAGTATTTTCTCCGGCGCAGATAACAATAAATTCAATAAAAATGTAATCTTATTGTCATTGAGAGAGATGACAAATCTAAGCACCAAAGAAATCAGAAGTTCAATCAAAAGATTCAAAAAGTTATACTTGGTTATTCAACATAAATTAAAAAATTAATGAAAAAGTATTTATTGATATGCCAAGACCACAAAGAAAAGAAATTAATTTCACTAAGGACTCCATCCTTGCCTTGATGCAAGAGATATACAACGAACTTGTAGAACAAAGACAAACCGCTATTCGTATCCAAAATAAAATGTTGTCAATGTTAAAGGACCCTGAAGACATGACAACCATAGGTCCCGTTATAGAGAAACAACAAAAAATTGTAAACGATTGTGTTGAGAAAAAAATAAGTCTTTCGAAACTACAGTCTAGTATTTGGGAAAAATCCAATAATTCACAGGAAAGCTTCTCAATGGCTGATTTGGATGACGACCTACTTCAAAATCTCATTGAAAAGGATGTTTCTAATGACGAGGGAACATACAAAATGAGATAAGATGCAAGCTAACAATGTCATAGATTTAACAAGTGGGGAACAAAGAGTAAACTCAAGAATAAGCGCTCTCAAGGCCGCGGTGGAAACTCTTAAAGCTGAAAAAGATTTATCAAAGTCAGTTGCGAACTCATTTGCCGAATCAAAAAATTTTACAACAAGTCAACTCGATAAAGTAAAAGATTTACAAAAAAGGTATCAAAGAAATCCCCCTAATTCGTTAGACCAATTAATAGGATACATCTTTCAAACTAAAGGACAAGGTTCTGAAACATTAAAATATCTAAGAAAAAAACTTTTAGAGGTAGCTACTACCTTAGAGCCAAAAGCCGCCGCAATTCTCAAAGAAGAATCTATAAAAGCTTTAGGTTGTTCACAAGAACAAACCTATAAAGGTGTATCACCTTCTTTACTTCAACTTCAACCACTCTCAACAATTCCTCAGGGACCTAATGATGGATTCCTTTACATACCCGTGCAATCAATCGATTTTTTAGAAAATTTAAAAAATGCACCCGATACTAAGATAGGAAAAGTTTATTACGAAAAACCAGAGCCATCCGCTGACCCAAAATTTAAACCATTTGGTGGGATTGATTATTATCCAATGAATAAACAACTCTATCAACTCATGGAACCTTCAAATAGTGGTAGAAGTTTATCTCAAATCTTGGGAAAAAATTACCAAGGAAAATCAGGACAGAATTTATTTGATGTTCAATATACCACAACAAATGGATTGGGTATTACTGGTAACTTTTATCGTGTTGCGTTAATTGATAGGGAAAATAATGCTGGGTTAACCTCTAACAAGGTTGGTGAATTTATCTCGGACTACTATAGCACAATAACCATAAATGACCCAGTGGATATTGGTGCACAGCTTGTTAACATAATTTCAGGTGCAATTGATATTGAAGCCAAAACAGGGTCAGGGCAAATCGATAATCAATCAAGATATGGAATCATATTACAGAGGATTTTGGGATTATGTTTTGATAACAGAAGGGAGATTGATGTCAGTGGAATTGCAAAGATAGCCGAATTAGATGGGGTTGATGAAAGCTTTTTTGAATTCAATGAGATTGATTTAAGAAATATTGATATACAAATTTCAAACATCAAAAATGGTGTGATGGAATTTGAAGACTGTGATAATATCAAACTCCCAGTAGACGCTACAAATTTAGTTGACCAATTAATTGCTTTTAGGGATTTAACTGGTGCCACAGTAGAAGAAAAAGTTGGTGTTTTGGAACAAATTCTAGATTCAATAGTAGAAAATCCTGAATGGAAAGTTTATGGAATCAATAATTTGAATTTGGATGTTTCTGTGAACAACAAAATTCTGAAAACTTTGCCATTAGCGGTTGTGGCAAATATTCTATCGCCAAAGGTTCTTTTACCAATATTCTCTGTGATGGCCATAACACAATCGGCTGCAACATTTACCTATAACCAAGCAGTTACAAGTGCCAACACTTACATAAATTCCGCGAATACAATAATCAATTCAGGAAACACCATGGCTACTGAAATTGGTCGAGAGGGTAGTAACATCATCACAAGTGGAACTGATTTTACAAAAAAATGGAAACAATTTATGATTTCCATGGTCACCAAAATCAATGCTGAATTTCTGAAAACACTTTATGATATTTTGAAAAGGGACATATTGAATTTAATTAGTATCATAATAAAAGATGTCGAAAATTCCAAAAGATTAAAAAACTATGCAATCATACTTAGATTAATTGAACTTGTATTAATAGTATCTCAATTAGTAAATGATTTTGCAAGGTGTAAAGATTTGACAAAAAATATTTTATTACTATTGAACTCAATCAATGGAATTTCTAATAATGCAATCCCTTTGGCATTGTTACCCGCAGCAGCAATATTACCAGGTTTTTCACCTCAAAGAGCAAACATTAACTTTTTGGAAAAATTACAGGCCTTGGGAATACCCACAGGTGTATTACCCGATGGCTCCCCCAATTTAATGAATTTGTATAATTTACTAACCAATAGAGCAATTGACGAGGAAAGAGCAGCAAACGAAAAAGTGGAAATCGTATTAACAAGCCCAATTAGTGGAGTCGGAAAAGCAATATAATTTATGACAAAAGAACAACTTGACGAAATTGTAAAAGAACAACCAAATCTGAATAATTTACCAAACAACTTATTGGTCAAATACATGGATTTATTGACAGATGATTTCGAATCAACAAAGAAAAATATTATCGCAGGGACGATTTATTTAGATAAAGTTGAAATGTTATATAATAATATTTTGAAAATTTACAACGATAGAGGAAATGGATAACAATTCAATTTTTTTTCAGGTAAGAGTTATCGATAACAATGACCCAATGATGCTCGGTAGAATTAGAGGGTGTCTCGAAATTGATAACGTTGAGGACATTTTAAGAGCAGTGTCGGACCCACCGTGGAATCCAGAGAAAGACCCTTGGACATCCCGTGACCCATTGGTATTTAATCCGCTCCTACCATACTTCTTATACCAAGTCCCCAAAAACGAGGAAATGGTTCAGGTTATATATTTGAACAAAGATTTCAAATATCAGAACCAATATTATGTTCAAAACACATATTTTAGCCCAACTTCAACATTCAATCAATTCCAATTTGGCGCAAATAAATTTACAGGAACGGGTATGCAAATCAAAAGCCCAAAACCTTTAAAAAACCAAGATGGAACTTATTCTGATAAGGCAATACATAAAGGTGTTTTTCCTGAACCTGGTGATAATGCTTTATTGGGTAGGGGTAGTGCTGACGTAGTCATCAAACAGGACGACGTTTTATTAAGAGCGGGTAAATTCAAAGGGGAAACTTTACAACCTAATGTTGTCCCCGTCAATAATCCCCAAAGGAGTTTTCTTCAACTTTCAAGATTTCAATACATTAAAAGAAATCAGCCAGATAGAACGTTTTATCAGTTACAAGAAAATGTAGTTTTGGTAAAATATCTTATAGAATGGGTTCTCAACAATCCCGAAAATTCCCAAGACAAATTCAATGGTTCGGTTTTTCTTTATCAGTTGAAACCTGACGCAACCGTAAACTCTAAAAACTTAAAAGTTGATAGTGTAGTTAAGGAAAATCTTAAATTCTTGGTGACGAAACAAAGTTTCACAATGTTGTCAAAAGAGGATGCCATCAAATATATAAATAATTTTATCAGGGACTGTAACAGTTCAGATAGAACCGTAGGTGGTAGAGTTGTTTTTCCGAATAACAACGCTGCCGAAAAGTTCCCAATATTTTATAGACCAAGTCGATTGATGAGTGAAAAACTAAATCTTACGACCCCGTCAGGTGTTAATGCAACATCAATTGAGGTCAAGAACATTTCGGATGTTTATAATAACATAAAATTATTATCAGGAATAAAAGGTGGTTATGGTCTCATATATGCAAAAAATAAAGTTGGTGAACCTCAAACAATTAAAAAACTTAAAGTTCCTGACGTAAAATATATAAACCAACAAAATACAGTTGGGGCTCTAGGTGGTGACAAATTATTCTTACTATCACATAATTCTCAAATTCCAGGTAAAGGAAAAATAAATTTTGACAATACCTTGTATGGTATCGGTCCTGAAGAATTTGCAAACATAGAATCTAAAACATCTAGCACCGTTAGAGGTGAAGAGTTATTGGAACTTATAAATTTGATTGTAAGATATCTTATTACACACACTCACGCTTATCCTGGATTACCACCAATACCTGTGACAGAAGACGGTTCTACGTCTCAAGAAATACTTACTGAACTACAAAATGCGGTAAACAAAATTCTGAACTCCAATATCCGAATTAATTGATATTTATAAAAAAAAGTGAATGTCAATTTTAAGGTCATATTTCAGTAAAAATAACACAATTATTTCCAATTCATACGTGAACACAGGACGTAACCCTGTTGTTCAATTGAATTTTGGTGCGTCGGATTACATAGTTCCAAACTATGGATATACACGTTTCATTTTTGATTTAGACCTACAACAACTAAGAGATTCGATTGCAAACGGAACAATTTCGACAGGATGCACATCGGCGATGACACATACACTTAAGATGACAAACACGTCTTCTTTTGACAACGAGTTACTCAACACCTTTATGTCCGACTCAAGGAGAAGGGCGACCTCATTCGATTTAATATTATTCAGAATCCCCAAAACCTCAGGCTCAACAGGTAACCCTCAAGAATGGGATGAAGGGGTTGGATACGATTATAACAATTTTAATTTAGCACAGAACAGTGCACAAGGTGGTCAATCCCCTTTGACATACGTTGACCCAAGAGCCTTTTCTACAAGACCATCCAATTGGTATCAGACTACCACAATTGATGATTGGTCACAAGCAGGAATTTACAATAACAAGAATGAGGGCAGTGTTAATTATACGGGTCTTACAGTCGTTTCTAGACAACATTTCGAGTTGGGTAATGAAGACCTCAACATGGACATGACAAACGAAATTAACGGTGTTTTAAACGGTTCTATAACGGGTGTAACAGGTTGGGGTTTAGCATATCTTCCTCAGATTGAAAATATAACAGGTTTGACCGATAGTTACAGTGTTGCATTCTTCTCGAGACATACCCAAACTTTCTACCAACCATACCTTTTGACCAATTACGACGATTTGATTCAGGATGATAGAAACCAATTTCTGAAGAACCAAGAGAATAGATTATATCTCTACATTTATCAGAATGGTGATTTGGTTAATCTTGATAGTGACCCGTTTGTGAGAATAGAAGATAGAGTTGGTGTTGCTGTAACTGGTATGGAGGCATTGACAACTTGTTTAAGAACTAAAGGGGTTTATGAAGTAATTGTTCCGAATGGTTTTACAGGTGCTACCCCATGTCAATACTACGATGTTTGGTCAGGATTAACAATTAATGGTCAATCACTTCCAAACGTATCGAATACCTTCACTCTTCAACAATATTCTGCAGGAATACAAATCGGAACTCTATCCAAAGAACCTCAAAAGTTTGGTTTCAATTTTTACGGGATTCTACAGAACGAACAAATTTTGAATACAGACATTAGAAAGGTTGGTGTCACAATTAAAAAAGCATACACCGGTCAACAAATGTTATTAGATGTATCAGCATTTTACAGGGTTTATGTCAAAGAAGGAACAACAGAAGTATTAGTTCAAGATTGGACACCAATAAACAGAACGCCAAATGAGTATTATTTCATTTTCGATATGAGAGATAAAATTCCTAATCAATATTATGTTGACATTCAAGTTAACACTTCAGGTGAGAAAGATACTTATAAAAGACAATTAACGTTTAACATAGTAAATCAGAAACAAAATGGCTAAAGTTGTAAAATTAACCGAATCAGATATAACCAAGTTGGTTAACAAAGTTCTCAATGAATCATACCAAGAGCATGAAAATTACATGTTTTTTTCTAACCTCAAACAGATTATGAGACAATGTAAAATGTTGTTGGAGTTTGACCCACAGATGATAGATGAAATTTTACAAAACGGTCACGACTGGGCCGATGACCACGTTACTGAGGCTAAAACCAACATGGACCAAGTTTTTGATTTTTTCATGAATGAAAAATCTAAAATGGGAGATTATTTAGATTTCGAAGATTTGAGTGAAGGTAGAAAAAAAACAGGAACTAAACTTTGTGCAAGAGGTAAGGCAGCGGCTAAGAGTAAATTCAAAGTTTACCCATCAGCTTATGCAAATGGATATGCCGTTCAGGTTTGTAAAGGAAAAATGCCAGGTTTAGATGGAAAAAAACAATGTTCAGGTGCATATTGTTAATTTGATTATTATTTTTATCTTTGATTAATGGATAACAAAGTTGTTGGTTTCATCCCGAATATATTATATAAGGTTTTTTTAGCACTCAAGGAAAAGTTCGACCCCAAAAAACCGTTGCCGGCTGACGAAAGAATCACCTACGAAATATGTAGAAAGGTCCTTGACGACTCAGATTCAAAATTAACTTTAGCCCCATTATCTAATAAAAGATTTATAAAAAACGAGTCCAAGGATATGTTTATTGTTTTACATGACCATAGTGTAAAACTAATAAATCATATATACAGTTATTCCGTGTATATCTCAGACACAAGTCTTTACGTAGAGTTAGTCGAAAAATTTGACAAGAAATTGGATGATGAAAGAATGAAACTTGAGATTGAAATCAATAATAATATCAATCATTCTTTAGAGGAAATTTTAAAAAAACTTGATTAGTATCTCCCACTAAAATATACGTATAATACCTCAGGTATTCTGAAACAACTTTTCTTTTCACCTTTATTGTTTACACAATCTATTGGTTTTAGATTTTTTACAAGTTTTCTCAGTTCATATGGGGCTTTACTTGTCATTAGGTAAACCTGTTCAACAGGATATAACAAATTGGGACTATATTCTTCTTTTAAAACCCTCTTAATTAATCCCCTCAAAGATTCATTTTTTGGTTTATATGAAGTCATTGTTGGTTTGTTACCTGTTCCCATTTTAGGGTCTTTTTTCTCAGCTTTCCTTTTTTGAGCACATGCATTCTTTTTTTGAGAGTCACTCATTTTTGAAGCAACACCTGCCGCTCTACATTTTGGATATCCCTTACTATCTGCCTCGGGTCTTCCACACGGAGGATGTCCCCCACCTTCTTTTTTTCTACATATATTTACCCAAGGTCCTTTGGGTTGTTTACTACCTTTTGGTTTCTTTTTTGTCCCAAACCATACCGCTAAATCCTCTTTTAAAACTGGTTCATATTCAGTTTTTGGTATATGTGCAATTCTTTTTACTTCTTTGGGTGTTCCAAGGGCATCACTTCCCATGGGTGAATACCCATTTATTGGATTTCCGTCATCATCGCTTTGTGAAAACATTTCTTTTGCTTTTTTAGCTCTTTTTATTGCCTTCGTTTCGTTTTTTCTTATTAACGTTTGGTCCCTTTCCATTTCACCATCATAACTATCGTAAGCATTCACCGCACTAACAAAGTTCGATACTGGTTTCGTGAAAGGTTCCAAGGGCTCTTTTTCCCATATTTGGGGTGCAAGAACTAATGGTATTTTCATTCTACCTGAACTACCTGAACCAGTGGCTTCATTAATGAATCTTTTTTTCATATATTTCTTAATATAAATATCCTGTAAAATGTTTGATAACAAGAATCAATTAATTTCTCGAATTATAGAAATTGAATATCACATTACCTCAGAAATCTCTAAAGGACATAAACCTTTTTTTGGTGACTATTTAGAACCTCTCAGACAAGAAGTTGACACATTGAGATGTATTGTATTCGGTTACAATAGTCCATATTGTAAAAAAAAATTGGTGGATAAAAAATAATCGATTAATTTTGTGTGATATGAAAAAATATTATTTATTTATCTTGTTTGTTATATCTGTTTTTTCCACTTTCGGACAAAACCTCGGATTTAAAAATCCGAAAGATTGTTATCAATTTTTATCACAATCAGAAAAAATCTTACTAAATGAATGTTTGGATTCTCTAAATGTTAAACTTGATTCAATCAAAGGAGTTGATGAAATTTATGATTCACCAATTTTATTGAACTGTAATATAAAAGCTGTAGTTAAAAGTGATTACCTTTTCAAGGATTCTAGAACACAAACTTATACAAACTATTTAATTGAAACACTATTTCGTAATGCAACACTGATGGAACCAAAATACATGGTTTTTGTTAATAGGGATACTAATGGTTCAAAAATAACGGTGCAACAATATTATTAAACTTCGTAGGGTTTTGCTTCTTCCACGTCTTTAACTTCTAAAGAACGACCCTTGTTTTGTTTTACAATGAAATAATCATTTGGGGTGTAGGATTCTCCAGTCTTAAGTTTCTTTCTATTTTTTTTGTATTTGTCTAAAATATCAAAATCATACACAGGACCCAAAGATAATTTTCCGATAGCAGGTAAACCATTTTCTTTTGTATAGACAACCCAATTACCCTGACTCCTTTCGAAGTTAGTTTTAATCAAAGAGGCAATCATATTCGCGGTTTCGGTTGTCTCATTATTTTCGAATGTGGAACCATTCCACCTTAGCGATAACTCAGAAAGTTTCGGTAAACTAAATTCAGTTTTCTCAATGATGTTACTTTTAGGTCTTTTCGCAAAAACATCATAGGTATCTCCATTTTTAACCAAATATATTTCCTCCGCCTTGGTAGGTTCCGTTAAGGATGTGTTTCTTGAAAAAATAAAATCATAGTTTTGCTGTTGTTCATTAATTACTCTATTAACAATTTCCACAAATTCCGATTCCGTTAATCTTATTATTTTCTTGGTCATATAAATAAATATCATAATAAAAAAAAAGGGTCCCGAAGGACCCTTTTATATTTTGGTTAGACCATATTATCTCAACTCTTTCAAATCGAATGTTCTAACACCATCAACTGTGATTCTACCGTAGAATCTGTTGTTCACCATTTTCTTAGCGTATCTAGTCATGATACCTTTGATTGGTGTGAAGTTGAATGGGTTATACATTGTTGGAGTAAGTTGTAAAGGTACATATGGTGCGTAAATGTAACCTGTATCAAGAAGCGAAGTTCCTTTGTGACCGATTAACACTTGGTTTGGTGGGAAGTAAGGGTCTCTATAAACTTGGTATCTACCAGCTAGAGTTCCTACTCTTTCAATACCCATGTTGTATTGGTCTTGCTCAGGAGCTGCGTTTGAAACGTGGAAATATTCTAAATCATCAAAAATCGCAGAGATTTCAGAAGATACAACAATCCAGTTAGCACCGCCTCTTAAAGTTGATTTGTGAATTTGAGCTGACAATTGATTGATTGCAGTAATCAACGTTTGGTTCCAGTCTTTCTGAGTGTAAGAAACTGCGCCAGTTCCACCACCGAGTCTCTTCCAACCGTTGTAATCCCATCTCAAGTTCCATGCTGCACCTTTTCTAAGGTCTCTCAAGATTTCTCTATCGATTTCAGCCGCAACCTGCTCAGACAATAAAGCTGTCAATTCAGCTTCAGCGTCAATGTTGTGGAATGCTGCAACGTCTTGTGCCATTTCAGGTGACCATTGTGCTCTTAACTTTCTTTCTGTAACAGAAACAGTTACTGACATAAGGTCAAATGAAACCTCACCAATTTTATCTTCAAATTCTAAGTTCTTATACAATCTGTAAGTAGCTGAGAACGCTGAGTTTGCAGCTGTTGTTGAAGAGAATGTAGAACCTGTGTAACCGTCCATAGAACCTGTACATGTAATACATACTGGAACTTGAAGGTCGATTTCAAGATAGATATCACCATTTACATCACAGATGTTGTCATACTGACCACCATCAGTTAATGAACCTGGGAAATCTAAAGTAGCGTTGTTGTTACCGTATTGAACGATACCTTTACCATATCTTTGAGTTACTACTCTGAAAAGGTAAGGACCACCACCCGCTGTTGTTGGGTTAGCAGATACACCGTAGATAGTCAAATCAGACAAGAATGATTCTGTGTCGATTGGGTTACCATCAGGACCGATTAATTTACCTGCTCCGTCAGATGCAAAACCTGACATGATAACTAATACTTTTCTATAGTTATCTGTTGCGTATGCCGCTGGTTCAAGATTCAAAGTTGTGTTGTTCCACTGAGCTGTTACAACTGAAGTTATTGCAGATGTTACAGAAGTGAAAGAACCCTTAGAATAATCGAATAAACCTGGTGGGTCTAACGCTGGTTCATTACCCTCATAAAATCTATCATAAAGGTCTCTACCATTGTTATAGTTGTATCCTGCATTTGGAGATGTTGGACCATCTGGTGCACCGTATGGTGAATAGTGTTGATTAAGACCTGCAGGTGCTGCTGGGTCATAGCTCTGAATGTTTGGTACAAAGTAGAACAATTTACCGATTGGTAAGTTCATTGCTTGTACTGAAACGATATCGTTAGCCAACAACTTAGAGAACACTCTTCTCACGATTGGAAATACAACAGTTTCAAATGCACCTGTATCAGATGTAGATGAAGCTTCGTTGATTAAGTGAGAAGCTTGGTTTTCATAAAGTTGAGCTACGTTTTCTCTCATGTGACCTTTAAGACCCTCTAAGAATCCTAATTTGTCCCATTTGTTGATTGTGTCTTCTTTGATAACTTTAAGGTGCTTAAGACCGATGTTACCAACAAGACCTGATTCTAATAATGCTCCCATTTTGAGTATTTTTTAGTTTTTATTTATTTTATTTTTTACCCCAACTTAGACATTAAGTCTTTCATTCTTAAGAATTGAGGATTTTCGTATGTTTTAGATTCAATCAAATTTGTCGCTGAACCTGATGAAACAGTATTGTTAATTTTCTTTTCAACTGATTCGTTGATAGACTTTGATTCAGTCTTACCCAACTCATCTTTGATTGACTTATAAAGAGATTTCGATTCTTTCAATGATTCAACGTCGTCAAATCTTCTTAGAATATTAATTTTCTCTTTTTTAGTTGTTGAATGTTCTGTAAACAATCTTGTAGCATATGCTAAGTTTGAATTGAAGATTGCAACTTCGTTCAGTTTTTCTCTGAATACATTAAGCGCTTTTCTATACTCTTCATTTTTCTCTCTCAACATTGTTACTTCAGCTTCTGTAGATTCTACTTTCACACCATTTTTACCATAAACAAAGTTTCTGTTTGGTGTAATTTTTCTTAGACCTCTACCTTCTTTTGAACCCATTCCGTAAGTTCTTGCAGCTTCTTTAGTTTCTGCCTTTTTAATAACTTTGGATTTTCCTTCCATATTTTCGCCTTTCTTGTAGTCGAATTTAGCTTTACCAGTGCCCATTGTTTTAGGACCTTCTTTTTTGTCCTCTTTGAATCCACCAGCTGCTTTGTCCTTGTATTTGAATTTAGGACCGCTACCAATTCCAACCCCTTTAGGTTTTACTGACATTTTTTTACCCTCTTTAGTCTCAGACTTTTTCAAGCCCTTATGAGCTTTTTTGTGGTTGTATGCTTCGTCCAACATATCATCATCTTCTTCGATTTCTTCAGAATCATCCATGTCATCAGATTCGTCCATCATGTCTTCATCTTCTTCGTCCATTTCTTCAGATTCGTCCATCATGTCTTCATCCTCATCCATTTCTTCAGATTCGTCCATCATGTCTTCATCTTCTTCTAAAGATGACTCGATGTCAAGTTCAGTGTCCATGGGTTGTTCGTCCATTTCTTCCTCTTCTTCATCGAATTCGATTTCATACATAACTTCTTCTTCATCTTGGTCAACTTCAAAGTCGTTGCCGTCATTTGAGAAGATTGCGTCAATAACTTTTTGAGTATCAACGTCTTCCATTTCGTCCATTTCCATTTCTTCTAAGTTTTGGTCTTCTTCAGACTCACCAAGCTTTACAAGATATTCTGTGTCAGCATCGTTATCTTTAAGGTGAATGTCTTCACCATCTTTTTTAACAATAATTCCGTCTTCTTCGCCCATAGCTTTGAAGACTCTTAGAATTTCCTCGTCAGAAGCGTCAGTTAAATCTATTGGAGTTTCATCAGAATCCATGTCCATGTCTAATTCTACATCCATGTCCATTTCATCATCATTATCAGTATCCATCTCGTCGTCTGACTCAACGTCTCCGACTTCCATGTCTACCTCTGCATCAACCTCTTCTTCATCGTCTTGCTCTGAAAGAGATTCTTTTACTAATTGATTGATTTCTTCCTTCATAGTAGAAGCAAGTATTCCTTTTGCATTTTGGGCAATAGCTTCTTCAACATTCTTCATTTGAAGAAGAGCCTCTTGTACTAAATTTTTATTTTCTTGCATGAAAAAATATATTTATTTTACCTTATAAATAGTGTCAAAAGATAAAAAGTTTATTTAGGCTTGTATAAAAGCCCTATTTTGTTTTGATAAAGAATTCAATGTTTTGTCAGTCTGATTAGCAATCCAACTATTCACATTAGATAATGTGTCATAAATCAAATATGATTGTTGTAGATTACTTTGGTTCAATAAAATCACACTGTAACAAACCTGTGACGATGGTTCATTGAGAATAACCTCCGTATCGAAATTTGAAATTGCCTGAGGTATAAAATTGTTTGAGTCACAATACAAAATTGCTGCGGACATACTACTACCACTTAAATTCACGAGGTGTAGAGTATTCTGAGAGTCTTTATAGGATAAATTGAATAGCATACTTATTTTCTTTATAAATATGTTATTACAAAAAAAAAGTGGTCAAATTTGACCACTTTGAATTATTTTTCGATTACTTCATCGATTTTACTTTCGGAAACTGAGGTTATCCTCCAATCATATGAAAATGATTCATATCTTTTGGTAACTTTAGCTTCCACATCGGTTACAGAAAAACCTTTTACTAATTTTTCCTCTCTAATTTTTTTGATTTTTCCTGTGCTATCGTCAGGTAATTCATATTGAATTTTTGCTACAAAATACTTTTCGTCCATAAATTTATTTTCCTAAATAATGAGTAAGTTTTTTCATTAAGTCAATAGACTTGTCCTTGGTATCAGTAACTTCTCTTGACTTTTTTTCCTCCTCCAAATTTTCTTCATATTTAATTCTGTCCTCAGGATTCGTGAACAAGTAAGCACCTGGTGTCGATGGTGATGAAACTAAATCAAAACAAATTAATTCAAAATCGTCTTGAACTTCATTTCTTTCCCCTACTTTTTTTAATGAACCAACTCCACGAGATGATATACCCAAAGTAACTCCTTGTCTCATGAGATTTGCAGCTACGTCACCTTTGGATGATACTATACCTCTCTCATGAAAACCTGGTGTGGTAAGTAATTTTAACTTACCCATCAAAATATTTTTATCCCACCAAATGTCTGTAATTAAATGTGATACTCTATCCAAATCAATTAGAGAGGATTCGGGATGGTTCAACTCAGAAGTAGACAAACCCTTAGAAATTATTTTTTTATAATTGTCAGCTTCTCTTTTCAGAATTCTTTCAGGATAAAATCTACCGTTCCTATTTGGTGTGTCATACTTTTGTAAAACAGCATAAAACTCAAATGGGTTCTTATAATCTAATTTTGCAGATTCTTGTAGTATCTTAAAATTATTTTCATCTTTTGGTGAAACATATCCCGCATCCATTTCGATGAGAATACCATGACCGAGTTCACTTGCTTCTAATATACGTAAATTTTTCATTAAGTCTTTTAGGATAAATATATTGTTAATCCAAGTTTGTTTGTTCAGCCTTCTTAGTAATCATAAAAATGAAATGATTATTATTTGAAATGTTATTTTTATAAATTGATTTTACAATTGATTTGATAGAATCTTTTAATTCTTTAGACTTAAAATCTAATGTGTTCTTTGTGAAAAGATTTACTTCTAAATTGAAGAATGATTTTTTTCCTGATGATATTCCACTTGTTCTTAAGTCTAAATCAACAATACTTTGTTCTCTGAATATTTCAGTATCTATTGAATTAAATACTGAGTGTTTTATCTCTCGACTGAGGTTACATACAACTCTATTCCAATTATCATTTTCATTTTTTGGAGTTACCCAAGACTGTATGTTTATGTATAAAGATTTTAAGTTTTTAGAGTCTACTGTTCCATACATTGTTTTGATGGGTTGAAATAGCTTCAACTTGACACTTTTTCCTTTCTTCATTAAGTTTCATATTATATTAGTTTATTTTGTAAAAAAATACTATATATAATCAGTAATGTCAAAAAAATGAATTTTTGGAATAATTCCAAATATATGTAATATATGTTGATTATTAATATAAAAGAAAACGAGAATATCGAAAAGGCACTCAAAACCCTTAAATCAAAAGTAATTAAAACCAAACAGAATCAAATTTTGTTTGAAAGAAAAGAATATACCAAACCCTCAATTAAAAAAAGGTCAGAAATACTTAAAGCAATCTACATAGAAAAAAAGAGAAAATCTTAAATAGAATTCTCTAAGTCTTTCAATTTCATAAAGTTAATTTGGTCAAATTTTTCATCTTTCAATTTAACAATTGTTTCATTGATTTTTTCTTTGACTTCATTTTCTTTTTCTTGTTCTAAAATGCTTTCTAATTTTACTATAGTTTTTGTCTTAAGTTCTTCAAACTTATTCTCCAAAGTTTTGTTGTCTTCAGAAATTATTTGAAAAAATTCCTTTTTGGAATTTTCGTCCATAGTTTCAATAAAATTCATTAAAGTTTGATTCGCAATTTTGACCATGGAACTTACAGGAATATTGATAGATTCTTTTATTGTATTCATCTCCTCTTTTAGAACTGAAACAATATTTTCTTTAGCCGTAATTCTTTCTTTCAAACTTATGTTTTTAGTATAAACCAAGGTATCAATATCTTTGTATTTGTTTTCAATACTTTCTTGTAATGACTTAGGCATTTTGATATTCGGTAATATTCTCTGTAGTAGAGAAACTCCTTCTTCCAAAAATTCTTTAGCTTGAGATTCTGACAACCCTTGAGGTGAACTCAATTGGTCATAAATTGAGTAGGCTTTTGACAATGATTTATTATTCAAAACATTGTGTTTGAATTCTCTAATGTTTTTCTTAAATTGTGCTTCATCTCTGTAAGATTCAAGCAAGTTTTTTTCAATGATTGATTTTACTTTACCGAAAGTCATCTTGGTGTATTTTCAAATAAATATTATGAGTTCAACAACTTATCCAATTCTTTTTCAATTTCACCCAAAGATTGTTGTGCAATACCAAGATTGAGGGAACTCTTCCCTTTAATCATGTCATTTTCCAATAAAATATTAAGTTCTTTCTCTTTCGATTCAGGAGTAATCTCACCCCCCTCAGTAGGTGGTGGTGGAGGAGGAGCAGCCCCTAACTCTTCACCTCCCCCTGGAGGAAGTGGTGGTGGAGGTGCAAGTTCTTCTTCTCCGCCTGGTGTTGTTGAAGCACCTGCGGAAGGTGTGCTACCTGAAGAGCTACCATATAATTTGTCAATATTATCAAATAACCCTGTTTTACTTATAACAGTAGGTGTTGCTTTCAATTCTTCACCAACTGCTCTTTCGATTCTTTGTTGTTGTAAATCGAGTCTGATTTCTTCATCAGACCAATTAAATATGTGTTTCTTAGCCCATGTTGCAGAAGTTGCCGCAATACCAAATCCAGTATCTGCAACCAAATCTTTATATAGAAGAACTTTTTCTTTCCAAACATCAACTTTCAATAAGTCAGCTTGAGTTGATGGGTTAGTTAGTCCTAAAGTAAAATTATTCAATTCATCTTCGAATCCTAATAAGAACAGATGAACAATTGCAATCTTATTAAGTTCCGCCAACATACTCTTCTGAATTCTGTTGATAGTTCTAGCAAATCTAATATCTTGTAAGGCTAAGTTTTTACCATCTCCAACTACTTCCTCGAAACCTAAAAACGCCTTTGGAACACGGAGTGCAGTGAGTAACTTTTTCTGAATATACTCTATATCGGCAATCTCTGATAGGTTCGTTGCACCTGGTAATGTATCGATTGGACTAGGTGCCGCAGGGTCACGAACAGGAACAAAGTAGTCTTGGTCAACCGCCATTTGATTGAATCTCATGTCTACATTACCTGTCTTACTATCAACAATTTGTTCTCTTTTGAATTTGTTGGCCACACGTTGAACATATGCTTCAACATCGTCATCGTTCATATTCCCTACGAACACCTTGAAAATTCTTCTTTCAGGTGCTCTTGAGGTTCTATAAATCAACATCGCATCTTCACAAAGAAGAAGTTGTTTCCAAGTTCTTCTCGCTTTCTCCAACATAGATGTTCCATAAGGAAGTTTTCTGTCATCACCTAATAATCTAAAGTGAGCCATTTCCCAAGATTGGAATTCCATATTCTTGTTCTTCCATGTAAAATGAAGGGCTTTTTTGTCTTTATCTAATTCTTGTGTAATATCAACTGAGATTTTTGCACTAACTCCAACCTCATGTCTTTCTATTTCAATTGTTGGTAGTTGTTGACAACCTACAACACCCTTTTCAGGGTCCAGTTTCAAATAAACAAAGTTATCACCATACTTACAAGTGTTTCTTGTCCACATTGGCAAGTTGGTGTTGATGTCTAAATTACTATTGAATAAATCCGCCAAAACTCCTTTGATTCTTTTTGACTCAGAATATATCTGAAGAATAAAACCATCCTCATTTGTAGTTGTCGACTCCTCTGCGTATATATCCAAAGCGGCTGAAATTTCGGGTGTATACTCCATTGACTCATAGTCATACTGAGCAGACAATCTTGTTGGTTCGTAGTAGATTGCTTGAGAATATAAATTATTCTCTACCTTAGCCCACTGATTAGCCAAGTAGTAAGTCTGTTGTGCTTGAAGTTTTTCAACCTCGTATTCCTCTCTACTTTTGGTGCGTAGTAATTCTTTTTTATCAAACTTGAATGTAGGATAATCTTGATTCAGTAAAGAATTAGGTCCAAAAGTTTTCGACAGTCGTTGCCAAACTGTCATTTTTTGTTCAGCCATATTACAATTTAACTTATTACGTCAATAATATAAATAGTTATTTGGCACCAAATAACCACCCATATTTTTGATAATCCTGTTTAGAAGGACCCTGATTATTTGGGTGTTGCCTTCCCATTTGTGGCACGAAAGGATTGAAAAATTCTGAAGTATTTTTGTTTTCATTTACAACTGATGTCCATGAATTCAACATTGCCTTAGTATGATTTACGACTTTCTGTAATGATTGAAATGATTTTTCCGCAACATAAATTGCCATTGACATCCCCATAATACAGTCGTCGTGATGTCCCTTTTGATGGTCGGGTCTACCATTTACATAAATGAACGTATTCATTTCGTTGTATAATCTATGTGAATATATTTTGAATTTGTGTCTAACCGCTTCCTCAAATGATGAAATAATTTGAACTCTCTTGGAATTGAAATTTATTCCTGGAATTTTTTCATTCAGTTTGGGGTCCCATTTCCATTTGTTGGTTGTATCTACATTATCAACATATAGTCCTGCAGGATAAGACATCTCTTGCATTTTTCTTGCAGTTGAAACCCCCATCCCTCCTGTTATATCTATAACACAATATGCATTATACATTGAACCCCATTTGAATGCTATTTCTGCAATTACATCAGGTGGGACTTTACCAACATATTCTAATACCTGTTCTCTTTCATCAAAATCGATTATTTGTATACACGAAAAATCCTCAGAATCTCCACGTGATACGTCAACACCCATAACATATTTGTGATTATTTTCGGGTTCCTTGAATATCCATAACGCACCCCCCATTAGTTTTGCTGATGGTTCCCTTAGAGTGTTATGTGAGATTTCTTGCATCAAATCAGATTCGAAAACGTTATCACCTGAACCCAAGAAGTTACATTCCAATTCCTGAGCAACTTTTCTTCTATCGAATTTGAGTTTCTTTACCATACCCTCAAACCAAGCAGAACAAGGTTTGTATCCTTTAGCAATATAATCTGTTGTTGTTGTATGGTCCCTTTCATAAGGGTTTTCTACAGATAAATCTAAAACTGTATCGGCAGGATAATCCTCCCTATTCAACAGAAAATGAACTAAGTCATTCGTTTTCACCATATACAGGTCTTTAGTATATCTTGGGTCTCTATACCAAAACATCTCAGAGATTTTGAATTCATTCATTCCTCTCAAGGCTTGGTCATAGATATCATAATAAATTGGGTCATAACCGTTTGGAGTTGATATTACAATCACCTTACCACCCGTGGAGAGTGATGCCATACAAGCGGACCAAAAGTCGTTGTCGGCTTCAATGAACGCCGCTTCATCAAATACAAGTATAGTAGGGGTATAACCTCTCAGGGCATCTCTTGATGTTGCAACCGCTTTTACTTCACAATCATTTGTGAGTTTGAAATGTCGTTGAGAATTTTTTTCAGCGGAAAATCCAACACCAACCCATGATGGCCATTGTTCAGTGAATCCCCTGATTTTGTTTGCCATCTCGACAGATGTATCGAGTTTGTTAGCGATAATGAGAATTTTTTCTGGCTTATTCTTTTTTGCAAATACTAATTTTTTTGATGCCCAAGCAGCAGTCACTGTTGATACTCCAGCCTGACGATACTTTAAGGCAATATTTTCATTATACTTATCGTAATCTTCTATCAGTGAGACTTGGTCAGGGAATAAATCTAATGGAACATACTTCTGAACAGTGTTGTCGTATGTTTGTAAATAAGTTCGAAGTGCATAAGGAGTGCTCCTAACACACTTCGTAACCTCTATAATTAATTGTTCTTTAGTCACAGGTAAGGTTATTTAGGTCTTGATATACCTAAACTACCTAAGAAATCATCTAAGTCATCTTCGTCATCCTCATCTTCAGAGTCTGACCCAGTTTCTTCCTTGTAGTCATCAAACTCTCTTTTGAGTTCTTTAGCTTCTTTCATGATTTCATCGAATCTTTGAGTTGCTTTTTTCACTTTTGATTGGTCTTCGGAAATAGCGTTTCCGATAATCTCCAAAAATTCTTCGGCAGGTATTTGGTATAACTGAATGTGGAACCAGTTTATTAGACCCTTGTTTTCCTCTTCAAACATTTCATCGGGTAATGCGAATCTGATTTTTTCTACGATTTCAGGACCTATTCTTAATTGCATAGGTTCGTTAGATAAAATATCAACTTGACCTTGAACCTTTTGTCTCATGTCCGGGTCTTCAGGTAGACCATATCTACCTTTAGCTTCTTCTATACCTTTTATAATTTCATGACACAAGATTGGGAAAATCATACCAAAGGCGTTTATTACAGTATCTGGTTTTTCTTCAGATTCTCCTTCTTCATCTCCTTCTTCATCATCATTGTCAGAGTTTCCTAATTCGACCTTTCCAGCTACGCCTTGACCTGTTTGGCTCATCATCTCAATCATTTGTTCCATAGTGAAATACATGAAATCATTGATTGCCATTATACCCAAGTAATCCCTATATAGAGATGGGTCAATTGCATCCAACCTTTCTTTAATTTCAGGTTTTTGAAAAACGTAGTGTCCTTTTTTTGCCGCCCCTTGAATTATAGCATTAATGATGTTTCTTTTGTGTTTTTCAAGTTCTAATTGTTCTTCATCTGTCAAATCTTCAACATCAAAAGAAATTTGTGGCATTTGAGGTTTTTTTTCCTTTTCTTCTTCTTCGTCTTCTTCAGGTTCATATCTGAAGTTAGAAACATCGATTGGTTCCCTATTAAGATATGGCTTTATAGTAAACCAACCAGCAGGAATTTCGGTCTCATCTAAAGACGCCTCAACAGCTAACTGCTCTAACTCATCCCTGTGTTGAGATTCGATTCTCATTATGTTAGGTAAACGACTCATCATTTCCTGATAAATCATGCCTTGAACCTGTTTTGAACTTATATTTCTATTTCCAGTAACTTCTCTCAACTTATCGGCTACTTTTCCGAAACGGGAACTCACTAACCTTTGAACATCTTCAGTCCCCTTTTTCAGTGCAGGATTTTTTGCATAAAGACCTTCAGGGTCTTTCAATTTTCTTTCAAGACTAGGGTCCATTCTTTCGCTTCTCCCACCGTAATTGATTTGTTCTTTAATTCTCTTTGCCATGTTATTTTTCTAATAGATTCATAATTAAGTCAATCACCTCATCTTTAGCAGACTTAGCGGAAACCTTTTTAGCTTTAGGTGCTGGATTTTCACCAGGGTTAGGATTTTGTCCAGGGTGTTTTGGTCTTGGTCTCGGGGCAGGTTTTCCAGGTTTCGTGCCAGGTTGTGTTTTTGGTTTGGTAGGAGCTGTTGAAGGTCCTTGTTCCGAGATATATTTAACTAAATCACCTTTAGTTATTCTTGGAGGCAAGTTTTTTTCTACTATCTTCATAATTTCGTTTTCTAAGAATAAAGATACAGGATTTTTTCCTTCCTTCAAAGACTTTTTTACATCCTTTACACATCTTTCGTATTTGTTTTTTTCTTTAGCACTCCAAAGATGTCTTTCCTTTGTTCCAAATTCTTTTCCTAATTGTGCAGTGCAGATAGCCCATGGATTTTTCTTTGTCTTCTCTTCCGACATCCCCATCATTTTTCTATTATTATCAGAATCATTATCCATTCCGTCAGGAGCCATATCATTTGCATCATGAGGTGCCTCTTGACCTGTAAGTGATTGTAACGCATCCGCACCCAAGGCGTTTTGGTCAGTTACATCATCTGTTTCAGTCTCATCTAATTCTCCTTCGGTTGTTTGAGATGCAACCACATTACCCGCAGCATCCATCTTTATAGATACTCCATCAACATTAGCACCCGTAGTCCTTGCAGTTGCCGCAGGTATAGTTGTCTTTGTGATTTGTTTTTTTTCTTGTTTAACTTGTTCACTAATTACAAATCTATCAACAAGAATATCAATTTGGCTTTCGCTCAATTTAGAAAGTGTCTTTTCAGTAAGACCCTTCTCTATCAGTTTTTTAATCTTTATTTCAGTTTTCATAAACTACTTTCTTTTCAAATTCTAAAATCAAATCTCTTTCGTAGAGTTTGTCTTTTATTTGTTGTTCTGTTTCACCAAATCTGAAGACTAATCTTTTTTTATTTTCATCATCAGACTCCCAAGCTAACGAGACTACGTCATCAATTGCATCTACCATAGAAAAAAAATCGGAGTTCTGAATCAAATCCAATTTTATCTCGGTATTTCTCAGAACTCCTACTTTCTTTATATATTTTAACTCAGGTGGTGTCGGGTATCCATTAGATGGTTTACTCTCCCAATATTCTCCCCACACATCCAAAGTATCTGAGAAAATGAATTCGTAAAGGTTGTCTCCTTTATAGTTGGGACCTAATCCGTTTACAAATATCAATTGACTCATACTAATAATCCTTCAGGTGAAATTTTAACTTGTTTTCCTTTATTTTCAAAAACTAAGTTTTTTTTGTTACTTTTACCTATGATGGTTGCGTTAATGTTTTCTTCTAAAAACTTTTTTGCTGCCATTTTTTGTTCGATAGATTCACCAAGTCTTTTGACTTCGGTCATCTGTCTTTTCAAAGAAATCATAGATTGTTTTTTTCTCTCACCAAATTTTTCTCTATTCTCCAATATTTCTTTTTTACTAATCTCGAAATATTTCGAAATAACTTTGTCGATTTTGGATTCACCAAAAATACTGTCAAAAATTGCTCCATTAGTAGATTTCTTTTCTTGCTCGTCTGATTGTGTTAGTTTCGAAGTTACATAAGATGCTACTACAGGTGCCGCTGCTCTTGCAATTGTATCCCATTGTTCACCTACCTCACCTTCAACTGGAATGTCCATATCTGTTTGGATATCTTCTACTTCAGTATCATAAGTAATATCTTCCTCTGCTGATGGTTCTTCCATACCCATTTCTTCATCTTCACCTTCAACCTCTTCAAATTTAGATAAAATATCTTCTTTATCTTCTTCACTTAAAACACCTAAATCCAATGAAGATAAAACCATGTTGATAACGTATTTCACGTTTTCAGATGTCATACCTTCTTCACTATCAAGAGTTCTTATTTTTTGTGTGAGTTTACCAGTAAGTTTTTGTATTGTTTTGAATGTAACTTTCTCTTCTCCACCAATTTCTACTTCAGCATCCATTTCAACTTCACCTTCAGGTGCACCCATTTCATCAGCCCCCATGTCTTCCATTCCCATTTCTTCACCGCCAATTGCATCTGGTGCATCTGCGGCAGAAACTTCAGCATCAGGTGATGGTGGTAATTCAGGAGATGGAACTGCAGGTGGTTCAGCTGGTGGAACATCCTGTGGTTCAGCAACGGGTTTTGGAGTCTTTAAAACGATTTTTTTTTGCTCACCATAAAGTGAGACACCTTCTTCGTTTTCGTTAATTCTATTCAACTCTCCCGCCAATAAATTCAATCTTTTGAATGCTTGAGAATATGATGAATAATATTTTCTATTCTTCATCGGCTCGATGTAATCTGTCTGACCTTCAGATACCATTTTCTTAATGATGTAACCTTGTCTTTCTTTTACAATCTCATAAGAATTACCGTCAGCTAGACCGATAGAATATTCGCTTCTACTTGTCTCATTAATTTGATTAGGAATAGACTCATTGAAACGAGCTATTTCCATAATTCTTTTAATTTTTTCTTGGCCTGTGAGCTTTTCACTTCCAATTGGTTTTAAGTCTGCCATATCTTAAATTATAATTTTTTTAGTTGTTTAATCCGTTAAACCCTCCTAAGGTTATTGCGTTTAGTTGTATCGCAATGCCATTCTCGGTTGCGTATGCTGGATGAGGTACTTGTGTTCCTGCAGGTAATGTCCCGCCACTGAACGAACCTAACATTTCAGCAGTATATTCATAATTTTGGTTTACAGAAGTTCCAGTATAAACCACACCACAATCTGCACAATCAACAAATGGACCGTCTACAAATGTTGCAGTTGCAACGATTGGACCATAACTTGTATCAGTTATGAAATAACAGTTATAATCTAAATTGTTGTTATCAAACGTGAATAAATACATTTCACCAATAGTTGGTGAAACTCCTGAAATCTCTACACTCCATGTTGTTCCAATACAATCCGTAATTAACCAGAATCCTGGAGGTGTTGGAGTTGGAGTTCTTGTTGGCGTAGGTGTTGTTGTGTTTGTTGGTGTCACAGGTGGTGTTCCTGTTGGCGTTGATGTTACAGTCGGAGACACAGTAGGTGTAGTTGTTGTTGTCGGTGTAACCGCTGGAGTTCCTGTGTTTGTTGGTGTTTGAGTTAATGTTGCCGATACTGATGGTGTAGGTGTTGATGTTTGAGCAGGTGTTCCTGTATTGGTATTCGTTGGTGTGTTTGTTGCCGTTACCGACGGAGTTGGTGTTGACGTAACTGAAGGAGTTCTTGTTGGAGTAGGTGTTTGAGTTCCTGTTACAGGAGGTGTTGATGTTACCGTAGGAGTTTGAGTTGTGGTAACTGATGGTGTAGGCGTTGGGGTGACAACCGCTTGACATGTTGCACAATCACCATAATCAGATGACATGAAACTAACCACATCCAAACCTGTTGTAGGCTCAGCATTATCGATAATGTCATAACAACCCTCAGCTGTAGCTCCTGTGAATCTTAAAAAGTAATTCCCGTTTACCGCAGGGAGATTTGAACTATCAAAATCGACTAGTATCGCTGGACCGCCACTACAAGCACCAATAAGATATGTAACTAAAGCCATCTAATTTTTCTTTATAAATATACGATTTATATAAAATAACTAATTATTATCAATCAAGAGACTTAATTTCAATTGAAAGTTCTTTGTCTTTGATTTTCGTTTTTTCATCGAATAATTTTCCAATGTGTCCTGACCTTCTCAAAAATTTGAAAACTAAATTTTCATATGAGAATTCACCGTCTTTATTTAAACCTGATTGTCTGTAGTCTTTGAGTTTTTCTTTCAATTTTTTCAACTCTTCAGTTTTACCTGTTGATTTAGCGTCTTCAACAGCATCGTCAATTTTTTCAGTCCAACATTTGATTTTATTTTTCAAAACTGACATATTAAGCTTCAATTCCTTTTTTTCAGGTTTATGAATCCATTCGTCATTCATTATTGAAAATACACCATCACTGTGGTGTTCGTCAGATTCACCCTGCGCATAGACTTCCACATCATATCCATAAATTTTGATATTGTGTTTGGAATTGAATATTTTCTTTTTTAAGTCAAATAGTTCTACGTAAAGTTCTTTTTCTTTTCCGTATCTCTCAAAATCTATAATAACGTGTAAATCAAAGTCTGAAAACTCAGACCAATTGTAGTTTGCCAAAGAACCCATTAGAAACACGTCTTCAACAAAAACATCATCACCTAAATCATCCACAAATTCTTCAGCAATCTTCATTAACCCTTTTCTGATTTTAGGTTTCAAAGTTGCCTCCTTTGGGTCATTTGGATTTTCCCAAATTTTTGGATTCAAAGTATCACGAACCGAAAAACTACTTATAATTTTTTGAAAATTACTCATCCTAAATAAATAGTCAGAGTGTTATAGTTTTTTATATTTGAATTTTTTTGAAATATCAGTTGTGAAAAACTTTCCTTGTGATTCTGATTTTCTGAACTTTGTGTAAATCTGATGTGGAACTTCATCGTATTCATATCGAAACCCGTTGTTAAATTCAACAATCATTTTTTTAGTTTCAGTATCATATTCGCTTTTTTTGATATTTGAAGATTTTATTTCATTCAAAATCTTTGTTCCTTTAATTTCTTCTTTAATTATTGCCATTTTCGAGTGGGGTTAATGAATCAATTTTAGATAATTTAGGTTTTAAATAAAGTATGAAATCATCATGAGAAACATCAAACCCATAATTTTTTAATTGTTTTTGAAGATTGTCTGCAAGCATGGATATTTCTGCTCTGATTTCAAAAATTCGGATTGGACCAGACGATACACTTTCAAGAGACTTATCAGAATAACCTTGTTCTTGAAATATAATTCTAAGTTCCAAGTATTTTTCTAAGATTTCTTGGAAGGAGGAATTATCCTCAACAAATTTTTTCCATAGTTCCATATTGTTAAATAGTTCTGATGATTATTACTATTTACTAATATCGTGTCATCTTTAGAAAAAATAATAAAAAAAGTTTTAATTGAGGTAAGAACCCAAAAAAAAGACGAATTCAATCGTGGTATGGAACATAGAATATATGCATCCAAATCTAACCCCGATAGACTATTCAAAGTGGGAGATGAGGGTGTAGGATATTGGGTCGAAGTATTCCGTTCAAATCCTGATATTTTTGCACAAGTTTACAGAACAGGAAAATTGGATAAATGGAATTATTACGCCGAGATAGAAAAATTGGAAACAAATAGGGTTTTAAACGAATGGCAACAAATTGAAGAAAAATTAGAAGAAATTGGAATTATCGATTCTGAAGATGGTTCATACGGAAGAGATATTACCGACATATACACCAATCATGGGCATGACCAAAAAACAATAACAGAAATTTCAGAGAAACTGAGAGATTACGACAAACAAACCTATAGTCTTTTTATCAAATATTTTAAACTTTTCAAAGATTGTGAAAGAGCTATTGAAAAAATTGTTGGTCATGAGACACTTGTTGATGCACATCGTTACAATTTTGGTTATAGTAAGGATGGTAAATTGAAATGTTTGGACATATAAAAAACCCCCGCCATTGATAACGAGGGTTATGGATGTTCCTTTTCAGAGCCTATAGAATACTAATTCTTTTCTTTTCTTGTTTTATATAATTGGGAACAAAAACTGTTAACATGCCGTCTTCAATTGTTGCTTCGATTGATGAAGGATTGTAACCTTCACCAATTTTAAATTCCTTAGAAATTTTCTTGGTTTTTTCTTCACCATTCAGTTTATAGTTTCTCATTCCGTCAATATGTAAAACACCATCTTCCATTTCTACTTTCAAATTTGTTTTGTTGAATCCTGGTGCTTCGAAAAAAAGATAAGCACCGTCTTTGGTGTGGTTTATTTCATAATTTTCTTCAGAATTATTTTTTAACACTGAGGTGGTGAAATTGTAATTTCCCCTTTTGTTGTTAAAGAATGAATCCATAAGGTCTTCAAAATTTGAGAAATTTGAGTAATACATAATTTTTAATTTTTGTTTTATAAATTTATTATTTATTTTTGAGTAGTCAACTTTGATACCAAACCACCACAAATGACAATTTGTAAGTGGAATTATAGATAATATGACAAAGTGTCAATAAAAAAAATAAATCCTGTCAATTTGTCAAAACATTTGTTTGTGTCTCAAATTTGATGTTAATTTGTAAAAATATCTACTATGAATGATTTAATGGATGACGACGAAAAAATGATGAGCAAGAAACAAAAACAATCATCAGACAGTCCAACCCCTGTGTTGGATAATTTTAGTCGAGACTTAAATAAGCTCGCAGAACAAGGTAAGTTGGACCCAGTTATAGGTCGCGACAGAGAAATCTTGAGAATTGCACAAATTCTTTCAAGAAGAAAAAAGAACAATCCAATTATTATCGGAGAACCAGGTTGTGGTAAAACCGCAATTGTTGAGGGACTGGCAATGAAAATTGTAAGTGGTGATTGTCCCCGTAACTTAGTTGACAAACGTATCGTAAACTTAGACCTTACCTCTGTTGTCGCAGGAACAAAATATCGCGGCCAATTTGAGGAAAGAATGAAAGTTATCATCGAAGAACTACAATCCAATCCGAACGTTGTTGTATTCATTGATGAAGTACACACATTGGTTGGTTCTGGTAACTCGGCGGGGTCTATGGATGGTTCCAATATTTTCAAACCCGCTCTTTCACGCGGTGAGATTCAAATTATCGGTGCTACAACCCTCGATGAATTCCGAAAGAATATAGAAAAAGACGGGGCACTAGAGCGTAGATTCCAAAAAGTTGTTGTTGACCCATCAACAGTTGTTGAAACAATCCAAATTCTCAAAAACATCCGTGAGAAATATGAAAGTTATCACAAGGTTTCATATTCGGATGAGGTCATCGAATCATGTGTTAAACTTGCAGACCGATACATCACCGACCGTGAATTCCCTGATAAAGCATTCGACATCTTGGATGAAGTAGGTGCAAGAATGCAGACAGAACTCAAGGTCCCTGAATCAATCGAAGAATTGAAAAAGAAGGCGGCTGAAATACGTCAGTTAAAAGTTGATGTAGTAAAAAAACAGAACTACGAACAAGCGGCACAGTTACGCGATAAGGAAAAGAAATTGTTGGACAAATTGGATACTGAGAAGAAGAAATTCGAAGAAGAAATGATTAACAACAAACAACAAATTTCCGTTGAGGATGTGTATGATGTGGTTTCTTCTATGACCAAAATCCCTGTGAATAAAATGAGTGTTGATGACACTAAAGCTCTTGTCAATTTGGATAAGGAATTAATAGGTAAAGTCATTGGACAAGACGATGCTGTTAGGAAAATTGCTAAGGCAATCAAAAGAAACAGACTTGGTATCAAAGACCCAAATCGTCCCATCGGTTCATTTGTTTTCTTGGGTTCGACAGGTGTGGGTAAAACTCACTTAGCTAAACAATTGGCAAAAGAAATGTTTGGAAGTGAAGACTCCCTAATCAGAGTTGATATGAGTGAATATCAAGAAAAACATACCGTATCTAAATTAGTAGGTGCTCCTCCAGGTTACGTAGGTTACGAAGAAGGTGGACAGTTGACTGAAAAGGTAAAAAATAAACCATACTCAGTTATTCTTTTCGACGAAGTTGAAAAGGCGCACAAAGATGTGTTCACAATTCTTCTTCAAATTTTAGATGATGGACATGTAACTGACAGCTTAGGTCGTAAAATCAATTTCAAAAATACCTTGATTATTTTGACATCAAACCTCGGTGTAAAGAAATTACAAGATTTTGGAACAGGTATTGGGTTTGGTTCTAGCACTTATAGTAATGAAGAGGCCAAGAAACAAGTATTGATGAAGGAAATGAAAAATTTCTTCTCTCCTGAGTTTTTGAATCGTATTGACGATACAATTGTATTCAACTCTCTTAGTCAAGATGATATTAAAAAAATCACTAAGATTGAACTTGATAAGTTAATCTCACGTCTCAACGAAATGAATTATAAAATCACATACGATGAGACCTTGACTGAACATCTCGCAAAAGTTGGATTCGATGAACTATATGGTGCAAGACCTCTCAAACGAGCAATCCAAGATAAAGTCGAGGATTTGATTTCAGAAGAAGTTTTGACCGACAAATTAGTAGAAGGAAAAAACTATATTGTCAAAGTAGAAGAAGATACTGTTAAGGTTGTTAAGAAAGGAAGATAATAGAAAAGGGGGATATTCCCCCTTTTTTTGTATTTATAAGTATGAGTAATTTTTCAAGATTATTAGGTCAGTTCAAAGAACAGTTTCCTGATGAATTTAAATCAAAAGTTGACATTATCGAAAAATTTGTTGTTGATTATATTAATAAAAACAAAATCACAATCAAGTTTTTGAATTCATGTGGAACCGGTTTCAGTGGGGTAAGAACCAAAGAACAAGTAATCATTTGTTCGCCAATGAACATGAGAACAATTGGTGATTTTCTTTATACCATATTTCACGAAATACGTCACGAAAAACAAATCCGAGATATTAAGATGGATAATCCCTTAACCGATTATGATTTGGAGGATTTTGAAAAACTATATAATCAATACTGGGAAATGGAACTGGATGCAGACCAGTTTGCAAAAAATATGATTGCCAAATTAGTTATTAAATTAGAAATACCCATTTGGTTTGCCAAAGGGCAGTTCAATTTATCACACTATATCGAACAATATCCATCGATGTCAAAAAGTGTTCAGATGTCCCTCAGGTCAATTGTAGACACAATTCGACATATAAAAAAATCGGGTGGTGAATTTAATGATATTCAAGACCACCCGATGGTTAAAACACATATTGAAAGATTAGAAAACTTTATCTAAACCTTATAAGGGTTTTGGTTGTAACTATATTCCTTAGCCTTTTTAAAATGTAGTTTGTACCCAAGTTCTTCAATCATTTTTCTTCCCATATCGATTCCATTGTAAACATCTTCCACAACAACGTATTCATTTTTTGTGTGGTAATCATAGTACCCTATTGAGAAATTAATACAAGAAAAATCAAACTTTCCTCTCAAGGCATAAACATCTGTATATGGATGGACCATATATTCCATATCCGTTGGGACCATACCTTCAGTTAGTACTTTGTCACACGCCTTAAAAAAGTCCGTATCTCTATCGAATAGAATTTGACCGAAACATTTTTCAGTAATCATCCAGTTTTCAGGTGCGTCAAACTGAATTCCATATCCAACATTTTCGAAAAATTCAGGGTCTGCGTTTCTTGAACCGTGACAACCTGTTTCTTCAGAAACGAAAAACGCTGCTTTCAAATATGGAAGTTCTTTGAGTAATGTAAGACATGCAAACACTCCGCATTTATCATCTCCACCTATACCAGTGGGATTACCTTGGTCGTTATATGCCTTTAAAGATAATTTGAGTGCTCCTTGAGCATTTGGAAGATTTTCTTCAACAACGTTAATCGTGTCAAGTTTGTGTACAGTGTCTGTGTGAGATATTACACAAGGGAAATAAAAACCTTCAGGTAAATCCCCAACCGGTTTCTTTGTTGCATACACATTATTTTTTTCATCGAGATAATATTCGATTTGATTTTCTTCCAACCATTTGGTTAGATAAAGAACCATTAAATCTTCTTTGTATGTGTGTGTTGGAACACTTAAAACTTCTTTGAGTAACTCTAAACTTTTTGTCATACTGCAAATATATGACAAAATTACAATTCAACCAAATTAAATAATTCTGGTTGATAAAGTAATTTGTTGAAACCGTCTTCAGAAATTTTGAATTTATTTATACCCGACATCCCTTTCTTCTTTTTCAAAGATATGTCAATTTTTTTTGTTTCCCTATCAAAACCATCGATTCTAAAAATTAAATCCGACCCTTTTGGTATTTCATACCATATACCGATTTTATGTTTTTTTGTAACCCTATCAATCATATCCATAAAGGTGTTAGAATCACCTGATTCATAATCTTCTTCAATTCTCTCCAAAATTTTTTCCAACGACCTATTTGCTTCTTTATTAAAACTTTCATTGTCGAATACATCATCATCTTGATATTCAAACCTATCTTCATCCCATCCACCAATTGTTCTATTGGAATCTTGGAATATAGTTTTCAGTAATTTTTTGATTGACACGTGTGGAACATTATATTGAATGAAATTTGATATTAAATCACCCACAGTTGTTTTGATTCCATCTCCATGTCTCTGAAAACCAAAATCCCCTAAAAAATTATTCAATTCCGAATTTACATGTTCAGATGCAACGTGTCTTATTTCAATATTTTTTTCGTGGGTCCAATCAATCACTATTGAGCCAATCTCTCGGGGATAATACTTTTCTAAAAACACTGCAAAACCAGCTCTGTCTTCTTCATCCTCGTAGTCAAATTTTTTACTATATATAAGTTTGGATATTCTTTGTAAAAGTTCTTTATTATCTGAATCGAAATTGTACCAAGGACCATACCCGTCTAAAAAATCTTGTTCGGATGCACTTGAATCTTGAATATCGTAAGTATTGTACGGATTGTTAATTGCCTGTTCGAACCAAATATCATCATCATCCAAACCAATAATTTTTCCAAACTCATTCATGTCTGTGAATTCTATAATAACTTTTGACAAAGCAGGATTTTCCCTACTCGCAATAACTCTTCCAATGGACTTATCCGCCCCTTCCAATTCATACTGATTAATTTTTCCTTTTACAAATTTTCTTAAAGCAAAAAAACTATCTCCTGGTTCCATATCGTATAAATAGACTTTTAATTTGGAAATTTAATATTTATGTATATCTTTGTTGTGTTCTTTGAAAATATTGGGGAAGTCATGGCAATTGATTGGCGTGTGTAGTTATAGGTGGCACGTAGGAGCTGAGTTAACTCCTTTATCAACTGATTTGAAAAAACAAATGGCAATACTTTTGCTAAGATGGCTGCTATCGGTTTAATCGCTGAAGAAGCTACTGTTGTTGCTTAATTTAAGTCACGACACTCGGGTCGGTTAGGACATTAACCTAGGAACAGAAGTCCAATATACGGGTCACAGGTCAGAGCTCGTTTAAAATAATTCTGAGACCAAGTTGTTTGTAGGTGGGTTTCTCACATATATCAAACCTAATATTTCGGAACATTGAGAAACAATGTTGTAATAAACGTGTAGTCACTTATAGTTGTCGCGAACAAGACACGGGTTCGACTCCCGTCTTCTCCACAGCAGATTAACCCCGAGAAACTCTCGGGGTTTTTTATTTGACTTGTTAAAGATTTATTAATATTATTTAGACGACTTTGGAAATTAAGACCATACTTATTTTAGTCGGAGAGCAATTTTATGAAATATTATTTACTGACGAACTTCAAAACTTGTAATATCGGAATCCCGTTGGCTTAGCGTCCTCGGGATTTTTTTATTTATAAACCAATAAACAAAAAAGCAATGAAAAAAGCAATCTTGATGTCACTTTTAACCTTATTCGTGACAATCACATCTTTCGGGCAGATTACAACTTCTTCCCTGTCAGGTGTAGTTAAAAATGAAAAAGGTGAGACTTTGGTAGGTGCTACAGTTCATGCGGTACACCAACCAACAGGTTCAGAATACCGTGCAACCACAAACAAAACGGGTGTCTACTCAATTCCGGCTGTACGTGTAGGAGGACCTTATCTTATTCACGTTAGTTACGTAGGCTACAGAAAAGCTGAACTAACTGACATCAACACTCTTCTTGGGGTTACAAGTAATGTTGACGTAACTCTTATTTCTGAATCAAAAGAGTTGAAAGAAGTTACTATTGTTGGAACGAGAAACAATTTATTCTCAAAAGACAAAACAGGGGCAGCTCAACAATTCGGACGTAGAGAACTAACTACAATTCCAATTACGGGTGCAAGAACAATTGACGGAATTACCAAATACAATCCTTTTGGTGATGGTCGTTCTTTTGGAGCACAGGATTCTCGATTGAATAATTTTACAATCGACGGTTCTCAGTTCAACAACAACTTCGGTTTGGGTTCATCAGCGGCTGCTGGTGGTAGAACAGGTGCTTCAGCAATTTCTTTGGATGCGATTGACCAATTACAGGTGAACGTCGCTCCTTTTGACATTCGTCAAAGTGGTTTCGTGGGTGCAGGTATTAACGCTGTTACTCGTTCTGGAACTAACGAAATTGAAGGAAGTGTTTATCAAACACAAAGAAACAATTCAAAAACTTATGTGGGAGACAACGCTAGAGGAACTACAGTAACTGCTCAGAAATTTGATGAAAAAGTTTTCGGTTTTAGATTGGGTGCACCAATCATCAAAAATAAATTATTCATTTTTGGAAACTATGAAAGCATCGTTAGAACTGAACCAGGCACAACTTGGATTTCTACCGGTTCTCCTTTGACAGGTTCACAAGTAAGTCGTGTTAAATACGATGACATGGTGAGACTTTCGAAGTTCATGAGAGATACTTTAGGTTATGAAACAGGTCCTTTTGAAGGTTATTCTAACACAAACGATTCAAGAAAATTCATGACTCGTTTGGATTGGAACATTAGTCCAAAACACAAGTTAATGGCACGTTTTGTTAATCACAACTCATCCGCTGAGATTAACATTTCTAACTCTCAGTCAGCGGGTGCTGGAAACAGAACTACTCAATTCAACGCAATGAGTTTCCAAAACAGTGGATACATTATTATGGATAATACTCGTTCAGGTGTATTAGAATTGAATTCTAAGTTTTCAAACACACTCCACAACAATTTGATTATCTCTTATGACAAACAAATTGAAGACAGAGCTTACATGAGTCAAATGTTCCCAACAATTGACATCAGAGAAGGTTCAGCAACTTACACTTCTGTAGGTTTTGACCCATTCACACCAGGAAATAAATTGAACTATTGGACATTCAACGTTACTAACAACGTTACAAAATATTTGGAAAAACACACTTTGGTGGGTGGTTTCAACTATCAAATGTACCAATCAAACAATTTATTCTTCCCAGCTTCGAACGGTGTATATATTTTCAACAGTTTGAATGACTTCTACACTGCAGCTAAACAATCAGTTGCTAATAATGGAGGACCTTCAGCTTTCGCACCAGCGAGATTTCAGTTTCGTTATTCTGCTTTACCTGGAGCGGTTGAACCAATGCAGGTATTGGAAGCTAATCGTTTAGACCTTTATGTTCAAGACGAGTATAACCTTACTAAGAATTTAAAATTAACAACGGGATTGAGAGCGAACGTAATTTCACTTGGAAATACAGCTCTTGAAAATCCTGCAATCACATCAATGACATTTGGTGGTGGTGAAAAATTAAACACGAGCGTGATGCCGAAAACACAATTGTTATTCGAACCACGTTTCGGTTTCAACTATGATTTAAAAGGTGAAAAGAAAACTCAAATTAGAGGTGGTACAGGTATTTTCACAGGTAGACCTCCATTTGTTTTCTTATCAAACCAAATCGGAAATAACGGTGTATTAACAGGATTTATCGATGTATCAGGTGCTCAAGCATCACAATACGGATTTACTACAAATCCTAATCAATATTTTATTCCTCAAACACCAACATTACCTTCAACTTTTGATTTAGCTTTCACTGACGCAAATTACAAGTTCCCTCAAGTATGGAGAAGTAATTTAGCAATCGACCAAAAACTACCTTGGTTGGGTTTAGTGGCAAGTGCTGAAGTTCTTTACAATAAGACAATAAACGCAGTTCATTACTACAACGCAAACCAAGATGTTCCTGTAGGAACTTTAGGTGGTCCTGACAAAAGAGCATTGTTTGCAAATACTGACCCTGGTGTTAGAGTAAATGATAATGTTTCTATGGCAGCAGTTTTAACAAACAAACAAGGTGCTTACAACAAGTCTCTTACATTGAAATTAGAAAAACCAATTTCGAAAGGAGTTTGGGGTTATGCAGCTTGGACTACATCAAGAGCTGAAGATTACATGAGTGCTGGTTCAATCGCGAGTGGTTCATGGCAATCAGCTCGTTCTATCAACGGAAACAACGATTTACAACTTTCTACTTCAGACTTTGTTGTTAGGAATAGAATCGTAGGTTTATTAGGTTATAGATTTGATTATGGTAAGAAATACGGTGGAGCAACTACAATCACTATTGGTTACGTAGGTGCTCAAAATAACCCATTCTCTTACACTGTAGCGGGTGACCTTAACGGTGATAGAGTTAGAGACAACGAACTTATGTTTGTACCTGTAAATGGTTCTGACATTCGTTTCTCAACTTTAACAGTAGGTACAAGAACTTATACAGAAGCTGAACAACAAGCGGCTTTCGAATCATTTATTTCTCAAGATGACTACCTTTCTACAAGAAGAGGTCAGTACGCTGAAAGAAACGCTTCTTTCCTTCCTTGGTTACACAGATTTGACCTTTCAGTGGCTCAAGATGTGTTCATAAAAATCAAAGGAAAAAGAAACACTTTCCAAATCAGAGCTGACATCCTTAACTTCGGAAACATGGTTAATAACAAGTGGGGTGTTTCTCAAAGAGCGGCAGTTCCTCAGTTGTTAAACTTTGTAAGTAGAGACGCGAACAATGTTCCTTCTTACAGACTTTCAACTCAAATTCTTGATGGACAAACAGTATTGGCAAAACAAACTTACCAATTCAACTCATCAGTATTTGACGTATGGAGTGCACAGTTAGGTATTAGATATACTTTCGGTAAGTAATATCGAATATTAAAATTTTAAACCCTCATCTTCGGATGGGGGTTTTTTTTATAACAAAAATTTCTTATCATTCTTTCAATGAATAAGTTAGTTACAATTTTTTTTATTTTATCGGTTTACACCTTTTCACAAATTTTCACATTTTATCAACTACAAGGTCATCTTTGGAATAAATGGATTAAAGACCACCCTTTCCTGATGAGTTTAATGGGTGTCCCTGTTGGTTATTTTGTAATTCTTGCAAGTAGAGAAATGGTAAGTCTATATGGAGGACAAACTTGGCCAAACAGAATCATAGGATTTGTTTTCGGTGTGTTTGTCTTTAGTTTCATGGCATGGATAATGTTGAAAGAACCAATAACAACCAAAACTATAGTTTGTCTCATTCTAAGTTTTGCAGTTCTTTGTATTCAATTGTTTTGGAAATAATTGGTATTTATACCATATGAAGTTTATTTCCATTTTACTTAAGGAAGGTCGTAAAGAAGATTTAAAGAAAAAATATGCCGAGAAGTTTGACGAAGAGACTTTGGATTGGATATTGAACATTGCAGATTTAAAAGATTTCAATCACAAATACACGGACTTTGTTTTAAAACATGTACATCCTGATTATGTTGACGGAGATGTTGAAATTGGTATTGATTTAATCAAAAGTTTTGACAAATATCAATCCCAACTCGAAAAAAAAGATATTAATCAATACAGTGGTTTTGAGGAATTAGACAATGTTTTAGTCCCTATCCACCAAAAACAGAAAGACAGAGAATTAGAAAAACAGGTAGATAAGATTTACGAAGATGATAAATTTCTTGTAATCAAACCTAAAACACACCAAGCTTCGTGTAAATACGGTTCGAATACTAAGTGGTGTACAACCGCACAATCCCCTGACCATTTCGAAAGATATACCTCAGGTAGGCAAGGACTATATTACATAATTAACAAAGCCAATTCCACAAACAAAGATTACTCAAAAATTGCAATACATTTTGACAACTTAGGAACTGAGAGATATTGGGATTCGAAAGATTCTCCAATGAGTGAACGAGAAATTGCAATTTTTAACTACGCGTTTCCCGAAATAGTTGATGTAATAAAAGCCGATTATAACATGAATGTGGGGTCAATGACCGACAAGTTTTTAGCAGAATCATTCGATAAAGTTGGTGAGTCATCAGCAGATAAAAGAAACTACTTGAACTCAACTTATACTTTATCAACACTTGTTAGAGGATTTCAAAACATACCTGATTTAGGTTTTGGTCATACAGAAGGTGTTTTAACAATATCTTTAAGTTCAGATGAAGACAACAAATTAATTGATGAATATAATATTTTTATCACATACAAATCTAAAGATGAAAAAACCTTTACAGCTAGTATAGGTTTTGGGAGTACTGATGAAGTTTCAAGTGACGATTTTGTAGACCTTGGGCTTGAAGGGTGGGGAATTGATGCGACATACTATCTTGGTAAAACCCCCGCAGAAACCGCTGAAGGTGTTAGAAGACACATTGCACATAGAGTTTTAGACCATATTGTAAACAATCAAAAACTTATACAAATGGTTGCTGGAACAACAAAAGTATTCAGACCCACGTATGGATATAAATTTGGTAAAAATAAAGGTTGGGTTAAAAAACTTGTTGATTATTTGGACAAAGGAAAGATAGGAACAAAATTAGATTTTCTTATGGATATTGGATATATTGAACCTGTAATTAAAGATGGTCAAAAAGGTTATAAAAAATCTAAAGGGAATCATTTTTACAAGCCACGTGATTTAAGAGGTCAACACTCGTCATTTTTTGCTGCGGCTAAAAATGCCGGTATTTTGGGATACAGAAAAGTTGGAAAGGATTTTTTCTTGATTAAAGGTCCTAATTTTGATGCATTCAAAAAAGGGGAACTCAAGGCACTTTAGACAATCTTCGAAAATAGATATATAACCCAAAAAATAATCCCGCAATACAATACAAAACGAAGTTCGCTTTCCATAAATCTCCTGTCAGTAATATTAGGGAATACTGAACGGCATCGAATCCAAAAGGATTGAAGAACAGAGCCAACATCAAAAAGATTTGTGATAGATTGTCTTGAAAAGTTTTTTTCCAAGTCTTTATTCTGTTTACCATCGTCCATATTATAGTATTACAAATTTATTTCTAAGTCAGAATTTTTATAATAAATAGTAATGTTCAAAAAAACTAAAAACTGGATGTATTCTAATACACACAATACGTGTGTGTTAATGCCAATGAAAACAGCTTCGACTCACGTATCTTGGGTTTTGAAATACTTTGACTTTGAATCTCATGTAAGAATTTTTTATGATGACGGAACACACAAAGATTTTACAAACTCTCACGTTCAACCCCATGATTGTTTCATACCAGAAGAATTAGTAAACCCGAAAACAATTCTGACCGTAAGAAACCCTTACGAAAGAATTTTATCTTTTTTTTTATTCACGAGGAATTACTTACTAAACAAAAATGTTTCACCAAGTGATTTCAGTTATTTTCTCAATGGTTTGAATGATGAAAGTAATGATTTCAAACAACTCAATTTTGTAATTGAAGTCCCCCCAACTTATATTATCAGAAAAGAGAATTTATATGAAGACTATTGTAAAATTAATTTCATCAATGAATCCGATTTGAATCATCTCGGTATTTTACAAAAAATGTGTGTTAAGAAAATTAACAAAACAAATTTGGAAATAGAAAAAGAAGATTTTTTGACTTCAGAAAACAAATCAATAATTTACAAATTATTCAAACCACATTTCCATTTATTTGGATATGAAAAATAATTGAAATATAATTGCAATAGAGAAAATGATTGATATAAAAAAACTAATTGATGAAGAGGGTCCTATCAGAAAATTTGATGGGATTGCACCTGAGGGATTTGTATTAGTTCATGAAAATACTCTGAGAGATTTAAAGAATTGGAAAATTTGGGAAGATTGGAAAAATGATGAAATAACTATACATGATTTGAATAAAAAAAATTTTGACAATACTTAATAATAAATTATATTTCTATCACAATAAATTATAACGTTGTGGAAAGTCATCAGTTCGGAATATTGGTAGAACTTTATTTGATTGGTGATGATGACAAAATCTATCCGTAACGTGTGGTGGTCATACTGATGAAACTATCTGCAGTAGTTTAAGGAAGTCGACTCCGAGGTATAACATCCCATCAGTCCCTGACCACTTTTTTTTTACTTTATGACAACAAAAAATCCAACATTCTTCGTAGACATTGACGGCACAATTGTCAAATACAGAAAGTTTAACGAATTATCCACAGCCGTATTAGAGCCAATTCAAGACGTAATTGACTATCTAAATCTTCAGTTTGATAAAGGTGCGGTTATAATTGTCACAACAGCTAGACCGAGTTCTTATGAATCTTATACGATAGGTGAGTTAAATAAAATAGGGTTGAAATACCACAAATTGGTTATGGACTGTGGAAGAGGAACTCGTGTGATATTTAACGATAAAGACCCCGAAAACCCAAATTTAGATAGGGCAGTAGGAATAAACTTTACAAGAAATGGTGGATTTGATTCGGTTGGTGGGCCACCAAACATAGAAAATTATGAGTCAAATTAAAGTTTCATATAAAAGACACTTAGCTAAAACAATTAGTTATAGATTTCTAAGTACATCAATTGGTTTTTTAGCCATGTGGTGGGCATCAGGTAGTATCAAAGTCGGAGCTGCTTTTGGAATTGTTGAACTTATCTACAAACCTCTACAATATTATATACATGAAAGAATTTGGTATAAATACATTAAATTCGGTCTTGTGGGTGATAAAAAAAGAAAGCAAAATTCAATTACAGAAGGTAAAATAAAATCACAACCAAAAGTATACGAGTATGATTTACCTATCACTGAACCACCTCCTCCACCGAAACCATCATCAGGAAAAAAAGTTTTAAATTATTCTTCAAATAGATAAACCGAGATATCTCGGTTTTTTTTATTTTAAATGTATTTATAGTATCTATGTCGAACATACTAACTAACATACAAAAACTTTATAATCAATTTGATAAGAATAAGGATATGGTCTCTGAGGTCTATATAAAACCTGATGAGTCTTTATATCCAAATTTGAAATTTGCTAAAAGAACTAGACAAGATGAGATAAATAAAGCTTTATTGGACGACTTACAAAAAGCATCTCAAATGACAGGTTTGGACATCACGATTGATTTCGCAAAGACTGACCACGGCAAATATGCAAAAAGTGGTAATGTAAGTAGACACTGGTCTCAAAATGCCGTAGACATTGACTATATAGGAGGAAAAGTTGTAAGTCCAAAAAATAGAGACGTTGTTGACAAGTTTGTAAATGCTCTTCTAAGTATGGGTTACAATAAGAATGCTGAGGGTTCATCACATCCTAAAGCTGTTTTGACCTTCGGTTTTGCAGGCCACGATAATCACGTTCACGTTTCAAATACAACTGGTTCACCGTCTTCTGTAGACCCCAACTACCAACCAAGTTCAGACGATTCAACTGAAGATGGAACTTCAGACACAACCAAGGCAGGTGCCTATGGTGAAAAAATCAATATAGGTGGAACAAAATCAAAATCCAAAAGTGCGGAAGAACAAAACCCATTACTTTACTTAGTCGCTAAAGACATTGGTAGTAAGGTTTTTAATCTTAAAGAAGGTTTCGGAAAAAACATCCAAAGTAATATGGGAACTATTGTAATTCCTGGTTCGAGTAATCCAAGAGTGAAAAGTCCGATAGATGGTGTAGTAAACAACAAAAGATTTGTTCAAGGATGTAAAAATGAGGTGACAATTGAGTCATCAACACAACCTCAGTTTTTTTTACAGTATTGTGGAATGACAACCAAGAAAGTAAATAATGGTGACCCTGTTTCTCAAGGTCAAGATATTGGAACTATGGATAGTAAGGACAATGCTGAGGTGTTGTTTCTCGACAAATCATATAATAGAAAAAATATAGACCCGCAAAAATTTGATTCTTTTGTTGATAAACAAAAAGAGAAAGAGCCTAATAAGAAAGTATATATAAAAGGTAGTAATAGACAATATTCGGACCCTGCACTTGCTGGTTTGATTTTATTACCAAAAAAGATTTTTGGAAATGTATACGACAAGGACACAGGTGAACTCAAAACAAAAAAGTGGAAAGATTGGGACTCAAAAAGAGATGTCGACCCATGGATTGCAAACGCCTTCAAAAAAGTTTTCAATAAGAAAAAACAACAAAACGAAGGTAAATTACAAGAAAATATAAAAAGAATAAAAGGACTATTATAAAAAAACCCCCTCAAATGAGGGGTTTTTTATTAGTTCGTTGTAGAAGAATATATTATTTTACTTCTTCTGCTCTAACAGAATCTACAACTGGAGCTACTGTAGAGTCTACCAATGTTGAGTCTGCTACTACAGCAGTTGAATCGGTTTTTACTTCGTTTGATGTTGCTCCGTTTCCACATGATGCCAATGCTACGATTGACAAGATTGCAAGGATTTTTTTCATTTTCTTTTTGTTTTTTTTGTTAATGTTTTAATAACGTCTTGAGTTTATAAATATAGAAAAGTTTTTCAGAATCGTCAATTAGCAGTGTAAACTTTTTTTTGCGGAGAGTATTGGATTCGAACCAATAGGCCAATTGCTCGACCACAGTTTAGCAAACTGCTCCTTTAACCACTCAGGCAACTCTCCTTTGTGTGAACGATGGGGTTCGAACCCACGACAACTAGCGCCACAAGCTAGTGCTCTTCCAACTGAGCTACGTTCACCATATTACTTACGAGGTCTTACTAGGATTCGAACCCAAATTTCTTCGTCCGTAGCGAAGTGTATTCATCCATTATACGATAAGACCTATCTGTTATTTTCTTCTAAACATTTCGGACAAAGTCCGTCTTTGTCTAAAAGTGTTCCGTGAATTCCACAAATATTATTCATAATAAAAATTTGTTATCCCCCAAGGATTCGAACCTTGAATAATTGGACCAAAACCAATTGTGTTACCGTTACACCAGAGGATATAATGTGGACCCTCACGGACTTGAACCGTGGACCTACTGATTATGAGTCAGCCGCTCTAACCAACTGAGCTAAGGGTCCTTAAATGATTGTTACACTTGGTTGTGTTACTTCCTCCTGACACCACTCAGGACTTCAATCATTTTTGTGGGAGTAGCTGGACTCGAACCAACGAACTCGAAAGAGGGAAGATTTACAGTCTTCTGCCATTGCCACTAGGCGATACTCCCATTAAGGAAAGGAGAAGATGGTTGCGTGGACATCTCCTTTTACGATTGGCATTACTCAGGTGTATTTCTCCCAACTCCGATGATACAGACCGAAATACACTCTCGAGTCATTAGTATCACCATTCCCCAATCAACCTATTTGCACGCACGGTAGGACTCGAACCTACAACACCTAGTTTTGGAGACTAGTACTCTACCAATTGAGCTACGCACGCGTGACTTATTTTTTCGTCCATTTACTTTTAGAGAGTAAGTCATCCCAATCTTCATATCCTTGTTCACGAGCATACTCATCGTTTTTTTTCCGAGTATATTCTTTCACTTTATCGGGGTCTCTCATTTCATCGGAATCTTTGAAACCTAATGATTTCGCACATTCCTCTTCACACCAGTTGTGAGAACCTATCTCTATGTTTATTGGTAAGTCAGTTTCCAAGGATTCGATAAAATCTTCGAATTGACTTGCCGATTCATAAGGCATTGTGTAGATTCCTTCATGAACCTGATATCCACTTTCATTTTTACTGTCGAAAACCTCGATTCTACCCATTCTGTATTTTTCACCCATGAGTGAAAATACACCATATCCCACAGTTGAATAACTGAATCTACCACGAGTGCTTACACCTAACATATCAACACATCTTGGATTTGCCTCCATGTAATGCGCTAAGTGGTCAACAAGCATCTCATCACTTAGTTCTTTTCCTTCTTGTTTTCTTCGGATGTTATTCAGGAACCATAACAAATCCGCTCTATTGATTTTCATAATTTTTTATTTATACAAAGATAACGAATTATCTCTCAAGTTTTTTTATACATTCATCTATTTTATCTCTTAATCTACCACCATACCCGAAGTCACCATCTACCTGAACGTGTCTCCACATCGGAACTCTTGGTTTCATCCATTTATATTGACCATCAAGTTTCATGTCGTCGATTGAAATCCAATTTGAGATTTTATTATCTTTTACCCACTTTGTGATTTCTGCTGCTCTTTCCCACTCAATTGAAGGTCTACTAAGTTTATTCCAAAGGTCCTGATGGGTTGTGATATCTACAATCGGAGCTGTTACACCATAGTATTGGAAAATACGTTTTAATTGTATAAAACTGAAATGTTTTCTCCAATCCGAACTCACAACTAAACTTGCGTTTGTTTCATCACAAATTTTTTGAAGTGCTTGACAATCATCTTCAACCCATGGGTAAGGGATTGTAAAAGTTTTACTGTGTTCGTTCAGCGTAACTCTCCCATCACCCCAAGTTCCCCATGCCAGTGGTCCATCTACATCAATAAAAATAATTTTACGTCTCATAACAATTTTATTTGTTGGAATGGGCGGATTCGAACCGCCGACATCTAACGTATCAGATTAGCACTCTAACCAACTGAGTTACATTCCATTATTGAGGTCAGGATAGGAATCGAACCTACGTAGAAAGTTTTGCAGACTTCCGCCTAAGCCACTCGGCCACCCGACCTTAATTGTGACCCCTGATGGATTCGAACCATCGACTTCTTCATTAAAAGTGAAGAGCTCTTCCACTGAGCTAAGAGGTCTTTGTGGTAACGGTCAGAATCGAACTGACCACACCTTGGTCTTCAGCCAAGTGCTCTACCAACTGAGCTACGTCACCATTTGTAGTCCCTGTAGGAATCGAACCTACGACACCTTGCATGTAAGGCAAGTGCTCTTCCAACTGAGCTAAGAGACTGAATTTGTAGCCCCGCACGGACTCGAACCGAAATCTCCACCGTGAAAGGGTGGCGTCCTAACCTTTAGACGACGGGGCCAAGAATTACAAACTTACAACCATTATTTCAAAGAACCAAAAACTCCTTAAATAAAAAAACCCCGAACTTCATTTCTGTAGTCCGAGGTTTGTATATATAACTCTTCAGGAATTATAGGCTATCTCATGAGACTACAGCGCGTGTCTTAAACCAACAAATCTCTTGTTGTTTACTATAGACTTTATTACGCACTATTGTTCTCATTATTATTATAATTACTACAAATATAGTAAATCTCTTTTAAAAATCAAATTATTTTTCTGTACCCCAAGAGAGACTCGAACTCTCACGACCGAAGTCATTGGTTCCTAAGACCAACGCGGCTACCATTACGCCATCGGGGTATTTTAGTGAGTTCCGTTTGTTAGAGAAACTCCGTGTTCAAACCCTTTTATGAAATCATTTATTTCTTCTTGGGTCATACTATTATAAACTCTCCCAACAACAAATCCAATTTCATTACCTAAATCAGAAATATCGCCGATATAATTAATTTCTTTTTTGTGGTTATCAAATTCATTTAGAATTTTTTCCAAGATTGTATATGTAAACGCTCTAGTCATTTTTTTAAGTTGTAGTCCCGCCAAGAATCGAACTTGGAATTACTGCTTAGAAGGCAGTAGTTATATCCATTTAACTACAGGACCAAAGTACCTCAGGTGGGACTTGAACCCACACGGACATTTTCTGTCCACAAGATTTTAAGTCTTGCGCGTATACCGATTTCGCCACCAAGGTATAAAACAAAAGTAAGGAATCAGTATTGAAAAAACAAATGAATTAGAACTTTTCTTCCCAAACAGTATCTCTTTCTGTTTCTTCAATATTCATTGTGTGATTTAAGGTTATCTCTTTACGGTCCAAATCAATTTCGAAATTACCTTGAGAACCTTCGTTGATTTCCCATCCACCAAAATTATTTTCAAGCATTCTGTATGCGTAGTCTGAAACCACCGCAGGAACAGAATCACCATTTGTAAAATCGTCTTCCAAGTAACCAGAGTCACCACTTCCATTGTAGTCAAGTTGAAGGACTCTATCACTAATTTCCTCGTCGTTTTCTAACGTATCAAAAAGCTCCATTAAATCCTCATTGTCGTCTTCTTCCAAAGAATGAGTAATAGATTCGGTATTCCCAACATCATAGTAGCTATAGTCATAGGAGATTGAAATTTCTCTAGTTTTACAATCAATCTCAATCATAACTCTTCCCCAATTGATATCGTCATATTCGGGTTGTTTAATTAGTTCATTTTCACAAACATAATAAATGCTTTTCTGAAAAATTGGAATTAATCCTTCAGGAATTTCCGCAACGTAATTATTTGAAAAATGTGTTACATTTTTCCAATCGATATCGTCACAATCAAAATAAGAGGTATTCATTTCGAATTCGACAAATGCATCTTCCATTCCGATGGAACCTAAATAACGACAGATACGATTTAAATACTTTTTTTCGTCTTTAGTTAATAAATCTTTCATGATAATATAAATATCAATCTTCGAACTCTAATTTTATTGTTTTCAACATCCAAGATGGCCTTGTGTTCGATACCATGTTGTTTATCCATTCTTTTGCGGAAGGGATATAATTATTACAATCTTCCTTTACGTGTTGTTCACCAACATATCGGGTGTAGACTGTCTTACCATCACTGTTTTTGAATTCAGGACCAAACCTCTTTTCCATTTCGAAAATCCCTTCCGAATGATGTCTAAACATTCTGTGTAAAGAATCCCCGAACCAACCTTTGGTCTCATCCATCCACTCATGTAAATGAATATAATCCTCAGGTTTTCCACCAAACTTTTTAGCGGAACTTTTTGCATGTAAATTAGGGTGTGACATTTCTCCAAGATTCTTTTCGATAACCAAATAAATGAAATTGCTCCTCAAAAATTTTATAAACGTAGTTGGATACTTCTTCATCATAAAATTCCTTCCATGGTTTCCTTTTTTCATTCATTTGTCCTTCAAATTCTGTTTTGAATTTGTTATTACTTATGAACTCATCAAAGGTTTTCTTGATATCGGAATTCTCCAAATCCAAAAATTTCAAAGACTTGAGGTCATTCTCCAAATTTTCCTGTTTTATGAATTTATCAAATGGTCTACCCAAAATTTCATAATTTTTATGATATTGTAATTGATAATCATTAATTATTTTCGGGTTTTCGAGGGATTCGAAAACCCAAGTTTTGAAATGTTTTTGAAAATCATTCAAATGATGTGAATACAAATAAAACAGGGATACTAGTCTAGAGTAAGGGTTTCTAACGTTTGATACGAAGAAATAGTCTTTTTTGTTGGAATCAAATGTAAAATGATGGTCAAAAGTTTGAAAACCCATAACACGAAGAAGTTCTTTAGTTGAACGTGTTCCTGTTCTTTGTGGGGTAAACCAATAAACTTTGTGTTTCTCTGAGATATGCATTAGTAAATTTTTGTGTTGTTTCTTCTTGCCTCTTCCGCTTCCTTATAGATACGTATCCAAGTTAGAGTAATATCAACAGGTGCTAACACCCAACACATGATAATCAAACCTAAAGTATCTAATCCAGGTGAGATACCAAGACCACCTGCCATAACATCTCTGTTCCATTTTCTTACTGACATGACAAGACAATAAGCCAAACAGATTAAATAATAAGACCAAAAAATTTCCATAACTTTCAAATTTTAGTGGAGAATGAGGGAGTCGAACCCACGACAACTTGAATGCAAATCAAGTGCTCTACCAACTGAGCTAATTCCCCTATTTGAGCCTCCTGTCGGAATCGAACCAACGACCTACTGATTACAAATCAGTTGCTCTACCTGCTGAGCTAAGGAGGCGATGTGAGCGGAAGACCAGGCTCGAACTGGCCACCCCGACCTTGGCAAGGTCGTGCTCTACCGAATGAGCTACTTCCGCAATTTTCTGAGCGGGAGACCAGGCTCGAACTGGCCACCTATAGCTTGGAAGGCTATCGCTCTACCAAATGAGCTACTCCCGCATATTCCGTTTTTCCTTCACATTTAGCCCAATCACCAGTGAAACAATGATTGGATTTTGGATGGAGAAGTCTGCAAGGATTTCTCCCATTAGACCGTTACCACGGACAAACTCTACCAGCGGAACGGACGGGGCTCGAACCCGCGACCTCTTGCGTGACAGGCAAGCATTCTAGCCAACTGAACTACCGCTCCATTTGAACAGGTTTTTTGTGTCCTTTTACACATCATGACCAACATATTACTACATTGGTGGTTACATTTTCGTCTTTGGTTAATTACTCCTGACTTATAGTAAACACTACCCTCACCGCTCTGATACCGCGAATCAAGACGGCGTCTTTGGGATTCATATACCGTGGGGTTCCACCACAGTCTTCACCTGTTTTGCGTCCTCTCATGGGCTCGAACCATGGACCCTCTCGTTAACAGCGAGATGCTCTACCGCTGAGCTAAGAAGACGTTTTGTTGGGAAGACAGGATTCGAACCTGCGGCCCCCTGGTCCCAAACCAGGTGCTCTACCGGGCTGAGCCACTTCCCATTATTAAACAAAGGTAATAAAAAAACCCCGAACTTTCAAGATTCAGGGTTTTAATGTTTGGCTTTGTTTTTTATTATCCTACATCTGTATCTGAATCTAAGCATAGATTACCCCCATCACCATTAGGTGTTGTAGGTCTGAACACTAAATTCGTATTAACAAAAAGTTGTTTCATATTCTAATAAATACAAAGGATTTTATAAAAGTCTACTGAAGACTTTTTCAAAATATTCTTCCTCTTCGTTGGTTAACGAATAATATTTTGATTTTAACTTATCGAGTTTTTCCTCAAATTCCCTTTCACCATACCCTGTAGGTTTGATGGACTTTTTAACATCACCTTTTTCATTATAGAGAGCCTGAGGTAGATGACCATCATCTACAAGTTCTTTAATCAATTCTTTGATGTCACTTTTGTTACAAGCTCGAACGAATTCGTATGGTTCGATATCAATATCTATGTATGGCATTTTTAATAATTTTCACAAAGTTATGAAAAATTATTGAATACCAAAAAAGTTTTTTCTTTTTTCTATGTCTTGCATTATTTTCTTGATTCTCTGAACAGTTTGGTCAATCTCTGAATCAAGTTCTTTAACTTTCATTTCGAGGCTTTGGATTTTTTCAGGTCCCTCTTTTTTATATAGGTATCTTTCCATAGATGTTAAAGGACTTTCGAGAGGTTTTCGCCCTCTTTTCTTTGGTTCTGAAGGTTGAGGTATTTCCTGTTTTTTCGGAATAAAAGCAATGTCAGTTTTTATTTCGGGTTCAAATTGTTTTTCTTTATTTTTTGAACCTGCGGGTCTTCCTCTTTTTCCTGTTGGTTCAGGTTTTCCATATCTTAATATCTTGGATGCAATTTTGGGAAACGTTGAGCTTACTGATTTGATGAAAGTTTGTGATTCTTTGGGACTCAACATATTCAAGAAATCGCCAAGTCTATACAATGCACCGACCAACTCTGAATCTGTATTTGCCTTTTCAGTCGTTTTAAATTTTACGAATGTTCTGAATTGCTCCATATTTGGTAAGGAATTAATCAACTGGGGTTTCGAATATAATTCCTCGAATAACCATTCTCCGAGGTTCTTAACAATCCAATCGAATTTTTCATCCGACATCAATCTTGCTTCGGATAATAAGTCTTCGTAAAAAAGAAAAAATTTCATATTGATAAATACACCGTTTTTTTAATATTTATGTAAATGATGGATTTAGACAATAACATTTCGTGTCTTTTGGGAACTACAAGTTCATATGAGAACCCTTGGGTGATGGAACGCAGGATACCCCGAACCATAAACTATTGCTAAAAACGTTACATATCTAAGGGGTTCATTTTTTGGACCCCTTTTGTTTTTTATTAGAAAATAAACTATTATTGCAAAAAATTACAAAATGGGAAGTGTATTGGTTTTAAATTATGATTACACCCCGTTGAATGTAACTACTATTCGACGAGGATTTGTTTTAGTGGATAAGGGTAAGGCAGAAATTGTCAAGTCTGATGAATCCCCTATTACTGCTGGATTCAAAACATATGTCCGACCTGTGATTATTAGATTACTGAAATACATCAAACATTTCACAAGGAATCTTCGCGCAAATAGGAATAGAATCTATAAGAGAGACAACTATCAATGTGTTTATTGTGGGTCAAGTAAGCACTTAACTTTGGACCACGTAATTCCAAAATCTAGGGGAGGTAAAAATGATTGGATGAATCTTGTAACATCTTGTTTCAAATGTAACTTGAAGAAATCTAATAAAACACCAGAAGAGGCTAAAATGCCAATGAGACATAAACCTTTTGCCCCAACATTAGTGGGGGAGAATGTAACCGTGAGCAAAGTTTGGGAGGATTTCCAAAAATCATTCATTTATTAAAATAAAAAACTATAATTATGGATACTATGTCAAACAAATCACTCAAGATTGTAATCGTTTTTTTAAGTATTTGTCTCATTTGGACTAGCATTAGATTGTCTAACGAAAAACAAAATATTGAGCCGACGAAAATGGAACTAGTTCAAACAAAAAAAAGTTTGGATAGTTTAAAGATTGTTAGTGATTCACTTTATTATGAATTATTTCCTATACAAGTTGAACTTGGTAGATTCCAAGTGGCTTATGAAATATTCATGGAAAGGAATCCAAAAGCCGCGTCACAGTATGGTGACATAATCTCACAAGAAACCGAATAATATGGAAAATAATAATGAACTAAACGAATTACAAGATTCGAAAAACCCCCAAGACACACTAACATCATCCCTCATACTTGCTAGAGCACTTAGTCTCATACTTCAAGAAAACCAAGGGATTGTTGTTGACCTTTTAAATAATTTGGATTTAGGTGATGACACATCCAAAGTAATTGTTTTTAAATTTCAAGAACAAATTCACATCTATAAATGCGAAGAGGATTTGGCTGAGGGAACCGCTGTTATGATGGGTGAACCACCGATGGACTCTGAATAAAATTTAAATACATGAGGGTATTAGGATTTTCTGTCGGACACGACAAAGGTGCTGTTATTGTTGAAAATGGAAAAGTCTTGATTGGAATTACTCAAGAAAGAATTTCAAGAATCAAACATGATGGAGCACATCAAGGTGGATTAATTCCTGCCGAATCTATAAGATATTGTCTTGAAAATTCAGGATATACTTTTAGAGATATCGATTTATTTGTCTACAGCACAACTGAAATTGTTGATGACGTTCAAAAAAAGTTTATCGAAGAATTTCAGTTTGACCCTACGGGTAAATTCGAGTTTTTACCTCATCATTTGGCCCACGCATATTCTTCTTTTTTTAGTTCAGGATTCGATGATGCCGTTGTGGTTGTTGCAGACGCATCGGGTAGTATTTTGAATGAAAAAAATAAATTACCTGAGTGGTATCCGAAAGTTAGTAGGAAAGGTCTCAATCACGAAGAAGATTGGACAGAAGCAATTTCAATTTATCATTTTAATAAAAATGATTACAAAGAGGTTTATAAGAAATGGATAAAATATCCTGTTCCGATTGATACTAACGAAGATGTTTCTGTCGGAACCGTTTACTCTGAAGGTTCACTTCAATTAATTTATGAACCCAATACCAATTCTTGGCCTGCAGGTAAACTGATGGGACTTGCGTCATATGCTGACAAGGACATAGTCGAGGAAGCTCCACATTATATTGTTGAAACAGAAGATGGAGATATTTTCATTCCAAATAATAGAATATATCCCAAAGTGACATATGATTCAGATTTTTTCTCAAGAGCTTGTGTTGCTGGAATATATCAAAGGGAACAAGAAAGGGTATCTCTAATGTTAGCGAAGAAAGCAAAGGAATTGACCGATTCTGAAAATATTTGCGTGGCAGGTGGGTCTTTCCTTAATTGTAATTCTAACGAAAAAATCCTCAACTCAGGATTGTTTGAGGGTTGTTACTTCATACCTCCCTCTGACGATAGTGGAATCCCTTTAGGGTGCGCCTGGTATGGTTATCAACTTATGAGTCCGATTGAAAAAAATAATTTTCTTTCTCCTTACATAGGTAAAAATTATTCTAACAATGATATTGTTTCAGCAATAAACCAATACCCAAATTTATATCATGAAAGATTTGATGATTTTGACGAACTTGTTGATAAAGTCTCACATTGGTTAACTCAAAATAGGGTCATAGGCTGGTTTCAAGACCAATCTGAAATTGGACCTAGAGCTCTTGGTAATCGTTCAATCTTAGCATCACCTATCAACAAATGGATGACAGGTCACATTAATTCAGACATCAAAAAAAGAGAATGGTATAGACCGTTTGCACCCGCCGTGTTATTTGAACACCAAAGTGAAATTTTTGATTCTAATGTTTTTTCTCCATATATGTTGGTTACGACTAACGTAAAAGAATCTTGGAGAGATAAAATACCTGCAGTAACTCACATTGACGGTTCCGCTAGACATCAATCGGTTTCAGAAAAATCTAATTATAAATTTTATAAATTAATCGAGAGTTTTTATAACAAAACAGGAGTTCCAGTTTTACTCAACACGAGTTTCAATGGCCCTCATGAACCAATTGTTGAAACTCCAAAGAATGCAATTGACACCATGTTAAGTTGTAAACTCGATTACTTAGTAATAGGAAATTATTTAATCAAAAGATAGTATGAGCACGATTTATGGTTTTTTTGGTGGTTCTCATAGTCCATCCGCGTGTTTAATTAGAAATGGAAAGATTGTATCATGTATAGAAGAAGAAAGATTAACCAGAATTAAGGCTGGTGACAACTTCGACAGTTTTCCAGAATTATCCTCAGAAGAAATTCAAAAATACACAGGTCTTAATGTTCACGATGCTGATTATAGGGTTTTTGTTGAGCCGGTAATCGATGCGTTCGCAAAAAAATTGACCAAGGATAATTTTGAGAGAGTTGGTCATCACGATGCTCATTGCTATGGTTCTTATTTTACAAGTGGTATGGATGGAAAAGTTTTAAGTATTTCATACGACGGTGGAGGAGACAAAACCGTAATGAAAGTCTACCTTTGTGAAGATGGTAAAATGAATTTGGCATATTCTTATGATTTTGCAACAACGGGAAGTATACCTCATCTTTGGGCATTCAGTGTGACCTCAATTAGAGGATATAACGAGAATGGAGAGAGCATTTGGAAAATGTGTAAAGACGAAGGGAAACTTATGGGAATGGCACCTGATGGGTTTTACGATGAGAGGATATATAAAATTCTGAATTCAATAATCGATTACAAAGACTTCAAATTTTTCCCATCGAATACGGGTGCGAAAGCTAGATTTGTTGTAGACACAATGTTCAGGAAAGGTTATTTCGACTCACAAGAGAAACTTCAGGTTTTTTCGTTTAACTTACAAAAATTAACTGAAGACCTTTTCCTTAATTTTTTAGACGACCTTCACACTAGATTTCCCGATTATAAAAAATTATGTTTTTCTGGTGGTTTGTTTGCCAACGTAAAATTAAATCAAAAAATTAATCAACTACCTTGGGTTGAGGAAATATATATTGTTCCACCTATGGGAGACGAAGGGTTAAGCTTAGGTGCATGTATAAAGAAAGCAGTAGACTTGGGTGAAATCACAAAACCATTCAAATTGGATAATGTTTTTTTTGGTAAAGAGTATGATGATGACCAAATTTCATTGATTAGTCAAAAATATAATTTTGAGAAAAAGATATATAACCCTTCTGAAATCGCTAAGAATATTGATGAGGGTGAAATTATCGGTTGGTTTCAACACGGATTTGAATTTGGTCCACGAGCCTTGGGTGGTAGAAGTATTCTTATGAGACCAACAAGCTCAGACACTCATAGTAAATTAAACAAAAGGTTGAAAAGACATGATTCGATGCCATTTGCACCTATTGTAATGTCAGAATATTTTGATGAAATTTTCTTTGAAACAAAGTCAAAATACTCCGCAGAATTTATGACTATTTGTTATCAAACTAAAGAGAATTGGATTGAAAAAATACCTGCGGTAATCCAAAAATCAGATAAGACTGCGAGACCTCAGATTGTAAAAAGAGAGAAGAACTACAAATTTTGGGAAATACTTGATGAATACTATAAAATTTCAAATATACCTGTTTTGTTAAATACTTCTTTCAACACTCACAATGAACCAATTGTAGATAACCCCGAACAAGCCTTTTCTAAATTACAAGATAAAACTTTAGATAAATTAGTTATTGGAAATTATGTTTACACAAATAGGTGATGAAAAAATTGTGATTGACTTTAACAAAGGAATTACAGTCAGAGTTGGTGGACCCGAACAATTATATTATGTTGAATTACATGAATTTAAAAAAGGGGACCAACAACCTTATATCGTTGAGGGAATTCATTTCACAACTATGAATGACTGGTATATGAAAGAGTTTCATCTACCTATAGAGTTTTACATGGACTTCGAAATCATAATTTATAAGTTTGATGATACTTTTGGATTGAAAAGAATTTACTCTCACAGATATAATGACCGAGACCAACTTGTTAGATTTATTTTGGATACGGATAATTTAGACGAAGCTTCAGTGTGGTTGAAAAGATGTATGACATACAAAAAAAGAAATGAATGTCACGTAGAAATTATTTCAAATTTTGATGAAATTAACTCATACTCAGAAACAAGATTCAAAGATAGAAATCTGACACCTTATAAGACATACAGGATAGGTAAATTTCCAAAGAACAGTAATGATTGGAAAACAGTAGACCCGAGAAAAGAGGGTGTCATTTGGTTCGGTAATTGGAAAACTTTTTGGTCTTACCAACATCCAAGATTATGGAAATCTTTATCAAGCCAAGAAATTGTAGACGATATTTTGGGTTTGTAACTTTTTTTATCTAATTTTGTTACAAATAATAAATTATGAATATCGGTAACGAATTTACATCCTATTACACAAAACATTTAGGGAAAGGTTCACTTGACCTACACTACTTCAATCAACAAATTGAATCTTCAATGACTCCATATATTTTGGAAGAAAGGGAGATGAGAGCAACTCAGATTGACATATTCTCACGTTTGATGAGAGACAGAATAATTTGGGTGGCTGGTGGTGTTGATGATAGAATGTCGACCGTAGTTCAAGCACAATTAATGTTCTTAGATAATAGTGATAAAACTGACATAACGATGCACATTGACTCACCAGGTGGCAGCGTGAAATCAGGACTCTCAATGGTTGATGTCATGCAATATGTCACTTGTGATATCCGAACTGTTAACACAGGTATGGCGGCTTCTATGGGTTCAGTTTTACTTGGTGCAGGAACCAAAGGCAAACGCTCCTCCCTCAAGTTCTCTAAAACGATGCTTCACCAGACATCAGGTGGTGCGGGCGGAAATATTCAAGATGCGAGAATCAATTTCATTGAGTGGGAAAAAACCAACAAAATATTGTTTGAATTATTAGGTGAGTTTTGTGGTAAAACTCCCGAACAAGTTATGGAAGACTCCTCTCGAGATTTTTGGTTATCTGCTGAAGAGTCCGTTGAATATGGTATTATTGACGAGATTGTTAAAACAAAAAAGAAGGGTTAACCCCTTCTTTTCGTTTTTTTGAACACCCCCCTTTTTGTTTTTTACCACTTTATGGTGGTTTCATTATTAAGCCACCGCAGGTTTTGCCTGAACTTTATTTAAAACATTTTCAGCTTTGTCCGTGAAACTTCCAAAGAGCTTGCATACACCATCTGACATTTGTTTTTCGAGGCCCTTGATGAATTCAGTATCTTTGATTGCTCCACCCAATAAGTTTCTTATTATACCGTAACCTGTCCCGTCCATACCTTTCGATTGCATCATAGTTCTGACCAAAGCCTCTGCTAAACTCTCAGCAACCAATTTTGTTAATTCTCTACAGTCGGATAATGCATTTGCTAATCTTCTTGGGTCTGATGCAATGAATGATGATACAAATTTTGCGAAAGGACCTTTCATATTGAACCAACCAAAAATAGAATCAATCATAGGTTCTACAATTGCCTGTCCTAATACGCTCCATCCTTGTCCAAATAGTTTATCTAATATATCTGTGAATTTGAATTCCTCATTAATTAGACCTTGTGATTCAAGAACATTAATCTCTTTCAATACTTGAATGAAAACCTTTTTTTGTTTTTCCTCAGATAAAGACCTGAATTTTGATTTAGATTCAACAATAACTTTCAATCTACTTTCAACTAATGTTGTTTCAACAAGTCTATTATCTCTTTTCTTTTTTTCCTCGAGTAATTTTTTTCTTACAATTTTATTTACCATAAAAATTTTTTAAACTTTTAAATCTTTTAATTTTTTCTTCAATTCGAATCTGAAGTTGAACATTCCTTTGTTTGCCCTTTCTTTACAAATTCTAACAACACTTTTCAGATTAGCTCTTTCTGCATCACCCAAAGGATATGTTCTAGAACCTAACTCTTGATTATTCCAAAGTGTTTCGATAGCCGTCTTACAATTTTGTGAATTTACCTCAAGTTTTGTTCCTTGTTTAGCATCTGCAACTTTTTGTATCTTTCTGTATACGTAGAATTTGTCTTTCAATTTTTCGAAATAAGGATAATACTGACTATAGTCTCCGCTTATCTTACCATTATTTTCAGCATCTTTACCTGTTAAATCTAATTTCTCATACTCACCGCCGTCCCTTAATTGATATTCTGATGGGGGTTGTGCCATTTCGAACCAATTTTCCGTTCTGAGTTGTTTAATTATATCTTTTTGACTATTATCTAAACTTGGTTTTCCTGCGGTCTGTCCTGCCTGATTAGTTTGACCAGTGTTTTGAGAAGATACGGTAGAAACATTTGCTTCAGGACAGTAAAATTTATCGTAAACTTTACCTTGTTGATTCAGAATGTTCATATCACTTGTAAAATAATATGTTAGTCCCTGTCTTGATTTTCTTGACACAAAATATATCCCATCTTTTAATTTCCTTATCTCACTCCTTTTACCACCGAGACATTTTGACTCAACCACTTTTATGAAGTTGTTTAGAACATCCGCATCAGTTTTGGTTAATGTATTAGTTTCTACTTTCGAGTCTGTTTTTGTTGTCTCAACAGTTGAAATAGTGGGCGTTGTTGTTTTAGTCGTTCCGTCAGCGTTGTATGGTGATGCAGGGTCTCCTGGTGCAACATCATCAGGTCCTAAACCACTTGCCTGTTCTTTAATGAAACCATGCATTTTCAAGATTTCAATTTTGTAACTTTCGTCTATTCTTAAACTTTTCATATTAATTATTTTGTAGAAATTCGTCAGGAGTTAAGCCGAAGACTGATTCGGATTCTTTAGCAAAATCATTTGTTGTTTTAGTAGTTGTTCCACCTTTCAAATAATTTTCATATTCTTTTCTGACATCTTGATTATTCCATTGTTTTTGTGTTCTCGGTCCAAACCTTCCATATCCACCTCCGTTCTGACCTTGGTTTAAAATTCCATCTTTATAACCTGTTGCCCATCCTGCCTTATTTTTATCGAGCCAATCTTGAAACTTTTTCACGTCAAGTCCAGCTGGGGCTGAAGGATTTGTAACAGTAGTTTGTTTCTTTTTTGCTACACCAGTTTCTATTGCTTTTTTAGTAGCATCTAGTCCCGCAGTAATCCCTTTGGCCACGTCACCAACAGCAGTGTTGGCTGTAGATGTTGTTGTTGGGATATTTGTAATTTTAAAAGTATTTTCTTTAAACTTACCGAGGCTGTTGAACTCCGCAGTTGCGTCAACACCTATAGATTTTAGATGATTGATTATTTGATTCACTGAATCAGTATTGTCACTTCCGAAGTCATTATTGACCCATTCATCAATAGCCAAATTACTATTAAAATAAGCAACTTGAGAATTTACTCTCTGAAATTGGGCCGGCGTTTTAATTTTTTTTAGACCTGACAAAAACATATTTTCATTAGTTCCAGCACCACCAACTCCATTCCAAATTTCACTCGCAATTTTGTAATCTGGGTCTGTCCTTGGTAATGACGCTTCGGTCATTTCAAGGTTTTCATTGAGAGTTTTTTTGGAATCGTATTTCATCCTCAATAAAATTGCATCTAGTGATTCTTGTGGATTTAGTTTTTTCCTATACATAAGATTTTTCTTTATAAATATTACGATATTCCCTATTTTTATACAAAATCAGTTCCGCCAGTTTTTCCCATAACTCTATCCGACTTCCAAACGTATTTTGGGTCATTCATGTAAGTTTTTCCAAACTTTCTCCCTGATTCCCATTTGGTAATTGCAGTTTGATTTGACTTTCCACGAGCGAGACCAGTTTCCCATTTTTTTATCGCCTTACCTGTTGATGCACCTCCGGCTGAACCAGACTCACCTGAAGGTGGAGGAGTATCCTGTTCATCAAGTTCCTTTCCTTTTCCTTTAGAGGAATGTTTCTCAAAAAAATTAATTAAAAAATCTACGTCTAATATCATTCAAATAAATATTTTTGTATTCGATAAAAAAACTCTACTTTTGCAAACATGAAAAAATATATTCTGATTCTCTCGCTTTTCTTAATTTCTTGTGAAAGATATGTGACTGAGGTCTCTGACCTTACAATGAGTGGAAAGTATGTTGTCTCTAAATTACAGGTTATTCAAATAGTTAATCCTGTTAGTAAAGATTCTACATACCTATCAAATCAAATTTTTATCGAAAAAAGTCTCCCCGACCCATTTGACACAATCAAAATAAACGATTTTTATATCCATTTTACTTATTCAAATGTTATGATTGGGTGGGAACGATATTATGAACGTTGGGAATACGGAAATCCTCAGACTGAGCCAATTTTTTATAATAGAATACCTTGGACATTCGATGCTTATGCTCTCGGCAAGATACAATTCAATTATATTCCTAAAAATAAAGGGGTAGTCTTTCCAGTAATATTACAGGTTGATAGTGATAGATTCGAAACACTTCAACTTTCAGGTTTGGAATACACTCCCCTTGGAGCTAATGGTCCAAGATATCGATTAATATTTTCTCTCACAAGAGTTGGACCCTAATACGATTGTGATTTCGGAAGAAATTTAGGGTTAATTGTGTAATATTCATTCAAAAATATTATTAACTCTTCTTCGTCCAACTCAATTTTTTCTTCACCTGCCACAACGTCATCTTCGAATTCATCTTCAAAAAAATTAAATGATTCTGTAATCAAATCAAATCCATATTCTTCTATAATTCTATAGTCAATATTATCCGTTCTTATTTCCTCATCACTGTCACTTATTGTTCTAAATACAACTTCTACGATGTTACTCTCGTTGTTAAAGAAATAAGAAATAATTTCTTTTACTTCCATAATTTGTTTTTATAAGAAATATTATAAAATCACATAAAAGTCATTCCTTGAAATTTTATTTTACCATTTTTTTTAACTGTATTTATTGTTATAATTTATTATAAAAACTTTAAGATGAGATTTAATTCACTTACAATAGATGATTTTTACGCTAACCCAATGGATGTAAGAAATTTTGCTTTGAGTCAAGAATTCAAAGTGAGAGGAAATTATCCAGGACAAAGAACAAGGTCCTTTCTGAATGAACCGTTAAAAAAGAAACTCAGGGACATTTTATACCCATTCGCGGGTGAAATTACTTATTGGGGAAGTGATGACCCTGAAAATAACTACACGGGTTCTTTTCAATACACATTAGCATCCGATAGGTCTTGGATTCATGCAGACTCTACAACCGATTGGGCGGCAGTTTGTTATTTAACTCCTAATGCACCATTGAGTTCTGGAACAGGCATTTTCAGACACAAATCGACAGGGTGGATGCGTTATGATTACAAAAGAGAAAATGAGGTAGGATATAAAGAATCTGCTCCTCCCGGTTACGACATGCAAGATTACACTAAATGGGAAATTGTTGATAGAATTGGAAATGTTTTCAACAGATTAATAATGTATCGTGCCGACAACTATCATGTTTCTTTAGATTATTTTGGTAAAGACATGAATGATGGAAGATTGTTTCAAGTTTTTTTCTTCAATACTGAACGTTAATCTAACTCAAATTTTAACAATAACTCGGGATTTAGTTTTGCTATAACCTCCATTATCCCCTCAGAACAATAACATAAATGTGAGGTGCTCCAAACGAACCTTCCATAATTAAATCCTAAAACAGATGCACCAATATCCTTTCCCTCCGATATTGGTTTCAAGAAAAAATCATCCAAATTTACTAAAAAATCTAATGCATCACTGATTCTTGTTTCGTAAACGGGAATTTGGACTTGCTGAATTATTTCTTTGAAAGTGTGATAATCAGTTTTTTCACATGGCGGTTCCGAAATTGGTTGAATGTCTAAAAGTTCATTCCTTGTATTAGGGGTAAGATGCCATAACCAATATTGGTTAGATACACTTATTTTCCTGAAGTCTTTAACTTCAATTTTATTATTAATCATTATCTCAAATTAGCTCCACACAGCCAAGTTACAAGTGACCTTCTCAAACCAGAAGAAAGAGGTGTTACTCTGTGTAAAACAAATGAAGGGAAAAAACATATTAACCCCTTTTCTCTTGGAACTGAAAGAATGCTACCACCCAAATTCATTTGTAAATCGCCTCCTTCATACTCAGTGGGTTCTGATAGTTGTAAAACAACAGACAACTTTCTGTTGGAGATGCCAACACCCAAATCAGCATGCCAATCATAATGACCACCATTACCATAATATGTTGTATATTGTAAATCATCCTGAAAATCCCAAATGTCAAAATTCCACATTTCAGCATTTGCCTTAATTGCTAAATCTGAAATTCTATCAAATATCCATTGAGATTCTGTGTTTTTTCCCATCCAAGAAATATCACTTACTCTATAGTCAGATGTGCTTTCAGAGTTTCCGTCATCACCAACGACAGTCCCCTTGATTTTGTTAAGAGAGTCACCGTATTTGATTATAGAATCAAGTTCCTCAGAACTGAAAGCGTTTGTGAAATAATAATAATTGAAGTGATTTACATTGTTTCTTTGGTTAGACACAAATTTATTTTCGTTGGCCATGTTTTTTTCTTTAATTTTAGGTTTAATCCGATACTATTTCAATAGTATGTTTCAAAAAAAAATAATTTTTGATGTAGTAATCCTGAAAGAAAATTCGAGCCTAATAGATATACGGATACAAGAAAATAAAGATTACATCGACCATTTTATTATCATCGGTAAAGAAAATTTAATTGATGAAATACAAGATTTGATTAAGACGTATCCCAATATAATTTTTAAAACTACAAATGAGTTTGATAATTTAAAATTATCTAAATTAATAAAAGAAACTATAAAACCGTTGTTCAAAAATTTTGAGGATTTGATACTAATTTCCGATGAATTTTCAATCCCCTATATCAAAAATTTTAAAGACGAAGACCTTGATTTTTATGCATATAAATTCAATTCTCATAAAGTAATCGATTCGACTTTTGAAAAAAGACGTAAATTTTTGGAGTTGGGCACTGCAATTATGGATTACAGTTTCATAGTATACCAAAAAGATTTTCTCACAATTTTGGAAAAAAATAAAAACAAAGTTTTTGATTTTCTACAAACAGAACCGAAGGGAATAAAAATTGAAAAAACTTCCTCAACCTATCTTTGTCCGATTTCGAATATTGATGTCTTATGGATTCATGAAAAAAATAGTGAAACAGACTCAAAAAAAATTCTAATCAATTTTGATGATAATTTCGAATATGAATTTGATTCATACGATAAAATAATTGAAATAGAACCTGTCCATACGTTTCCTGAATCGACCTACTATGACCCACAACATAAAGTTAATCGTTTGAAGATATTTGTTCCAAATAACGAGATGTATGAATCACCAAATTTTTTGAAAAGTTATTTGAAAAATGAAATTTTGAGAATTTTAAATTTTCTACCAACACAGGATAATGATGAAATATTTTTAAAATATGAAGACGAAAAAATGACCATTCATATTTCAATGGAATTAAAAAACCCCTCATGAGAGGGGTTTTAAATTATTTGATAACTTTCATTCTTAACATCATTTCCATTATTCTATTTTTCTTATTGATGAAATTCTCTCTGAGGTCCTCATCAATTTCATCCCAATTTCCTGTATGAGCTTTGATTTCTTCCCATGATTTATCTTCAGGATTAAATTTTGTCAAATCTAAATCAAGTTCATCTTTAGCCAAATCTTTTTTCCAATATACATCATCTTCTGCAGTATCATCACTATTTGTTTCACCGTAACTTGACGTTTGGTATGGTCCTGCACTTCCTGGCCCTTCACTATCGAAATCATATGCTGGTTCCATATCACCATATATTCCTTGAACTCCTGAGATATCATTTGCTTCTTCGAGCTCATCGTCTTCAAAAGCAGATTCCATAAATTCAAAGTCATCTTCTTCATCCAATTCACTTTCAGTTGGATAAACTGAATCAGGTCCGTTGCTTTGGAATTCGTATGCCTTTCCTTCCTCACTTTTATCCAAATCCATATCATCCGCTTCTATATCGAATGGACCATCTCCAATTTTAGGTCCCTCTGATTCAAAATCATATGCTGGGTCAATATTACTTATATCCATGTCGGGTGCATTTCCACCACCTGTATATCCTTGTTCATACATCTCACCACCATCCGCTTGCAAATCTTCAAAACCATCATCTTCATTATCAGGGTCCTCGTAATCATCTTCTACTTGTTCATTTTTGATTCCCTTCATATGATGCATTTTTTCAAATGTTCCGTATTTGTTTCCACCACCTTCAACATAATCAAATTCATCATCACCCAAATCTTCTACGTTGTAGATATCATCTAAGTGTCCAACTTCTTCGATTTCTTCCATTTTGTATCCACACTCCATACATTCTCCTTCCGTCATGGCACCTCCACATTCTGAACACATTAATTCTTTAGACTCTTCCATTGCACCCACTTCACCTTTCCAACCACACTCCATACATTCTCCTTCCATCATCATTGAACCACATTTATCGCAAACTTCTTTTTGTTCCTTTTGTTCGTTGATTCCAACGTTTGTATATGGTTTTACGACTCCTTTGTTATTAAGAACCGCACCTTCTTTATCTTTAGCAAAATCCTGAACATAAAGTGGTTGTTCGTTATTAACATGTGGTTGCATAGTTCTATAACCATCATATAAAGTTCTGTGTTGTTTTAGAATGTCTTCTTTCTCGTTTGGAGACAATCTATTTGCGGCAAAAAATGCGTTCATAAAAAGATATTTTCAATAAATACCACAGAATTTTTAAATTTTAGATTTTACTTGATAAACTCCTTCTATTAATATTGTTTGACAGGTTGGTCTACAAAATGATAGTATCTTGGTAATTTACTTATCGCCCTTTAGATTGACCTGTTTTTTTTTTTGGAAAATACTTTCAATTTCTATATATTTGTATTCAGAATGAAAAATTGGTTCATTACACATAATAGGTTTATAAAAACAAAAAATAGCTTACATCTATTACCCGAACTATGTTTTTGGTATGATAGAAACTATTTTTTAGAAACCGGTGTTGGTTCTCCCGCTTTTGGGTTTCAAATTGGTTGGATAAAATGGAAATGGTATTTCGGATTACAAAAAGGTTATTAAAATGATAAATCCATTCTGTTTTATAGGTGCTCATAATTGGGAGTATAGAAAAGAAAAACATAAAGTTGAAGGTCATCCTCAAAATCGTGAATACATCCGCGTAGTTGTTAGAGAATGTGTTTGGTGTGGACACAGAGAACACCACCCTCTCCCAAGAGTTGAACGTAAATTCACTAACTGGAAACCCTTTGACGATATTCAGAAAGATGATACAATAAATTTTGAAAGATTATAAAAAACAAAAAAAAATGCAAACATTAGTTTTCAACACAACAACAAAAACTGTAAAATTACTCGATTCCAAAACAGCAACTGGTTCCCTCCTTTTAGAATATTCAAATATTCCAACAGTAAAAGTTTTGGAGGGTTATTATGAGGTTATCCAAAGTGACGAATTTGAAAAAAAATACCCCGTTCTCAGAGTTCCAATTGCGAATACTAATATGATTATAAGCAAATGATAAAAGACTCCCGATTTACAGAGATTTTTGAGAATACAATTCCTCATGGTTCCTTCTTAAGTGAAAGTGCGATAAAGAGCTGCATGTATCAATCATATAAATTGGGAAATGAAGATGTTATAAAATGGTTATTAGAAAATAAACACCTTTCTGACAACATTCAATATATTGTTGACGAATGGAATAATCAAAACCGATAGAAATGACTAGCGAAGACATTGTTCAAGAAATATTATTCGAAGCACACTCGTTCGGTCTTATGGATGAAGTTCGTGAGACCGCAAGACTAATCATATTGGAAGACCCCAAAATTGATAGGGTTGTCGCATATCAAATGGCATTTGAAGAATGGGTAAAATAAAAGAACTTGATTTACATGGTCTCACAAATCTTGAGGCTCGAGACAAAGTTGAAAATTTTGTTTTACTTTATTCTACTGAATTACCAATTAGAATTATTACAGGAGGTTCGGAAAGAATGAGAAACATGACCGTAAACATTCTCCAAAAACATAAATTTACTTATGACATACCCGCACATAACACAGGTGAAATAATCGTTTTATCATGAACAATTTGGACAAACAATATCAACAACTTTTACAAGACATAATTGATTATGGCGTAGAAAAAACTGATAGGACCGGCACAGGTACCAAATCAATCTTTGGTTATACCATTCGACATAACATGAAGGATGGTTTTCCACTCCTGACCACAAAAAAAATGGCTTGGAAAACAATGGTTACGGAGTTACTATGGTTTTTAAGGGGAGACACCAATATCAAATTTCTTGTAGATAACAATTGTCATATTTGGGATGGAGATGCATATAAAAACTATTTGAAGGTCACCAAACGTGAATTCGAATTGAATTCGTCGATGTCGAGTCATCCTCATTTCAATTTGAAAACCAAAGAGGATTTCATTGATAAAATTAAAACCGATAAGAAGTTTGCAAAAGAATATGGTGAACTAGGACCAATCTACGGTAAGCAATGGAGACAATGGCAAGGATGGATGACTTATGATGAGAATAAAAAGGGCTCGTTGTGGTTTGACCAAATTTCAAGAGCAATTCAACTTTTGAAAACCGACCCCGACAGTAGGAGAATAATGGTTTCTGCGTGGAACGTGGCAGAAATTGATGAAATGGTTCTACCCCCATGTCATTATGGATTTCAAGTTTATACGAGAGAGTTGAGTCATCAAGAAAGAAGTGATTTAAAAAATTCTCCACCTTTTAATTATGGCAAACCAGCAAATGGTAAATTAATTGATAAGAGATTATTAGATAGTTGTAATGTACCAACCCGAGCAATCTCTTTAATGTGGAATCAACGCTCAGTTGATACTTTCTTAGGCTTGCCCTTCAATATTGCATCTTACGGTTTACTACTGACTTTGTTCGGCAAACTTTTAAACATGGTCCCAGAACAGTTAATTGGAAATTTGGGTGATACACATCTTTATATGAATCATTTAGACCAAGCAATAGAGCAAAAGTCGAGACAATCCTACGAGCTTCCTTGGGTTAATTTAAATTTCGAGTTCCAATATAGAGATGGTTATTTAGTGGACTGGAACAAAATACGTGTAACTGATATCGAATTGATGAATTACCTTTCAGCTCCACCAATCAAAGCCCCTCTGAGTAATTAATTGTTTCTAAGACCCGATAATACAATGTAAAGTTCCAAAATATCTTTTGAGAATTTTCTTGCATAAAAATTTACTTGGTCCATGTTTTCCAAATCTTTGTTGTGCTTTACCATGTAATTTACAACTCCCTGAATAATCTTATCTTTCGCAATGTCGGCTTCTTTCAAAAATTCTTGAAAATCTTCGTCATCCTCTCTACCTTCACCATAGTATCTGTCGATATGTTCACTTCCCGAATATAACAATGGAAATGAGCCCATCATGTTTACAATTCCTGTATCTCTCAACTTATACAAAAATTTTTCTAACCATCTCCAATCGAAATTTTCAAAAATATCTTCTTTTTTTGTAATTGTGTTCCAAACTGTGTCACCCTTTTGCTCTTGAATATTTTTTGCTTCGACTATTCTCCAAGCATCGGAGGAAGTCACTAAAGATAATGAACTCCCGTTATCCCAATTAACTTCAATTAAAAAATCGTTTTCTTCAAACGGGTCTCTAACCACTTTTTTAACTATTCCGACGGTTCCAGGTGGAACTCCCGTTTCCCCTTCCATGTGAAGACACATAACCTTATCTCCTAAACCAGGAATGACGTTTATTTTTTTGTCCATAACAATAAATATAACACGAGTATTTATAATTGTATGGAGTTTATTTTAACAGAATCACAATTGTTGAGAATTATCAAAGAGAATAAATCCGAAGGTGATTTAACCAATTCACTTAAGAGGATGTCTTCCTTTATGAACAATTTCGTTAATAGAATTGGAAAAAGTTATGGTTTGAATTTGAGAATGTTCCTTACGTGGGGAACTTCAATTGCGGGTTTAGTTATGCCCTTGGATGAATTTTTGAAAACAGGTAACTTTGGATTGACAGAAAGTCAGAGATATTTGGTTTTAGCTGGTGTGGCATTTCTTATATTTTTTGAAGGAAAAAGAGGAATGATTAAACTTTTAAATAAAATCAAAGAGCAGGGGTTGGAGGAAGTTTTTGATACCACTCTAATGAAAGGTTATGAACTTAAAGATTCATTCGTTGGATTCCTACGTTCTTTTAGAATTATATCGAGTCAGGTATTAGAAATCATTTCATATGCCTTTCTTATTCCAATAATTGTGGATATTCAAAATTATTCTACTGACTCTGTAAATTTATCTGAAACAGCATTAATGATTGCTGAAAGACTTGTTGCCTCAGGTGCAATTCTACTTTCCAAAGAATTTTTATTCGAACTTATTCGAAAATTAATTAAGAAATTTCAATAAAAAAGTCGGGTTGTATTTTCCAATAACTCTCTTTTTGCTTTACAAGTTCACCATTTAATCTGTTTACACGAATCATCACCTGAGCATAAACATCATTTACTTTATCAATTTTTGTTTCAGGTATAATTTCAGTGTAAATGATATCTTCGATTACAGGAACAAACCAATCTCTGTCAGATAAAATTGTATATAAAGTTCCCGCAACATCCTCTTTGATTTCGGGATTGGGAACAACTTTCACACCATCCAATACAAAATCTGATAACTCCAATTTGATATGAAAATTAACGTTGTCATCATGAGAATTATAGGGAAATTTTTCCCAACTCATTCTACAATTCATATCGAGTGGTTTATCCCCTTCACCAAAGTCAACTGAAATACCAATTCTTGAAAACTTTTCATTACAAACTTGCATTATATTGATAAGGGAATCTTTTCTGATGTGTGTATAAGTTGATGGAAACAATTCCTGACCATTTATTGTAATTGTAATTGAGTAGGAATAAGTCTGCCCTAAAAATTTGAAAGATTCATATATTTGACTTTGGATTATATCATTCAGCACCGCAGCAATATAGGATTGTTTTGGTTCAGGAAGAAGAACATCAACCTTAAAGCTAAATGCGTTGGCAAAATCTTTTTCTATGTTGATATCAAAATATTGAAAAATTAAACCGTATTCTTTGATTGGTTCTTTGAAAAATTTTTTCAAAAAATTTAACACCTTATAATTTTCACTCATTTTTCACTAAGAATTTTTTGAATTACCTTTTCTGCCTCGTTTGGACTCAAGTTATGTTTATGTTTATTCTCTTCAAACCATCTCCTAACTAAACTTTCATAATCATTTTTGGCTATTTTTGACCTTCTTTTAAATCCTTTTCTTTGGGCATCTAACTCATGTTGTTGAGTATAGTATTTTAAAGGTTTTTTAGGTTCACGTTTTGGGAACTCATAACCACTTTCATGTTGTTTAACATGTTCTAACTCATGAGCAATCAATTCGTTTAACTCACCTATCAAATCATAAATTACACTTGTGTGGAATTTTGGATTGGAAACAATAGTAACGTGGATTAGGTCTTCATCTCTATAATAATCCGCATCCGCATCGAAACCCTCAACATTCTCATCGTCCTCTATTTCCAAAAAAACCTGGATTGGATTTTGTAATTGTTTGAATTCGTATGCATGAAGATTTGAATTTAAGTCTTCGGGTAAACCAAACTCCCCTGTTTTGTTTGTTCTATAAATTGTGATAATATCTCTTACAATCTGTCTTGTAACGCTATCCAATTTACCTTCATTAATATTATCTTTCATCATTAATAAATACCACGGAAAGGGATTGATAAACCAACACCATATCTCACACCTTTCATGTAATTAACACCCAAAGACAAGTCAATTCCTTTATTGGTCTTGGTAAGGATTCTTATGGGGTGAATTTTGAGCCAAATATCAGGTTTGATTGATACACTATCGTAATAAGATTCACCGAAAATACCACCCATAATTGATATCTGATGATTTGTTAAACTTAGACCCACACGATTAATTCGAGACATTGGGGTTGTATATATGTATGGTGCGGGGAAGGTCGCAACAAGATAACCACCAACATAGAATCCGACTCCGTTGAAATTATTGTGATAGGTCACAACCAATGTTTTTTGGTCGGGAACATACATAACATCACTCGTTTGTCCTTTACATAGAATCGTGATAAATAAAAATATAGAAGTAATTATTGTTTTCATACAACAAATATAATATCTTTGTAGAACATAACAAAATGTATTAGTTTTCCTAACTACTACATATAAAAATCGTAGGGGTAAAAAAAATTAAATGGAAAGATGGCAGAGCTGGTCGATTGCACCTGACTTGAAATCAGGAGAACGGGGAACTGTTCCGTGGGTTCGAATCCTACTCTTTCCGCACTTTGTAAGGTGGTGAAACGTCCCGCGGACTTGGCATACACACCCCCTCGTCTCGGGGGCGCTGAATTTGAGATAGGTGTTGGATATGGGTTGACCACAAAGCGCGCTAAATGTGTCCACCACCGAATCACAGCATGAAGGTTCGAATCCTTCCCTTACAGCAATGGTTCATATAAAAAATAATTTTATCGATGAAACAGAAAATAACTTCCTGTTTTCCTTTCTTAATGAAAAAACCAACAAATCTTTTTCCACTGAGGAAAATTTTTATGAATGGTATGAAATTTCTAAAGATGATGATATTTTCAACTCTCCACTTTTTTTGAGAATCTTCAACAGAAATCTTTTTTTTGTAAGAAATTCATATGGCACAAATTTAAAATTACATTACTGTGGATTTGCGAATCAAACAAGAGGTTTCGATTATCACGCAGATTCAGTTTGGCCAGAAATCCCTGAAAATAGAGTCATGGGTCTTCCATCCAAAGAAAATAACACATATTCAAACTATCAAGGAAATTGGATACCGAATTATGTTCCGAATAGAAAATACACTACTGTCTTATATCTGAACGAAGGTTTTGATGGTGGTGAAACTCATTTCCCTGTTTTAGACATTTTAGTTAAACCTGAAAAAAATAAAATTCTTGGATTTGGTTGCGATGAGAAATTTGTTCATGGTGTTATGCCAACCACAAATGGGGTGAGAAAAGCGTTTATCTGCTGGTTTGAATAATTCATTTGACATCAAGTTTTATTTTTCATAATTTTTACAAAAAAGAAGTCATGTCTCGATTAGATGAATTAAAAAAACAATACCCTGAACTCAACGTTAGTTTATTCGATGTCTTAATTAAATTGGACTCGTCAAAGTCATACAAATACCTACCCCTCCTTTGTAAAATTTTCGGGAAAAGGTTCAATATGAAAAAAGAATTTAGTGAAAATTTTTCAGAAATTAAACTTGAGGCTGAAATTTCTTTAATTAATAAAGGAATTTCGACCAACAATTTGTCGGACAATGAACTATACGTTTTTCATACTTTGAGTGAATTTTTTTCTCAAGATTATTTTTTCACCATGAAAGAATTCATTCATTACATGGATAAAAATCAGATTGAAAATAACGATGTAACATCTTATTCCACAATTGATGAATTGAGGGGTGCTATTACCTTGGCTTCTATTAAAGAATGGAATAAAGAACTCGAGGGTCAGGTCATATCCGAATATGAGGATAATATTTGGGTATGTGTGAGGCCATTAACATTCTCATCATCAACAAAATATGGTGCAGGGACAAGATGGTGCACAACTTATCAAAAAGAAAAAAATTATTTTGAAAAGTATTGGAGACAAGGTATTCTTGTTTATTTTATCAACAAAAAAACGGGATATAAGTTTGCAGGATATAGAGATTTACAAAATAAAGAAATGAGTTTTTGGAATGCCGCAGACAATCGTGTTGATTACTTAGATTTAGAAATCGATGATTATATGTTTTCTCATGTTAGGAAAATATTTTCATCCGATATGAGTAATAAGAATCTATCTTCAGATGAAATCCAAGAGCAAGTTCACAAAGAATGTATTGATGAATATGCCAAAGTAATGCCAATTTCAATTGAGGAACCTGAACCAGCTTACGTTGAAGATGTTCCAAGACTTGAAAGATTAATTTCACAGGAAACGGATGTAATGGTTATGGCAAGATTACGAGAAGCCGCTCGGGAATATGAACAAATGATAATCCCTAATGAAATTGGAATAGCTTAAAATTAAGACCCACATAACTGTGGGTTTTTTAATACTCCATTCATGGTATTTATAACATATGTCATTACTCAACGAAATATTGGACAAATACAACGTAAGTGAAAAAAATGGTTCGCTTGGTAATTTAAAAGCGTTGGAAAAAACAATCGATGAACTTTCAAAATTGGATAAAGTTCTACTATTACCTTGTTCGAATCGTTATAATTGGGATTTAAATAAAATGGATATACCCAAATCTACAATCTTAGCAATGGTGATTGATGAATACTTGGGTGAAAAGTCTGTTTTGATTGATGTTCCTGAATTGAAAATTTATCCCTGTGAAGGGAATGTTTCGAGAGCCGAGGGAAACTCATGTGGACTTAAGAAAGCCAAATTGAACGACAAAACAAAAAATCCTTCAGGAGAGCACAGATGTTGGGCTAGTTTGAATAACAAAGACGATGAACTTTGGAAAATATCTAAAGAACTCCTTGAATCTGATGCTGTAATATTTTTCTCATCTGTGAGGTGGGGTCAGGCAAATATGTTTTATCAAAAACTTATTGAGAGATTGACTTGGTTAGAAAATAGACATACAACATTAGGAGAATCAAATATAATAAAAGATATTCAGAGCGGTTTCATATGTGTTGGTCAAAACTGGAAAGGTATTGATGTTGTCGACACTCAAAAAAGAGTTCACTTCTATTACGGATTCAGACCGAACGACACTTTCTATTGGAATTGGCAATTTACGAACAAGATTTCGGATGAGACACAAACATCTTATAAGGAGGCTTTCCCTAAGTTTGTTGAAAAATTCGATATAAGAGATTTAATTTAGTCCCTTAATAATTTTTTCTATATTTTTCCAGTTTCTCGAGATTTGATTTTGGGTTTTACCTTCAGTCATTATCAGTGTGACATCATCATACCTGTCAACCGGTATTTCATGTTTTAACTTGTGATATAAATTTTGGTTATCAACAAAACCTAACACCCCTTTTCTTTGGTATTTTCTTAATTCTTCTAAAAAATCATTTTTCTTCAAAGGGAGTTTGTAAGTCGGGTTATGATAGAAGAATTTCTTATTTGTTTCAGGATTCATCAATTCTACACCACTTCCCCTGATTTCTTTAGAGGTTTTAGCTAATTTGTCGTAAACATCACTGTAGTGGTTGTCATCTTTGATGTGTCCTGAACACGATGGAGTTGTCGGAATATTTTTCGAATGTAGATGAATGACAAGATTTTTTAAATCATCGTCCAACGTGGAATAAAAGTTTTTGTTTTTCGGTATTTTGTATTCTCTTGGTGCCTCATAGAAAAAAAACCAAGGACATTGTTCTGTTTTTAACCAAAATCCTTTGTGAAACTTTTCATGGGGTATCAAATCGGATTGTAATTTCATGATTCAATTTCTTCTATTTCCACCACTAAAGGTCTGTTACCTTTTATAACTCTATGCCAAACTAATTTAGGGATGTAAAATTGTTTGGCATCCTCTAACTTAGTTGGCAAACAATCTTCAATTTGAAATTCCCATCCACCTCCTTCAACAACAGTAACTTTTCTATCCTTAAGGTCTTGATGCCATTTTAGTTCTTCTGAATCAACATCAATATTGAAAACCCTTCGAATTTTACCATCGATAAATTCTTGTTCAAATGGAAAATTTGTTATTTCCTCTGACTTAATTACCATGAGTTTGAAGATGAAAGTCCGAGTTGTTTAGCATATCTCCCCACATTACAGGACCAATATCCTGCTGTAGTTCTATCTTTCTTTTGGTCACATCTGTGTCTGGCTCTAAAAGATTTAGCCGCCCCTTTATTTCTATTTCTAACTTTCAAATTAGGGTCACCAAAAGTAACCTTTTTTACTCCACCACCTTTAGATTTTACATATACTGCAAACTTCTTTGGTCCACCTGGTGTTCGGAATGGTTTACCTAATTTAACGTTTTTTCCTCTATGTTTAGCCTCTCCCAAAACTTCCTCATCATCTAACTCAAATGGGGCATCTAAATAAACAATCTGTTCACCAATCTGAACTCTCTTACCCAAATCAGATTCAACCATCATAGTATCTTCTTCATTTAATCTAATCTTACCTTGTTTCCATAAATTTCTCACTTCATTTACCAAATCAAAATATCCCTCCGAATAAACTCTAAAAATATTGTTGGTAAGGGATAATTTATTTTCTATATGATATTTTAGTGCTTCTGAAATTTTAACTTCTTCCCTTAGGATTAGTGTTTTTTCTAATTCTGCATTCAATGTTTCAGAAATTATTTTTCTTAGGTTTTTCATAATTAAGAATTTGGTTTTAGAACTGCCAACACTTCAGGAAATTCTTTATCAAGAACTTTTTCATTTTTCCCTTCGTATGGTATGTTTTGTAGAACATATCTAATGGCATTTAATCCAGACACTCTTTTGTCTTCAGCATCAATTATAACCCAAGGGTGATTAAGTGTGGATGTTTTATCGAACAATTTTTCTTTGAACTCTGTGAATCTATCCCACAAGTCTTGCATTTTTGAGTCGTTAGGTGAGTATTTCCAATATTTGAGAGGAGATTGTTGTCTCATTTTGAATCTTCTTGCTTGAGTGTCTTTGTCGATTGAAAACCAAAGTTTGAATAAATAATCTCCGTCTTTTACCAAATCATTCTCAAAATCGGCTACATTCTCCATAAAATCTTCATACTCTTCAGGGTTTCCATATCCCATAACAGGTTCTATTAATCCTCTATTATACCAACTTCTGTCAAACAAGTTAATCATTCCTGGTCTGATTTGTTTTCTGTAACGATTCCACCAATCCTTTCTATCTTCAGGTGTCGGAACTCCTAAAGCAATTACATTATAGTATCTTGGATTTAAATTTTCGACAAATTTTTTGATTGTTGCACCTTTACCTGCGGAATCTCTACCTTCGAAAACTATAATCACTGTCTTTCCTGTGTGTTTCAACCATTCCTGTAGTTTCAATAATTCAACTTGTAATTCATAAAGCTCCTTCCTGAAAACCTTTTTTGGTATAATTGAAGGCTCTTCAATTTCGAACTCATAGTCTTCACTTTCAGGTTCTATGCCATATCCACTTCTATCTCTGTATCTGAGAGATGAGATTATTTTACCGAGGTAGTCCTCAACATTTTTTTTCTTGTCCCCTTTTTTCAACAAAACTTTTCTTAGTCCACGATTCATCATATCAAAATCAATAATTTGTTTGGTCGCAAATTTTGATATATCAATTAACATTCTTACAACTTTCGGGCTAAATAATTTCAAAAATTGGAGTGTCTCCACGAATGATTTCAGGTTCACATTCATCTTTGCTCCCTCCAATGAATTTTCTTCATTTACAACACCCATCAAAGATTTAAACCTATCTATTTCTGACAATAATTTCATGTAAAGTTTATTATAAATACTCCATAAGATGTAGTTTGAAAGTATTTATTGATACCAAGATACTATCGATATGAAATTATTATTCTCTTTCATATTAGCAACATTTTTGCTAATCCCTGGCCACCACAAAATTCAAGAACCTAAAAAGGTATTTTTATTACCAATCGAAAATAAAATTGTCATAGGTCCGATGGCAAAAAATCGTAACCTGACGTTTGGTGTTAAAAATATAGTCTTAGAAAATCTCCAAGAATTAAATTACACCCTCTCAGATTCATTACATAAATCAGACTTTTCTTTGAAGATAGAAATTGTTTATTTCGACATTATGCAAACAAATACGGGAATATCTGTGTTCCATAAAAACGATAATGAAACAATCCTTAGAATTAAAGGAACATTGTATAATCAATCAGGTAAAAAATTAAACGATTACCTATCTACAGGAAAATCCTCGGAAATCTCTATGTCTACACTGATAATTTCAGAAGGGGGTTCAATAAATCAGCAGTCCGTTTCGAATGTTATAAAAAAGTCCTCAGAGACATTAATTTTAAATCTTTTCAAGTAAAATGAAAAAAACCCTTTTGGGGTTGTTACTATTAATAAGTGGTATTAATGGTTACGCACAAACCCCAGAAATAGGGCATTTTCAACAACTCGCTACAGTGCGAAGAGGAGACACATTGGATGTTGCATGGTATTACAAACCAGCACAAGGTGTAGACATCCGTGGTTTCCAAGTCGATTGGCAGTTTAAGAAAACCCTATTTACCCACATTTCAACCACGGTGGATGCTTCAGTGAATAGCAATACACCTGTTGTTGATTATAAATCATGGGAAAGCTTCAAGTTCGATTCCTACTCCAATGGGAATTACAACTATACAGCTGACGCAGATTGGACCATCGGAAGAAACTATTTGATTTTATCAAATGGTAATTCCGTAAGTTCAAATGGTTATATAATTCACAACAAATACAAAATTAATAACGTAGGTCCGAACTACGTTTCAGATTCCATAACCTTAAATTGGGCTAGGATGATAAAATTAGATGGGACATCAATAGGTGATAACGTAGCAACACTATCATATAAAAAATTAGCAGTTAAACTTCTTGGTAACTTAACAATCTCTGGAAAAGTCTTTTTACCTAGCTCAGTGACTTCATCAGGTTTATTACCAACAATCAATTGTTATGATTTCAATACAAATCAACTAATTTCCTCTACAGTTCCTAATTCATCTACAGGTAATTACACTTTAACAAATATTGATGAAAATAAGAAATACAAGATTGAGTTGAAATTCCCACAAGATAGTTTGGCTTCTTTGAGAGATAGAGCTGTTACAATTTCAGATGCGGTAAAAACATATAATGAATTCACTTCAACAGATGTAAATCAAGTTTATGGTCGACAGTTTTTAAGACATCCTCTTTCATATTTGATAGCAGATTTGAATTTGACAGGAACTTTGGATGCTGGAGACCCATATGGAATTTACGCATCAGTATCAGGTCTTAGACCAATTGATTTAACAAAATTGATTAATGTTTTCAAAAAGAGTGAGTATGATAGTTTAGTTACAGTATCCTCTACATGGTCAACTTGGAGCTCATACTCTAATCGAGGTATAATAGTTACAGATTCTGTTGGACTGACAAATCTTACGTTAGATTTGAAATACTTCATACTAGGAGACGTTGATAGAACTCACTCTTCTCCAGTGTTTGATGCACAAGGTGGTGAAATTATGGCTGCAAATTTCTCAGGAAATTTCAATATTGATATACCAAATCAATATGTTGTTGGTCAACCAATGTATGTTCCATTCAATATTCAAACAAATGGATTACAAAACACAGGTCTACAGTTCGAAATGTCTTACGATATCAACAAGGTTAAATTTGAAGAAATACAATCCAATTTGGGTGGCCCGTGGTTACAATATGTGAATCACGACCCTCAAAAAGGAATAATCCGTTTCGGTGGAATGAATAATCAAAAAACGGGGGCACTGATTGGAGCGGTGACCCCGTTTAAATTAAAATTTACCGCTGTCAATCCAAGTGAGGATATCGCCACATCAGTTTATGTAAGAAAATTAATGGATGCGTCGCATTCGAATGGTGACCACTTCAACATAACACTAAATTCAAGTGTAACAGTCCTTACATATAGAGCCATGATGGTTGTAACACCGTCAGAAACAGACAAAATCACGTTTAGACTTTTTCCAAATCCAACAGAGAGTTCGATTAACTTAGAAATAAATTTACCAAAACAAACAGTGGTCAATGCATCTATTTATGATATAGGTGGTAAAGAAATACTTAATTTAGGTAAAATCCAATCTAATGATGTTGACGTGAAAATAATTAAAAGATTGAACGTTCAAGGTTTAGCCAATGGAGTTTATCAATTAGTAATTTTTGACTCCAAGAATAAAACAACTAAACAATTTATAAAAATTTAAAAAAATGTCAGAAGAACAAACACAAGAGCATAATGACGGAACATGGTCAGGTCTTAAAAAAACAATCGTAGGAACATTAGGAACAGTAGTTGCTGGGGGAGGTGTGTGGTTAAGCACATTATTATTTGGTGGAAATTCGGATGAGGGCTCTCAACAACCTCAACCTGCAACACCAAACATTATCATCAACAACACTCAACAACAGCAACAAGCACCAGCTGGTAAGACAGTAGTCATAAAAGAAGTAAGTCCTTCATCTTCACCTGCTCAACCAAAAAAGGAAGAGCCGAAACCAAAAAAAGATGACTGGACTAAAGAAGACCCAAAATGGTAATTTATGCAACCTAATAATGGATTTAGAGAACTCTTGAGTTCCATGATGAAAAGAAGATGGTGGATTACCGCATTAGTCCTTGGTGGATTTGTGGTGATAATCGGGGCCATTTTCATGGCAATTTTTGAACAAAGTGCAATTAGCGGCGAATGGAAAGAATTATTACTTTTATTACTCGGGGCATTTATCGGGTCATATGGTAAAATCATCGACTATTGGTTTAGTGATACGGATAAAGACAAAATGTTAGTTCAGAAAATGGATGAGGAAGATGGTATCTCATTTTCAAACACTCAAGACGGGACCGTAAAACCAAAAGAAGAATCAGTAGCAATACTACCAAAATCTGAGGAATACCAAACCACACCATCAAAAACGGGTGTAGAGATAGACGAGGATGGTGATGGTATAATGGATGGTATAGATGAAGATGGTGATGGTATAATCGACATGTATTTCGAACATCGTCAGTGTGAACACGTATGGGGAGACATGGACGGTGATGGGGATGAAGAATGTCTAAAATGTGGTCTAATTAAAAATATTTAAAATGAAAAACTTTTTCAAAAGAAATCAGTATGCAATCATTACAATAATCTGGTTTCTGTTAATGTTTTTGATTGCAATTAATTTACCTGCCCAGACTGTTGGAACAACAAAGACTGAACAATATAAAGCAAGTTTTGAAACAAAAATCAATATTGACTCATTGATAGACTATGATGGTCCTCAAGTTCCTATTCAAATATTAACAATTGGAATAAGTGATGAGGTATATGAACAATACCCTGAACTTAAAGAGAAGAAAGTTGGTTTGGGAGTTGCGAATATTGTTTTGGAATACTTGTCCGACTTGAATAGATTTACATTCACTGAAGATAAAACTGAAATTAAAAACAGAATGGTTAAACAATTTCAGGCTTCTCAGAGTGGAATTTCTCAAGACAAATTAGATGGCAGGGGAAAAATAAGATTAGCACATTATTTTGTCACTGTAGAGGTCTATGATTTTTCTGTGTCGGAAGATGAAACGGTAAATTTAAAGGATGGTGTCAAGAATACTGTCAATACGAGACTTGGTCTTCAAGTTAGATTTACAGATGCAGAAACAGGTGAAATAGTTGCTGCAAGTGGTCTTGGTGAAGCAAAAACAGTGAGAGAGCTAACATTACTTAACGATGACAATCTAAGTGATGTAAAGTTCAATCAATCAACTATAGGAATTACCACGAAAAAAGCATTAGATATTGCTTGTAGTAGAATTCTTGTGAGATTAATTAAAAAGGGTAAATTCCCAAGATAATGTGCAAAAGATTAAGAACTTTTTTAAGTATATTCTTTATCTTATTTCTCAGCTCGAAAGTTGAGGGTCAAGTTATGACCACATCATTTACTGACCCGTGTACCAAAGCTGTCACTAATTTTACAATACCTCTCCAAGGAGGGACTGTGATATATTTTTATGGTCAATCAAGAACATTCACCGCAGCAGATGTTGCCAGCGGTGAATTTACCAATTGGACCAACCAAGTTTATGGGGAATACAGAAAAGTTTCCCCATGTTCGGTTCAATCTACGAATGTAATAAGAAATCAAATAACTTCGCAAGTTATCGGGAACGTAATCTCAAGTGTTGTTGGGGCTTTGGCATCCGAAACATCAGGAAACTTAGTAACGGACAATTCAAAATCATCAGATAGTAAAAAAACAAAAAAGAACAATGAAAATAGTAATAATTCTAATATCTCTCCCTCTTCTAATAGTGGTAATTCTGGGAATGTTGGGTCTACTGGCGGACTTGGCGGTAGCAGTTCGAACAATAGTTCGGGGGATAAAAACAGCAATAGTTCTAATGGTGGCGGTGGGAATAGCACATCTTCAACTTCTCAAGGAGGGAATCAAAATAATCAAGGTGAAAATTCTTCAACTAATTCAAAAAATCAAAATGAAGAAGTAGCTGTTACTACTCAGATGAACGTTGACTCAAAGAACGAAAAGGGTGGTAGTAATGGGGGTTCGAAGGCAACAAGGAATAATCCTGTTGTAGTATCCTCCGATTTAACAAGTGCACAAAATTTAGATAAATCATTTACGGGTATCATTAATGTTGGAATGTCACAGTCCTCGATGACTGGAGCATCGAGTTGGGGGATAACTTCCATGGTTTGGTTTAATTTTAAACAATTCGCTTTGAATGGGAGATACACCAAAATTCATTTCAGTAATAATGGAAAACTGAAATGGATTCACAACATCAATCTGACTGGCTTGTATACCTATGGTAATTACATGGGATTTGTTGGTTATAGTGCAATTTTGAATGCTGGAAAATATGGAGTAACGGGTATGAACGTGAGTGGTATGATAACAAAAGTCACCGACGATAATAATCTTTTCATAAGTCCATCCATTACCGCCTTTTATACAAGACCTTTCAAATCGGGAAAAAGATTAATTATTTCACCCGAATTATACATAATATCAACACCCCTTGTTTATTCATCGGTCGATAAAGTCACTGTAAGTGATAGAACGTTTAGTGGATTTTTGGGTTCGGGTTTTGATTATCAACTTACAAGAAGATTTAAAATAAACGTTAATTATAAAGCAAACCTTAGCACAAACCCTGAATTTCCAATCTTGTCGTTCTTTTTAATCGGAAGTAAAATAAATCTATGAGAAAATTAATTCTATTATTTCTTCTACTATCATGTTTGGTTGGATTTTCTCAATCAATAACGGCCCCTGTATCGAGAACATATCAAGTTAATACTTCGAGTCAGGACGCTAGTGGATTTGTTATTAACGGATTTGGTTCTGAAACGCTTCTAACTTCTATCGGTTTGGTAAATCCACCTGCGGGGGTTACATTTTCAATAACCACAACATTAGGTCTCTCATTTACCACGGGATATAACTCATGGAATAATTTGACAAGGATAAGTTTCACGGGAACCATGACAAGTATCAATAATGCACTTGCATCACTTAAAATTAATACGGGTTCATCGACTGGTAATGTTCAAATATCGGTTTCAACAACAATAAATCCTGTAGGTTATTATTATAACCCAACCAACGGACACTTTTACAGACCAATTTCTTCACCCGCCACATATGACAATTCGAAGGTCTTATCAAATCAACAAACATTTAAAGGTCAAACAGGGTATCTCGTCACAATTACCTCTTCTACAGAGGAGAACTTCATTTTTGCTAACGTCCCTCAGAGTAACATTTGGTTTGCACTCAGCGATAGATTACAAGAGGGTTATTGGAGAGTAGATGCTGGTCCTGAGAATGGAACACTTATCAATATTGGAAATTACAACGGGAATCCACAATCAGGGACTTACCAAAATTGGTGTGGTGGTGAACCTAATGATGCGGGTGGGGAGGATTATGCGGTAACTAAATGGGGTAGTGGAGGTTGTTGGAACGACTTACCTGGAAGTTGGTCGAACCCCTATATCGTAGAATTTGGAACATGGTCCAATCCTCAAGATGCGACTTTCACCGATTTTTATGTTGCAAACACAACTAATAATGTCGCAATAACTAACACTCTTTCAGGAACTGTCTCAATTCCATCTTTATCCCCACTACCAACGTTATCACTATATAGGGTTGTGAGCAATTCTGACGTGTTTGTAGAGACGAAAACAGTTAATTCCAATGGAACATACTCATTTACTCTGCCGTCTCAAAATTCGACCTATAAATTAGTCCCTTCATTAACGACTCAAGGTATATCTAATGTAGATTTCAATTTAGTTTTTGATGAAATCAAAAATGTTAATACACCTCCAATCACACAGTCAGGTTTGATTATGACAGGGACTAAACAATGGAAAGCTGCAGATGTCAACGAAGATGGTTTAGTTAATTTAGCCGACGCTTATCTAGTTGCCGCACACATAACTAATTTTAGACCGATAACGAAGGTATTGTGGTTTCAACCTTCATCATATGACTCAATCACCAAGAACAATTTTGGTTCTGTGAGCCCCGTTACTTTTTTTTCAGTCACAGTTACAACTTCGAATGTAACTCAAAACATAAAATATTGTATTTTGGGTGATGTCAATCTTTCTCATTCTTCACAATAAAATAATATTTATTGTAAAGTAAATTACTATGATACTAAAAGTTGGGTCTAAAGGAGAGGACGTAAAACAACTCCAACAGAAATTAGGGTTGGGCGCCGATGGTATATTCGGAAGGGGAACCGAAGAAGCGGTTAAAGCTTTTCAATTAAAAAATGGTTTGAACCCTGATGGGATTGTTGGTCCGAATACTTGGCAAAAGATTATGGGACAAGGTATTACCACCCCTCAAGTTGCCCCTCAAGTTGCTTCTCAAGTTGCCCCTCAAGTCGGAGGATTAAAATTAGAAAAATTGAAAGGTCATATACCTGACAATGTAATTGCACAAATACCTGATACAGCATCTAAATTCGGAATCGACACTCCCTTGAAACTTGCTCACTTCTTGGCACAATGTGGTCATGAGAGTGCGGGTTTCAAAGTTGTAAACGAAAATTTGAACTATTCCGCGAGTGGTTTGAAAGGTATTTTCGGAAAATATTTTAAGGAATCAGGATTGGCTGAGTCATATCAAAGAAATCCTCAGAAGATTGCAAGTAGAGTTTATGGGGGAAGAATGGGAAATGGACCTGAGTCAACAGGAGAAGGTTTTAAATTTAGAGGTAGAGGATATATTCAGTTGACAGGTAAAGACAACTACACTGCTTTTGGAAAAGCAATAAATGAAGATGTTGTATCTAACCCTGATTTGGTATCGACGAAATATCCATTATTGTCTGCAGCTTGGTTCTTCAGTAAAAATTGCTTGAAAAAATGTGTTGACGCTTCTGATGCAACGGTAACCTCTGTCACAAAGTGTGTCAATGGAGGAACTATCGGACTACCCGATAGATTAAAACACTTCAAAGAATATTACAAACTTCTGTCTTAGTTTTTTTGTAAAGACAGTTTTTGTTTGTAATTTTGATGAAATCTAAAAAAAAAATGACACTCATCGTGGATATCAACAAAGCAAACAAAGAGATTTCTTGGGTTATCAAAATGATTGAGTCAGTTCAGACTAAACAACAATTAGAAGTTGTTCTCAAATGTTTTTTATTGTGGGATTTGAAACATGATGCTACTCACAATTACAACCCTCTGAAATCTACCTTGAAAAGTAAGTTTTGGGCTGTATATAAAACTAAAGAAACTCAGTTTTTGTCTTCACAGACTATGTAAAATTGATTTTTTTTCAATTCTTGGATATATTTATTCTTACATCACTCTTAAGGAGTGTTCTCATATATCCCTTTCTCAAAAGACCCGTCAAATTTATTTGTCGGGTCTTATTTTTTTATTACATTTGTAATCTATGAGTTATAATTGTCCAAATTGTGGAAACAAAGAAAATTTTCATTTCAACTACGATTGGTCCAAACAGAACAGACCGATAATTGACGTTATGTGTAATGAGTGTGGTGAAATTTTTGATGACCCAGAAGAAATTTATAGAAAGATAGAACAACTCATAATTTCTTGGTCAAACGATGGGACAAAAACTGCAGGAACATTGACTAGACAAATTATTGAAATTATAAAAAATTCAAAATGAAAATTACATTCTCAGATAGTTTTTGGAAATCCTTGAAAAGGCTTTCCATGCACCAAACTTGGTGGTATAAAACCTACGAAGTTTTTAGATATAAAATACCAATGTTTTTTGAAAATCTATGGTATTTTAGAAAAGAACTGTGGTATTTTAGGTCTTGGGATTACACATTCAATCTAAGCATCTTTGCTCGTTCTTTGGAAAAAAGTGCCCATACCCTTGAATTTCATGGAAACGAGGTAGAAATCACTAGAATGAAAAAGGTTTCCAAAATGAAAAGAGTAATAGAAATTATTAAAAATTTAGATGAGAGTAATTACATTACATTGGCTGAGAATGAATTGGGTGAACTTAAAAATGTTTGGGGATGGATTGATGACCGTGAAGATACACCTGAGGAAGAAGAACACAATCGACGAATATACGATAGGTCAACTGAACTCGAAAAACAGGAATTCGAAGAACTTTGGCAAATTCTTAAGGGACAAAATAAAGATGAATTTATTGAAATTTATAAAAATTTATCGGATGATGAAAAATCAAATCACTCTCATTGGGAAAAATGGTTTGATGGTTCAGGTATAAAAAATTGGTGGGATTAGAAAATTTATAAACAAATAGTTAAATAATATGGCAGCAATACTAATAACACTTATCTTCGTGGTTCCAATATCGGTTTATTGGGCTCATCTAATTCACAATATGAAAGAAAATTTTCCTGATTATAAAGGCGAAGATTTTCTAAATTGGGGTGAGAACGAAATGAAAAAAGAAACTGAAACTAACGAATGGGATGACAATCAAGTTCATACTGAAGGTGGGTTTCACTAAACATATTTTATGAAAATAACATTCATCAGCGACACACACAACAAACATAATCACTTGACAAGTAATGCCTACAATAACATTCTTGGTGGTGGAGACGTTCTTGTTCATGCTGGTGACTGCACTAGCATGGGAAAGAGTCATGAGATTACAAATTTCCTGAATTGGTTCAGTATGACTGATTTTAAACATAAAATCTTCATTGCTGGTAATCACGATTTCGGTTTTGAAACTCACACTGACATTGCTGAAGAATTCAAAGATAGAGGTGTCATATATCTTTTTGATAGTGAAGTTGTAATCGATGGTGTAAAATTCTATGGTAGCCCTTGGCAACCCGAGTTTTACGATTGGGCTTTCAATTTGCCTAGAGGGGAAAAACTTGCGGAAAAATGGGCTAAAATCCCTGGTAATACCGATATCTTAATCACTCACGGACCTGCTCATGGAATGCTCGATTGGACTCCATCAGGTCAAAGAGTTGGTTGTGAGGATTTATTCAAAAGGATTATGGAAGTTCAACCAAAAATTCATGTTTGTGGACACATCCACTGTGCATACGGACAAAAAAATTTCAATGGTGTTGAGTTCTTGAACGCATCTGTTCTCAATGAAAGATACGAATATGAAAACAAACCAATTGTTGTAGATTTTGATATTGAAACAAAACAAATAGATTATCCATGAAAAATCAAAATGCAATCGAGGAATTAAAAAAACTAAATTCCGATGATTACGTAAAAGTTACAATTGACCTTTATAGAAAGTCATTACTCGAAATTTGTTACCACACAGGTTCCAAATTTGATAAAACATTTACCTGTGATACTGAAACCACTTGGAGAGGTGCCAGCCTTGTTTGTGAACAATTTGTTGTTTCTGAACTTTTAGAACTTTTGGAATCAAAAGACCTAATCGAAATGCAAGATGTGGACTTTCCTGATTTGTCAATAGAGACATCTACGGACGGCGACGTTGACGTAACAAATATTGAGTGGGAAGAACCATTGACTGAAGAGGAAGAGTCAGAATTTAGTCCTATGGACTTATATTGGGATTCCGAAATTACAGACTCTGAACTAAACTTTGGAACCGGAAGTATTCACACAATGGTTATAGAAAACTCTGATTCAATAATTACTAAAATCACTGAAGATGAAAAATAAAATCAACAATGGTCATTATTTGGAATTGATGGATAGACTTCACGTTCAATCTTCGATGATTGAGGAGCATTTAGTAAATCATCCCTTAACAAAAAAAATAAAAAAAGTAAAAAAGTTGATTGACAATGCAAGTTGGACCTTGATTGAGGCATACCAAATTGTTGGTCAGAAATCATATGAAAAAGAAAATAACCCAATTGAAAAAGTTATACTTAGACGACGTAAGAAACCCAAAAACTGAAGGGTGGACAATTGTCAGAAATTATGATGAATTTGTCAAATATATTAATGAAAATGGATTACCTGATGAAATTTCATTTGACCACGATTTAGGGGAAAATACAAAAACAGGATACGATTGCGCTAAGTGGTTTTGTGAATATTGTTGGGGAAATGGATTACCAATCCCAAATTATAATGTCCACTCCGCAAATCCCGTGGGTCGAGATAATATAATTCAAATTCTCAAAAGTTTTGAACGTAAACTTAATGATTAAAGAGGTGAGATAATTCTCACCTTTTTTTGTATTTATATGTATGAGTTATTTTACCCTTCAACCATTAAAAATTCTTGTAACTATTGCGGAATCGCTTTACTCAACGGATTTTGACTTTTCAAGACCTTGGGATGATGCTGATGAAAATTACAAAATATTGAAAGAGAAATCTTCTTGGACGGGGGTAAATTCTGAGATTGAGGACATGGAATTTATGGCGGCATTAATCAATATAAATGAACCTATTTTTCAACAACTGAAAGAGGGTTCTATATCTATAAAAGAAGCAATCGCAAATTTAACTTTACCTGAACTTCAGAAATACAAAATTTACTATGAAATTTGGGGTCCAGCAACTTTGACTGAAAAATATTCTACAACTTGGCAAAGTTATGATAGAAAATGGGTAAGTGCAAATATCAGACACTCATATAATGAAGGGACATTCGATTATTATGATGGAAATTACGAAGAATACGAAACAGATAATTTCGAACCCGATAATTTTGATATAACGGATGTTAGAACACTTAGCGAATCCAAAAAACCAATTTTATCCAAATTGGTTGTCGAAAATACGAAAGAAATATTGAATAATTTGGATAAAGAGACTTTGATAGAATTAAGAAATCTAATTAATCAGAAACTTTCTTCTTCTTAGATTCTTTTGCCAATTCACCCAATGTTTTTTTCTTAGTTCCAGGGTGAACATAACCTCTTTTATATTTATACTCAACTTCTACAGGACCGTTAGTAGTAATTTTAGAATTATATCTCCAAATTGAAATGCAATCCTCATCTTCAAACACATATTCGTATTTCGTGGGTTTCGGTTCTGGTTTTTTTTCAAAAGGCATACACAAAAATAAAGATTATTTGTTCATAGCAAAATAATCGTCGGGTAAAGTTTTTCCTAAAACTTTTTCCAAAGCCCTTATTTCTTTTTCTGAATACTTAGCTTTTTTTTCTTCATCCGACAAAGGTAAATCAACTTCTTTGTCTGTTCTTAGATAATTCTGATTGAAACTTTTGGATTCTTTGTTATTTTGTTCGGAAAAATATAAAAATTCATAAGGGTTTTTTCTTCTTCTAACACCTGGCTCAGGAAGTCTTCCTGGAAATACAGAGAGATAAGGGATTTTCAGACTCTTAACAAAAGCACTTTTGGCTTTACCTTCTCCATTTTTAACTTGAACTAATCTGAATCCGTCAATAAATTTTGCTGTCATATCAACACCAAATACCATATCAATTACATTACCCCATGTAGAATATTTCTTTATTTCAGTAACTTTAGTTGGAGCATTTTGGATTAAATCAACAAAGTTTTTTTCAGCCGTCTCACCAAGTGTTGTAGTAAATTTCAGTTTTCTTTTCATATCCTGAAAATCTTTCTCTTTTTCTTCATGAAATTTTTCCAATAAATCCACATGAGCCATACTGATTGACTTTATGTCGACATTTTTTTCTTTCATCATTCTATCCAAAATAGGTTGCCATTTTTTAGGTAGAGCAGATTCGAGTCTTTTTGGGGTGAAATATAATTCGATAACTTTAATGTCCGAACCCATAGGTAAGTCTCCACCTTCTTGTCTTTTTGTTATTTCGTCCGCCCAAAATGTGTAGTTTGTATCTACATGGTTCAGAATACTCCAATCATCCTCTTCGATGAGTCCAAACCAATTTTCATTTTCCAACTTATTTTTTAGTTCGGTTATTTTCTCACCGATGGTCATAGCAGGGCCTTCTACCCATTTTACAAAATTATTTTTCCAAGGTTCAACATCTTTTTCGAAACGATTTAATAAAATTAGATTTTGTTTGAACCATCCTTTCCCTGGCTTTCCTATTCTCATATTAAATTTGGGATTAAAAGCTTGGTTAAAGAAAACTGAGAGATTTGTTTGTATTAAATCTAAATAAGCCTTTCTTCCTAATTCTGTAATTTTGTTTTGTTGGTCTTTTGGTGGATTGAAAAAATTCTGCTTTGTCCTCATCATTTTTCCAGACATTGTATTTGTAGAAGTTTTTCTCCTCTGTATTTCATTTTTCAAAAAATCTTCGAAAAAAACATACTCGTCATCTTCAATTGGTATTTTGAGTTGTAACTTTGCTTGAATATTCTTCAATCTATTACCTACCTCGGGGTCATCTGTATCACCAACCCATCTTCGGATTTTTGTTTCGAGTTCTTTCCTGTCAACTTCTTCCCTTAGTAATTTTTTAATCAAATCTCTCATATATGAATAAATAGTAAATAAAATTAGAAACCAAATCTTGTTTTGGTTGCGTCAAAATTTTGTACTACTTCTGAGGCTGTCAAAACATCGTAGTATATCATAACCTCAGACACATTACCTGTGAATTGATAACTTCCACCCAAATATGCAGATTTTCCAATCCAAGCAGTTTGGTTATTAGTAATTGAACCAACTAAAGTATTTGCAACACTACTGATTTCCACACCATTCACATACAATTTCATAGTTGAACTATTTCTAGTAAAAACTACATTATACCAATTACCATTGTTGTATGAAGAAAGTGGTGAGTTTATTGATTGACTTATTCCACTACTCTGCCTAATGTCCCCTATAATTTGACCACCATTTAGCCAAATTCTGTAATTCCATGGGTATCCACCATTAGTTTCTTTGGAAATAATCATTTGTATCCCACCTTGTGATGTTTTATACCAAACAGAAACGCTAAAAGTTTCAGCGTTGAGGAAGTTATTTGTATCAACATATTGAGTTCCCGCAAAAGTTAAAGTTCCTCCATTTATCGCAGAATATCCAACCCCATTTGTTAGTGTTGCGGTATAAGCGTTTGGAGATAAATCATACCAATTTATCCCTGAACCAGGATATGAGGCTACATTACCAGCAGTCAAATAAAGTTGTAAGTCAGATGTCACTATACCTGAACCTGTGAATGTTGTATAGTATCCGTTGGCACTAATCCAATTCAGAGCTTGGGTAGACCCTGTAAAGGTCTGACCAGCAACACTACTCGCCAATTCAATGAATTTATTTTCAGTTTTACCATCAGTTCTAAAAAACCCCAAATAGGCGGGTATACCAACTGGATTTGGTTGGTTACCTGCTGGTACTGGTTGAGCAATGATGTATCCCAAATCTTCATCAGGTCCATTCCAAAATTGTGGAGAGTTTGTATATCCTGATGTTGGAGTTCCGATAGCGAAATCTCCTGATTGAGTTGTTCCAGGGATTACTATTTGACTTGGATTGTATGCGTAGGGTGTTGCCATCCTTTATAAATATTCTATCAAACTAAAATTATTTTTAATAACATTGTCCCCAATTCACAATGTTCGTTCCTACCACTTGAATGAATGTGGCCCCATCTGTGATTGTAAATTCCGCACCTATCGGGGGGATTGTTAGTTCTTTATTTCCGAAAACTTGGTCTCCTTGTCTAAGTTCTGTAAATGGTTTGTATGAATAAATTGTAACATTACTTGGAGTTCCAAAATGAATAGAATTACAAACATCTTGATACCAACCACCCGTGATTAACCTTTCCATGAATATGGGTGTTGGGGTGAGTGTTGGTGTCGGGGTGTTTGTGGCTGTCGGGGTTGGGCTATGTTGTGTTGGTGTAACTGTCGGAGTAGGTGTCATTGATGATGTCATCGTGGGCGTAGGTGTTGATGAAGGACAAAGTCCTGTATTAATAATTGTGAGTGGTGCACCATAATCTTCCTGAATCAAATCTTCAGCACAAACTAAGACCCTATCTAACGGACTTAATGAATTGACACTGATGATTCCACCTGTACATCCTGTCCATCTGTAATACCCATCCTCAACACTGTTAAAATTGGTAATTTCGTAATAGTTACACGCCATGTAAATAAATAGAACAAGAGTATAAAAAAAGGGGACACCGTCGTGTCCCCTCGATTCTCCGTCGAGAAAATTTTGGTCGGATTTTTTTTGAACTGAGGGGCTAAAGACCAATAAACCCGTGGGAGTGGACAACTCCTGTTTTGGATACATGTCTCAAAACATTCAAAAAAAGACGTGGTTGTTAGTTTATTAAGGATGAAACTAGAATGACCTTTCTTCGTAAACCTCCCGTGTTTTGATAAACCTTTTTTTTCTAATTTATAGAGCGGAGAAGAAAATAGGTCGGGTGAGTATGGGGAACCACCACATGAAAAACCATTCCGCTGTCCATTTGTTTTACAAAGATAAGAAAGATAAAATTAAATTCCAAATCTTTTCAAAAGATTCAGATAAAATCTGAAAATTTCGTGGTTGGGAGTGGAGTCGAACCACTGGCACACGGCTTTCATACCGCTGCTCTACCTTAAACCCCGAAGAGTTACTGAGCTACCTCAACCAATTGTCTTACAAAAATAATAAATCTTTATTAGACCACCAACATTTGTAAGAACTTTTTTTTTGAATTTGAATACCGAGTGTCTTTCATCGCCTATAAGTTTCAAACTCATTACAAAATTAAAGAATCTTTTTCAATCGGTCAAATTTTTGATATTTATTTTTATGAAAAATTTGATATTATTTCCGATTCTTTGTTTGAGTTTTATTTTCTCAAACGCTCAAGACACTGTAAGAATAAAACACACAAACTATACTACAGTATTTTCTAAATCTAAAAAATATCCGGTTCTTGTTGAATGGTGGGTTACAAAAAAAATGGTTGATTGCCCGACACCACTCAAAAGGAAGGATAATTTCAAACCTGACCCAAAGTTAGTTGTTGATACTGACATTTCCAAAGATTATGTTGGTAGTGGTTTTGACAGGGGTCATATGATGCCAGCTGCGGACAATTTATGTCAAACTCAACAAGTCCAAGATGAATGTTTTTATTTTTCCAACATGTCCGCACAATATCACAGCCTTAATGCTGGAGATTGGAAATCTCTTGAAACCTTGGTTCGTGACGAGGCAAAAACTCAGGATTCAATAAAGGTGTGGTGTGGTAATATCGGTGAAATTCAAAAAATTGGAAAGGTTTCGGTTCCTAAACAATGCTGGAAGGTCATTTACATTAAAAAGCAGAACGTTTGGAAGTCTTACCTGTTCGAAAACGATAAGTCAAAACCTGATGGAATCAAAAATAATGAAGTAACTTTATCTGTGATAGAAAAATTAACAGGGCTCAAGTTCAAATTATAGATTCTGTAAATCTTGAACAGTACCTTTAAAATAATTCATATCAACGTTTCCATTAATTCCCTTAATCCTTCCTGTAGTTGAGTGTTGCCAAAATTGATTTTCTTGGTTTTGAAAAATGTATGGTTCAGAGTTTCCATGTTTTAATAACCAAAAAGTATTGTCGTTAAAATTATCTTTTATGAAATCATATTGTATTTTTCCATTCAAGTAGAATATAGGACTTTTACCATATCTCTTTTTTAACAAATCAGTGAAAACCTTCAATTCTCGAATAACATGAACTTTTCTTTCTTCAGGACACACACTGAGATTTAATAAATCAATAGAGGGAGGCAACATCCCTTTTAAAACTGGTACAATTTCACTGTAGTTTTTAAATTGTTGGGTGCCAGAGCTTGAAATAGAGAATCTGTGATATGCACTTGTCCTTATCTTTCTTGAAAGGGCTCCGTTCAGATTTTTTCTGAACATTCGGTCTTTATGACTACTACCTTCAGATGACTTTATGAAGACGAATTTTACTTTAGTTGTATCAATTGAACTCCAATCTATATTACCTTGATATTTGGAAATGTCGATGCCTGAGAGATAGGTTACATTGGTTTGTTTTTTGGTTTCACATACATTTTTACCGAAAAACATAGATAGTACCAAAACCGAAGAAAGAATTAAATATTTTATCATAAAAACAAAATTACGAATAAAAGTTGAACTACGAACATTTATGATATTTATTTTTTATGGGAAGAATTGTCAAATTGAAAGAATCAGACTTAGTTAATATCATTAATAAAATAATGAACGAACAAAAAGTCACTTCACAAATCATCAAACCGAGATATGGTGTTGACCCATCTACAGCACCCTCGGATTATTTAGGGAAAGGCAGACAATTTGAAAAAGAATCTAAGTTCAAAAAACTAACGGATTTTTCAAATTATGAAAATATGGTGAGTAAAATACCTAATATGGAATGCTTACCAAACAATCAAATGAGATATTTCGTTTTATTCGTTACAGCAAAGAAAAAAGACTTAATGAAAGATTTAGGAGTCGATGAAAAAACACTGAGTTATTTAACCAAAATTGCCATCGCAATTATGGGTTGGCAGTCTGATTTTGGTAAAACGGACAAACTCTATGATATTAAGCCTATTGCAAAATACATAAACCCTTGGGATGTTTATAACACAGTAGACGGAATTCTAAAAAATATTGTTGGTAGTGGGACAGCAGCAAAAGGGACTGAATGGCTTGCTAAAAAATTTGGTGTTGATGAGCCATCTTTTGGTCCTGCGGAATTCATGCCATCAACATTTGCCAAAACGGGTGTTGAAAAAAAATATGGTAAGGGTATGGAAACTGTTATTGGGTCAGGTCTTGCAGTGATATACAACATGTTGTCAAAATACAGACAAGCAGAAAAAAATGGGTTGAGTAGTCAACCCTCAGTAAATCAAATTGCAAAAACTAAGGGTATTTATGGGTGGGTAGGTAATATTGGGACAGGAAATCATTTATGGGATGTGGCAATAGCATCTCACACTTATCCAGATGAAAAAATTTTAGTAAAATATTGTGCAACTAACAGACCCGATTTCATGGCGCCTTGTTCAAATAGTACTTATGAACCATTCAGTTCTGATTCAGCTTGGCAATCTTTCAGAAAACATAAGTGGAACCAAATTTATTATGGTAAAAATAAAAATTTGGATGTTTTTCCAGGTAAATTGACTGTAAATCGCGGACAACAAATTCCCAACTATTTACCTTACCTAACAGGAACTCATGGAACAATATCGGGTCAAGAAGAAGGGATAATGGACAATTTGCGTTTAATTAGTAGAACTAACGACCGTATAAATCAATTCAAGTGTGTGGACGATGCAATTAGAACTAACGTTTCCTATCCTAAATTTTCTTAAGAATTCATTACTCCATCCAAATATTTCTTGATTGTTCTCCTAATTTTTTTCTCACCTAAAGCAACCCAATCGTTAACAATTGAATTATAAATTACTGACACCAAATATTTTTTATTGGACAAAAGTGGTTTTGATTTATCATCCACTTTGATAAATTTGAATTTCCCACCGAATGTAGTCTCAACTTCTGTGACAGGAAAATGTCTTTTCAAGTGAGTCAGTAACTCATCCGAGGTATCATCAATATATTTCGATAAAATTTGTTTTCTTTCTTCTTCTGAGATACGCATATTCATAAATATACGTCTATTTATTTGTAAAATCAAAGACATGGCAAAAGCAAAAGGTGGAGCGAGAGCTGAATCAAGAAAAGTAACTTTTGGTAAGAGAAAAACTGGAGCAGCAAAAAAATCTTACAACAAACACAATCCAAGACCAAAAGCATATAGAGGTCAAGGACGCTGACTTTAATTTCAATAATACGTTATTATATTTTTATCATGCCAGATAAAAAACAGAGACTCTTTCGCCTCATTGAATCTTATTTGAACGACTATCAGAAAGAATCTGTAGAACAAGTCTATGGTAAGGGAACAAAAATAAAGATTCACACAATATCTGAATCTGTCACACAGAATAGTCTTCTAATCGAAGCGGTAATTGTTTTAGGTGAAACAATATCCGAGGAAGTTATGGATAGAAAGTTAGCTGATGTATTGATACAAGACGCATTGGTCTATTTTTTTCCCGACCAACACATTAAAACATATGTTAGATGGGACGTTTAAATTCCCTTATTCAATCTTAGAATGAGTTCTGAATTTTCTTTCTGTAGATAATCAACTTTCACTGCAAGTGCTGAAACTTGTTCTGTCAATTTTAAGATTGTTGCTCTCATCTCATCTTTTTCCTTGGAGGAATTTTCCAACAAAACTTCTAACTTTGCAATTCTATCTTTACAATCATGACGAATAAATTCTTCATCTCTTTCTTTCCTCATGGCTCTTTTCTCATAGAATCTCCATGCACTTGCTGAACCTAATACGGTTACAACCGTAATTAATACTGTATATAATGATTGTGTTTCCATTTTACGCTTTTGCTGGTCTTGCCCAAACTATGTTAAATTCACCTCCCATTTGGGATAAAGGTGTTGCTTTTAATGTGTCGGTCACGTAGTGATAAATGATTGGTTCTCCTGATGGTGTTTTTCCCCCAACAAAACCTAAGTGAGTGTTGAAACCAAAACGTTCTCCCTTCTTTGTTAAAGTATCACCTGGAACAAATTTCAATTTTTTTCCCATATCACTTGGCTGCCAAGCTCTTATTTTTCCACCTTCCAAAACACCAAAGAAAGGACCATTGGTTGCTCTTTCTCCTTTTGATGTTAATCCCGTTGCCCCATAAAAGAAAGCTTCTCCTGTGTGTGATGAACCAGGATAATAAATTCCAACAACATCTCCCAAATCTAAGTCGCTAAAAGAAGACTGAGATGGAACAGCTTGTGAAATTAAGGACTTAATTCTACCGAATTGACCTGATGAATTAATTTGATTTTCACTTAAGCCTTTCGAATTTTGGTTGATTTGTGAAAAAATGTCAGCCATTTCATTGAGATTACCTCCTTTGAATATTTTACTAAACCCATCTCCTTTGTTTGGAAATGAATTAGACAATCTGTATGCATGCCACGCATTACCCTGTCTTACACCCGTCTGACTTGCAACATATTGAGAGCATCCTATTGGACCTTTTTTTGCAACATTTTCCTTTCCTTTACAAACATCGTTCAAAGTATCTTTAACGGTGGGGTATAATACATATCTACCACAACGTTTGGTCAACCCACTATCACTAGGAACAGTTCCTTCTTGATTTCCCTCAAAATATGGTATTCCTAATTTTTTTGACGTATAAGGACCTAATACCCCCTTACCGTTACCTCCATTTTTTAATTGGAAATCCTTTATTGCAATTTTTGTCAATTTTCCTATAATCCCATCAACTCCATCCCTATTTGGACCAGATTTCCCTAAGTTGTATCCTAATTCCTTAAGTTTTGTTTGAGCGGCTTTAACGAAATCAGTGTAAGATTCGTATTGTTCGAGAATGACTCTCATTTTATTTCTTAAATTTTTCATACTTTAATAAATATGTTTTTATTTCTATTCTACCATCAGTTTTATTTAAAACTTCAAACAACCAAAACTATTCATGTATCTTACTACTTTTTCCAAGTAACCAATACTTGTTTGTTGACCCGAACCTTTGTTTGGAAAATAATTGGCAATTGGTTTGTTTTGTAAAACCATAATTTTCAGTTCAGGTTTAGATTGTGGAAAGGGTTGATATAACGTTTTGTCACACGGTGCAGCATAATTCGGGTCTTTTGTTTCACACCATCTAGTGATTAGACCTGGCATGTTGTGTGCAACTATTGCTAAATCCATTGCGTTGTTACCTGTCCCATCAATTCCCTTGATACCCTTAGTTCTAACTGCAATCGGATTAACGGATGGACCTGTTCCATTACCTACTTTTAAGGCTCTTTTGTAATCATCATTGATTCTGTGTAATGTCCCTATTCCTTGTTTCAAAGAACTGAAAGAATCTGAATAGGAACCAACTTTTTTATCTAAACCATAATCATTCCAAGTTTTTTCGGTAAATTGTGCTGAACCCAAACTCATTTGTTTCTGAGGTTTACCTGAAATTTTATTCACCAAATTTAACCCACCCACAGCGGATTTTGGGAGAAATCCAAACCCTATCGAATGTAAAAATTCTGCCGCGTCATCACTCCATTCACTATAAGTACGGAATAAAGTTTCCCTTCCAATAATTCCGATTGCGGCTTTGGCCATGAAAAGCAGTGTATTAGCATCAACCCCAAGTTCACTCATCAATTTTTGTTTGTTTTGAACTACGTATTCTGCAAATGGTCTTACGTCCTCGGGAATACACGGGTATTTCTTCTCTAAACTGATATTTTCATTTTGTTTACTGACTCTTGCGTTTTCACGTGAATTATCTAGCCCAAATGAAGTTATTCCTGGTCCTGTTTGTTCTTTAAGAATTCGTAAGATAATATTCTCTAAATCCGTCTCAGTTAATTTGATACTTTTTTTCATTATGAAATAAATATCCACCAAAAATGACTTTTAGTGATGAGGGAAATAATTATTATTCTTTCAGAATAATAATAAGAATTAATAAAAATAAAAAAAAAAGAAAAAAAACTAGTAATACTAGTTCTAGGGATTTTAGCAAACCGCCACACAAGAATCGAAACCTAAAATATCCTCTATAATTTTTGTTACTTCATTACAAGGGTCGTCCAAGAAACCAATGTGAGAGTCGGGTTCATCTCTCCGATTGTCTTTGATGGTTAGAAAAACAGCATGAGAATCGGGAATCCATTTATTTGATTTGTCATCATATTTTTGGGTGGGGACGATTTGTATTTCTTTGATTAAAATATCCCCTCCGAAGGAGGTGTTCAACGAAGACTCAACAAGTCGTTTTATTTTTCCAATCTTGTCCATGTCATGTCAGAATTTAAAACCACAGAATAAAGATGTTTTTTATTCCATTCGTTTGGACCAATAAGTGACAAAGTCTTGGACCCATCAGGATTCTCATATAAGTGATATATCTCCCCAATAATCGGTTCAAATCTATAGTTTGACTCGTAGACCTCTTGTTGGATAATCATCGAATTTTGGAGGTCCTGTGCTTCTTTAATGAGCTCTTCATATCGTCTCTTAACCACTCGGTCGACCTTATTGAGACCGTGTTTTTTAAAGGATGTTAAGTCTTGGGGTTCAATCTTTGGGGCACCTACATGGGTTGGGTAGGGAATTACCATTGGTTGTAGATTAACCTTATCGATATGAGATTGAGTTGACATAAAAAAAAAGTCCCTTTATGGGACAATTTTATAAAATATATTTTGTAAAAACAATTACTGACCTTTAATCATTCCGATTCCGTGTTTTAAAAATTCTTTCGCTCTTGGTGAGAGATGTTGCATTGCATATACTTTTTCAATATCCTTAACTAATTCTTCACCGTGTTCGTTCTCCTTGTAGAGTTCTATGATTTTGTCCATGGCCTTACAACACTCTTTCTTTGTTTCATCAAAATAATTGTAGGGTTTGAATCCTTTAAGATGAGTCATTATTTGGTGTGCTAAATGTTCTCCACCATCCGTAACCTTCGGATGAAGTCTCAAGGTTTTGAGCAATTCTAACTTATCAACTAATCCCCTAACACCGTTCTTTCTTAATCTTACTCCCTCAATATAATCATCATCTTCATCATCGCCCATAATTTCTTCTAACGATTTAGTGTTACCAGCGTGACAAAACTTTCTATCATCTTTTTTCTCGTCTTCAGAAATATTATAAAATTTCCTGATTTCTTCTTTTTCAGATTCGGTTAAATAAAATCTTTTACTCATGTCTATAAATATAAGTTTCTTTCAAAATCTCCGACTAATCAATCACACCGTGTAAAAATTGTATTTTCTCATCATTAGATAAAGTATCCTTCGTAAATGAAAATGGGTCGTAATCGAATTTGTAAAAATATGGTTTGTAAAAGTGGTAAACTAACTTCGCACTTTTTGTATCATACAAATCATTGAAGATAAAATACCTTTTATTTAAAAAAGGGTTGTCATTTAACAATTCTTGCATTTTTTGTCTATCAATTTCATTTTTTGACTTGATGAATGGTAGTTTGAGCAAATCTTGATATAAATTTTCAGCTCTTAGAGTGTAATCAACCGTTTCTTCATTGTTGAATTTCCACTTATTAAAGAACAGCTGGTCACTTCCATATTTTGGGGTCATGAAAACGTAAAATCCATGGTTCAGGAGAGACTTCTGAATCCAATTATTGAAATTTTTCCTTACGTTAGTTTTTTTCTTGGTTAGCGCTTCTGAATTATACGAGTTAACAAAGAATGAAAAGAACATATCATAGGGATTTCTACAACTTATGATTTTTTTTAAATTTTGAAATTTTTCAGGAATGAAATTTGAAAATGAATGCTCATAATACTTAAAATCCAAGTATTCCTCTTTGTCTTTTTGAGAATATCTGAAAAAATTGTAGTCTTCGAAAATTTTTTTGGTGATTCTAGTTGCACATCTTTCGTGTGCTAACCATACAACCTGATGCTCGGGTGAAATATTCATTATTTTATGAAATTATTCAAATTATTCAAAGTATAAACAGAATCATAAGGGTCGTAACAATAATCCCATAAGGATTTGTTTTTGATGAAAGGGTGTGGTTGACCCTTTGACCATTTTTTTCCTAATTCATAATCATTTCTACACCAAGTTAGTTTTCTATTTGGTGTTTCTACAAAAAATGAACGAATTTTTTGAATTAATCTGAAAAAAGACATGTAAAACGAATTATCTATATAAGTTTTTTGTATTATTAAATATTTTTTTTGCCTCAACCTCCAATAATCTTATTTTTTGTTCGTCTGAAGGGGAAACCTCAAAGTTTTGAGCTTTGATTTGTCTAATCTGTTCTTGAATTCTTTCATATTGAAACAAATATTGGTTATAAAGTTGAGCTTTTTGGTCGTTACTTAAATTCATAGTTCATTTTTTTTTAAAGGTAGTTTTTTTTCACTCTAAGTAAATTAACTACTGGTTTTTGTTTCATCGTATACCTGGTTGACCTTATCCAATATTTTGAAAAAATTGTTTTTTGTTGAAGACTTGGTCTTTTTTCCACCTTTGAACAAGGAATTGAGTTCTTTGAGTTTATCTATTGAATCCTCAATTGAATCTTCAACACTCGAGTTACCGTTGTCAGTATTGTAATTTACTGGTTGAACATATATGTCTAAATCCATAGCAGCACTGTTGGAACCAGTCTCAAATAAACGGTTGTATTGTTCTTTGGTGATGAGTATTTTTTTCATCAATATTAGATGACTCTCAATATTGTGTTAATTACAGTATCTGAATTTAATTCAGACCAATCAAGAAGTTTTTCTTCTCCGTCCGATGAGACAACGATATGATTAGCATAATCAATATCCCCATATAGTTCAACTCCTGTAACATTTGCTAAATTCAAATAAACACCGTCATTAGCTCTGAAGATTACTTTGAAGTCTCCTACAAGGTTTGAGCATTCAACATCTGAAAAAACGTTGAATGATTTGTCTGTTGACACATTCAGAATTTCGAGAGTGATGTCTTCAGTTTCACCTGAAGGATTATGGATGAAGTCCTCACCAACTTGCTTGATGAATTTATCTGATTCGTTTCTTGAAAAAATTGTTGCCATTTTAAAATGTTTTCTTTATAAATATCATTGTTTTACTTTGGAGTTATTATCCTTGGACTTAGAGTCCATCCATTCGAACCAAAAAGCCATAAAAACTATGAAATTTAATCCAAATGACATGAATATTTCTATCAAATCATCATATACGTTCATAGTCAAATGAACATGACCTACCATCCAAAAAGGAATGGATAGTTTGGATGCAACATATTTTATGAAAAATCTCAGAAAAGCCATTAATAATAACTATTGTATTTATTATATAGAATAATCATGCAAAGAACAGAAATAAAGAAGGTTTTAAGGGAAGCACTCGGGGTTCCTCACAACATTGTTGAGGTGAGTAAAAATGCCTACCAAAGAATCTTGAATTGGGTTAAGAGATTAGATTCAAAAGATTTTGAATATGGTCAAGGTGTCTCAATGAATTTCAGAGTTGATTATCAAATTGCAGACTTCAGGTTTACAACACTAAAAGTGAAACTCGGGGTTGATGAGCACCCAAAAATCAAAACACCCGAAATAATGTCTATGGCAATCCGTAGTCAATCAAGAAAAACCGAGGATATGAGACTTGAACCAATCAAGAATAAAACCGTGGATTTAGTAATCGTGATGTTGGTTCCGACTGATTTCAATTACGAAGAATTACCAGTATATTTTGAAAAAAATAAAAACGAGATTATTGAAAATCTTTCACACGAGTTCAAACATGCCTACGACCACTTCAAAAAACTTTATGACAACCCCATTCAGAGGGCAGAATATCAATCATCTATAAATTTAGGTTTCAATTTTGAACCCTTAGATATTTTTGTTCATGATATATATTTTTCCTCCGCAAATGAAAATTTGGTCAGACCTAGTGAAATATCTGCAGCAATACAAACAGGTCAAATTTCGCAGAAAGACTTCTTAGAGTTTTTGAGAAGTAATGATACCTACAAGAATTTGAAAAGAATTAAAGACTTTAATATTCAGGACTTTGAAAATAGAATACTGAAAGATGAGAAAGGTCTGAACAAATTACTAAGGAAAGTTGGTGAAAAACCCAAGTTGATGACACCTGAGGAAAAGTTAGAAAGTATATACAAACTTCTTTATTCTGTAATTTCCCAAAAGAAAATAATAAGTTTTGCAGAAATGATTAAGACTAATTTTTTAGAGGAACTTTTGGGTTTTCAAGATGAAAAAAAGAAAGTTTTTGATAAGTTTGTATCGAGAGTTTCGAGATTCGAAAATCCCAAAGACTTTGTAAAGTATTATGAGAAATTCTTCAATTATATTGGAGACAAAATGATTCGTAAAATATCCAAACTTTACGCCATCACTCAGAAAAAATAAAATTTTCGACAACGACAAATTTATTATTTTTCTGAAGGTTTAAGAACCTTTTTACGACATCATAACTGAAACCGAATCTATTACCCAAATTCCAAGTTCCCTTTTTTTTCTCGTTGGATTCGAGAATAATTTCAACAATATAAGAAAGGTTTGAGGTTCTTCTCATTGAACTGTGAATTCTGATACCGAATTTTATTTCAAACCATTCCTTCAATATTTTCGATAGAATTTTCATGTCGATAGAAAAAAGGTTAGAATATAACGTAAAAAATTTTTGATTGAATTCTAAAGAACCCGCCGAGGTAACATTGAAAAACCAATCCTGATTATCGGGGTCAACAATCCATAAATTCATTCCATTCGGAACTACTACTTTATTACCTAAGTCTTGTTCAAGTTTTTTGAGAATTATTCTCTTAAGTTTAACGTTGACATCCGACATCAAATTAAATGTAATAAATTTTTGTAGATTAAGTCAAATCAGTTGAAATCTTTTTACTCAATGTTGCATAAATCGGGGATGCAATATTTTTTACTTGATTTGCAATCTGCCCAACTAACGCCTCATATTTACCACCTGTAGCGTATCTAAGACCCCTCTTGTTTACAAAATTTTTAATCAAATCAGCACCTGAGGTTGTATCTGTCAAATAACTTCTTGCAATCAAATCAAAATATGCTTGAATTCCTGATTGAACTGTGTTATGAAAAATGTTTTTACCGCTATTAACGTTCCCTACATTGAATGGATTTTTTGTTCGGATTGGTCTTGAGGATGGATTTTTATCGAACCCTCCTTCTGCCGCTAATTGAGAAAGTGCCAATTCCACGGGAACGTATCTTCCGTATTTGGTTTGAGCATTTTTTGCTCCGTCGGCTAACATTGAACCTGTTATTCCCAAAAGGTTGTGTTTCCTTGTTGAAATAAATTTATCTGCAATACTTTTATAAGTTTCATATTCTGCAGGATTATTTAAATTCATCACAGGGAATTCACCTGTAGGCACGTTCAAATTTGTTTTGGTGTCTATATTTGATGAAGGGGAAGATGACGTATCAGTTTGATTTGGTTTTGTTGTCGAGAGAAACGTATCTAAAATCCCTTTACTGTCTTTTGAACCTATCAATGATTTAAGAATCAAGTCTGTAAGGTCTTGCTCCGATATTAAAAATTTCTTTTTTCCCATGTTTATAAATATAATAAAAAACCCTCTTTTCAGAGGGTAATTTTTAATCGATTACTTCAGTTAGAAAATATCTTAGATTATATCCCTCTGAGACATTTATAATTGAAATGACAGCGGTTTTCGTTTCCTTGTGGACTAAAACATCTACCTTAACCATTTGGTCTTCTCTCAAATCTTTTGCAGTGTATCTGTATCCCGAAAGACTTTTAGTATTCATCTCTTCCTTGGTGTTTTCATATACTTTGAAAATCGAAGGTTTTTTTGCTTGAAAAGAAATAAATTGGGGTTCCACAACAACTGTTATACTTACATCTGAATTTTTGGAATATAAGACCCATTCCTTATTTGTATTATCATATGTATACATCTCGGTGAGAGTTGCTTTGTAATAGGTTTGTGCAGTCAAAATGAAGGTAGACAAAACCAAAATTAGTGTTATGAAAAATTTTCTCATTATTAGATTATTGAAATTGAATTTATTTTGTCTCCTGGTTGGATTTGGTCGACAATATCGAGTCCCTCAACAACTTTTCCGAAACAAGTGTGGTTTCTATCAAGATGTTGGGTATTTTGTCTATTATGACATATGAAGAATTGAGAACCTCCTGTGTTTCTACCTGCATGTGCCATAGATAAAACACCTTTGTCATGAAATTGATTTGGAGCCGAGACTTCACAGTGGATTGAATATCCAGGTCCACCAGTTCCATCCCCTTTCGGACATCCTCCTTGGATAACAAATCCTGGAATAACTCTATGAAAATTTAGACCATCATAAAACTTCTTTTCGATTAAATCTATAAAGTTTTTTACGGTAATTGGTGTTGCGTCATCATACAATCTGGCAACCATGTCCCCTTTTTGGGTTGAAATTTTTACTTTTGTCATAATATATAAAATTTAAAAAATTGTTTGGAGATTGACAAGTTTTACTTCAAAATAGGTTTATAATCTAACTCATCAAAGTATTTTTGAAACCTCTGATAAACATCACTAACCATATCCGTTGTAAAAAAATCTTCAATGTTATAATTTTCAATTTTGGTTGGATTTTTCTTTTTTCTACAAAGCTCTTCTAAAAATCCTGATTTAGCAAATTTACTTTCGGATATAAACGAAATCTTCATGTAGTCGGAAAACAAGTGTTCGAGCCTTATAAAGTAATCAGGTTTTCTCTCTGTAAAATCCATTCCCGAAAACCATAAACTTTCTGTATCGTCGATGTTCGTGATATAAAATTTATAAAACTCACTTTTTGTAATCAATTTTTCTCTTTGTCTATAGGTGTAAAGAAAAGATGAAAAAATTCGATTTAAGGGATTACGAGCAGTACAAATCAATTTATAATTCTGATGATTTTCAAAAAGATTTAAATTGTGGTGATGAACAGGAAATTCTGAATAATCGTGATTTATTTTCCTATCGTAATTTGATAAATAAGATACAAAATTCAAACAGGAAAAAATTACATTTGCATGGACTGAGCCTGTTTTTGCTGGAGACCAAAAGAAATATCCATGTTCTTCAGAAATGTTAATCCAATATTTTTTATCGTTTAGCAATTGATTTACTTTGGGAAAATATAGGCTCTTTTTTTCAAAATTGAAATATCTGGTTTATTAAATTCATGATTACTTTCCCATTCGAGAATGAACAATTGATTCATAAAAAAATCAAATTTCACTTTATCAATTGATAGATATTGCAATGCATTGAATAAATCTTCACTCACACAATTATTGAATTCTCTTATTAAAACTGTGGACATTTTGTTTGAAAGGAATATGTCTTTACGAGTGGAGAGCAATTGAATTTTTCCCAAGACATTACCGTCTGTGGATAGAGAGATAATTGTAGGTCCTATTGTAATTGGACCAATTGAAAAAAACTTTTCAAAATTTTGTCCTATCATACAATAAAAATAAAAAATAAATTTATTTTTTCAAATGATTAAATTCGTATTCTATAAGGGAAGATTGAGGTAACTCCTTATTATATGTATACCTTGGACCTATGAAAGACCTTAACTGACCATTCAATTTTGTTTTTACGACTTTCTCCACATCTTGAATTGTTACATCTCCCATTTCCCCTTTAAGATAATTTTTTGTGGTCTTCTGACCTTTTCCACCAACCAAATCCAATACATCGTATATGTCAACAATTACTTTTAACTTATCGGATGAATCATCAATTGAATTGATTTTGAATTTTGCGATAAAAGGGGTATTTTGCATTTCTTCATCCCACGCCCACGAATATTGTTTGGCTGAGGACATTCTTTTATTCTGAAATTCTGATTCCTTAGATTTGAGTGATTTTTTTTTGTTTCGAATAATATCATCATGGGTCCCATCTCTTTGCAACGTTTTCATTTCTTCTTTTGTAAGTAAAAAAACTTTTCCATCCAAATTTTCATTCCATGCAACTGGATTCGAATTACTCATTTGTCTACCTGTTGAAGACGAATAATGTTCAGCAACCTCATACCATCTATCATTTTTGTAAATATAAATCGGATACCACCCATATGATTTTACAATATAATAAGGAGTTCTGTTGTCATCGAAAGACCAAAAACCCTCAAGATTCGTACCTTTGAAGGGGAGTTGGGCTATGGTATATGAATTGGCTTTTGTGTTTGAAGTCCACTTTCCTTTCATTTTTCTTGGGTCAACAAAATTTTCTTTCGTAAGATTTTTATAATCGCCGTCTTTTCTGTAATTAAGAAGATAAAGTTCGAGGAGGTATAATTCATGTCCTTCCGGTAGACCCATGTATTGAGAAACATTTTTGATTACATCCAAAAGTTTAGCACGTGTCTTGTGTTTTTTCTTTTCCTCGTTGAGAAACTTAAATAATTTTATAACTTTTGGTTCGAGAACTTTATCAAATTGTTCAAAAAGTCTATTTGAAATTTTATACTTCATAGAATATAAATACCATAATCCCCCACAAATAAATTATGGTTAAATAACCGAAAGGGGTTTAAGATTAATTCGGAAACTTACAGTTGAATGTTTCACCAACCTTAATTGCCAATTCTTTAGAATATAGCTTAGTTTTTTCGTAATCGAAGGAAGAATCTTTTTTTAAAATTCTATTACAATCGGTATAAACTTTGAAAGAACCCAAATCAAGTTCAATGAGTTTGTTTGTAGTTTGAACGGCACTTCTTACCGGATAATTACCTGCGAATTTTTTTTCATCTGTATCATAAAAAAATTTAATATTAACAGGTTCTAATTTAGGTTGTGACGGTGAGGATGTGGTGGATTGAGTTGCCGTAGTTGCAGATGAACCACCCAACTTTATTTGTTGACCATATTCATATCTTGGGCTAGTTGTGGATTGTGTTGTTGATTTGATTTGGTCACCATATGTTGTGGTTGTTCCTTGTTCGGAAATCAATTTTTTATATTGTGCCTCAGTAATTATGTATTTCATATTTTTAGTATTCTACTCTAATTTTTTTATAACCTGAATCATTCAACAACTTGGTGACTTGTTGTTTGAAATCACTTTTACTGGCATTCCAAGGTGCTGTTGATTTGAACACAATTTTCAAACTACTCATAGTTTCTTTAGGTTCAAACTTCATCGAGTGAACATATTTACCGTAAGGAAGTGAACGAATTTTTGTTTTAATTTCTTTATTCAGAACGGTTTTGACCCAAGAATCCAAGTTTTTGTATTCTGTTCCCAATCTATCAATATCTAAATGACCATGGTTTGGATTTCCGAATTCCACACCCAAAAAACTCTCGGCAAATTTTGTAAACTCTCTCTCGAGGTTGCTAGGATAAACACTTCGAGTCTCTTCACTTTTAACCATTTCAGGAAAATCTAAGACCACTTTGAAGTTAACTTTATAAGGAGAATTTTCTATTAATTCGATGTTTGCCCATGGAGGTAGATTCAATTCATCAATGAAATACTTGATGGGTCTTTTGAATCTTTCGGTAAATTTTTCATATTTTCTTTTCGATGGTAATTTGTATAAACCCTTTTTTACGATTGATTGAACAATACGAGGTATACTCCATCTACTTATTTCAAAATTGTCATTGGAAAACATGGGGTCATCACCAATTAGTTCTTGGATAAATTTCTTTCCATATTTTTCTAATAGATATGATATTGGTGCATCTTTTTCTGAGTCAGGAAGATTTGTGTTTACCCAATTTCTGAACATTATGAAAAGAGCATCATAATAATCTAAATCGTCCACATAATTGAAATCGACGGTATTGTTTTCTTCCATAATTGAATGAATCAAAGATACAAGTTCTGACTCAGATAACCTTAACTTCTTCATATTAAATAAATACTCATAAAATCATCCATCTTATAGACCTCGTGAATAATTCAGGAAACCCGAAAGAGGAAATAACCTGTCTTATGTTGTCTTCATGTTTATTTAAAAGTGAATCCATGTCCCCATCATATTGTTTTTTTACTTTACCTGGAACTCCTAACATAATTGTAACCATACTTGGTCTACCACCCATGGTTAAATGGTCAACTATAAAATCAAAATCTATAATTTCACCATCTGTGATAGTTTGAATCATTTTTGCGATTTTTTCTCTTTGTTTCAATATGTCATCGAAAGTATTCACTAAATTTCTTTGGCTTTTGCATTTAAGGTTCCACCGGCATCAAAACTACTAAATTTCAATCCGGCATATTTCATCAACTCGGTCATTTTTGCCCTTAGTTCGTGGAAATAAAGTTCACCGTATGCTTTCTTTGTCATTTCTGCACTTATGTTTCCGCCATCCCATCCTAAATCAATTAATGGTTGGTTATCAATCGTCAGAGAACAATCATAGTCTATAAAATTTTCAACCATGGAATATGGTCCTATACTCCTAACTTGTTTAACTTCAACTACCTTATGAGTTTCAAATTCAAGAACATATGGATATGACGTGGGCATCAGTGAATCCCATATCTTTTTCAATGGCTTTGTATAGTCTGCAACTATTTCTTCCTGTTTATATTCACTATTCCAACCCATTTTGTTTTTTTTTAAAAAGTAACGCTTTCTGCATCTTGTTTAAATTCATCATTAAACCAATCGATAATGAATGTCATTCCCTCACTTCCGAAATAATCCTCCAACGTTATAAATAAATCTTGGTCCAATACCAATTCTTTTTTCCAAACATAATAACGGGCAAAAGTTTCAGGTTGACCATTGTGATATGATTTTTTGTCCTTGTTATAATATCTGATGTATGTATCATCCCCATCACTATAGGTGGCAACCTTAGCATTTTCGTCACTAAAATTTGGTCTAACTAAATTAATCATAGTTTTAATTAGTCTTACCAATCTATCTTTTGATATTGTATAATCCATTAAAAATCAATTTTTTTTACAGGTAATTCGAATCTTTCTTTGAACCATATCTTGAATGGTGCTCTCCAAGTATCTCCGAAATATCCATCTAGTATCCTTTCATATTGGGTTTCAAGTGAAACTGTTGGACATATGTCACGTGCATTACTTCCTTGTGTGAAATACTCACAGAAATAATATCTAAAACATATGTCATCACCCGCATCAAAATCACCTCGATAATATTCTATTAAAGTATCAGATTCAAATTCTTCACCCGTCTCATCATCATATTCATACGGATGATGCCAATTGATGTCCTCGAGTGGAAACAATTCATCTAAGTAATTGATGATTGTTTGTTTGAGTCTTGATTCAGAAATAGTGTATTTCATAATTTATAAATATCCATTAAAAAAAACTAAAATCCCCACCTTGTGAGTGGGGACCTAATTTATCTTAATTAATCATTAATTATATTGACCTCTTTCATCCCACATATTCAAACACTCATAACCTTGTTCCTCAAAATTGTTTTCAGTGTCTATTAAGTTCACATTCTTTAATTCATCAAATGAACATAAATCAATACCATCAAAATCAGCGAAATCACAATCCCTCAGGGATAAGTATGTCAAAGTGCTTGGTAAGTTTGTTAATATTTTTCTAACTTGTTTTGAACTTGCACCCACCATCAAAACAAGCCCATTTTTTTTATCGAACTGATAATGTGGCTCATCTAATCTATACTCATCTTGTTCTTTAATTACCTTTTTTACTAATCTTATCATGTCAGATTCTGTTAATCTTACTATTTTCTTCGACATATTATTATTTTGATAATAAATATCTCAAATAAATAAAAATCCCCACCTTGTGAGTGGGGATTAGTTAGTTTACTCTTCAGTAACGTCAGGTTTGCCCTTGTTAATCCATTTGTCGATTGAACCGATTCCGAAAGAACCGAGAACCAACCATAAAAATGCATTGAAGATGAATTCATTGATAACAAGGTCTTTTCCTAAAGAACCAGTTACGATGTCTGCAATCGCAAACCCTGTCATCATTACAAAAGCTAAAAATCCAACGACACTTTTTTCATTGATTGAGTTGTTGTCGTTAAACAACTGTGAGAAAAATTTTTTCATATTTTGGTAATTTACTTACCAATAAATATTTTTGTATTGACGAAGGACAATCATTTAAATAAAAAATCCCCTCAAGATTTATGAAGGGATTACAATTACAATTTCTTATTCTAAAAATATTTTTTTGCTTCAGTTCTTGCCAAATTGTCAAAATAGTTATCAACATCTTTATTATTACCCAAATAAGCTAATATACCATTTTTTATAGGCACAACCTCATTTCCCTCATCGTAAGTAATTTTACCATTTTTAATAGTATAACAGTGATATTGTAAATAATTGGTCTTACCCTTTAATTTAACTTCAACTTTCATACAAACCACTTGATTGCCTTGCCTGTTCATATATCGTCTTTCCAGTTCAATATTGACAGTTGCACCAATTCGATTTAAAAATTTAATTATTGATATGACAAAATCTCTATCCATGAAAAAATAAATATTAATTGTAGTCCTCTTCTGGACAGGTCATACGATAAATTTCGAATAGATATTCACCAAACCAATCTTTAACAACATCAGTAACATAACTATAAACATCATCATAATCATCCCCTAAGGAATCGACAAAATCTTCATCTTTGGTCAGGAAATCATCTATCGCTATTCTAATTACATTATCTGCATAATCGAACTCATCTCCGAAATCATCACACAATGTTGGAAAATCTAATTCTGCATTACGAATGAAGGGTTCGATATTATCTTTAGATAATCGTCTCCTTAATCTTATTTGATAGTCTTCGATTAAAAAATTGTATTGGGTTTCGGATATGATAAATTTTTTGGACATTAATTATAAATATTCAACTAAAAATTAATACCCGCTCCGAACTGTCCGTATTTTACCACGGGGTCATAATCTAATTTCAGAGTGAAGTTTTTAAAATCCTTCATACCACCAAATTTGAATGTGACAAAGTTGTCTTTCGATTTGGGAAAAGTTATTTCCCCAACATCATCTTTTCCTCTATAGAGTATTCTTTCATTTGCAAGTCCAACCATAGCATGAACTCCAAATCTATTAATCCTCTTTCCTGCTCCGATATAAAAACTATTTTGTTTGACTAAATCTGAGATGAGAGGGAAATCTACTAAATTAATGGTCCCATACGGAAAATATGTTGAACGGTCTCTTCGATATGTTGTGTTGAAATCAAAAACGAAATAACCTTTATTACCTATTGTAAAAAACGCACCCATCTGATTATTTGTGGTATGGTGAAGACCAAAACTCATGATTGGTTTTTTTCCTCTAATTGTGTCACGCCTTCCGTCGTTGTAGTAATAAATTCTTGCTGGTTGTCTATAACCCCAATCATTAAAATACCACATAGGTGAAAAACTATTCCACCCAAATGTCGGTGCTCCCCACATATTCCATCTATTCCATCCCCATCCATCAAACCATGGGTCACGAACCACAACAGGCTGGTTAGACCTTGGTTTATTGAATTCAGTTGGAGTAGAGTTTCTCCAATTACTTGTTGTATTCGATGATGTTGTCGAAGTTCTCGAAGTTGACTGTGTACTTGATTGTGATGGCGGAGATGTTCTCCAAGATGATGTTTGAGAGAATACGAACAATGGCATCAATAATACCATTTCAAAAATCAGAATAAGCTTTCTCATAGTAAATTGATTTTATATCTATAAATATAATATAAAAAAATCAATTTTGATTAATTACATGAATTCATAAAATCTTTAGCCTGTGAAATCAAAGATTTTACTTTGACAGAATAAGTGCCAGCCTTACATTGTGGTTTAGGACAATAAACTCTATCTAATAATTTATAATAATCTTCCTCACCACCTATACTTTCAATTTTTCTAAAATCCTGCCATAACTTGTAATCTTCAACAGATTGTTTCCAATTGTCATATCTTGCGTGACCCCTATATTCACCAGTAGCCGTCTTCGGTCTAATTTTGGCGTATTTCATACCAAAACAATTATTATTGGCTTTGAATATTTCACTTTCGAAATGACCTGTTTCTAATATTGCTTGGGCAATTGCTATTTCAGGAAACCTGATTCCTGAATTCTTCACATAACATGCAAATTCTGATGGAGAAAAGTTCTCCACTTCTGAATCAACACCCATGATTTCTTTAATTCTTGTTATGTCCTCGTAAAGATTCATAAAAATAAATATTAGTCTAAACTACTGTTGATAACATTCCCGTCAGTTCCCACTACAACGAATCCGACCCTGTAATTTCGTGGGATATCAAAATAAGGAAGATACTTCATCGTATGATAATCAACCAAATAATGGGGGTCTAATTCCCTCTGGTACATATTATCTTTTGTCATCTCTGAATCATTTACATAAATCCTTAATATCAATCTATTGATATCCCCAATCTCATAAACTTCAATATGGTCAATCATTGGATAGATACTCATAATGACAGATGAGTTCAATAACTTTGTTATTGGTTTGTTAATGTATTTTTCCAAAAATTGTTTATCCACCATATAGAATAAATAGAAATAAAAATAAAAAACCCCTCCTTGTGAGAGGGGTTTGTGTTAAAATCTTTTTTTTGTTCGAAGTTTTATTGGACCATCTTTTTGATATCTGTTCCAATAATCTCTTCCTGGTTTAGAAACATCCGAACCAATCCTGTCTTCTTGTCCGAAACTCCATTTATTTCTCGGTACATCCCTTTGGGTAATGTTCTTATACATTTCAAAGTCATCTGGTCCAAACTCAATTTCTTCATCATAATCAAATTCTTCAGGGTCAACAGGTCTATCGTCTTCATCAAACCAACTGTCTCTGTGACCTAAAATACCCCTGTTTTCAGGTTTCATTTTCATGAAGTGTCTTTTAGGCATTTCAGTTCCCATATCCAACGAATCAAGTTCATGTTCTTTTAAAACTCTTTTAACCAATCTTATCAAATCAGATTCGGTCAATCTTACTATTTTTGACATATAAATTATTTTATTATAAATACTATTTGAAATAAAAAAAAATCCCCTCACTTAGGAGGGGGGTTCTTAAAATTATGTTTGACTACTTCCAACTATCCAAATTTAATGTCCTAATTTGAGAAATTATTTGGTCATTTATTTTGTTGTAAGAATTGAAATGATAAATTGAGTTATCAATTAAATTCATGAGAGCTTGTTTTCTTGGTTGTGGCATGTTCAGACCAGATACCTTATTTTTAAGGGATGCCAACTCAGTCATAACTTTGACATTCGGCTCATCTAATTTTTTTAATTTCTTAATCAGTCTATCGAGTCTTGACAAGTTCTGAAAATAATCCATTCCATATCCTCTTTTAACACCCTTAACACCTCTATAAAAATCACCCAATGCGTCGAACGGACCTTCGTTTGTTTCTTGTTCTTGTAAAACTTTCTTTACAATTCTATTTAAATCTGATTCAGTTAGTTTTTTTGCCATGTAGATAAATATATCAGACTTTTGACTTTGTCATGTCATCGACAAACTCGGGAAATTTTTTTCTAATACATTCATCCAATTGTTTAGCTTCCTCTTTGAAAGATTTACTTGAGGGAAGAAATCGTGAAATGAAATTAACGATAAGTCTAATGAAACCTCTATTTTTCTTCCCGTCCATATTGGTCAAAGATGCCATCTTTTTTAGATTCAAATCTCTGATGCAATCGTTTATAACATCTTCCATGTTATGGTATTTCTGCATCATATCTACTGAAGGTGTGGTGATGAGACTATTGGATTCTTTATTTTTCATACGTTTTAAATTACTTCATAATCAATGTTACCGTAATTGTCATAGTCATCATTTTCATCATGAGTTGAACCATCGAGGTCTTCTTGAACTTTTCTATATGCTTCACAAGATGACCTAGCCATCACAGTATGAGTCCAAGTTTGAACACATGTTCTTGAAGCTTGAATTGTATATTCTTCTTCTTCGTTATCCTCCCAACCTTCTTCATCCTCACAGTCGTCAGTGATAATTTCTTTTGTTTCCTCAGGAACTCTTTTGAAGTTATCAATTGCCTCTGTTAGTTTGTTTCTAAATTCAATGAGTTCTTTTAGAGAATAAAACTTGAATGAATAACTTGAAGCTTTGGAACCGTCCATTCCAATTTCAATATATTCTTTTGAACCTTCCTCTGCCCCATCGTAGTGATAGACAGTAAGGTTTGCCCCATTGTCATATTCAAGTGTTCCATTATCCACGAATAGATAGTTTAGGTCCCACTCATCAGGATTGGATTCAACCATTTCTTTATACTCGGTCTCGAGTTCTCTAATTTGATTCAGAGCTTTTGAGAATTTTTTCTCAAAGGAGGTTTTCCATTTTTTTGAATATTCTGCCATAATTAAAAAATTAAATCGTTTGATTTTAGTTCATCCCACTCTTCATTATCAAGAATCTCTACCTCGTCTTCTTGATTATCGGATTCATATCTTAAAATATTTTTCTTCTCACATAATTCTCTATAATCTTGACCATAATAAGTATTAACGAACCATTCACGGATTACTTCATCCCAGTCTCCACCACCGTGACCTTCTAAAATATCATCGATTGTTTCGAAACCATAATCTTTGTAAAATTCCAAAAGTTGTTCTTCGGTTGGCTCTACAGCAAATGATGTATTAACATGGACTAACGCTTTGGGTATTGTGCTCATAGTGTTTTTATTTTCAATAATATTATAAAATTTAGAATTTTCAAATCTACTCGTAAGATTTTACGGATGGAAGGCTAGAATATTCACAATAAAGCTCTTCTCGTTTCTTTATGAGCTCTTTTTTTACCTCATCAGGAAAATACACTCCATCAGATTCCATGTCCGCAATAGTCCTATAAACGGTTTCATACACGTCTAATTTTTTATCGGCCTGTTCTTTCGTTAACGGAGGGGAGTCAAAAAGTTTACCCATAAACTTTGTTAGGTTTGCTCTTGGTCCTGACTCTTGTGATGGGGTTATCCCCATTTCTGCTCTATTAAGTTCTTTGATTGTAAGACCAATGAAAATTGCAAATAAAGTAGTTACAATAGTCGAAAGAATTACAATGTCTAAGTTTTCCATTTTATTTTCTTTTTGAATTGATGAAATTTAATAATCCCAACATAGTTGGAGGCCATAGTCCGATGAAAATTGCTTTAAGTTGGTCTCCGTTAGTGAGATAGATATACTCAGAGACAAAAATACACACAACACACAGAATTAGGATTCCGAGTTCAGAGACTGAAAATTTATTCATTATTTATAGTTTTTAATTGAATTGTTAACATCTTCGATTGTTATGATGACCAAGTAGGTAACAATCAAGATTACAAAAAGTTTTGTAAGTCCTATACCAATCATATATTATTTTTTTTCTTGTAAAGCCTCAACTAAAACCCAACCGAAAAACATAATTCCGATGGGAAGATTCAAAGATACACCAAAAGAAACAGATAATCCAATCCCGATGATTATTTTTATGAATCGAAGACCATCACTGATAATCCGTTTTGCCCAAAAGTTATAAAAGTTATTCATATATTTTCTTTTAATTATAAAAAATATATTTTAGAATAACAAATAAAAAACCCCTCACAATGGAAGGGTTCAATTTTTTTTTTATTGAATACTTAAACGTTATAAGTTGTATTTTGATTGTTCGGCGGATTGTTTTTTGCGTATGCATTAAATCTATTTAAAACATTTTGAATAGTTTGACCTGAATTCATAATACTCATCATTATCCAGAACGCGTTTACATCACCTGTATTAACTATTTTTACGAAGTCTTCCACCGTGATATCTTGACCAGGTTTTACCCCTATTATGTTTCTTATCCCATATAATCTTGATAAGATTTCAGTATCTTCATAGATATATTCTTTTTTATTATTTCTCAACAATCGTAGGTAACTGTTTATTAGGTCGACAGGTTTTTTTATCCCCTGCGCTCTTAAATCATACGCGTATTTATACCATTTATCTTTCTCGGCTTTAGTTAATTCTGACTTACGGGCTTCAGTTTCTGAACCGAAAAGGGACCCCAAACTTGTCCATATAGATTCTTTTTTGTTTCTATCAATTTTCAAATCAACATCTATTTTTTGTTTAGGGTGGAATGGTTTCACATTATAAAGAATGTGTTGAATTTCATGAATTAAAATTCCGAGAGGGTCTTCGGTGTTGTTTGCACAATTAATATAAATAATCCCTTCAAAAGGGCTATAACCCATCACTGTATTTGGTCTAACGTGGGCAATTGAATCACTTCTCGGGTCTGAATAATATTGAAATCGCAAATCAGACAAAGCCTCGTTATAATCTTTGAATATCTCAGAGGCTTCGTTTGTAGAAATTTTCCAATTTTTTGCAAATTTATTTAAAGTGACAGGACTTCTCAACCAATCTTTCCACCAATTTACCGCCTGACTTAATGTTGTTGTATTGTAACTCTTCATACAGTTGTCTCTTTCTTTTGCAAAATCCGCACGTCCTGCAATATTATTGTTTACATAAGTAGAACTTGCTGGTAAACGGGGTTGACCAAATTTCAAAGGTGGTATAGATGGGGTTGGTTTTTTTTGTTCGTCCAAATTATTGGATATTGCACCACCCATGAGTTCTTTAACTCGTGATATATTTTCATTCAAATTCATCAATTATAAATATTACAACAATAAATTATGGCGGAATGAGATGTTATATCAAACGTTCGAATGAATTTTTTACCCTTTGTTTAAAAGAAGGGTTTTCCATATCAGGTGGAATTTGAAGTTCACCGGAACCTATCGTAATTATACTTTTACCATCAGAGGGTAACCAAATACTTTTTTGGTGGGGCTTTATAAATTTTTCAATTTCAAAAATATCAGGTTCCTTGAAATTAATACAACCCTTACTCATTTTCCTTCTTTTACAACTCTGAGGGGAAAGGTCCGCGGTTGTTAAAGCATCTATTCTTGGTCTTTTTTTCGTTCCATGAAATGCAGTTACAGTTTCGTTACCATCAAAGGTTTCAAATGACATGTATTTCTCTCCATAAGTTGCAATGTCTGATTGTCTCGCAATCTCATCTTCCAAAGTATCTTTGATTCCTGCAGTTCTTCTGAATATTCCAGCAGGGGTACTTTGTTCAGGCCATCTATCCTCTGTAGGAGCAAAACATTGCTCCATTCTCTTAACAAACCCTTCCATCCCTTCTTTTTTCAAATTTGCAACACTGTCCTTAAATTTATTCCAAACCTGTTTATAAAAATCTTGAACAACAAACTTGTCGCTTTGGTCCTCTTTACCTGTTAAAACCAAAAATGTTCTAACAAGTTCATATCCAGGATTGAATAGATAAATTCTGGCTTGAGAATCATCCAATATGGTAAATTTCTCATTTCCCATTATTTTATTTTTTCTGAGATAATCAACTTGGTCTTGAACTTGTTTGGATGCACTTGGTATTTTGTTAGTGAATAGTCGTTCAACCTTAGACTTTTCGGCAAACGCTTTACTAACAACAGACGGGTCTATCTTTTGGGGATACTTTCCGTCTTTTATTCGAGGGAAAACCCTCGAGGCTTCTACTGAACCCATAGGTGATGACACGGGTCCACCTTGATTGAACAAACCTTCTTTTGTATAAAAAGGGGAAGTTTGTTCCAATAAAAAATTGTATTGTGATTCTGTGATTAGATATTTCATCAACAATAAATATCACGACCCCATTGTCTGAGATTTAATTTTAAACTTTTGATATTGTTTGATTAAATTGGTCTGAATTAATTTGTTGAGAAATATAATTAGAAAGAAGTTGCTTGTATTTTTGTTCACCGAATTTTTGAATGTATCTATCTTTGTATTTGGTTATTGATGGTTCCACGGATTTTAATAAACCTTCGATAGTTTTTAGTTCTGCTTGGATGACATTTTTATTTGTTGCAACCTTTTTCACCACTTGGACCTCAACTGGAGTTAATCTTGTTTTGGAAAGTAATTTTTCTGCCAACGCAACCGACCCTCTAACACCAACCTGATTTAGTTCAGGTATGAGACCCAAAAGTTTACCCGATAAAGGGATTAAAGAAAATAGAGTAATAATGGTTGCAGCTTTCTTATTTCCTTCTTGGAAATGTCTTGCAGCATCTCCAAGCCCAACCATAGATGATATAAATGGTCCAATAACAGGAATTAGAACAGAAACAATACCCAAAAAAACATTCATGTCATGACTCGTCAAAGCTTTGTCCCAACCTTTTACAACGCTTTTTTGTTGACCTTGGGGAACATAATTTCCCCAACCCGTCATGCTCTGTTCTGAAATTAATTTTAATTGTCTTTCAGTTATGATGTACTTCATAACAAATAAATATCACGACCCAATTATATGAGATGGTCTATTTAAGGACATACACCCAAGCGTTTTGCTTGTAATTACCGAATTTTTTGAGTGCTGCGGTTGTTCTGTGCCAACCTTCCAATAAGTCATACTTTCCGTCCTTTGTTTCAACCACGATAATTGGTTCAGAAGACAAACCACCCTTTTCCAAATTAGATTGTTGAAAATCGTGTCTTTCGGTGTCTTTGGTAATGTCAGTTCTTCTGAAACCTTCAATCTTTTTTCTCAAATCTTTCTGAACAAACTCTGTGAATGATTCCAACGACAAATCCAATATTTTATTTTCCCAATGACCTTTACCGTGCCCTTCAACAAAACTAACGAGATAACTTCTCACAAGGTCTTTATATTCTTCAGGACTTTCATCTTTTATGTCTTTTGTGTTTCTATACAACCAATCTCTTAAAACATATTCAGGCCAATCAATTCCCGTAATTTCTTTACTCTTATTTCTAAGATAATTCATATAACCTTCACGAGTTTCAACAATAATCCCCATCAATTCTTTTACTCGTGATATATTTTCGTTCAAGTTCATCATCAATAAATATCACGACCCACTTGTCTGAGATGGTCAACTAATTGAAAAGTCTTTGGATATTATCAACGTATGGAGAATTATTTGGCTCATTGACCCAAACATACGCTTTTAATGGCTTGTTTTTCATTTTTGCCAAGAAAACTCTATGAGCGCCGTCAACAACTTCATAACCCTTATCATTTTTTCTTAACGTTATTGGTGGGAGTTTACCAAAATTGACTTTCCTCGGGTCTGACGGGTTTTCTCTGAAATATTTATCTGATTTACCTGAAACATAGTCATCAAATTTTTGTTGTCTATCAATAACAAATTCATCTTCTAAATTAATTTCATTTGGGTCAACAAGTATCGGTCCCGTTAAAACCCAATCTTTGATTTCGTAAATTGTTCTTCTCCATTCTGCAAACGGTAACCCCATTTCATCATTATATTGATAGTCGATTATTTCCTTTTGTTCAGGAAACATTTTCAAAAGCAAATTATAAATCTCCTCAGATTTTTCTCGGGTAACAATTTTATTGACAAAGTCCCAATCAAATTCTTCAGATACCAAACCCATCAATTCTTTTACTCGTGATATATTCTCGTTCAGATTCATCAACAATAAATATCACGACCAATTTGTTTAAGATGGTGTCTGAACAATGTCTTTGAACTTGTCCAAATACACAGTTCTTTCAGAATCAACATTTATTAGTTGTGTGTTAGGTGATAAATAATTATCCTTCACTTTAATATAATACTGACCGTCATCTACTATACCGAGTTTTGAAATAAACTCATCAATAAACTTTTTGTTCGAGGTCGACTTCGACAACAAACCTTCCAACCCTTTCTTGGTCAAAATTGTGGAAGGGTCTCCTGTCTTTTCTGATGGTCTTTCTTTCGTGGCTTCATACTTTCCCAAATATTGTTCCAAAACCATTTCAATATCTCGGCTGTCGTATTTAAAGTTGGGGTCTGTTTTTGCTATTTCATTTCTCTTAGAAACATTTTCCACCAATAGATAAATTGGGGTATGTAATAGAATTTCTTTGAAGGTTACATTCGGTAAATATTTTTGCAATTGGTTGTCGACAGTATCCACAAATATCTTTTTCCAAGGCCCTGTTTTGATTTCTTGAGCGACATACCATAATCTTGCGTCAGTTCCCTTAAGATATTCCTTTTCGAATGGATTTTCAGGAACAGTATCACCATTTTCACGATAAATACCCGAAACAATTCCAGCATCTTCTCTTTCTTTTGCCCACTGTCTTATATTTGGATGGTCCAATTTAAGTCTTCTTTCCTCACCTTCTCTCCCTTCTTCACCCGTCCCACTAAAATCATCAGAAGCAATCACAACCCATTGATTTGGGTCCTTGGATTCATAATAAGGAACAGCATTCATTTGTTTCAACAAATAAGATTTACCCGCAGAAGAAGTTCCATCCAATAAGACTACCGATTTATCATCAGCTTGTTCAACCAGCAATCCCATCACTTCCTTAATTCTTTTTATATTTTCGTGTAAATTCATAACAATAAATATACCGACCCATTTGTTTAGATGGTGATAATGAGGTGGTCACAATGAAGGGACAAGGACCGAACCGACGAAGTCGGTCGGGGACCGTCGGCCGAAAAAACGGGGGAAAATACCGACGGAGTCGGTTTCCGTTTGCGAATATCTGGTTAAAATAAGAAAAAAAGATACTACATCTTAAATGCATCATGACAAAGGAGCTCATCCTCAAAATAAATGTCCAAGCTGCAAACACCACCCCCACCAAAGTACTGAGAAAGTTCGGTCATTCTTGTCATAAGTCTTCTCATAAGATGATGACAAGAAATCATTCCTGTTTGCTTGTCAGCAGGTTTCAAATAAACTTTAACAGTTATTATACCCAATGCCCAATTTTTACCGACCCAAATGTTTTCAATTTCGGGGAATTCATCAATTAAGATGGAATCAAATAATTTCTGATATGAAGATGGGGGAACTTTCATCAATAATAAATACTACACGCACATGTCTTATATTTCGTGAACATCACGATTACTCATATTTTGCAAATCTCTAAATAATTTGTCATACTGCTCCCTCCCCAACCTAACATACATGGCTTTCATAACATCAGACATTTTTCCAAGCTTTATAACTTCCTGTTCATACTTGTCCATAAATCCCTCGGGGAGACTATATGATTTATTAATCTTCGGTTCCATGTATTTTATTTTTTCCTCCCAATAACTCTCTTTCAAGTTTTAAATTTTGTTCCTTCACCAATTTATCAATTATTCCTTGAACACCTTGTTTTGAGACCTTAGTAGATTTCATTACTCTTTTCATAAGCTCAATATCAATTTCGTTGGATATTTTCCTCGTCAATAATTCCTCTATTGTCATTTTATAATTAATTTTAATAAGTCAGATAAAACCTTTATATTATTCCTTTCTCCAAACCAATCTCTAACATATTTCCATGACTCCGTGTTTTCAACAGGAAAATATCCTTCGATTTTTTTACATAAAGAATCAGACCTATAAACTTTAACTTGGTCACTTTTGACTTGAAACCATAATATCAAAACACCACTATCCGACTTTATCTCATAGGTGTCGGTCCACGTCCTAAGTGGACTATACATAATCTCACAAGTAGTCCCTCCCCCAACATAATCATCCAAAAATTTATAAATCTTTTCTTTCATATCTCGAATGTATCTGATTATTTGACCCAAGTTCGAGCCTATTTGAAATTGATTCCATTATTTGTGTATATTCAAATTGAAGTTCCTCCTCGTGGTCCTCATAATACTCCTCACCCTTGGCGGAATATCTTCCACCAATAATTTTAAGAGCATAAGCATGGGGGAATCTACCCTTGTTGTGAATTGTTAATTGCATTTACCCTATGAATATGTTTATTCCCTCCCATTTTACCCCTTTCAATGTCTCGTCTCATGTTTTTCAAAGTGGTATAATATTTTCCGTTGATGGATTTATTATACCTTGCCTCAAGAACCTCGACCTTCGAATACTCCTCGTATCTTGTCTTCGCATCTCTCATTACTTTTCAATTTTCATTTTCCATATAATATAAACAATTCCCCCAACAACCACAAGACATGCAATCCCAATCAACATATAAAATATTTCACTATCCATATCATTCTATTTTATGAATTTTTTTATCTCCCCCTAAATTCAGTGCCCTACATTCAATGAGGTCCAACCTTTTTTTATATTCCTTCCAAAGAAGTTCATTGAAGTCTTTTCTGAAATCATAACTTTCTTGTTTGAGACCTAACTCCTCCAATCTCTGAAGCTCATAAAGATAAGGAAAGATATTTCTTGGAAATTTCATTTATCATCTTTTTTATCAAACAAATACTCATGAAGTATTGTCCCCCCAAATATGAGAATAGCAACCCCAAAGAAAATTATCAATGAATAATCCATATACTATTTTTTTGCAAACATAGACCTTTTACAAAAAATTTCCAAAAATTTTTTTTTGACTATAAAGGGGTAAATAAAAAAAGAGGGGTCTTGTCTATGGAACGTAGTGGAATACTTGTTTTAGAAACATATTTCCAATTTTACAAAATAGAAGGTTTCCATTTTACATATTATAAAGGAATTGGAAATATAATTCCAATTCCCACAAATAAAAAACCCCTCTGTATGAAGTAGGGGTTTAATAAGTATAATTGTTTTTACTATGCCAACATTGTTTGAACATCTTTGATTTGTGTATTGAAGTCATCAATATAAGGTTTCAACTCTTTTGATTTATTTGATAAAGCTGCGAGTTTGCTTGAGACAATAGCGAGAGCATCTGCGGCTTTTGATTTGAATATTTTTACAAGAGCAATCATGAAGGAATATTTCCAAGGTTCTTTTGCTAAGTTGAAACCTGCAGATTTTATTATACCCATGTTTTTCATAATCACACGAAGTTCAAACGGTGTCTTTTTTAATAAAGATTTTACTTCCACTCTCGCAGCAATGTTTGAGGCATTACCTCCAACAGGAATTAGTGACGAAGCAAATGTAACAACCGCCAATAAAGACATTTCAATTTTTTCTTCAGTTGTCTTTGCAAAGAAATACCTAACAACATATGTGAGAGCATGTGTAACATCAATACCAATTGATATTAGATTACCAATTCCTGGTACAGCATCAACCAAACCTGAAACAATATCAGCATAATCATCAGCATCCAAATTTGGACCCAACTTACCCAATTTATTCTGAGCTGCGACTTGATTATCAACCTTCTTTAATTCACGTCTTTCGTAATCTGTTGAATAACCTTGTTCCATCATGATGGTCTTCAATTGAGATTCTGTGATAATGTATTTCATATTACAATAAATACTTTGGGAAATAAAAAACCCCCTTCGTGAATGAAGAGGGTCTTGTTATAGAAATTATTTTTTTTTTAAATCCCAATACAACTTAACAATGCTTTTACATCTTTCGCTGGGTCAGAACCTAAACCACCTTGGTCTTCAGGTAATCCTGTTAAAAAGATTACAATTAGTGAAGATAATGCCAACACACCTCCAGCAACCAATCCAACAGGGTTTGCAATTAACATAGCAACGATTCCAAGAGCATAAGCTCCAGCACTTGTAGTTAAAAACATTAAACTTGTGAGTTGTTTTGATGTGATACATTTTTTGATTTTTTCCTGTATTTTAGGGTCAGGTTTTGCACCACTTTCAAATTTTTGTATTGCCGCATCAATCATTGATTGTGCTTCAGCTGATTCGGTCAAATATGGTTTTACATCACCTTGTTTAGTTTCAACCAATTGTTTGAACTTCTCGTTGTAAACTCTCATTCCACCTTTATGTTGTTCACGGATGGCGTTTTTTTCTTCTTCAGAAATATTGTTTAAAATGTGTTTCATAATTTTAATTTTATTATAAATATATTCGGAAATAAAAAACCCCCTTCGTAATTGAAGAGGGTCTTGTTATTTTGAAATGTTTTATTAGAGCGGACCATATTTTCTCATTCTTCTTGATGCTTGTCTACATTCCTTACTCGTTCTTGTGTTGCCACCAATCAATTTGATTAGTTTAACAACCAACATTAAAATGATAATACCTGCAAACACCTGAATGAAAACAACAGGGATTGCCATTGCACCAATTGTTACAATCTCTCCCACTTGTTCACTTTGAGTTTTTCTTTTGAAAATTGATTTAACCTTTTTGATTAACTCCTTAACATCTTTGGCTGAAGTCAGACCATCGATTTGTTCTTTGATTTTCTGAAGCATTGTCTTTTGTTTCTCATCCGCAGTTGGAGGAGTTTCAAGTGGACAATCGTTCAACGCAAATTCAATATCTTCAGTCGATACGGGTTCTTCCCCAACTGTTGATAGTTCATTATTAATCACGTCAAGAACTTGAGATTCATCTTCTTTCAATAATCTCTTTTCCAATCTGATGTTGGCTTCTTGTATGTGTCTGATTTTACTATAACTTCTATTCATAATTTGATTTTATAATAAATACAAAATTTTCCCAAAAATTTTTAAATGAAAAAACCCCCTTCGAAATTGAAGAGGGTCTTGTTCTATAATTCACAATGATGTTATTCATCAAACATTGATTCCAATTCTTTAACAACCTCCTTTGCATAATCAATAATCTCATCGGCTTGTTCATCAGTCAAATCGTCGTCTTGATAAGCCTCATGCATTATTTTATAAATTTCATTAATACATCTTTCAACCTCATCCAAATCCTCCTCCTCATCCATTGCGTGATTTGCAACCATATCAATTACTTTAAAATAATCTTCAGTAGGGTCATCCTCTCTTCTTTGTTCCTTTACTATCTTATTAACCAATCTTGTTAAGTCAGATTCTGTGAGTTTTACTATCTTTTTCATATGAAATAAATATCCCAAAAATTTTAAAATGAAAAAACCCCCTTCGTAATTGAAGAGGGTTTTGTTCTATAAATTAAGATTATTAGTATCTTACAAACTTTGTATCAATTTGAATACTTGACCCCTATTCATATTTTCAGTTTTAATTAATTTGGGTTTCTCGTCCCCAACCCTTGTATAATATTCAACTTTGTATGGTCCATTAATGTCTTTTAGTCCACTAAAATATATTTTTTTGAATTCATAATTAGGGTGATTATTTTTACTCAATTGTATAAAATCCCCTTCATCATCCGAAAAATTTTCAACTTTGTTGTTTCCTTTTGCCATACTAATAAGGTTCTCGGTATAGATATTTAGTTTCTGTTTTTTTACATTATTATATCCCTTTTCTCTAAGTATATTTTTAATTTTATTTAAAAAACCACCATATATATCATTTTCACCATCAGTCTTTGTATTTTGTTCTTTAATAACTTTATTAACCAAACGAATCAAATCGTTTTCTGTTAATCTTATAATCTTTGACATAGAATTTATTTTCCAATAAATATACCAAAAAAGGAGAATTTTTTCCCAAAAATTTTAAAATAAAAAACCCCCTTCTTTTCAGAAGAGGGTCTTGTTTTAAAAAAATATAATTAAATTAAAGAGAGCTTAATTTTTACACCATTACCCGCGTCAATAGTTGCACTTTTTCCTTGATTACCAGCCAAAGATTGTAATCCCGCATTTAGTTTGTCTTGAGGTACTCTAAATTTCATCCATCCATCGGAGGTCAGAGCGTCGGTAGGAATTAATTCTTTCATGATTTTTTTCATAGCATTACCTGATGGTTGAGCTTCTCCCAGTAATGTTCCTTGTCTGTCTCTTCTAACATTTCTCAAAATTACATTAAAAGGCACGTTAGGTAAAAATGAACCTGGGTCATACACCCCTTTTACACTGTATTTGTAAGTTGTGTTTGGAATGTTCTGTCCTTTGTTGTCTCTTTGTGAAAGATAAATTGTACCAGTTCCGTCGCTTGAAGCATTAACCAAAGCTGGAGTTGCAAGAACAGTTAACAAAGGAACTTGAGCCATAGGTGCTTGTTCTTTTATAACTCTCTTAACCAAATTCAACAAGTCGGATTCAGTTAATTTTATAATTTTCGACATATAACTTATTTTACTATAAATAGACCCAAAAAGGACAATTTTTTCCCAAAAAATTTTTTTAAGAAAAAACCCCCTTCGTAATTGAAGAGGGTCTTATTTCAGATTAACTTTGACCGAATCGTCTGTAGTATCTTATTTCATAATATCTTTTATCCTTACAATCTATTCTTGTTCTAGAACCATACTCATATGAGGGAATACAAAAACCTGATTTAATATTTTTTATTAGTTCTTCAGTTGATTTAACCGCATTAGGGTCTGATTTTATTGTTTGAGGAGTTGATTGTTCAGAAAGATTGTGCATACCAAATCTACTTTCAGGTTGTTCCTTCAATAATCTTTTTTCCAACATTAAATTTGATTCCTGAATATGTCTTATTTTACTGAAACTTCTATTCATAAAATATGTTTCCAATAAATACTCCCAAAAATTTTTTTCTCAGTTGAAGGATAAATTAAATCAAATGGTCGTGTTTTAGAAAAAGAATATAACCTTCAATATCTCTCAATACTTGGTTTACATTCCTACCCGACAAATGATAAAACCCATGTTTACTTTTTTTGATTGTTATAAGTTCCCCATTTGAAAAATATATTCTTTTCGGTGACCTTCTAACAACCGAGACCTTATTACTCCCATTCATATAATGGTCCCCAACATTACAATCCAAAATAAACTGATGTGATTTTATCCATAAATTTTCCATAACACAAAAATAAGAAATGTTCTTTTTTTTCCCAAAAATTTCAAATTAAAAAACCCCCTTCGTTTCGGAAGAGGGTCATGTTTATAGTTAAATTTCTTTATTACCCAAAGTTTTGGAGAAGTTGCCCAATTTTATATCCATCCAATTTTTCTGTTTTGATTTTTTTTCCACCTTTAAAATATTCTACAACGAAAGGTCCGAACATACTATAGTTATTCAAATAAATTATTGTAGATTCTGGACTTGTCCCCGTGTCACTTAAAATCAATTTTTTTTGACCTCCTTCATCATAAAAATCAACCGTGTAAGGTCTCTTGTACATTGATAAAAGTGAATAATTGCTTTTAATAAGTTTGAATCCTTTCTTTAAAAAATCTTTTTTTACCATTTGTAAAAAAGATTCTAAAGTCTCTGATTGTTCTTGAATTACTCTTTTCGCCAAACGAACCAAATCTTGTTCTGTAAGTTTTATAACTTTTGACATATAAATAATTTTATTATAAATATACCGAAAAAGGACAATTTTTCCCAAAAATTTTTTTTGCGTTATTCAAGGTATTATCCCCCCCAAAACTGACATTTTGACCTACATAAGGGGGGATACGGGGGGAGGGGGGCCCCCATAGGGGGGTATGCCCCCATGCCGAAGGGGGGTGTTGTGGATAAATAGTTATTCCCACCCCCTATACATTTATCAACAGATAGGATGTGGAAAAGTTAATTTGGTTTTGTCAGAATGTCCGATTTCGTTCAGTGAATACTGCGTCAGATGGTATCTCTTTTATCTCGGGGATAATCCATGACCCCACCACGAAGCTTCTACCTTTACGTATCTTAAGGTCTTCGGGGATTGCGTTAGATGTGGATACAGATTTCATTGTCTTCTCCACGTCGGCTTGTATATCTTGTGTCTGTTCTCTATCCACATTAAACATTGTGGCGAGGTATGAGGTTTCATAAGTGTTTGGGAGGTGATGACCAAGTCTTTTATCCAAATAATATCTTAGGTATGATACCATTGGCCACCCCGTTTGTTTTTGTAGGATGAAGGGGTCCACGAACACGTCGAGGAAGATGAGGTTATATTGGTTTATCTCCTCATCACTTGGGACCCTGATATCTATAATCCATGGGTATTCCCTTTTAAGAATCCTTTTGATTAACTTATACTCATAGGAGCTTTCCACTTCATCTTTGGTTACATAGTTATGTTGTTCGACAGGCATTAAAAAAAATAAATTTGGTTATATCATAAATACTTCGGACCTTTGTTATGTCTGAAGCGGGAGTGTATGGACGGGCTGGGGAATAACCCTTGGAGCTGAATCAGAGGTAGCTTGCTTATACCCCATGGATAAGATTTCTTTTGGTGGAATGAAATAATTGTCGTATCTTTGCCTTATGTTATATCTTAAAACCCCGACCATCACGATGACCACCCCATATATTAGGGACGTGGTTGGTGAGACCATTATGTGGTGTGAGAAGAACATGGGAAAAAAAAGGAAGAGGACCAAACTTAAGTTTAGGGTTCTGACTCAGACCCATGGGGAAAATTGTTATGGGATGTATGACCCCAAAAAGAATACCATCATCGTCCACAGAAATATGTGTCAGTCGGTGAGAGATGTGGTGAAGGTTGTCATTCATGAGTATACCCATTTTCTTCAGGACCTTCGTGGATATTCGAAGGTATTAAGGGAAGTTGGATATAGAAGACACCCACAAGAAGTTGAGGCGAGGGGGAATGAAAAATTGTTTTCGAAATGTTGGACCGATATAAAAAATAACTTATGTTAAGAATTATTTATTTTCTTATTCTTGGGTTTCTGTTTGTTTGGGGTTGGAATCATATCCCGAACTTTATGGCTTACCTTTTCGTGGGAGCCCTTGTTGCATTTTTCATCAAACAAACAAAAGATTAAATGAGACGATTTTTAAAAGCCCTTCTTGTTGGCTACATTATCCTTGGTGTGTGGGATATTCTCTTTGGAAAAAAGAAACCTTAGAGCCCCGCCCCTCTTATTAACTCCCTACACTTCTCTATTATCTGAGTTGGGGTAATGGACTCGTCTTTCGTATAGAGTCCCTCCACTTTTGCATCCACGCATGCCCATGCGTTTAGTCCGATAGGTTTTCTTACAAACCCCGTCTTTGCCTTCTCGAAATATAAAATCCCTAAGTGTTCCCTCAGGTCCCCGAGCTTGAAACTTACCTCCACCGATATTCGGTCAGGGGTAATCAGTGTGATATCAAATGACAGTTTGTCCATGGTCCCATTAAACATAGTTTAGGAACATATAAAAATAAAGAATGTGGAAAACTTCTTTTGGTCCTGACGCTATGTCAGTGTGGAAAACTTTTCTTTCGTTGGGGGTAAATGTGGATAACTTTTTTTGATTTTGTCATAATGTCAGGGGAGCGTTGCATAGGGGATAATCCCCTCGACCCATTTTCCCCCACTTTTCCCCACCACTCATTCCCACATTTTCCCACCACTTATGGTCATGTAGATAGTGTAAAGACCACTTTTTCCCCTCTCACGGTATCAGGAAGACCAGTTTTTTAATATGTATGTTTCTTAGCAAAAAAAGGAAGATTAAGTATGAGACGGGGGGAGTGAACGTAGTGAACCTTTAATGTGTATTAATTAACCTTCAACGAGAGGGACATTTTGTCTCCCTGTAGCGATGGACAAGTAGTATATGGTGGTAAAATGTGGAGGTAAAAAGTTATAGATATGATTATAGTTTATCACGATAGTGTTGTATATTGTAATCATGTTTATAACTTATCATATATCGTTTCGTTATACGATATGTCATTATATCGTGTGAATATACGATTGTCTATAATATCGTTTCATTAGACGATTATGTAATCACCATCTCATCTGTCCCCTCACTGAGTGGGGGGAACTTATGGGTGGGGGAAAAGTCAAGTTCATATACTGTGTAGTCTTACTTTTTTATGTAAAAGTAAAGTTATAACTTTACTTAAATGGGTGATACTTATTACTATGATATACTTTATAGAAAATTTAGAAACCAAACACATTAAAATTGGTTTCACTACAGATATTAAAAATAGACTAAGTAACTTACAGACATCTTCACCATATGAGTTAAAAGTGTTAGCGGTTTGTGAAGGAAATGATAAAACCGAAAAAGAATTACATATTAAATTTAACGATTACCATACCAGAGGAGAGTGGTTTAATCCTAATAAAGAATTGATTGACTATATCAGTCAGTTCCCCCCATATAAGTCAGATAACAAACAACACGGTAATTTAGCTAGTCTAAGAAAACAGAAGAAGATGAGTATGGAAGAAGTTGGTAAAAAAATGAAGATAAGTAAACAAGCTGTTTCAGATATCGAAAAGAGATACGAATATGGTAATATAACAATCAAAAACCTTAGGTCATATCTTGATGCTATTGGTTATGATGTTACTATAGTTTTCTCGCCGAAATAAGATTATACAACAAGTGAGTGAATGAAGGACACTCCCGAACCTTTAGGTGAGGGATGTATTGTGTCCGTAGTGAATGAACTTGTTGTATAATCTAAACTTGATAAACTTCATATGAGATAGGGATAGATAGTGATTGTTTGATGTTATCAATCATGCCCGTTCTTTGTTTAACATTTCCCCATGTAATGAAGAAAAGACCATTTTCTAACTGAATGAAGCTATTTCTGTTCATTTTTTTTGGGTCTGAAGTCATAGACGAAGGGAGTTCATCTTTTGTCTTTTTGAAGTAATTGGGTAACTTGGTAAGTAAAACTTCAGGTGAGAAATTGGTTGAGAGATACTGACCAAGAAGAACATATCTATCAATAGTTGTATCCGCGACAAATTCAGTATTATCAATAAAGATTTTGATTGAAGACCTGACTTTTTTGATATTTTCTAAAATCTCAATTTTTTGAGTTTGAGTGGTCCCTGAATCTGAGACAATTGATTCAGTTAAATCAAGTTCAAGTGTTTCGGGAAAATAATTGGTAAGTTTAGTAATTTTTTTGTGTAATAAATCCTCATCATCACAATCAAACCATTCAGTGGTAATACTTTTTCTATCGTTATATTCTTTAGTAACTCTATATTCTTCGAAACATGCGTGGAGGGCCTTTTCTAAGGAACTCATGTGATTAGTTTGGAATATACGTATAAACACAACGTCCACAGGCATGTGTGTAGAATTTAACGCGGTTTCTCGGGATTTATAATCTATGGACCGACCTAACTTATAATAATTCGTTATAAAATTACCAAGATGGTCAACCATTCTTCCAATGTAACAATAACCTTGACTCATAAATTATTTTATGAGCTAAAATAAAAAATATTTTTCTTCTTACAAAAAATTATTTTACCCCCTCACTTATGCGGGGGGTTTATTAGGTGGGGGGTTATCTTTAATCTTGTATGAATCAACAAGGATTACTTAACAGTTCGATTATACAATTAAAGAGTGAAGTGAATGAGGACACTTCCGAACCGAAGGTGAGGAATGTATTTGTGTCCGATATGAACTGAACGAATTAATTGGATAATCTTTTTTTACTATATTTATGGATATGGGAGAAGCACTTCAGAAGATATTAGAACAATTGATTGTAAAGAAGTATAATTCACTTATTGGAGTGGATGTTTCTAACTTTTATATGAATGAGGATTGGTATAGAATTACTTATTATTTTAATCCACCACTTGAGCATAAAGATGCTATTGAGATTATGGAAGAGACCGCGACTTTATATAAAATGCTTGGTCCGAGTGGTAAGGGAGACATAATCGTTGATTTTAAAAAAGTTGAGGATAAATGACCGTCGAACAAGAAGTAAATAGGATTGTTAAATTTGTTAAGGAATTATATTCCCCCTATGATGTTTATGTTCAGGGCAGTAAAATGGGTAAGTATAGTATCATATTTTACTTCGAGGAAATCGACGACAGGTATATTGTTAATCCGCAGCATAAGGACCAAAAACAACATAAAGCCAACATGTTTAAACGCGAAATTAGAGACCAAATATATAACTTCTTCGGAATCAAAACCACGGGACTGCAACCAAATGATTATTTTTCCCCACACGAAGAACACCCTATAACAATCGTTGTAACCTATGTAAATAAATAATCATGAGATATATTATAACACAAACACAACTTCATTCTTTGATATACAGATACTTGAATGAAATGTTCTCTAACAAAGACTTTAGAAAAGAAATTAATCCATATGTAAAAGACGGTAATACATGGAGGATTAATATGTTTGATAATGATGGTAATGAACTCATGAACTATTTTTGGTTTGGGCCAGGTAATTCTTGGGACGACGACGAAGATACTCCTCCACACAATGGTGTTGGTAGTCTTCACATCCACCACAGAATTGTTGATGCACTGAAAAAGACATTCTCCATTAGAGAAAGCAAGGTTCTTGATATCGTTGCTGATTGGGTTAGTGAGACTTTGGGTGGTGATATTGATGAGATTGACATTTACCCCACCAAAAACTAATATTCTAACTTCTTATTAAAATCTAATACCGTAGAGACTTCTCCTGTCCATCCATCGGCAAGATAACCGTTTTTCAAATTCTTGATTGCATATATTGCTTCCGATTCTGTTTTGAATACAATTGCTGTGGTGTGACAATCACCCCATCCACAAACCATTTCTTTGATTGTATACCATCTTTCCCAAAAGAATAAAAACTTCTTCTTAACTTGTATGGTATATTGTTCTTTTTGGACATCACACCTTTCATAATAAGTGTGTTTTACGGTTCTAAATAATGGAATGTTTTTCATATGTTCAAATCTAATATTGAATATGAAAAAGAAAACCCCCACATTTCTGTGAGGGTTAATTTTATTGATGTTCGAAAGTAAGAGTTATATCACCCCCATCTTCGAATTCATTCCACGCTAATAGTGTTTCCCCGCCGTTTGATGTTTGGGTCCACGACTTGCCATTTGCAGTTGCTGTCATTTTAAGTGTTTGAACTCCATCAGCCATCCATCCTCTATCGACATAGACTCCCGCCTCAGGACCAAATGAAAGATTCCCTTGCATATACCATACGTTTGGTTCCACCCAAAACAATAATGATTTGGTATTATGAACTTCCTGAGATGACCATTGTGTCTCTGAGTTTGCTCCGATGGTTGTATTACCAAGACCCACACCGTCTATGGTTAAATTATATTCGGTGTTGTTTTGAATTGTTACATTTGCTTGCCACATATTATTTAAAGTTTTTTAGAACCTCATGGTTCTTGTTTATTCTTTTCATCGTTTTAATCCCTGAGCGTTTGCTTCTCATAGGTCTCGGTTTTTTCTTTTTCTGTGCCATTATTTTTTTATTTTTACACAGTTTGGGTATCTTTTCCCAAACATCGTTTTCATACCCTTTTGGGTGTATCCTTTCCAGCATCTCTCTTTCAGTTCTCCTTCTGTTTGTTCCATCTTTTGACCCGACTTAGGTCTTATGACAATTATTTGTCCGACGTATAAGTTTTGTGGATTGATTGGCGTTTCGTAAAAGTCAAACCAACATCTTCTGAAGTCAGTTTTACTGACAACCCTCATTTCTTCTAAGTAAGGGTCAAGTATGAATAAGTTATCATCATTATACCCTATAACAACTGAAGAGTGACCTTCAGGTGGGTCACCACAAAACCAATCAACAATTACAGGGACGTTAGCATCAACCAACTTAATAACTTCATCAATTGTAGAATTATTTTTAAGATAAACATCAAATCCGAGTGCCTCTGCAGCACATGCCATATCTTCACTTTTACACCCCAATTCATAGGTATGGTCACAAATCTCCGCAATATCTTTTTCACTCATGTTTTTTCCGTAGTAACCAAATACCATCCTGAGTGATGCGGGTCCACAGGTGCTATCATCTGATTGCAAAAAATGAGGAACCTCCAATAACTTTGTTGGTTGTTGATTAACTTGTTCAACAATTTCAGTTATAATTTGGACTAATTTTTCTTCAGTTAATCTTATCTTCATTCCTTTTTATTTATAACATACCATCAATACTCGAACCAATAGATTGATAAATAGGATGATTCGAATGTGGCTCAATTTTACCTATCGGTGGTTCAATCAAGGTTGCCCCCTGTTGTTTAAATTGTTTATAGTAATTTCTCACTTCTTTTTCTGTTATGTTTTTCAATCCACCCCATCCCCAAGAACCTTGAACGACGTAAAAGTTAGCGTTTGGAAACTTTGATTTCAGAACGCTAAACAATCTGGGTATATCATCCTTGGTAAATTTACCAAATCCCCCATTAGTCCCAATTACTATAATTACATTGGAAACGTCATTACTCTTGGGATATTGTGAAACTGCGTCTGTCAACCATGAAACAGTTTTTCCACCTTCCCAAAGACCATCAATTCCACCTGATTTGGTCAACCTCGACGCTTTAGTTGTATTCATATCAACATATGGGACTTGTGAATCCCCAATAATGATATTTTTACCTTGAGAAATAGTATTCTTACCTTTAGTTATCGTCTTTTTGTTATTGGCTAAGTCTATGGCTTGTTCTAAATCCTTCACACCGAATTTTTGTGCTTGTGGTAAAAACCCTGTCATGACAAAAAGTTTTGGATTAGACATTAGCATTCGGTTCCAACCATTGTAGTTAGTTGTATAATCCCATATTTTTTTAGTGTCACCCCAACCGTTTTGGTAAAGGTAACCTCCAACATTTCCACCTGTTCTATCGGCACCGTGAGCACAGTGTATGAGAACATTACCTTGGCTAAGTAATGAATTAACTTTATCTTGGTCTTTAGTAGATGAAAGTTTAAAGAATTTAACCCCTTTTGATTCTGCTAAATTCTTTTCTGATTGTATTGTTGTCATCGGGTGTGTCGAGTAATGTCTTGAATCACGACCGTCTCCGTTGAATCTGATGATAGTTTTTATTCGGTATTTGTCGATAAGCTCTGACAAATAATCTTTACCATTAAGTGTTACAGGTATCTGTGCAGAACGGTAATTATTTTTCCCATCAGGAATCAAGTGAAAATTGAACTCTTTACTGAGTGTCTCATCTTTTACATCACCAATATATTTCTGCGCAATTTGTTCTCTTCGATTGTTGAAAACCTCTGGTTTCATTCCAGCTTTAAATGCCTCGTGTGCCGCCTTTGTGAATGGACCATACTTCCCGTCAACACCATCCTTGTTCGGACCAAACTTTCCAATGTAATATTTCTTTGATGTTAAGAAATTTTGTAAATCCTTAATTTTAGGGTCAACGTCATAGGATATTTCGAAACTTTCGTCTTCGACCGCTTCCCCCATGAGAACTCTGATTCTTCGTATGTTTTCTTGCAGATTCATCCAAAAATAAATATCTGAGGTCCAAACAATTGTTTTGAATATTTCTTTGTTATATTTATTAATAATGGAAAACAAACATGATAAAATTGTTTCGGTTCTCGAAAACTTCCTCAATCAATGGGATGTTGAAGGGATATGTGGTTTCTTCATTGATAAGGAACTTGATGAGCACGATAATATTTGGGTATACATTATTCTGAACATCGACTTTGTCCAATCAATTCAAACAAAACCTGAATTTGTTGCAAAGAGAATGAGAAACGGTGTCAAAGAATCTATAAAAAATTTTACGGGAATTGATGTGATGGTCGGTTCTACGGCAAAAAAGTGTGACGAATAAGTATTGATATGTTAATTTACGAAAAAAAAGATATAGAAATAAATGAACTTCACAGGTCTAGAGGCCATTTCGAAACTCAACCATTAGAGGATTTTTTAAAGATGATGAGTGAGAAATTGAAGTTCAAAGAATTTTCCAAATTAGCAAAAAAATATTACATTGATAAATTGGGTTATCAGCCTACAAAAATCACCGATTACAAACTCCTCGACTTATACAATTACTTCGGATTAAGGCAACAAACCAAGCCAAGAGAACTTACTCGATACGACTCATTAACGGGTTTCGCTTACTACTTAGCAAAAAAAATATTCAATCTCAAATCAGCAGGATTAGGTTTGAGTTATTTTATCAATAAAAACGGGAGTGAGAAAGAGTTTTATTTTTTTGACCCAATGTTTCAAATTTTTGTAGGTAAAATTTCGACAGATGAGGCGAATATGAAAGGTAATTCATTAACTGTTCAAACATCTGCAGCCGAGAGAAAATTAATCGGGATGGGTTATGGTCTTAAAATGTATCTTTCGATACTTGAGAACTGTGATTACCTTATGAGTAGTTCGGTGTTGTTCACAGGTTCATTCAGAATATGGTCGAAAGTTTTACCAAAATATTCGAATGTTTGGTATAAGGATAGTTCAAGTGATACTGGTAAATCCAAAAACGATTTTGTAAAAATAAATCCTGAGGAGGAATTCAAAAAATCAGGTGGAGATATCGATTACTTTGTTGCATCGATTTATCACAAAAAAATCTAATCTTTTTTCTCCTTATTCGTAATTTTGAAATTACAAACCCGCTTTCCATTGATTGTTGGCATACCAAATTCATCAACACCGATTGTCTTGACCGTGGTTCTTCTATTTCTAAATCTACCCGTGTAAATTATATCACCAACCTTAATCGGAATAAAAATTCCTGTTTGTTTCTTATCACTCATATTTTTGGTTCATAACCCAATTTATCAAAATACCAACGATTTTTTTCGTATAAGTATTCAATCATATCATCTGTATAACATTCTTTTAAATCCAACTCCCTGTGGGACTCATTTTTGAGTTTTCCACAAAGCTCTTTCAATAAACCTGATTTGGAAAGATTACTATCTGATATGAATGGAATTTTTACGTAATCTTCATATAAACTCTCGGTTCTGACATAAAAATCAGGAACTCTAGGAACTTCGACAGTCCCTGAAAGAAAATAATCAAATGATGTGCTCCTGATGTAATTCGAAAAAAATTCCTTGAATCCTTTTGGACTGATTTCCTTAACTTGGTTTTGGAATTTGTAGGCTGAGACCAATCTTGTGAGTGGGTTTCTAGCCGTGCAAATGAGAGAGTAGTTTTCGTGACCGTCAAACAAATCCGTGTTGTGGAAATGACCTGGAAAATTGGATTTCCTCTTAACTTCAGACCTATCTGAACTGCACTCCATGAAAGTGAAAGGTAGACAACTGAATACTGTTACCGCATGGTGTGAACCTGTTTTGGGTGGTGTCCAAAGAAATGATTTCATTTCCTCAGATATATTTAACAATTTAGTTGTTCTCATTGTCAGAATGGATAATCATAGTTTAACATACTACAGTAGTCTTGAGAACAGGAAAAAATAATATCTTTGATTTCCTGAGTGAAATATTTGTCAACGTCATTTATGACATCGGTATCATTATCTTTAATAGAACATAAATTTCTAATTTGAACTAATTTATCGAAATCGGAATTTGCTATGAAAGGTATTTTATTGTAATCATCATAAAGATTTTCGATTCTGATAAAATAATCCGGAGTCCTTTCCTTAAATGGCCAAATTATACATCTCAATGTTGTTTTAGGAAAGTTCATATAAAAATAGTTCTGAAAACTTTCAGGACTCCAAATATTCGGATTTTTGTGATTAAATTTATAAAAAGATAAAATTCTTGAAAATGGATTTCGAGCCGTAGATAAAAAAATATAATCTTTGTGTCCGCTTGGATAATCGAAGGAATGGTTATTGTTTAACGGGATTACTTTCAAACCATCAGGCGTTTTTTTGTAAGTTGAAAATCCGTAGTTTTTCAAAACTTTTACACAATGAACCGAACCTGTTCTAGCTTGTAACCAAACAAATGATTTATTAATTTCTGATATGTTCATACGAAAACTTTGGGTATTTCATCCCAAGATGTGGTATACTTTTGGGACATGAAATCTTGTCTCATCTCCCACTCTTTTTTTTTGTTTATGGGTGCCTGAACTAACTGTATTGAAGTTGTAAATAAAGTGGGTTGTTCTATATTCTCGGGCATAAGTTCATTAAATATAATTCCACATTTTTTATAATTCTTACTTGAGTTATAAATTTTCTTTAAGTGTGGATATACCTGGCTCCATATTTCATCCACATCTCTTGTTTGTTTTTGAAATGTAATCTGTTTACTCGAGTAATGTTTTTCACCTTTATGAACATTTCCACTTAAAAATATGGTTGCTCGGTTTGGTGATATTTCATTATCAATAAGTTTTTTCACCCCGTTTTTAATATATGTATACATGGCCTCAGATAATTGATTAAAATCATTTACGTCTTGTCCGAATGACCTTGTTGATGCTATGTTCTTTTTTAACTTTGGTAATGGTTTTACAGGATGACAATACATACCAAGAAGTTCACACTTTGTTCTAAGTCCATTTACATTCATCATTTTTCTGACAATACTATCAGACATCATAACAAATTGACCAACACTCTCAACTCCTAAGTTTTTTAATTTTTTATTCCACTGTCTACCAATACCCCAAACCTCATCTACAGATATTGTGTAAAGTGATTCCCTAAAATCATGCAAACTCCAATATGAACAAACACCATCGTATGATTGTTGTTGTTTGGCTATATGTGATGTAAGTTTGGCTAATGTCTTATTTGGACCGACACCTATTGAAACAGGAACTCCTGTAAGTCTTTTAACCTCATTACGAATAAGATGTAATCTATCTAAAAGTTCATCATCGGGTATATTAGAAAAATCCACAAAACACTCATCAATAGAATAGACCTCAACTTCTTTAGCATACTTCTTTATGGTTGTCATGACTCTGTCTGACATATCTCCATACAAGTTATAGTTTGATGAATAAACACAGAATCTATGTTCTTCCATGAAGTCTTTTTTCATAAAGAAAGGTTCACCCATTTTGATTCCAAGGGCTTTGGCTTCTTGAGAGCGGGCAATAACACAACCATCGTTGTTAGATAAAACAACTGTAGGTCTCCCAATGGAGATTGGATTGAAAACTCTTTCACAACTAACGTAAAAATTGTTACAATCTACAATACCGATTTTTTTATTGGACTGCATTTTTATCTATTTTAGGTTTTCCGTGTGGTTTTGGTTTTCCATTCTCATCTAAATTAACAAAAACAATTTTGTCAATTTTGATTACAGATTGTTTTGTCATTTTGTTTCTAACATCACACGCAATTGTAATTGAGGTATTTCCAACATTAATCAGTTCCATACCAAATTCCACTATATCACCTACCACTGCGGTTGAAACAAAATTTATTTCACTCATCGCTTTGGTTACAATGTTTCTTTCTCCTAATTGACAGACAGCAAATATTGCAGCCTCTTCGTCAATCCACTTTAAAACTTGTCCTCCAAATAATGTTCCCCTAGCATTCAAATCACTCGGTTTAATTAACTTTCTTGTTCTATATTTCATTTTTTTAAATCTCCTCTTACATCTGATTTTACTTTATCGAGATAGACCAATCTCTCATTTTGACTCACGAATGGAACACTCCAAAACTGACGTGTCTTTGTTCTGAACCAACCAAAAACAAATGAATAAACCCCCATTACTAATCTTAGTTTAACTGAGTTTAGATATAAAGTAAGGACGGGTAATGATGGTGCACCATGAGTCAAATAAGTTCGAACCTTTTTATCCTTCAACAAAGGTTTTGGATATCCGTATTTTTTTGTGACTGGTATGAACTTGTATGCAAACCCTGGTGTGAATATTTGGTCAAAGAACGCCTCTAACATTGGTGTTGTCCTAAACCACCAAACAGGAGATATGAAATATATTCTATCTGTCCATGTAATTAAGTCTTTATATTCCCTAACTTTATCTTTACCAAAATCAAATGTCTTGTTTTCCGCATAGAGGTCTACAATATAGAAATCTTCTTTATTAGATTCTAAGGTATCTGCAATTGTTTTTTGTATTCCGTTGTAACAAAAACTCTGTTTGTCAGGATGTGCAATGATAATTAAATTCTTCATCTTATAACTTGTTTAAAATCCAAGAGACTCTCCCCCAAACATTCTCTTGTCCTTCGTATTTTCTAATTTTAAAATGGTCTTTCTCTGTGAGGACAACTAACTCACCTTCTGTAGGGTCAATAGAACGGTCTATGACGAGGATATTTCCTGTCTTGACTCCAAGTGTGTTTGGACCCATATAACGGAAATAAAAGGTCGTATACGTGTTCTGAATGATTAAATCATTGAGGTCTAAACGTTTGTCTACATAAGATTCGGCGGGAGATGCAAATCCTGTTGTTCTTGACTTAATATTTAACTCTTTCGCAGTTGTATTCACGATACAAAAATAGTAAAATATTTTGTATCTTCAAATATATTGTCTATTAAAATATCTCTCCTATGAGAACTTGTGGTTTGATTCCCATCGCAGCTGCAGTGCAAAGTCTTGTGTTACCAGCAACTAAATGGAATCTGTCACCAAATTTGAGTATTAGTGGTCTTTTGTAGTCACCACTTTGAAGGGCTTTTTTCAACTCTCGTGGGTCTTGTTTGTTATACTTTTTTGCAAGAGCCATTACTTTTTTCATCTCACCTTTTTTGATTTGATTACATTCCGTATTTTCAAGATTGTTCCAAACCTCGTCGGGTATTTTAACTTCGATGGCGTTGTCTAATGCACGATAAACATCTTCGACAGATATATCGATATTTTCGTCTCTATTCAAATCTTGAACTACTCTTTCTATTTCGTCCATTTCTGACTTCAAGTATCTTTTCCTTCTCTCCATAAAATAGTTGACCTCATTTCTTAGGTCATCAAAATCTGAAATGCCAGCATCATAGACGTAATCTTCTAAGTCTTTGAATTTGTTAAATTTCAAATGTTTGAGGAGCTCAGGATGTTTTTTCACGTCATCAAGAAATTCCTGAACACCTGAAGAATCAGGTGATAACTCATTTATGAGTCTTTTAATTCTTAATATTTGTTCACGTAAAATCACTCTCCGAATATTTTTTTTATATGTTGAGGAAATTGTTTTTGAAACTTTTTCAAAAAGACGGATGATAGAACACTCGCCATATTTTCTTCAGGACCTCCAATATCTTGTATAGGTTCATCCTCAGGAACACCCATTGACTGATGTTGATATTCGTGAACCCATTCATGGGCTAACGTCCTTAAAATATCAATTAAAAGTCTACCTTTACAAAGAACAAAAATCTCACTTTCGGGCATTCTAACACCTGTTGTCATATTTTCATTTCTCTCATTTTCAAAATGAATATGAACGTCTTTTTTTAATTTCAATTCATCTTGTAATAACTGACAAAAATCCTTAATTACATCAATTGAATCCGATAAATTTGATTTTGATATGTTTTTGAGACAAACTTTCATGTAAATAAATATCCATGAAAGGGAAAGGTCAGGGAGAAAGTTCAAAAATCAAAAAGTTATATGAATTTTGATTGGATGAGGGTTGGTCTGTTTTTGAATACTTGAGATTTGAATCTTGATTAAACAAAATCTTCATCGGATATCACATACTATAATTGTTGCTGGTTGACATGAAGCCAACTATCTCTCTGATTTTATCACAATCCCACCCGACCTTATAACTTATATCTGAGTTGTTGCGTTGTGAGCATCTAACTCATCCTGTAACATTTCGATTTGGTCCTCGATATTTTTTATCATATTATCCCTTGAGATAATATTGATGACACTTGTCTTATATTCAGTCTCATCGCTGTATCGGTTTTTACTTTTACCCTCTTCACAACTTAGAGCGGCTAGTTTTTGAGCCTGAGACTTGAGTTCGGACATCAAAAAAATCTTACCATATATTGGTTGGTTGGCAAGGTGTATTTTTTCTTTTAGACTTACCAACTCTGAAGACAATTTGAAATATTCCATAAGCGCATCGTTAACATCATACGGTCTGTTCTGACCATCGGTAACAGTATTGTATGTATACACTTTTTGAAACGCGTCTCCGATTTTTTTTACAAGTTTGTTCTTGTATTTCAATGCTTGTTTAATATTCATAAATTTGTATTTAGTTCAGAAGTATAGTGTATAAAGACATCTTAGTCAAGTTGCTTAACCAAATTTAACGCTTGTGCAATTATTTGGTGCATGTCGTAATAAACGTATGTTGCTAATCTACCACCAAAATAATAATTTGGTAAATCATTCGTCAATTCTTTATACTTTTCGTAAATTAGGGTATTTCTATCGTCTCTTATTGGATAGTAAGGTTCATTCTCACCATTATAATCTGCAGGGAATTCATAACTAATAATTGTTCCTTTTTGATTTTGTGGGTCAAACCACTTATGTTCTAATATTCTTGTGTATGGTGTTTCTCGGTCAGTATAGTTAACCACGGGAACCCCTTGAAAATTATCTTTTTCCAAACGTTTTGTTTCCCATTCCAAACTTCTATATTCTAAATTTCCATAAAGGTAGTCAAAAAATCTATCTATGGGACCTGTGTAGATTACCTTTTGAGCTAGCGAATCATGATATAACTTCGATTCGAAGTAGTCTACCCCTAATTCAACATCACATTTCTGTAACATCTTTTCAAATATTTGAGTATAACCTCCAATTGGCATCCCTGTATATTTGTCATTGAAGTAATTACTATCCCAAGTAAACCTTAAAGGTAATCTTTTGATAATTGACGGGGGTAGTTCCTGACAGTTTTTGTTCCATTGTTTTTCAGTATATCCCTTGATGAGTTTCTGATAAATTTCATCACCCACCATTGACATTGCCTGTTCTTCGAGATTGGTTATCTTTCCCTTATATTTAATCTCCTCAATAATTTGTTTCGCTCTTTCAGGTTCGTTGACTTTCCAAAGTTGATTGAATGTCCACATGTTGAATGGTAATGTAAACATTTCGCCCTTGTAGTTCGCAATTACATTATGTGTGTATTGTCTAAACTCGGCAAATTGATTCACGTAATCCCAAATATGTTTGTCGTTGGTATGGAAAATATGTGCACCATATTTGTGAACGTGAATACCGTCCACGTTTTCAGTATAACAGTTTCCACCTATTACAGGTCTTTTATCAATTACCAAACATTTTTTTCCTTTCTTAGTTAGTTCGTAAGCACAAACGGAACCGAATGGTCCCGCCCCTACTATCAAATAATCATATTTTGGAAAATTCAATAAAATCATTTGAAATCAAAATTGAAACTTTCAGAATCAATAACATGTTCCTCAGTTTTTCTTGTCAATCTCTCTTTGTATTCAACAAGAAAATTCCCTGTGTTGGTATAAGCCCTACTTTCAATTAAAAAGGATTTGACAGGGAAAGGGTTTTTTCTTTCAGGTTCCATCATCTTGTCGATTACCTGAATTGCTTCTTGAGTTTTACCTAATGAATCATAATGGAATGCAAGATAAAGTAAGTTTTCATTTCTATCTTTACTAAACTCGCTCGCTAACTTGAAAACCTCCTCGGCTTTCGCATGTTCACCCAAGAAATCATAAGACCATCCCATAACAATCAAACCAAAGTAAGCCATCTCATCTTCATATTTTGGTTTTTTCTCAACACCCCAAACATGTGTCAATTCCATGAATCTTTCATAATACCACAAAGACCTTCTAGCATATTCTTCTGAGTGTTTTCTTCCGAAAGGTAATTCGCTCGAGTTCCCATAACAATCAGCATAACTCTTAGCAATATACCAAAGGTGATAGTAATCTTCATGAACCTTGTTTCCTACAACTTTATCAATTTCCAGTTCGAGTGCATCTCTTAAAAACTTTCTTGGTGCCGCCCAAGTATCACCATCTTGTGAAACGATGTGTCTGAGCCCATAGGGCATGTTAATTCTTTGAAAATCTTCACCAATTTCAGGAAGATGAATTGTTTCGTGTCTTTTGTCGTGTGCAAAAAACCAAGGTAATTTAGCATTCCAAAACCAAGTTCTGAAATAATTTGTATCGCCGGCTTGTGCTGCAATATTGTAACTTTGTATTTGTGTGTTTTCTAAAATTGACCAATCGAAATCTGAATCAACATGAAGGGTCTCATCCGCATCCATCCTCAAAACCCAGTCACAACCATGTTCTGATGAAAGACATTTTTGTAGGGTATGGTCTCTATTCCAACCAGGAAAATTCCAATCGATTTTATAAGTGAAACCTGGAATGTTTTTGGTTTGAAAAAAAACATTAATTTTGGACTCTGTGTCATCGTTTCCATTACATTGGATTACATAGTAATCAATATAAGGTGCCACTGATTCTAACATTCTCATGATGGTTTTGGATTCATTTCCAACCATCGAGTTCAATACAATTTTTGCTTTCTTATTCATAAGTGTAGTTCATTACTCCTTCTTCGTCGAAGTATTTTTTTATTGGAACGTGGTTTTGAAATTTGTGGGAGTGTCCTCTCTCTTCATTCCAATACCAATCATCGAAACCAAGCTCTTTGATTCTATCATGAATCCTTTTGTCGTAGTGGTCTCTGATTAATCTCGCCCTTCTGTTTATATCATAAGCATTGTTATCAACAGTGCTATTACGATTGTTGTATTGTAAGTATAACATTCTTTTCACGTGAATAAACCTTGTATGTAAGAATGTTCTGACAATCATTTCAAAGTCATCGGCTACCGGGGTTAGTTTGTTGTGACCACCGAGTTCATGATAGAGCTTTCTTTCCCACATTCTTATGTGGTCGGGCATTGAGATGTTGAAACGGATTGTCAATGGATTGATATCTGGATACCAATGTGCCAGATACTTTTGTCCATCAGCATAAACCCACGAGTGTCCTGCATAACCGAAGTCAAAAAAGTTATCAGGTCTAGCATACCAATTACCTGACCAATCATGGTCATAAGACTTCATTTCACCATCATCGTATAACTCACATACATCAGTATACAAGAAACCAGCATCAGGGTATTTTTCGATTGCGTCATTACAAACCTCCAAACAATCACTTATGAGTGCATCATCGTGGTCCAATTCACAAAGCCAATCTCCATCACACAACATAGCCGCCCTGTTTTTAGCTAACCCTACATTACCCCCTGAAGTGGGATATATTTTGTGTATCTTTACTCTGTAATCAATGTTCGAAAATTCCTTCAACAAGTTCCAAGTCTCGTCATCTGGCGAATCATCAACAACAACCCATTCCCAATTTGTGAATGTTTGATTCTTCAAACTTTCATAAGTTCTCCTTATTCTCTCTCCTGTTTTATATGTTGGTGTAAAAATTGAGAATCTCGGTCTTTGATAGTCAGTATTTTTGAATACCGTTTGACAAACAACTATGTTTGCTAAAACGTTATCCTGAGGTAAGAATTCGTAATGAACATGTTTTTGTTTTAAGAAATAATGAGGAACTTCGATTTCATCTATAAAGGACAGGATAACATCAGGTTGATATTTCGTATAATCCCCCGCCACATCATTGGTATAGGGTAATGCATAAATGGTGACTTCATCATAAAGTCTTTCCTCGAAGTAAATATCAGATTCTAAAATGAATTTCCCTGTGGAAACCCAACCGTAAACTATCGCACTAGGTTTTTTTGTCTTCATCTAAGTGGTGAATTGTTTCTTTGGATGGTCTATTCTTTTTATCTGAAGCTTTTTTCATCATTTTTTCAAACTGTCTTGCTTGGTCTTTGACCATTTCAGAATCAATTTTGTAAATTCGACCATCCGTTCCATCTAAATTTAATCTTACACCTTCGGTTGTAAAGATGGAAATTGATTCATATCTACATAAATTATCGAAGTCCCATACCGTTGTGGAATGAAGTCCTTGAACCTCTCCTTTGTTGATTCCACCATATTTTGTGAAGTGAATGAATTTATCACCTTTTTTAAACATCTCCATCTGAATCCCAATCTGTTAATACGAATTCTAATCTAACTGCCTCGATATGTCCATACCTATTTACCCAAGCATTTCCCTTGAGTCCACCACTCGAAGAAAAGTAAGTTGCTTTCGAACATTTCCCTTTTTTTGCCAATTCCATAGCATCTCTCAGCCTACCGACAGCAGATGATTTCAACATTTCGATTGTGGGTGTATTTGAATCAAAAGCCCAAGTCCATCGAAGAGTCTTCATAGCGATTTCACATTTACGGAAATCGAAATTGTCGAGAATCTCGGCAATCATTTTGTTTTCTTGCTCAATGATTTTGTTACTCATGAGAAGAATAATAAAAAATAAAATTTATAAAGGAAAATTACGGTTTTATGTATACCTTGGTGCCTGAAGGAATTGAGTTCAACATCCATTGAATTGCATTGTTTGAAACTCTAATACAACCGTTGGAACGAGGAGTTCCTAAGTTTTTCTCTTTGTTTGTTCCGTGGAAATATATGTTCCTTGAAAATGCGTTTTTGTTACATGGCTCTAACCCATCGAGTTCCAAAATACCTGTGAGAACCTCAGCCACGTGTCTTTGTCCCTTCTCATCCACTCTCATCGAGTCTTTGTCAGGACCCAAAATTTTACCTGTTGGAGTTTTAGCCACAATCACCTCATATGGTTTTGCCTCAACTTTTCCTTTTACTTGTAACAAACCTGTTGGTGTTTCCTTATTATCAGGACGATTGTTAAAACCATTCGCACCAGTTGATACAATAACAGTTTTGATTGCGGTTTTACCGTCTTGTGTGTAATACATTCTTTGTTCAGGTCCCCAAACTATCAGAAGTTTTTCTCCCTGTTTTATCATTCCCTTTTCAACCAATTCAGAATAAAGTTCTTTCCAATCTTCAGCTTCAATTATTTCAGGACTACAATCGGTAACCTTTGGTTTCTCTTCTTCATCATCAAACCAAGTGCTCGGTTTATACCAAGCCTTTTGTTCTTGTAACTTCGCCAACTGTGATTTGGTTATGATATACTTCATAAAAATAAATACCTTTATTAACAAAAAAACCCCTCACTAAGGAGGGGTTTGAATTTTACGTTTCGTTTTAGAAAAGTCTAAGGAGATAACTTATAACTGCAGCTAAGCCAACAAGAGCTGGCATTTCTGTTTTGTTTCCACCCATCAAAGATAAGTGTAAAACAACAGCCGCACTCATGAAACAACAAATAATAAAAGCACCGATAACAGATGTCATTGGAACTGAAAGGAGGATTGCTCCAATAAGTTCACCTACGCCTGTAATAACTCTATACTTTTCGAGTTTCATGTAAGCAAAATTTCCAACCATTTCTTGGGTTCCAACGATTTTTTCAATTGCTCCTTTACCTAAAAAAAGAGAGGTGACAACTGAAAGAACCCACCCGATAATTGCGATAATACTCATAATGATTAATTTATTATGGGATTATAACCTGAAACCCTGAACAAGTAAAGTATTCCGATATTATGAATTCATTTGTGAAAGGAACTCATGGATTATTTCTTGACACTCATCTTCATTACCAGCTTCATCGTCCCACATAATTTCAGATGAGTCCGCAGTCCAATCATCCCACTCATCCCAAGTGGCAACGATTGTGAATTTTCTTTCATCATCAGTTTCTCCATTAAACCAAACAGTTTTGGAAGTTGTTTTCGGTGAGTCAAAATCTATTTTCATATTATTTATATTTTCACAAATATAGGAAAATTTTGTGACAAAAAAAACCCCTCTAATGAGGGGCTCTTTTACTTTTTACACCATCCGAAACATACTTTACCAAAAGTTATTTTCGTGATGAAATTACAGATTTGTTTCATGATTTATTAAACTTTTCTTCTGTGTGGTTTACCATGATGTCTTTGACATTTGGAACACACAGGTTGTGGTTTATGTTGAGCCATTCTAATTCTTTGAGCCGCTCTCATTTGTTGCATTCTTTTGAATTGTTCTTCAGACATTGTTATAATGACTTTACCGTCTTTCTTTTCAATCTGAGGTCTTTCCATTTCCCATCTTTGTCGATGGTCTATAAAGTCTCTAAATTGATTAGGAAGAGGTCTTTGGCCTTGTGGTCTCATAGGCGGTTGAGCTGCTAGTGTAAGTGTGGCAAATACACCGAGCAGAATTAATGTGATTTTTTTCATGTTATTGCTTTAAATTTTTCTGTACTTAAATAAGTATTTTCCCAATAAGGTGGATTAATTTTTTTTGGACTTACTTTTTTCAAAAACTCACCATTGATATCATAAACGTTTACTTTGTCTGATGGCGTCCCTAATGAGAAATCAGCCTCGAAAATATACATGTTTCCATCTTTCGATTTGACCACGTCAGTCCAAAGACCACTTCGGTAACCCCCTCGAAAACTACCTTGGGAGCGAATAGCTCCATTTGGAAAATAATAAGTCCATTTACCTAAGTAAGACTTAGTAGCTCCGATTTTACCCATGGCTTCAACTTTTCCTGTTCTTCCGAAAAAAATAGTTTTACCATATGGGTAAGAATCCCGTTCGTCTCTCATGTTGGAAACATATCTAATTTTACCTGTACCAGTATAGCCCGTTTGAGTCATATCTGAATAATTCATATTCTTATAAACTCCGTCCCAATCACCCATCATCCATATACCTATTCGTTTTCCGTTATTATTATATGTGCCTTTTCTGTAAATTTTTCCGTTTTTGAAATTCTCTTCATATTCACCTACTAAACCTCCACTTAAAGTGGTTCCCTTTTTCTCAATTTTTCCGTCGGAATAGTATTGAACAAAAGGCCCTTCTTCTTCACCATTTTTATAAGTCTTAATTCCCGCAAGTTGTCCTCCACCGTAAAAGTATTTCCACACACCCTGCTTTCTACCATTGTCGTCTTCGAAACCTTTATCTTTAACGGGGATTTCAAATTGGCTTGGAAAATTTTCAGCTTCGATACTATATTTTGGAACCCTATCACCAACAAATTTGAAAAAATCTATTTGTTTTATCTTATGCGTTTCATAGTCATTTTTGTCCATAAACTGACCTGACTCATGATGTAATTGATAAGGAGACCTCCTATCATCCAAATTAAAAAGTAAAAAATAACTTGAACCCTTTGGGTCAGTCAGATAATTTTTGAAGTAACTATATTGACCTATGGTACATATATCAATTTTAGCACCTTTGTCTCTTCCTTTGCATCTTCCTAGAATGTCTCTATATAACTTCCAAACATCTTTGTTTACACCAAAAACTTCGAATACCTGATACTTGTAGTCGCCATTGTCATATATCCCCAAGTATTTTATTCCACCTGAGGATTCCAACTTCTCGATATCATTTTGTGAAACAAAGTTATCTTTACCCTGTATTTCATCATAGACAATATTTCCTTCTCTAAGTTTAACAATCTCTTGCAAAAATTTCTTAACATCTTCGGCGGTCCTATACAGGTGAATGTCCTTGTATTCAAACTTTTTCTTATTTTTCTCGTATAGGTCGAAGTATTCTTTATACTTGTATACATCCTCGGCTTTGATAATACCAGTTCCCACCTTCTTTGTGAGCCAACTCAATAAATAAAATTTGTTACCCGTAACTTCAACTATTTTATTGAAGTCATCTTCTGAAATGGGCTTTCCCTCACCTACATATTTGTTTTTGAGATTGAGAACATTTTGGTCAACTTGTTCTTTTAATACTTTCCAAATGAGGGAGCGTAGTTCCATGTTTTATAAATACTTTGGACATAAAAAAACCCCCGATTTCTCGGGGGCCTTTACTTATTTCTTGATTTTAGAAACAAGCTTTAGAATATGTGGTCCCACCACAACTCCGACAACGACACCTAATAAAAAGTGCCAATGCCATAAAAATTCTAATTGTTCCATAGTTTTTTAAAAGGTTTAATTTTGTTTAGACTATAAATGATAGTTCAGACCCAAACCTACAAGGTTGGAATGCTTACCATCTTTTACAGTTCTTAGAATTGATTGTTCTAAGCACCACTTCTTGTTTATCTTGTATCCAATGGTAGGGACATAAGTAAATTGCCCTTTTTGTCCATCGAACAAAGTAACACCCCCGTCAAGACCAACATAAAGGTTCTTCTTAAGGTGCTTACGGTATCCAACTAAAACAGGCATTCTTACAAAAGACGCCTTGTCTTGCATGAACTGGAAAGATACATTCAAATTCTTTTTATGAAAGTTAACTTTCTGACCCCATGCTTTGGAATCCCAACCAACATTTCCTGCTAACGGAGCGTTCACAGTTGCACCAACAGAGATATCCCATCCCTTTTTATCTTGTGCAAATGTTACTAGCGAACATACGAGAGCAAAAAATAACAAAAATTGTTTCTTCATTTTCGTTTTATTTAACGGTTTATAAATAAAAAACCCATCTTCACCTACAACTAAGTTGAGATGGGATGGGATTTATATTCTCTTATAAATATCTTTGAAAATCCGAAAATCGTCTTACATGAACCTTTTGACCCTGTAACCCATGTTACCCAAGTAATCCTTGAAAACCTCTTTTGTTCCTGTTTTGGATAGGTTAAACATGATTTTTACGAGTTCGAAAAGTTGGTCAGTAACGAATAAAATTTGGTCACCTTTCTCATATGCCATCTTGTTTTCCTTACCTTTTCCGAACAAGACTAGGTTGTTAGTTTCCTCAGGAGAATAGTCCTCAAGGTAACTGTCAAGAAATAAAAAAATCTTGTCATTTATTTTAGATTCTCCAACAATTCCAAGGAACTTGTTTAATCTATTTTCTGTGATGATGTATTTCATGGCTCTACGAATTCCACCTTAACATTGAATTTATTTTCGAACCATAGTTTAATTAAGAGTTTCATTTTTTCTTCACTCAAAGCAAACATATCGGTCATATTTTTTTGGAAGTGGCGGTTAACCCATAATCTTCCATCTGTGTGGTCAAATTCCATAATGTCCTCCCAATCGTCTTCACCATCCCCAATTTGGTGAGATACTACAATATAAGGATGAAGTCGGTTAACAACCTTCCTTTCAATCAAATTGTTAAGGTAGTCGATAATAAACTGATTCAACCTATTTTCAGAAATAATGTATTTCATATTACTCGTCTTCATTTTGGTCTTCTTCATGCATCCACTCAAAATTATCCATTGTGAGGGATTTATCATATCTCTCATTGAACCAATTTATTATGGTTTTGATGGCGTCGAGATTAGGAATTGAAAAAAGTTTAGTTAATTGAGTAACTAATCCATCACTAAGGTAAATCACTTCAAACTCTCTGTGTGGATGCATACTTGAATATTGAATTCTGTAAAGAATTTTGCTTGTATTATACTGTCCGTCTGCAAGATTAAACTCACCATCACCAATATCCCACTCCCACCAATCGATTGAATCAAGATAAGATAATATCAAATTTTTTAACCTATTTTCTGTTATTACGTACTTCATGGTTAATATTTCTTATTGTTGCGGTGGCTGAATGAACGGGAACTCCAACCATATCCTCAACGAACTGTGCAAGTTGGTGTTTAAAAAAATGAAAATCAGGACCCATAGTTCTTTCGGTAACATAAAATATTGGATGAAGAATATAATAGGTTCCACCCATCATTGCTTTACCTTCTTCAATCGCAACCTCAGTTTTCATAACAGAGTTGTTTGTGAAAGTCTCAGCAACCTGTTTGATAATTTCTTTTATCCTATCGTTTTGTTGTTCTGTAATAATATATCTTTTCATCATACTTTTGTCCAGGTCATTTCAAAAACCTCATATTCGAGTGGTGTTCCATAATAGGCAATATCCAAATTGAAATAAGATTTGAGGTCCTTATATACTTCCCTCTTGGCAAGTAAAGACCAATTCCTATCCTTCTTTTGTTTGCTGAAGTCAAAGTAAAATTTGATGTTTGGTCTTTGAATGGAGAAACCTTCATTTCCATAATGAGTTCCTTTCTCCCCAATCTCAATCTTCACCAACTCATCCCCAAACTTAACTTTAAAAAATTCTATAATCTTTGGAAGTATACGTTCGATACGAACTTTGTAGTCCTTAATAAATTGAATTCTCTCCTCTTTTGAAAGTTCATGAAACTTCTCCACCCAATCAGGTGTGTCTGATGTCAAAACAATTGCCTCCCTTAATATTTTTTTGATGAGTTCTCTCATGATTATAAATACAAAACAAAATAAAAAACCCCTCCTGATTGGAGAGGTTTGAAATTAATTGGATGGTTTGTCTGATTCGATTTTATTAACAACGTCTTTGAGGTGTCTTAGTAAAAGCTCGTGGTCATAATCGTTTTTCTCACCATAAACTTTCAATTGCCCTGAGACGTAGTCTAAAGAAAAAATCGCATCTTTTACTTCTTGTTTTGTCATAGTTTAAAATTATAAAAAATTATTTCAAATAAACCAAATAAAAAAACCCCTCCTTATTGGAGGGGTTCTTATTACATTGCTCGAAGGATTGCTTCAGTCTCACCATCCCACTTTTTGATTTGGGATTTAGGAACCCAAAAAGTCAATTCACCAATTTCTTCCACCCGACGAAGATAATCTTGACGGAATCTTTCTGCTTCTGAAGCGTCCTTGATATATTCCACACCCATATGACCCGCACAAATCTTACCGAGACCAGTCAACATAGAGAACTCATCTGTGAGAGTCTTCATGCAACATGTACAAACCTTACCACGCTTGATAGTCAACTTACCTGTGAACTGTACCGCCTTTGGTGACACCGCCTTCACACGAGTGATGTCGATAAGGATGGGGTTAAACTGAAGACCGTAGGTCTCTTTGAGTTCCATACCCTTTTTACGACCAAGTTTAATGGTCTCACCTTCGGTAGGCCAGTTCATACGAATGGTCTTCTCCTTATCTTCTTCCTTCTGAATCTGAGCCACAGCGGCTGAGATTTGCTTTGAGGTAAGTGTACCCCACTTCTGAAATTTGGAGGCGATGTCCTTTACGAAAGGGTTCTCGCCCTTGTAGTCAACGATACGCTTCACATCCTCAGGAAGCTCTTCCTTGTTGATAACCTTAACTTCAGAGTTAAGAGCCTTCTCGGTGGCTTCGAGTTGCTTTGGGGTTAAACCTCCCCACTTCTTGAGAGCGTCTTTCATGTTGAGGATGAAACGGTTTTGACCTTGGTAGTTACGAACTTTGTCTTGAACTGAAACTTGGGTTGTGGTAGTCATGGTGGATGTGTTTTGTGAATACAAAGATAATCATTTCACACAATTCACCAAAATTATTTTTTTAAAAAACCAAGTTCATATACTAATGGTCTCATTCTATCTTCCAAGTTCTTATATAACTGACGAAACTCTTTGAACTCTTCTTGGAAATATTCTTTCCACACAAGTTTAAGTTGAGCATACCCTGCATCCCAAGAGTTGAGATGATTTTCATCGTTTGCCATAACTTGACGAAGTTCCATAGACCTTTCAACAAGTTCTGTTGCTTTATCTAATACTGCTTTTGCATCAGGAGAAAGTTTGTCGTAGATTCTTTCTTCACCAAATAGAATTTTGTGAACATAACGGTCTGAAGATGTCCTTGCGTCGTTGTAAAGTTCATCATATCCGTTTTGGTCCGCAAGTTCTTTCATCTTGTCTAAGGACATCCAAAAGAATTCGTTTTTTATATCCCATAATTGGTCTTTGTATTCAACTTGACGAAGAGAAGATTGATTTGATTTAGACTCGAATAAAGAATAAACAACAGAATCATACTTGAATTGATTGAACAATTCATGTTGTTCATTTGGAGCGAGATATTCGTCCTTTTCGTTTTTCCAATCTGCAGTAATCATTCTTCGAACTGAAAATAATAATAAAGACTCTATAAAATTTTTTTGAGTAACTGAAAATCCATGACCAACACTACAGGTGCTTGTAAACAAAGCGACATCTTCCATGCTCTTTCCTACATTGTTGGCGGTAGAAAGTAAATAACCAAAACTATTAGGTAATAGTGAACCATACCCTTTTTGTTTCACTTTCAGAGATGAAGAAAGTTGAGGAGCATCTTTCGCCCCTTTTATTTGACCTTTCGCATAATCTTTTAGTGACTTGAGTTGGTCTGTATTATAAACAAATTTGGTTGATTTATTTTCTATTTGAAAATCTTTATTTAATTCAAGTAAATCGTATGTAAACATTTTGTTTTTTTTGTAAAGATAGGACTTATTTTTTATTTGAGAAAATTGAAAATGAAAGTGCCCAAGAAGACACATCCGCGAAGTTGGATGAATCCATTATGTAACCTCCTGAAAATGAATATTCACCAAAAAAAAGTTTTCTAAATGTTTCGGAAGATGGTCCTGAAATCCATGTTAATGGAGAGAATATTGCAATATTCGTTTTGAACTCTTTTTGAATTCTATATATGAATTGAAGGTAGAGTTGTTGAGCCGAATTTCCCATTTTTTCTTTAACCATGATTTCATTTATCTTAGTTTTACTTGCACCCGCCCTATCATGTCCCTCTTCTTTATAAGATGTTTTTTTCGAACCCGTGGTGTAGGGTGGATTCATCAATACAATAATCTCCTTACCTCCCTCAATCGCATTTCTCAAACCAATAGGGAGTTTCTCATAATCATCATTCAAGAAGTCATATTGAAACTTAACCGCTTCAGGGTTATATCCCATTTGATTTGCAGTATCAATATCTGCCTGAATTAAAGTTGAACAATAAAGTTCTTTGAACTTATAATCACGGGTAAGATTCCCCGTCCCCCAAGCAGGGTCCCAAACAATATATTTTTCTTTCCAATCTTCACCGAACACTGATGTGATATATTCGTGGGCTTTGTCTACCCAAATTGAAGGTGTGAAGAACTCACCTTGTTTACGACGAACAGTATCTTCAACAATGCGGTCAACAACAGCGGCTAACTTATGTTTCTGAGATGGCGTATAAGAAGACGAAAAGTGTCCGAAGAATGATTCGAAGGCTTCACGAGATACTACAGGAACCTCACCTAACGCCTTTGAAACAACTGTCTTTCTTTTCTTGACAGGGTGAAGATAGTTGTCGTCCTTGTTCACCAAAATTTGAACAAATAGATTCGCTCTTTCATTGGTAGTGAACTTATTTTTTACAAGAACTTTTTCATCAAAATAACGGAATACCTCTGTAATGTTTTTGTCCGTAACGAGAACTTTTCTTTGAACATTATCAGTGAGGTCTTTAACCTTTTGAATACACTCAGGAAAATGATGAGAATCATAGACGAATGGTTTGATTGATTCGTCCTTCATCATGGTTAATACTAAATCAGTAATTGAATGAGCAGATGAGGGTGGAACACTCCAATCCAAATCCATTTCTAAATACTTAATGATATCATTGACATGTAATGTTAAGCACTCGTTTCTATCCCCGATGAAAATTGTAGATGGAGGAACAATTCCTTTATCGTAGAAACGCTTTACATAGAAAACAGATTGAGCAAGAACTTTTACAAGTTCAGATTTGTTTGACAAATTCAAATCATCTTTGAACTCCATAAGAGTTCTGACCTTGTGAGATTTGGAAACTCCGAATCCATCGCATCCAAAAGGAGATGTGATTTCCATATCCTTGAATTTCTTTTTGAATTCGTGTCGGTAGGAATTTTCAACATCTTTTTCATTGAGGGCTATTGCCAAACTTTTGGACATCATATCTATAAATATTTGTGCAAATATAAGACACAAACCCTATTATGCCAAAAGTTTTTTTCCTGCTCTTTCTCTATGAAACTTTATTGCAAACCTGTGAACCTCTTCTTGAATAACTCCGAGAACGGACCAATCCATTGGATGTTGTTTACCATCAGTTGTATGAACGGTCTGTGACCTGTGTTTTTGGTCTTTCGAAATTGATATCAAATCAATCCTGTTGGTAAGTCCAAGAGACTCAAATACCTTCTTTGCAACGTTTAATTGACCAATTCCCCCATCAATTAGAACAAGGTCAGGTAGTTGACCCTTTTCATCCAAGAGTCTCTTAAAACGTCTGTAAACCACTTCCTCGAATGACAGACAATCATTACCATTGTTTGACTCCTCACGAATGATATACTTACGGTATTCACTCTTGAGAGGTTTGTTATTCACATATCTTACAGAGGCCGCAACATTTGAGTCACCCTGATTGTGTGAGTTGTCAAACGCCTCGATAATCAAAGGAAGATTTTTAAGACCCAAAACCTTTTTTATACCAAAGGCAATCTTGTTATATTTCCTTACACGGATGGGTTCGAGTTTCTCTTCAAGTTTTTTGATTTGATTAACCCTGTTGAGGTAGTTGTCCGCCTTTTCGAACTCCAAGTTCTTGGCAAACTCATGCATTTTTCCTGTGAGAAACACCTTTAACATCTTATAATCAAGTTCGAATATCTTTCGAACAATTAATTGATACTTCAGATATTCAAGGTTCGATTCCAAGGCAATGCAGGGTGCGTTACAACGACCAATATGATACTCAAGACATGGTTTGAATTTACCTGCCCCGATGTTTTCTTGATTCAAAGTATAGGAACAAGTTCTAAGTGGAAGGATGTCGTTGATAAGTTCCATAACTTCATACGCCCTTTGACCTGAGGTGAAGTTGATTCCACAGGTGTCCTCACCTTTCCCATGAGTTATTTGAAGTTTGGAGTATGGTCCACCAGTCAAAGACAAATGCCAAGTTCTTGACTTATCATCTTTACCTTTGATGTTGAACTTGGGTTTGTAAATTTTGATGAGTTCTTCCTCCATGATGAGAGCCTCAGCCTCAGATGAAGCAATCTGATACTCAACGTCACGTATTTGTTCAACAAGGGTCCTTGTCTTCTTGTCATCGTGTTTCTTATTGAAATAAGACGCAACACGTTTGGGAAGGAACTTGGACATCCCCACATATATTACCTGGTCTTTGCCATCTTTGTAGATGTAACAACCAGGGTATTTGGGAGCTGATTTTATTTTTTCTTTGATGTCCATTCTTTTCTGTGTTTGTAAAACCAATAGGAGTGAATGATGATAACGCACGAATTTACAACAATTGTCGGACCTGCCGAAATTCCGAATCCATAAACTAACCAAAAAATTGCGCCAACCGTGTTGACCGCTCTAAGACGGAAAACGTCCTCAATTAGGAATGAACCTAAAATGAGGACGCTCCCGATATATCCATATATTTCCCACATCATTTCGCGAATGCTTTATCTGCCCAAGTCTTTGCTCCAACCAATGTCCACAAGTTCATATCACACATGTCAGGGAAACAAGTTCTCATGGTTCCAACGGTGATTACCTTTAAGAAACCAAGGTCGATTGAATACCACTTACCACCTTTTGTAGTGTAAACGTTCATCCACTGACCGTATTCGTTCTTAACTTGAATGTTGACCAAAGAATTCTTGCCATATCCACGGATTACATCAACAGTTCCTTTGGTGTCGTGGATGTTGATAAACCCAGCTTTGCATTTGCCTGCGATGCGGAATTCATATTCTTTGTTGATATCTTTCAGGTGGTTTGAAACTGAAACGTCGAGAGATTTACCTTTAACGAAAGTTCTGAATGAACCGTAAAAAACGTCAGAAGAATAGGCGTTGTTGGTGTTGATGTTTACTGCGGGAAGGGTAGTGGTTTGTGTCATATTGTTGTGTTTTGTTACACAAAGATAGGGAACCACAATTTACCAGCCAAATATATTTTAAACTTTATCACAAATGTGTGGTTGGAAACAAGCTTGTCCCCCACCTTCCACATATCCAATTCTTTCATTTATATTTGTTGAACGAAGGTATGGTGATTCTTGTCCACAGATTACACATCTGTCTTTCTCATCCATCTTTGGGTCTCCTTGGAGAACACATCCCAAATGGTCATATCCTACAAGATAATCATATTCAACTTCAGAAGTATCTTTACCACAGATTGAACAAGTCCAAGGTCGAATGATTTTCTTTACACTTCCATCAGGAGCAATTTCCATCATGAAATGTTCATCATCTTGAGGAGGACCCTCAAGGTTTCTTCTTTCTTGCCAGTATTTGTTTCTTGCAAGACCACCAAGTTCGAAGTCGTTAGGTGTGTTTAGGATTTCTTCTGCTGTTAGTGTTACAGTGATTCCCATATGATTTGTTTTTTAAAAACTAAAGGAAAATATTCAAAAGACAAATCTATTTATATTAATATGGAAAAATTTTCTAAAGAATGGAAATATAGATACAAAGAAACGCTTACGGAAAAGTTCAAGTATCTTTTCCTAAGTGAAATGCACAAACACTTTGAGTTGATAAACCTCCAAGTGACAGACATTTCATATAATGGTGATGTAATGGAGGGAATGGATGTTGATGTCGAAATTGATTATCAGGGCGCTTGTGACGGAGACGCACACAGTGTTGGACATATGTTATCAATAATCTCAAACCAAGTGCATGAATTTTTTTTCAAACACCAAATCGACCCAGTAACCTTTAAGTTTAAAGGAGGTGATGTTGATGGTTTAATTATTAATGACCCTATGATATTAGAATTCCATTACAAATTAGATGAACTACATAAAGTTCTTTTATACATAACGATGAACTATGACCAACAGTAAGATTTATAGATTAGCCAAAAGGATGTTTAGTGACTTTACTAAACCACCTCAGACTCCAAATGATGTTTACAACACATTGACGGGAGAAAAAAACTATTGGGATTACTTTAAGTATATGGGTCCTGACAACTTCATTAAATTATGTATTGCCACTTGGGGTGTTTCACAAAACATACCCCAAGAACAAATAGAAGAATGGTATGATAAAGTCTTTTTTGCAACAGTCTTTTCAACGGAAGACGAAACCTACTACGATGAATGTGGTATGTGTGATGGAGGAGGACATGTACGATGTGATAACTGTAATGGAATAGGTGATTTGGAATGTGATGAGTGTGAGGGTGACCTTGAAGTCACTTGTCATTTTTGTGATGGTGATGGTAAAATAGATGGAGATGACGGACCTGAGGACTGTGATGAGTGCGAAGGTAAAGGACAAAGGGAGTGTGACGAATGTAATGGAACAGGTAAGGTTACATGTCACATATGTGGTGGTGATGGGGATGTATATTGTGATGATTGTAATGGTGATGGAAATCTCGAAACCGATGAAAAACTATTTGACATTCAATTTATAGTTTGTTGGAATAGAAACCTTTACGACTTATTCGAAATCAAAGAGGAAGAATTTGAAGAAGTTATACCAACAGATAGATTCTATAATAGTAAATCTATAATTATACTCGGAGAAGTGACACAAGAACACGCTGAACTTTCTGATGAAGTAACCCCAGACCAAATATATTGTTTGGGACTTTATAATCAACTTCCAAATGTTAGATTTGAACCGAGAAAACCTAAATTCTTCACAACACCAAGTTGGGACATAAGCCATCTCCAATAATTTATATAGAATGGATGTAAAATATTTTTTAAAGGTATTAGAAAAAGAGGGTTATCCAAATCCTGACATTCAATCTATTGCCAAGATGGTTGGATACAACTTAGATTATTTTCTCCTTGGTATAAGAGACAGAGTTGGTGAGGAAGGTGTAATCGATTTTTGTGAAAAAGCAATAAATAAATTGCAAGGTGAAGATGGAGTCAGGGTTGACTTGGGTGGAGACGAATATTGTTACATAAAAATATTTCCACAATACTACGACGAGAGGGAATCGGAAAATGATGTGATTGCTAAAAGTAGTTGGGGCGATTCAAACATATTGAGTTCAGACCCAGAAACAGGTGATGAGAGCTACTTTACAATTCAAGTAGTAATCGACAATACAGACATGGGTGGTTGGAGTGACTTGGACGAGTTATTGGACCACATCAAAGAACAAGCCTACAACATAGTATTCCAAAACTGTGGTTTCGGTGTTTGGTGGGAATAAAAAAAAAAGGGGAGACCGAAGTCTCCCAATAGGGGCTGAACGGTTTTGCCAGCCACTCCACCACCAAGTTTAACGAACTTGGAAACCTTTTGGAAATAATGTGTTGGCTAAAGAGGTAAGAGCCTCAGAACTTAAATATCCAACAACATCATCGTTAGCTTCAGGTAAGTAATATTTTGTCACGAAATCACCAGTCTCACTGTCCATAATTGCAATTTCGAAATCATCTTTGAAATCACCATACAACCCTTGAGCACCCCCAACAATTGAGAGTCCAATTTTTCCATCAGTCATATATGTCTGACGTGCACCCTCAACCATATTTCTATGGGGTTTGGAGTGTTCTATAATATTTTCAATCGTTATCATAATCCTTTGAGTAATTGTCTTAATTTGATTTCTAAAAGTTCTAATGTGTTCTTATCCTTTGCGGTTTTATTTGGTTTTTTCCTTAACGAATCTATGAGTTCCTGTATAAAATCAGATTCACTTTTCTCTTGAACCACTTCGGCGTCCTGTATGTCACCCATAGGTTCATCTGCAGGTGTGTAAGGTAAGGAGCTTTTTTGCCCTTTTTTCTCACCCAATTTATAGGCACCATAAACCAAGGCACCAACTGCTACTATTTTTACTAAATCACTGAATTTCATTTTGTTACCTCCGCTTCGATTTTAGATTTATTAATAAGATGGTCAGTTAAAGAATAGAAATCAAGTTTAGTCATAACAATTGAATTAACCAAATGTTTGTGTGGGATATGAACCAAGAAATCCACACCATTGAAGAAGGTTAAATCAGTTTTCATCTCAATTGAACTTTGAACCATTTTAAGAAAAAGTTTGAACTGAATTTGATTAACAAAAGTTTCATCCAAAAGGGTTCCGAAAGTTTCATGTAGAATTTTGATGTTGAGACCTGACATGTTCATATTCTTTAATTTCTACAAAGATAAACTTTTAAATTCAATTACCAAAAAAAATTACATTTTGGCTCCGTTTTTCAATCCTGAATGAAACTTGTTTGTATTTATCTAAGTATGTCAAATCCCGTTATAATTATTGGTCAACAAAGAATTGTAAAAAAAACTGAGAAAATTTCTTTTTCCAATCCTACTGACTCTGTCATAACAATAAATTATCAGAAGAGTTCGAATTTTCAGTGGGTTTACCAAGACGAAATACTACCTCAACAATCCAAAAGGATTTGGGCTGTTCCATCATCAATACAAATTCCAAATTACTTTTCTGAGAATTTAGTTAGTCAAGATGACGGAGATATATTAAACATGATACAGACATATTCTTTGGGGGATGTTGTGAATGTCAACACCGAATCTTGTTATGTATATGAATACCCATATCCGTTTCCAGTCACTTTAAGAATTTCAAGTGAATATGCCTTACCACCCAACGTTAATATAGATTATAGAATTGCAACATACAATCCTCCTTACATCGACCCAACAGTGTTCAACGGTATTCCTTGGACAAATTTAGTAACGAATTTTCAAGTTGGTGAGTGTCCCAATTATAACTTAGCAGGAACTGTTTATATCTCTTCTCCTTCTTTGGCTATCCAATATAGAGTGAGGGACTTATCTGACAATAGATTGAATTACTATTACATTATTTACCCTGAAACCTGTTTCGGACCTGGAGAGGACCCTTGTAACATCAATTCAATACCTAGAATTTGGGACTTATTATTTTCTGGTTGTTCTATAGATGGTATTTCGATTTATTTATTTGAACCATCCCAAATTCCCTTCGCTCAAGATGTTTGGATGGTATTGAAATCTCCTCCAGGAAACATAACCAACTGCACTACCCCAACTCCAACATCGACCGTTACACAAACACCAACCAACACTCAAACACCAACAAATACTTCTACACAAACTCCAACGCCAACTAACACTCAAACACCTACCAACACCTCTACCCCGACTCCAACGCCAACTAACACTCAAACACCTACCAACACTCAAACACCTACCAACACTCAAACACCTACACAGACCCCTCCTGTTTACTATTATTCAGCTCTTCTATGTGGGGACCCATCTTTCTTGAGATATTTCCGTTCGTCGAATCCAAATTTAACCGACAGTTGTTCTGTAATTTACGGTTATTGTGATGAGGCACCTCATACTGAATGTGGGGGAGTTCCTCAATGTTTTGATAATGTAAGCCCTTCGGTTGTCGTGAATTCGAATGATGTTTTAGAATGTTTCGATAGTTGTGAGTGTTGTCAGGGACTTTGTCCAACACCATCCCCAACTCCTACAATAAACCCGACCTCAACACCAACACCGACCACGACACCATCTCTAACCCCTACATTGACCTCAACTCCTACATTAACTCCTACATCGACCTCGACCTCTACACCAACACCAACAACCAGTCCGACAGTCACAGGCACACTTACTCCTACACCAACACAAACGAGACTTGCCGATTGTTATCAAAAAATTTATTTCGATGTAACATTAACTGAAACTTTTTTCAGTTACACAGATTGTTGTAGTGGAGAAGTAAATATCCTGAGCGTTGAAGCTGGTGTTGATTCTTGGGGTGCACCCGAGGGTTGTATAGAATATGGTTCAGTAACTGTTATTTCAGGTGAGTTCAATAATTTGTATTATAATTCACCTTGTGCGTGTCCGACACCCACACCAACATTGACAGCCTCTAATACTCCAACTCCAACAACTACTAACACACCAACATTGACCGCTTCTAATACTCCAACTCCAACAACTACTAGTACACCAACTAACTCACCAACAACTACCAACTCACCTACACCAACGCTTACACAGACTCCGACGGCCTCTGTAACTCAAACTCCTACACCAACACAAACAGAACCAACAGTTACACAGTCTGTAACACCATCTCAAACACCTACGCAATCATTTGTATTTTACCCTTATTCAGTTACCTCAGGACAAACTTTTGTATCGATAGATTGTAATCCTGTTGTTTTAACTCAGACCTTATATGCCGCAGAATCAAGTTGGTATACAATTACCAAATTTTATTCAGATTCAAACCTAACAACACCATACAATGGTAATGACTTGTATTATACCAACAACACTTTAGGTTCCTCCGATTGGTATAGAATCGCAACGAATGGTTCAATAACTGATAGCTACGGTTGTTAAAAAAACAAAAAACCCCACCAGTAGAAACTGACGGGGTTGGCAAAAAACTCTGAGAATACAAGTTTTGGTGAGAATCTTTGGAAGGATTATGATTTCCCTTCGTTTCCACTTCCTTTTGAGAAGTAATCCTCAGTCACGGTCAATTAGATTAACCAATCCTTAAGTTGTGTACCACTCTCTCGTTACTCATCACTCTTCGAGGTTGCCACCCCAATTAATCCTTGCGGGATTAGAGAACTTTCAAGAAAATCCTGTCGGGCTTGGGACCCTTCAAGGCTAAGAACATCTCTTAACTATGTAGTGACCTGTCGCACACAACTGACGAGCACTTTTCCTTGTTTAATTTTGAGTTTGTTAAACCTTAATTAACAAAGTTGGTTTACGGATGATGAAAGTAGCGGCCCGTCTGAAGCCATGCCATCTTTTGGACGACACGATACTAAGCTACTCTCTGAAGTCTCCCGACCTCCATATTTTGAGTCAACTTCATAACTAACCTCTTGGTAGAGAGAAAGTTAAGGTTCCATCAGCACCACCTGTTATGAAACTTACCTTGTTCGGTGTTAAGCCAACTCTAATATTGAATCACGCAATTACTATGGTGGATGCCATAGTTTCTTACATTAATCCTTCAGGTTATTCTTATTGGTGTTCCCACCTCAATCAAACGACCCGTATCGCTTGATTACCCAACCACGTTCCCTACAGTGTCACCCTCAGTACTAAAGGTCAGATAATATCCTGATTGCCTACTCGAGTTCCCTTTCGGAAACCGCAGACCTCCCAAACCAGGGAGTTCCACTTTATACTATTTTCATAGTTTATTTAATGACCATAGGCGGCCAATATCTTGAACAGAATGTCTCAGAATAAACCCGAAGGTTTCATCATCAACTAACTGTGAAGATAATATCTTAATTCAAAGAACTTTCAAATTTAAAGGGAAGAAGAATCTTGACGACCATCCGAAGTTGGAACACTTACAACTCCTCCCCTTCAATTGTTTCACAAAGTTAAGACACGTTTTTGGAACTGTCAAATCTTTTTGAAACTTTTTTTGACTTTTTCTGATTCGATTCTAATACCCCCCACTCTTAATGGGACAGGTTCAAATTCAGTCTTTGTCAAAGAACATACGACTCTCATCGTGTGTTTTACAAAGATAAGAAGGTTTTTTTAAACTCTCAAATCTTTTTTTTGTTGCGTCGCCTTGGAATCGAACCAAGCTAAGTGGGCTTATGAGACCCATGGAACACCTTGCCCCCCGCCCGCAATATAATGATTAACTCCTACTTACCCCTCGGTCACCTATCCACGTCATGCGCTGGTTGAACCAGCAGGAGTCATCATTTCAATATTTTTAAGAACTATGTTGTTTTGAAAAAGAAGTCCCACAAATATACGGAGATTTTCTCAAATAACCAAATTCGTGGGACTATTATTTCGAGATTACTCTTTTATTCATCTCGAGTGTTTGGGGTGTTCGTCCTCTCGGACATGAACATATAAATATTCCGAAAAGTTCAAAAAGTAACCCTAAGAAAAAATATTTTTTTTTAGTGGTCCAAATCGTCAACCATTCTTCTGAGTTGTCTCATCATATCGAACCATCCTATGATTCCTATAACGATGACAAACATAATTAAACCTAATACAATCATTGTAAAATAATTTCAGCTAATTTATACATATAGTCACCTGTGTTTTCAGCACGGATTTCATCGAAACTGAAATACTTCCAATCAGTATGTTCTTCTCCGTCAATGGCTTTCTCGAAATCTGGTTCAATACATTCTTCAACAATTAACAAATACACATACATCAACCCTTTAACTTTTTTACCGTCACGAGTGTGTCTTGGAATGAGTCCAATAAAAGTAATTTCTTGGTCATCGATACTAACCGCTGTTTCTTCGAAAAATTCGCGTTTGGCACCTTCTTGTGTTGTTTCATTTTCTTCGAGTTTTCCACCTGGAATCGACCACATACCTGGGAAAGAACCGAGATTGTTTCTTTTACATAGTAAAACTTTATCCTTACATTTTACCATAATTCCTACATAGCTTTGTTGTTTCATTGTATTTATTAAATATGATTGTTGAAATTAATGAAAATTATTTTAATGTTAAAACATTGGTTGACCCAAAATCCCAAGCTATTGGGATGATGAGAAGAAAATTCGATGATTCATTCAATGGTTTATTATTTTTAATGGGTGGTAAAAAACAATGTTTTTGGATGAAAAATTGTATCATCCCACTTGATATAATAATGATAAAAAATAATGTTATTGTCAATATACATCACGACTGTCCTCCTTGTTTAGAGGAACCTTGTCCGAGTTATTGTGGAAATGGAAATATCGTATTAGAACTCGAGGGTGGGACCTGTGAAATGTTAGGGATTGAAGCTGGAGATACGGTAGAATATATCTTCTAAACTGTGAAATCTCTCACAAAAAATTTACTTGACCTCATTCTCAAAAATATTGTTTTTGGTTTCTCAGGCACTGTTCCAAAAAATGGTATTGTGGTTGAACCTATACTAATATCTGAAATACCACCTGCTTTAGCAACATCTACTGCAAAGGTTGCACAATTCGAATCACCACCCTCTGTCAAATCTATGAATGAGTAACTTCTTGGTTTACTAGCCTCGTTCACAGAGTCTGTGAAATTAGGTAATCTCATAACATTTGTCCACATTGTTAGATTTGGACCGTCTTTGAAAGTTTTGGCTTTACAAGTTCTTGCAACATCACCAGCATTTGTGAAGTTTCCTTGTGAATCTATAGTCGCAATTTTCCCCATTTCAGTTTTCAAAACCTTTCCGTTTCCATCGTTATCGTAAGGTCCAAACTCATATAATTTTACAATACCTGTATGGTCAACTAAAATACAACCTCCATGTCCAGTGGCATATATTTTGATTTCTCTCTTTCCAACTTGTTCATTCAAACCTAAATAATCCTCTACCCACTCCAATGCTCTTCCGTGGAATGCTAATATGCGAGCAATCCAAGAATCTGTCATTGAAGGTCTATATTTCGGAAAAACAAAGAACATAAAAAAACCTGATTGATTTTTGTCTATGGGTTGAAGTGACTTAAAAACAAAATCATCCTTCTGTCTTGCAATTGATAAACTTGGTACTCTAATGTCCCCCGAAGAGGGATTGTACTGTTCCTCCAATTTTGACTCAGATTGAGAAATTTTTTCCTTTAACTTTCTGAAGAAATCTGAAGCCAACATTTTTGTAAATTTTACATATGGTGCATCTTCTCTTTCAGGGTCATATCTATATTGACCTTCGGGTGGTCTTTTGGACCTACCAAGATAGTTCAATCCACTTATATTCGTGATACACTTGTGACCTCCAGAGTTTGCGTTGATTAATTCCCAAGCACTTACATTAATATTATCTAAGATACTTTTTTCTTCATCTGTTAATGATGTAAATGGTTTTGACATCATTTCTTTAAGTCTATTCAAAGCCTCTTCTCCTCTTTCTTGTTCTGCAAATTTTTCACCATAAACCGCATTAAAATCCTCGAATGTAAACCCAACACTTTCAGGGTTAACACCTGTTTCACTAATCCATTTTATCGTTGATAACGGGACTTTTCTTTCCTTGAGTTGAGCTTCATACTTTGCAATGACCTCTTTAGCAATCTCTCCGAGATTAACACCTTTGAGCTTCCTTTCCTTTTTAAAAGGATTGCATGATACTTGAAGTAATCCCATCGGCCATGCCATGATGAGAAAGTCTGCTTCAGGGTTATTTCTAAATGGGGTATACCTGTCATAAGAGCCAGGCTTAACCATACTACCTCCACCATATTGGTAAATGATATTATCTTCAACATGGGGAAATCCTTTCATTTGTTTTGCATAATCTTGTGCGTGTTTTTGTAGTTCTTCTGGTTTTGGTGCATTTGTATCTTTCATCCATGTTTTGATGTTACTAAGTATATTCATCAAAGATGGTTCTGAATTCATTACAAGTCGCTCCAAAAATCCTTTCTTGTTTTTGAATGCTAAAATGAGTTTGTTTATAACGAAACCCAATAACATTTTGTTTCTTTGTAACGGCTTTTCTTTATCTAATCTAAAAAGATAATTGACTACCTCCTCGGGACTTATATCTTGTCTAGCGAAATCTGCGGAGTCAACAGTGTTAATCAATAAAACGTCAGATGAGGGAAATAAATCTTTGGGTGAAATTATTTGTGAGATTGTTTCCACGTTTGAACGTGCTTGTCTAAATGATTTCGAAGCACCTTTTTCCGCACCTATTTGTTTGTCATGATGGTCCGTGTGGATAACGAACATTGGTTTACCATGAGCAAAGTCAACCAAAACAGGCATGGTATCACCCTTAGCGTCATTCTTCTTAACCGCAAATTCTTTTTCCCCATATTGTATTACGTGAACATCTACCACATCAATACCATTGTTCTCAAGGTATTTTTTCATCGCAATAGCAGTAGTTACACCATCTAAATCTTGGTGGAAATATATTTCAGCCTTCGGGTATCTTTTTCTTAATGCGGAAATATCTCTTAAACCTGTCTCAGTTATTAGGTTCTTCATTAATATTTCAGAGTCAACAAGTATTTCGATTTATTAATCAAACCTAACATTTCATCTCTTAGATTCAATAAATCTGTATCATATCTCGAGTCCAATTGGTCAGAGATTCCAACTAAAAATTCTGTGATTCCGTCCATGAAATTCTGAATACTTAACTTACTGATGTCTTGAAACATCAATCCAAACTCAGGTTCAAATTCAGGTCTACCATACTTTCCCATCATGGTTTCAGTGAACTCATCAATGAGACCATCTAATCCCTCATAAATTGCACCGTAGGTTTTATGTTTTGCATCACCAAACGTCTGCCAGTGTAAAAATCTCCATTGAATTTGGATTTGGACTAATTTTTTTATCAATTCTTCTTTCATATAATTTAAATATTACTAAGGTAAAGGATTTAACGAACCCGAAAACATATTACTAAACATGTTTTGAACTGGATTATTTTCTTTCGGTTTTTCAGATGAACTTTGAGGTTTGTAAGCACCAGAACCAAAAAGAGGTTGAATTTGCCCATACCCTACTTTACCTGAACCACCATCTTGACCTGCATCAGCGTTTATTGCTTGGTTAAAGTCCGACTCAAAATTATTTTGAGCTTCTTCTGTTTTATTATAGTTTTCCATATTTTTCAGAAGTTCGTCTTCACCAATTTTAGCCGCCAATTCATCGGGTCCGACAAAATTTGCAATATTCATATAATCTAATAATCCCATCCACCATTTTGTTTGTCTCATTAAACTTCTTACGGATGCATTTCTATTCAATAGTTGAGGCATTCCTCTGAAAACACTTTTCCAAGACAAAATTCCTTTGGTTGTTCTATAACCTGAAAATAAACCTGGTGCTTCTTTAGCTAGTTTGGTAAGTTCTTCGAGTGCCGCTAGTTGTTTAGCTTTTGACCATACTCCAACAGATGTAGTTGCAGTTTTCAATCCTGTCATACCCCTCACTATTTCTTGACCTGTTTTTCTCAAAGGTGCTGTTGCTTTATTATAATTAGCGAATAAATCAAACCATTGTAAAACAGTTTTCTTTAACCCTCCCATCAATGGCATCGGAACTCTTTCGATATATCCTCTTAACTTACCAGCGATTTTACTGAAAGCTGAAACAAATCTTCCTGTCACACCACCCATCGCGGTTATATTATCAAGCATTTTAGCCGCTTCGGCTGTTTTTCCTGCTTCAACCAAGGCGGTAACTTTTCTCAAATTCTTCACGCCAGGACCACCAATTTTGAGGGCTGCCATCATAGGTTTGGCAACGATGTCTCCAGCATATGGTAAAGCTGAAATGATTGATAATAATCCGAATAATTTATCTCCTTGTTTCAAATAAGAGATACCGTTTACTAAATCAACTACCCCTGTTGGGTCAAAAATTCCAACGATATCACCAAGGGTGTTATACCACTTTGCTTCGTTTACTAATTTACCCTTTGATGGATATAGAACACACAGTGTTTCGACGATTTGTTTTTTTTCCTCTTTGGAAAACTTTGACCAACTTTCTTCGGCAAGCCTATAATTGTCTTGCTTGAGAATTTCTAAATTCAAAAGTTGGAGTTGTTTTTCAGAAATTATAAATTCTGCCATGGATACTTTTTCTTATAAATATCCCTCGGATATAAAAAAAGGAGGTTAGACCTCCTTTTCAAAATCAAGTTCTGGTTGATTTTTTTTATCTATAAAATGTTGAACTCTTTTTCGAGCGACTTCCGCATAATTAGGACTGAGTTCAATCCCTATCCACCTTCTATCTAATATCTCTGCCGCACATGCACTTGTTCCACTTCCCATGAATGGGTCAAGAACCAAATCGTTCTTATAGGTTAATATTTTTATGGCTTTCGCTGGAATATCCATTGAGAAGGTTGCCTTGGTAAGTTGTTTTGTATCAGCGAAATAGTCCCATTGACCATATACTAAATCCATAAACTCACGTTTTTGCTCCTCAGTATACATTGTCTTATTTCTTTTTTTTCCATCCTCACTCTCGATTTCCTCAACAACTCCAACCCATTGCGGCTCCCCCTTAATCTTTTTGATTCTATCTTTTTTATATGCTAAAATCACACATTCTTTCGGATTGTAGATATAAGGAGAGGACGGTGACATCCATGAGCCCCAAGCAGTGGTCTTACTTCTATGTGGTGAGTTTTCATTCAGGTCAACCAGTCCGTAAAACTTATAACCAATTTTTTGCATGATTGACCATAATTCCGAAACCATGAAAATTCTCCCACCTTTATCTTGTCTATTGATTTCATAAGGTATGTTCAGGGCAATTCTTCCGTCGTCTTTCAAAAGTCTGAAAGCTTGGGTCAACCATTTTTTTGAAAATTCCTTGTAATCTTCAAATTGAACGTCGTCGTCATGAACATCGTATTCGATTCCAACACCATACGGTGGTGATGTTACAATTAAATCAATTGATTTCTCAGGTAGGGTCTTCATGACTTCAACACAATCTCCTTGAGTTATTTTTCTTATATAATTTTCCATTACAACTTTCCCTCTTGTTTCATTTGTTCTCTAATCTTTGTTGCAGAGATATCATGAATGTCCTGAGGTGGAACATGTTCAATAATATCATAACCTACTCCTCTTCCAAAATTGACAGATTCAATATCGGGTATGACAATTACTTTTACCGTTTGGTCACTGAGCAATTGCCATAATTCTTTTTTTATGTTCGCCTCAACTTCTTGAGCGGAAAAAGGATTTTTTTCATCAGGGGCAATATCCCTAATACAAATCAAAACATTTTTACCTTCGTTGAGTCTTTGGTCAATCAACCATCTGTGTCCAGCATGCCACGGTTGCCATCTTCCGATAAACATGGAATACTGTTTTGCCCCCGTGTTTTTTAACTTAGGGTCACCCTCTACGTGAATTTTTTGCATAGTCTAAAACTTTTTTTGCAGATACCTCAACACTTTCATTTGTGGTGTCGATACTAAGATATCTTTCGGTAGGTGCCTCATATTCTTTAACAAAGAAACTTTCTCTTCCTCTTACCTCTGTTGTATGAATATAAACCTCAACCATATTATCCCCCATCTTCTGTTTGAACTTGTCTCGTTGGTCTTTGTAAGGGGAAACCAACGATACTAATACATCTTTACCTTTGTTGTGAAGGTATTGAGCGATTTGTTGTGCGAGTTCTATGTTCTTTCTTCTCCCTGTTTCAGAATAATCTTTATTATCGAATAAATCTCTTAGGTCATCACCGTCGATATGAAATATTCTATGGTCTCTAATGTCCAAGATTTCGTTACAGATTGTTGTTTTGCCAGCACCAGGCTGTCCTGTTAACCAGTATATCATTTTTTGTCCTCCAATTGTTTTATTCTCAATTCATTAACGAATGATGAACCCATCCAAAGAAGTGTAATGAACTGCCAAGTAAAGTCTTTACCATCAATAAAAGAAAGTATTATCGAACCTATCACACCAATAAAACCTAACAAGAAACAGGTCTTTGCTAGTAAACTCAATTTATTCATTTTCTAAATTTTGTATTTTTCGGTTTAAGTAAAATGAAGCCTTTTTGAGGTCTTCTAATTCTTTTGAAGAATCTTTTTTACCGGCTCTTGCAACGTATTTGACTACATTGAAGAGATATGCATCTTTGTGTAACTCCCAAGCCTCACAAACTTTAATCACCTCGTAAGGATTTTCTTCTCCACCATAATGATTCGGGTGGTTTACCATTTCTTTACTCATTATCTAGCATTTAAAGTTGAATCTGAGATTTGACTGTGATTTGTGGGATATGAATCCAATTCTTTTTTTATGAACTCTTCTTGGATGTGATTTTGATTTTCATAGTTAACCAAATAAATTATAATTGTTACCCAAGAAGCTAACAAAATAGACAAGTATATTTTAAGTCCATCATCTAATTTGTTCATTTTTTTGAGCCCCATTTGTTTTCCATGTATTCAATATATCTATGAGTCTTATTTCCATTATACAACATCCATACAATGTAATAGTCAAACCACCAATCTATTTTTTTTAATATTTTTTTCAATGTAATTAAATTTCTTCTACGTTTTGAACGTGAAAGTCTTCACCTCCTGATGTTTCTTTTTGCCAATGGTCGTCATTGTCATCAATCTCACCACTCTCAACCATTTCGATTGCCTCATCTTCAGTCTCGGCTTCAACGGTGTAGGTGACATATTCATCAATAGTTCTCACACCTACGATTGTGAATCTTTTCATATTATAAAAAGTATTTTTGTAATGTTTCTAATTTATCATCGGCATCCACCAACATTTGGAGTGCTTCTTCAGCATTTTTATAGAAATCTCCTGTAGAGTGGTCTCCAATTCCTGATGCATGATTTGATAACAATTCCAAAGTAAGTAATGCTTTGGCTTTTTGTGCTTCAGCTTCTAAACGAAGCATTTCGATTAAATGATTCTTAACGTTTCCCATTATTGTTTGTTTTTATGTTTTTCAGATTTTTGACCCTTCTTGTAGGGTTTCTTTTCTACTTGTTCGGTTACTTGCTCTGTAGTTTTAGTTTTACGGTTTACAAGTTTCCATTCTGATTTGGGAATATATGCCCACATACTCCCAACCATGTTGTAAGCGGTTTTGTCATCAACTCTTTTGATGTCACCGACCTCAACGTCTTTCGATGCTTTTAAAGCTTTAATACACTTCATTGGTTTTTTCCTCCATGTTTTTTATAGTTAATAGAATTTCTTTTTCGTTTTTTCCACTTTTGTAATATTCATAAACTTTTGAACTCAGTTCATCTTCAAAAATTAACATATCACTTTTTCCATAATAATCTTTAAGACTATTGTTTTCAAGTGCTTTCAATGTGTATTCAGCTGAAATAATTCTTTTGTTGAATCCCATAAAACAAAAATAATAATTTTATAGTTCAGAGTCAAAATTATTTATTTTTTCTAAATTAACAATCTGAAAAACGTATGCCATTATTTTTCTTTTCATTATGGGTAAGAAAGTTTCCTCCATTGGGAAATCATTCGTGGACTTCAATTCAAAAATAGGTAAATCTTTAAAATGTTCTTCTTCATTCCAAGTTGAGAAGGTTTCTATAATTGAGTTCAACGTTACATCACTTGGTAATGTGTTGTATATGAGGTTTAAATAAATTTTACTATTGAAATTCTCGTTCTCGGGTTTTTTTATTTCATATTCCCAAATGAAAATTTCATTCAAGGATTTTTTGAAATAGTAAACATACCCCTTCCCCGCGGCTAAATTATTTTTATTTCTTTTGAGACTGAGGTCCATGTGGTCGTAAGCCATGTTCCAAATTGACTTAGCCATATTGAAGGCGTCAAATAATTTGTTACCAGAATATTTGATTGTCTTGTCAAGTTCATTGGATTCAGAATCACTTAATTGTCTTGGTTTTTTTTGAACCAATTCTTTAAGAAGAATCTCATCATCACATGACTCGAATGTCTTATTTGTAAGTAGTAACCTATTTTCTTTGACAAGTGATTGTATGTTAGCCAAATGAAGTGAAAGTTCTACAAAGTCAGGATAAATTTGTAGATTGTTGAAATTGTTTTCGCACTTCTGAAGGTAATCCAATAAAGTATATTTGTTGTATTCGAAGTCAACAGGTTTTTTCAACATCCAATCGGGCTTCAATCTGAACGGTTGTTTCTTTTGTCTAGCCATAACAAAAAGATAATTTATTATAACTATTAATCAATTCTCATTACGTAAAACCATTGGTCTTGAATTTTCACCTCATCAGCATTCCCATCGTAAGAATTAAGTGTTTGCCCAAATCCATCAGCATCTATCACCCCTTGTATAAATTCATCTTTGTCTATAAATTGTTCCCAGTCAATCCCATGCTCATTTAAAAAACCTTCGGGGTCTCTCATAACATCATCAACTAATTCATCAACTTTTTCTTCAACCAAATCATCAGGGAATTCTCCATCAGGGTCGTTCTCAATATCATCGATTTCATCCTGATATTCTACTATCAATTCACTTAGTTCATCTATTTTATCTTGAATCGAATCATCATCTCCCCCGTCCCCAATTAGTTCCTCAAATCTCTCAATTTCTACTTCGGTTCTTTTTATTCTCATTTTGAGAATTTCGATTTCTTCTTTTTGTTTGGAAGATAATTGTCTCTCACTTTCATCCAAATAAACCTCAGGATTTTGATATACATCGTCCCCTAAGTAGTCTCTTGCATAGTCCGCGACTTGTTCATCGTCAATGAAACCTCTCGCAAACCCACTACTGAAACCGCCATAACCAATATCGTCAATTAATGAATCCACCCTTTCCTCACAACTTGATTGCATTTCACCCTCCGTTCCCACCGCATATTTTCTATCACTCAAACCTGCATCTATTACCTCAAATTCCGTGCAATCATAATACTCTCCTGTGGGTATTATGTTGTATACATCAATTTTTTCCTCTAATTCATTCAACTCATCCTCTAAGTCACTGATTTCGTCTAAAATGTCTGTTTCTACTTCCTCACTATTATCGTATTGGTTTTTAAGTCTCTCGATTTCATCTTTAAGTCTCTGAATTTCTATTCTGTCCTCATTTGTCAACGCTGAAACGTCACTTGTGTCAACCAACCAATCTAAAAGGGCGTGGGCTTTCAAACCCTCTTCAGGACAATCGGGACCAAGAGCCCATTCATTTTCCATCCTTCTCTCCTCAGCATCGTCTCTCATTTGCCTTAATATTCTTGCTTGTCTTAGTGCTTCTTGTCTCTCTTTTTCTTTTTTCGCGGCTTCTTTGTCATTAAAAATCTTTATTTGTTCAGAATACTCTGAGTTCATGTATTCAGTTATCTGATTAATTATCTCATTGTATTTAGCGGTGCCCACATGAGCAGGATATATATTTGTTTGTTGGTCTGTGGCCGTGAAAAAACTTTTGTTACCGTCAAATTTGTTGAGCAAGGCTACTTTGTAGAATGGGTCAGATGAATCAGCACTTCTATCTAAAATATAAAACAATTTACCCTCTGTGTTATAATAATTGAATTGGTGGTCTGAACTTGCCACGGTGCACCACTTTGTTCCTTTACCGTAATAGCATGAAGCCTGATGTGTTTGAGGATTCACAACAAAAAATCTTCCATCATCGAAAACAACTTTACCACCCTCAACTTGTTTATAATCTCTTCTTGGTCTGTTCGCATATTTTTGTAATTCATCACTGAGTTCGGAAACACTTTTATATGAATTAATATCAGTTTTAGGTAGGTTTGATGAAATCTTATCAAATTCTCTAAGTTTTCTGACTAAGTCTTGAAAGTTAGATTCAAAGTTCATCACCTCAAAGTTTTTGGCAACCCAATCCCAAAATTTTTGAGGAACGTTATCAATGATTTTTTTCAATTGCTCCTCAGAAAATTTCGTTCCATACTTAGCTTTGAGTTCTTCTGATTTGTTTTCTAATATTAATTCTAAAATTTTCATCAAGTTTTCTTTAATAAATATCTTTTTTTAATTATAATTGGTTGGAAGTAATATTTATATAAATAAAAACTAAAAAATCTTTTTACCATGGGATGCGGATGTAAAAACAAACAGAATACCTCGCCTGAAGCTCAAAAGCTAGCTCAAGAGGCAGTTCAAAAAACAATTATGACCAAAAATCAAGAATTGAAAGAAACAGTTAAAAAAACTGTTGAAAAATATTATAACACCAACAAAGGACAAACTAACGGATACATTAGGGACTAATATGTCCACTTCACAAAAAAATAATTCAAGGGACAAAATTTGTCCCTTTTTTTGTATTTATATGATATGGAAAATGAATATTCTATACGTGGTTTCTTGGAATCATTCAATAATAATGACTTGGATGTAAAAAAATATTTTGGTGATTATGAAACATGGTTCAATGTGTTGAAGAAAAGAGGTTTGATGGGTGAAATCGACCCGAAGAATGCTGCGGGTTCCGAAGATTGGCAAAATGAATATCTTTTGTGGTTATACGATAATGATAGAGAAAAATATTACAAATGGATGAATGAGATTTTATCTGATGTTGTAATAGAAGGTAAAGATGTTTATTGGCAAGGTGACAGAGTTGATTTAGCAATTTTATTTTGTGATGATAGAAGAGACGGTCCGAGTAGAGATACAATTGAAAGTATTTTAGTTGGTGAGGATGTTTTCGAACCTTATTGGGACACAACCGATGATGTTTACAGAGATGTCATTGAAGAACTAACCAAAGAGAATTTAGAAATTTTTAAAGAAAGGATTGTTAAAGAATTATCAGGTCAACAGTTGAGTCCTGATACGGAAGAAATGGAGTTAATAGCCACTGAGCAAGGACATGAAAATTATTGGACTATAGATTCAGAAAATGTGACGAGAATAATCGACGATGAGGAGTCCATGAATAGTTTACTAAAAGATGAGCTTGCCGATGTAAAATCTGATTTATACTCTGTTCATTCTAATTCATATAATTCTGCTTACGAAAGTGAGGTATATAATAGCATTTTCAATAAATTGGATGAATATTTCAACACCGAAAAAAAACAATGGATAAATGTTCCCCACCCATACAAAAAAGAAACTGTGGTTGAAAAATTCAAAATACCAATATATGATTTCGAAGGTATCGTGAATGATTTTTTACATTCTAACAAAGGTTATGGAAATTCAGGAACACTTGATTACCATGGAAGTTTTATAGAAATAATTAGGGAAGAAAAGGATTGTCTCAGATTGTGGTTTCCTGATTACCCTGACTCAAGATTGCTTGACAAAAACATAAATGAAATATTTTCTGATTATTTTTAATGGCTTACGTAAAATACATATTAGTTGAACAAAGAGGCTTTACTCCAAGAAAAACTCCTCCACCAAACATCAAAAATATTTTATCCCAAATAGAACTTTTCGAGATGTATCCAAAGATTTTTGCTCTTGTCATCAAAGACGACAAATTAAGAGCAAGAGTTTTTATGAGGTATCAGGAGTTTTATGAGTCAGATTCCGAGACATTTAGAGGAAAAGGTTTCAAATGGTATGACTACGTGAAACATTACAAGAAAAAGACCAAGAAAGATTATTTCTCTTATCATGAAGATTGGGCAGGTTATAATATCCCTTGTAACTCAATTGAATCTTGTATGAAAGTTATTCCAGACGTAAATTTTTATGATTTGATAATGTTTAGTGTAATAGATACGATTAGAACGTTAGTAGGTGGAGAGGATTTCTATTTAATTGGTATTGACCAAAGTAATGGTGAAGACCCTTCACTTATTTTTCACGAAGTAGCACATGGTCTTTGGTTTTCATCTCCAATTTATAAGAACAAACAAATGAAAAACATAGAAAGACTCGAGCCAAATGTAAGAGAATCGGTAGCAAGAAAAATAACTGGTATGGGATATGGAGAAAATGTGGTAGATGATGAGATTCAAGCCTATTTATCTACAGGGATAGGAGATAACATGACAAGAATCAAAAACATCAAACAAGCTCAATTACCTTTCAAACAAGTATTTGATTCTTATACAGGTAAAATCAAACCTAATAAAATAAACATAGATTGGAGGACTGATTTGAATGCCTAAATTCATCAACATATTATCCGATATTTTATCTGAAGCTAAAAGATATAAATTCACACCTGAATTACTACAAAAAATTAATTCGGTCGTAGAAAACCTTTGGAATGACCGAAACAAAAATTACGGTAATAAGAAAGAGGTTGTTGATGTTATCCCCTTCAAAACTGCAAATGGTGTTGACGGTTTGGTAAAAGTGATTGTTAATCCAAGATTGAAATACTTGGGATTTATGGGAACTAAACCGAGTAAATCTTATGACCCCGCAGACATTTATATCGAGGTAAATCCAAAATATTACGAATCTAAGAAAAATCTTTATCTTACAATCTATCATGAGATGATACACGCCAGTGACCCAACTCAAAGTAGTTCTTGGTCTCCAAAATATATGTTGAGCTATGATGAAAAGTCTGATGAAAAGTATTGGGGTCATCCAATAGAATTCTTTGCGATATCAAATGAGTTCTTGGAAGGTCTTGTAAGAGAATTTGAAAGAAGAGCAAAAAGATTAAGAAAAATTGAAAACAAAGAGATTTTGGATAAGTCTTTGAAAAATATTCTCAACTATTTTGCCAAGGGTGAGCCATTAAATAAGCTCAGTCAAGACATTCTTTTCAGAATCAATGACGAACACGTAGGACAAGATTCATTCAAAGTTCTTAAGAATCTGACCGCAGATATGCCCCATTTGGCGGACTTACTTCCTGAAAGAGGTGAGGAACCATATTATTTACACTATGTCGAATTGATTAAGAAATTTAATCCTGAAATATGGAAAAAGTTCCTAAGTATGTTCTACAATACAACTTTCGAGATTAGAGACATTATCAACAAAAACTATAAATAAAAAAAAGGGATTTTTAAATCCCTTTTTTTCCGCTTGCTAACATTTCCAATTTTTCTAATTTCCTTTCATGGAAATCTAAAAGGGTGGATTGTTCTTTGATTGCCTCTAAACAAGCTGATATAATCGTTTCAAATCTTATTGATAACATTGTGGTTTCTGGGTCTTCATAAACGAGTTCAGGAAATACCAACTGCAACTCTTGTGCAATAAAACCTATCTGAAGTAACTCGGGTCTTTCATCATCTTTTATTAGATGGTAGGAAACACCTCTAGTCTTTAATATTTTGTCCAAACTATCTGTAATTGGTCTGATATTAGTTTTGAACCTTAAATCCGATGGTCCAGGTGCACCTGATGCACCTTGTGCCCCTGTTGGTCCTGTGCCACCTTGTGGACCAGTTCCACCACCTCCACCTTGAGCACCTTGTGGACCTGTTCCTCCTGTTCCACCACCAGTCCCTTGAGCACCTTGATTACCCGTAGGACCGGTTGGTCCTCCAGGACCTTGAGCACCTTGTGCACCTTGGTTTCCATTACCTTGTGATGGACCTTGGGCTCCTTGAGAACCAGTTCCACCTCCTCCACCAGGAGGTCCTGTGTGACCTTGAGCTCCCTGTGGACCTCGGTTACCCGTTGGTCCGCCAGGACCCTGAGCACCTTGTGCTCCGCCAGGACCCTGAGCACCTTGTCCACCTTGAGAACCTTGAGCTCCTTGAGCTCCTGTTGCACCACCACCACCTTGAGAACCTTGTCCTCCCTGTGAACCTTGGGCTCCTTGGTTTCCACCACTGCCTTGAGCTCCTTGCGCACCTTGTCCTCCTGCCGGTCCTTGTGCTCCTTGGTTACCTTTACCACCTTGAGCTCCTTGCGCACCTTGTCCTCCTGCCGGTCCTTGTGCTCCTTGGGCTCCTCCTGGGCCTTGAGCTCCTTGCGCACCTTGTCCTCCTGTTGGTCCCTGAGCTCCTTGGTTACCTTTACCACCTTGTGCTCCTTGAGCACCTTGTCCTCCTTGAGAACCTTGTGAACCTGTGGCACCTACAGGCCCCTGTGCTCCTTGTGCTCCCTGTCCACCTTGTGAACCTTGACCACCTTTGGCACCTTGTGAACCTTGTCCTCCTTGAGCTCCTTGTCCACCTGTTGGTCCTTGTGCTCCTTGATTACCACCCGAACCTTGCGCTCCTTGAGCTCCTTGTCCACCTGTTGGTCCTGTAGCACCCTTACCACCTTGAGAACCTTGTCCTCCTTGAGCTCCTTGTCCACCTGTTGGTCCTTGAGCTCCTTGATTACCACCCGAACCTTGCGCTCCTTGAGCTCCTTGTCCACCCTGTGAGCCTTGGGAACCTGTGGCACCCGCAGAACCTACTGGACCTTGTGCTCCTTGGCCTCCCTGCGAACCTTGTGAGCCCGTGGCCCCTTGTGCACCTACTGGCCCTTGAGCTCCCTGTCCACCTTGTGAACCTTGGGAACCTGTGGCTCCTGCTGAACCAACGGGACCCTGAGCTCCCTGTCCACCTTGTGAACCTTGTGAACCTATGGCACCTTGTGAACCTTGTCCACCTTGAGCTCCTTGTCCTCCCTGTGAACCTTGGGAACCTGTAGCTCCTTGTGACCCAACTGGTCCTTGTGCTCCTTGACCTCCTTGTGACCCTTGGGAACCAACCGCTCCCTGAGAACCTGTGGCACCTTGAGCACCTTGACCTCCTTGTGAACCCTGAGAACCTGTAGCACCTTGTGACCCTACCGGCCCTTGAGCACCTTGTCCACCTTGTGAACCCTGAGAACCGACCGCTCCCTGTGAACCTGTGGCACCTTGAGCACCTTGACCTCCTTGTGAACCCTGAGAACCAGTATCGCCTTGTGCACCTATTGCACCCTGAGCACCTTGACCACCTTGTGCGCCTTGTGGACCTACAGCACCTTGGGAACCTTGTGAGCCAGTAATACCTTGAGCCCCTGTTGGACCTTGTGCTCCTTGACCCCCTTGTGAACCTTGAGCACCTTGACCACCTGTCACTCCCTGGGAACCTTGATTTCCTTGAGCACCTTGTCCCCCTTGAAAACCAATACTACCTTGAGCACCAGTTGGTTCTCTATTACCAACCCATCCTGTAGAGTTGATAAGTGTTCCTGCTGAATTTTTTAAACTAGTTGTTATCTTGAGGTTACTATTGTAAGTTACAAATGAAGGTTTATCACTTCTCCAAGCAAGATAAACAATATTACTATTATCTGTCCAATGCAAATGTAGTAGTGGTGAATCGTCTTCAAGCTTCAAATATGTTGAGGTTGAGCCAGAATCAACGAATTCGACCGTGGGAAACGCATAATCAGGATATATTATTATATTTTCAGACACTTAAATTATCTTTTAAAATTTTTATTCTCTCCATTATTGAGATTATTCTTTTCTGTTGTTCTTGAAGTGCACCAATACCCAAACTTACCATAAGACCATATTCAACTGATTTAAAGCCCTCCTCGTCTGTCCAAACAACTTCTGGGACGATATCTTCAATTTGCTGTGCAATAAAACCTATTGTTTCACCAGTAAATGCACTTGGAAGAGATATTGCACGGTTCATTGATATTTTAGGATGGTCAACCCATTCGAATCTAACACCCTCAATACCTTTAACTTTTTCTAATACATTTGTTAAGGATTGAATATTATCTTTAAGTCTTTGGTCTGAAGGTGGACCCTGAGCTCCTTGAGCTCCTTGACCTCCTGTTGGACCAGTTCCACCCTGAGGACCTGTAGGTCCTACGTTACCTTGAGCACCTTGACCACCTTGGCCCCCACCTGAACCTGTAGCACCTTGGGCACCTTGACCCCCTTGACCACCACCCGAGCCTTGAGCCCCTTGGGCTCCCGTAGCTCCTGGTCCTCCACCAGGCCCCACTGCTCCTTGGGCACCTTGTCCTCCTGTTCCTCCTGTAGGTCCTGTTGGTCCCTGTGCTCCTTGGAATCCTGTTGCACCTCCCCCTCCTGTTCCACCTTGAGCCCCAACAGGACCCTGAGCGCCTTGAGCTCCCTGAGCACCACCCTGTGCTCCTTGAGCACCTGTGGAACCACCTCCACCTTGGCTTCCTTGAGCACCTGTAGTTCCACCTTGAGCTCCTTGAGCACCTGTTGGTCCTTGAGCACCTTGGTTACCTTGTGCACCTTGGTTACCACCTTGAGCTCCTTGGGCTCCTTGTGAACCTTGGACACCAGGAGCACCTTGTGCACCCGTATTTCCTCCTTGGGCTCCTTGAGCTCCTTGTGAACCTTGGACACCAGGAGCACCTTGTGCACCTGTTGAAGCTCCTTGAGCTCCCTGAGCCCCTTGAGAGCCCTGAACACCAGGAGCTCCCTGTGCTCCCGTTGAACCACCTTGAGCTCCTTGGGCTCCTTGGGCACCCTGATTACCTGTCGCACCTTGGGCACCTGTTGAACCACCTTGAGCACCCTGTGAACCTTGTGCCCCTTGTGCTCCAGTATTACCTTGAGCTCCTGTATTGGCTCCTTGTGCTCCTTGAGCACCTTGTGGTCCTTGTGCACCTTGGTTTCCTTGTGCACCTGTATTGGCTCCTTGTGCTCCTTGAGAGCCTTGAGCTCCTTGAGCACCTGTATTACCTTGAGCTCCTGTATTGGCTCCTTGTGCACCTTGAGCACCTTGTGGTCCTTGTGCACCTTGGTTTCCTTGTGCACCTGTTGAAGCACCCTGTGCACCTTGCGCTCCCTGTCCTCCTTGTGAGCCTTGACCACCTTGAGCACCTGTTGTTCCTCCTTGGGCTCCTTGTGCTCCTGTTCCACCTTGAGCTCCTTGACCTCCTTGTGCCCCCGTGGTTCCCCCTTGGGCTCCTTGAGCACCCTGTCCTCCTTGTGAACCTTGAGCTCCTTGGGCTCCTGTTGTTCCTCCTTGTGCTCCTTGAGAACCTTGTGCACCTTGTGCTCCAGTTGAACCCTGAGCACCTGTTGTTCCTCCTTGAGCTCCTTGAGCTCCTTGTCCTCCTTGTGCCCCCTGTGCACCCTGAGCACCTGTTGTTCCTCCTTGGGCTCCTTGTGCACCTTGTCCTCCTTGGGCTCCTTGTGCACCCTGAGCACCTGTATTAGCTCCCTGAGCTCCTTGTGAACCCTGTCCTCCTTGTGCTCCTTGAGCTCCTTGAGCACCAATTGTTCCACCTTGAGCACCTTGAGCACCTTGTCCTCCTTGTGCACCTTGTGAACCCTGAGCACCTGTGTTAGCTCCTTGAGCACCTTGAGCTCCTTGACCACCTTGAGCTCCTTGACCACCTTGAGCTCCCGTATCCGCTCCTTGAGCTCCCTGTGCTCCCTGTCCACCCGTAGCACCTTGAGCTCCTTGAGGTCCTATCGAACCTTGTGAACCTTGAGCACCTACATTTCCTATTGCTCCCTTAGCACCTTGAGAACCTTGCGCTCCTTGAGCACCTATTGACCCCTGAGAGCCTGTAGTTCCTGAAGCACCTTGTGCTCCTTGAGCACCGGTAAATCCAGATATACCCTCAGCAGGTCCTACCCATTCGCCAACTTCATTAATCATTTCTATACCACCCACATACAATCCATATATTCCTCCGGTGACCTTTGCACCATCAACGAGTAATTCAGCTCCGATAGTTGCTATGTTACTTTTTGTTGTTGATGAAACTTGGATATTTCCAGAACCATTAACAGATAATTGTATTTTGTCCGCGGATGAAATCCCTTCAAATTCCATATGAGGGTTAGGGTTTCCACCACTTTTACCATTGGGATATATTATAACGTCAGACATTAATTAAGAAGGTTTTCAAGTTCATTTATTTGTTTTTCGATATCTGATATAAATACTTGTTGCTCTTTAATACCTTCAATCAAAACGGCGTTCATTCTATTATATTCAACAGTATAAAAACCATCAGAACCGATTTTAACTACTGTCGGGAAAAATTCTTTAACATTTTGAGCTATCAGACCAATCGAGTGAAGCTTGTTATTGTTTAATCTTTTAATGTAATCGCTTTTCGTCAACTTTTCATTCCAATCGTATTCTACGACTCTAAGTTCAAGAATTTTTTCAAGTGTATTATCAAGTGATTTAACATTATATTTGACTCTTCTATCAGAGCAGCTGCCCCCGTATGTAAAATAACCATTGAAGTTAGTAGAACCATAATACAAATATGTAACACCAATCGTAATTGAACCATAGGTCCACTGAAATGTTGAGTTTTGACAAGTTGTAACATCTGAAGCGAGTTGGATGCTAAAATTTGCTTGCCAGTTAATATCTTGGGAATAAACTGTTCTGTTTTGACATGCCCCCGCGTTTACACAAATGGCGTAATAAGAATCACCACATAGATTCTGAACAAAACAAGAGGTGAACGAGCCAGGTCCTGTTGCACCTTGTGCACCTTGGGCTCCTTGTCCTCCCGTAGGACCCGTAGGACCCGTAGGACCACCCGACCCTTGTGCACCTTGGTTACCCGTAGGACCAGTAGGACCACCTGGTCCTTGTGCACCTTGGTTACCTTGAGGTCCTGTTACACCTGGTGCACCTTGAGCACCTTGACCTCCGTTTGGACCTTTCGGTCCAGCAGCTCCTTGCGCCCCTTGGCTACCCGTAGCACCCCCACCACCTTGAGGACCTTGAGCACCTTGAGCACCCTGACCTCCTGTTCCACCTTGTGGTCCTGGAGCACCTTGAGCACCTTGATTTCCTGTTGCTCCTTGTGCACCTGGATGACCTGTAGCACCCTTACCACCCTGTGAACCCTGAGCACCTGTTGCTCCCTGAGGACCAATTGCACCTGTATTACCCCCTGCACCTTGTGCACCTTGTGGTCCTGTGGCACCTTGTGCTCCTGGATGTCCTGTTCCTCCACCAGAACCTGTTGGACCTTGTGGTCCTGTGGCTCCCTGTGCTCCTGGATGTCCTGTTCCTCCACCTGAACCTTGAGGACCTTGTGGTCCTGTGGCTCCTTGTGCTCCTGGATGTCCTGTTCCTCCACCCGAACCTGTTGGACCTTGTGGTCCTGTGGCTCCTTGTGCTCCTGTATGACCAACGGCACCTTGAGCACCTTGAGGTCCTGTTGGTCCTGTTGCTCCTTGAGCTCCTGGATGTCCTGTGGCTCCTTGAGCACCCGTCGAACCTGCATTACCTGTAGCACCTTGAGCACCAGGGTGACCTGTGTTTCCTGTTGGCCCCTGTGCACCTTGTGGTCCTGTAGCACCTTGAGCACCCGCATGACCCGTCGCACCTTGTGCCCCAGTAGAACCAGCATTCCCCGTAGCACCTTGTGCACCTGGATGACCTGTATTTCCTGTTGGTCCCTGTGCTCCTTGTGGTCCTGTAGCACCCTGAGCACCAGCATGACCCGTCGCACCTTGTGGTCCTTGAGCCCCTTGAGGACCTGTAGCACCTTGAGGTCCTACTGCACCTGTAGAACCTGTAGGTCCTTGTGCACCTGTATTACCTGTGGCTCCTTGTGGGCCAACATTTCCTTGTGCTCCTGTATTACCTTGTGCTCCTGTGTTACCTGTGGCTCCTTGTGGTCCTACGTTACCTGTAGCCCCGGTAGCTCCCTGAGCCCCTGTGTTACCTGTGGCCCCTTGTGGTCCAACATTTCCTTGTGCTCCTGTATTACCTTGTGCTCCTGTATTACCTGTGGCCCCTTGTGGACCAACATTTCCTTGTGCTCCTGTATTACCTTGTGCTCCTGTGTTACCTGTAGCTCCTTGAGCACCTGTATGACCCTGTGCACCTGTATTTCCTTGTGCTCCTGTATTACCTGTGGCCCCTTGTGGTCCAACATTTCCTTGAGCTCCCGTGTTACCTTGCGCTCCTGTGTTACCTGTGGCTCCTTGTGCACCTGTATTACCCTGTGCACCTGTATTTCCTTGTGCACCGGTATTTCCCGTGGCTCCTTGTGCACCTGTATTACCCTGTGCACCCTGGGTTGTGCCTTTAGCACCCTGTGCCCCTTGGGGTCCAACCTGACCTTGTGCACCTGTATCACCTTGTGCACCTTGTATTCCTTGTAACCCTTGTGCACCCAAATTTCCCTGTGCACCCGTATCACCCTGTGCACCTGTATTGCCCTGCGCACCTTGGTGACCCTGAGCCCCTTGAGCTCCTGCAATACCTGTGGTTGGTCCAATCCAATCCAAAGTTCCATCAATTACTTGAACTGAGTCAATAGCAAAATAATCAGAAACATTAAGCGTTACAACACCAATTGTTTGGCTAGAACGGTCAATAACTAATTGATTAGTAACTGATGCTGAGCTAAGATTAATCTTACCCGTTGGCACAACTCTCCAAACACTTGTTCCACTGTTAACCCAATTTATATAAGGGACTCTGTCTGGTGTTCTAGAAATGGAATTACTCGGAACTATTAAAATATCACCCATGAATGTTTTTTTCTATTTATATAAATACAAGTTGAATAGAATTTGTATTCATTTTTATTTTGGAAAATTTTATAATTGACACTATTATAATTATTAATTTATGACATTAAAAAAAATAGGTAGCAAATCTTACGTTGTAAACTTACTTTCAGACTACATTCTTTCTGAGATATCAACTGAAGAGAACTCAATAATAAAAGTAATCGACTGTGGTAATTTTTTTGTTATCAAAGGAAAAACCACTTCAAAAGAAGTTTTATTTTTACCAAACATAATTTCTAAATTTAATGAGAGATTCGAAATACCCTCTAAACTCACCCATACAATTGACTTAATTGAATATGATTCTGATTTACCTGATGTAAAGTCAATTTCCCACACATACCACAGTAATACCTCCAACTGTTCATATAATCAAACCGAAATCGAAAAAAATGAGATTTCCGAAGAAACTGATGAATTAGTATACGTTTCTTCATTTCCCCACGGTTATTCCCTAACTCAGGGTAGATTACTTTATTATTATGGGAAAAAAATATTCTACAACATTCCATCCAATTACCTTGTCACGAGTTTGGAATTTCATCTAACAAATGAGAGAAATGATGAAAATGAATTTGGATTCAGCGTTTACGATGGATTTTACAAAACAAAGGATGAAGTGCTTCGTTCTGCGGTCTTAGATATATTTGATTTCAATATGGAGCCAATCGCCAAAGAAATAAAAAAAGTGGATTGGAGTATCGAACTCACAGACCCACTTTACGAATATGATTTTTTGAAAGAAAAGGTTGAGGGATTTATTATTATATAATACCTAATTTTTTTCTGTGTCCTTGTATAATTTGAATTGCCTCAGTTAATTCATTATAATTTCTTTCTGGAGCATATAAATGAGGTTCATAATCTTTATCGTCACCTTCGATAATCATCAAAGCTGGAACCATGTCATTTTCCGTCACTTCAGAATACATATTATATTCTTTGGAATACTCATCGATGTCTCGTTCAAAGAAGTCTATGTTTTCGGTTCTCAACATTTTTTTGAATTCATCACAATGAGGACATCCTTTCATTGTGTATACTATAACGTTTAAATTTTTCATTTTAATCTAAAAGATTTAATACTTCGGGTGCAGTCATGACACCAGGTTTAGAAAACACCTCTTTACCTTCTTTAAATATTTTAATTGTTGGAACACTTCTGATTTGAAGTTCGTTTACGACATACTCTCTATCGGAATCAATATCCAACTTATAGATTGAATACTTGGGTGAACTTGTTGACTCACTAATCAGGGATTCGTTCACCTTTTCGAGATTGTATAACATTATTTTACAAGGTCCGCACCATGTTGCAAACAAATCCAATACAAAATTTTCTCCGTTGTTAATTTTTTGTTTAAGTTGTTCCGTTGTTATCTGTTCCATCTTTGAAGGGTTTTAAAAGTTGAGTTGTTAAAAAAACAAGTTCTTTAAATTGTTCAGGTTTATAATAAATAGTGAGTCCAAACTCATCTTCTCCATTTACGTTTATTGTATTAACTTGAAGATAGAACTTTTGAGCTGTTTCGTAAATGACTTCCTCCCATTTAGCTTTGCCTCGGTTGGAAACTACTCCTCTCTCATAAACTCTCTTAAGTTTTTTTTCATCCAAATACTTGATTAAATCATCTGGATATCTGTGAAAATCCAAAAGGGAAAAAATACCTTCTTTTTTTTCTAATTGATTAATAAAATCTGGTTTACCTAAAAATCCCATGTGTAATAATTGTTTGTTGTTTTTCTCTCAGTCCAAATCAAGTTTCCATCATCATCAAAATGAGAACCTGAGGAAAGTTTGATTCCGTTGTTACAAACTTTTTCTATCGAGACTGTTTCGAATTTTTTATCCTCAAAGCAAGATAAGACAACTTCATCTAATTTCAATAGAACCTTACTCCAAGATGAATCAAGTTTTTGATTGAATTTTCCTAAAGTTTGAACTCTATCCACATGTATTTTGTCTATATTTTTCAGAAAAACAATTCTATATTCAATCGTTGCTCTTTCTGTGGAATCAATTGAATTTTTTCTAAGTGAAATTATCATGGAACCCGCTTTACCAATATATCCTTTTACACAGTTGGATTGATTAAAACTTTCATGATTATATTCTTCACTAGTTTTCAATAAGACAGGAAAAAAATCATCTAAAGGTTTTTCGATTCTGTCATAAAAATACTCAGGATAAAGTCTTATGTAAGACCCTTTACGATAATGGTCCAATTTATCAGTCCAATCCAAGTGTTCTGCTTGGAATTTATTGTAATCATTACCATCAGTCGTCCACCTTGTTTCAGTCTCACCGAATTCTTTTAAGGAAGTGTAGGTTCTTACATGGTCATTAAATGTCCAATTGTTCATTGTGTCATTGAGAATCATTCCTTTAAAAACAGAATAAACTTTTTTCAATTCTTCGTTGGAAAGATAATTTTTGAAATTATCAGGTATTGATATGGATTTCCCTTGAGAACTTAGAATTTCTTTGATGATATCACCATCTTGATTTAACCAATCCTCTCCGAATAATTTCTTAGCACAAGTATAAAGTTCAACATTGAGAAAATTTACTTCATGTAGATATTTTTTAAGTTTTTTTCCTTTAAAACTCCAAACTTGCATAAATGTATCAACAATTTTCTTGTCATTTTTTTTCAAGATTTTTCTGTAATCCTTACCCCACATGAAATTCACATAAATCCAAAAATTATTTGGATACTTGAAACCCTTTTTGTCCAAATAGAATTTCATTAATTTTTCATCATTATCCAATTTATCCAAATTTAAATCTATTCTTTCGAAGAATTTATTAGCAACTTCGAAAATAACCTCAGATGAGTTGTCACAAAAATTGGAGAGATGATTTTTGATACTTGACAGTATAGAGGAAAAAGGGTTATTAGGAAAATAATTTCTTCGTATGGATTTAGTGAATTTTTTTTTCTTTTGGTAATTGTGCAAATATCCTCTATAAAAATCGCCCGTCTTTTTGTTTACGGTTAGAAATTCAACATTTTTAGAGACTTTGAACCATGGCTTCCCAACCCCTCTGGCCTTTCCACCATAGAAAAATTTCAAGGATAATTTATCATCTTTTTCTTCAATTACAATCATACTGTAATACCTGTTTACAGCATAGATGGGGTTGGCAAAATTCTTTACGAATGTTTCCTCATCGTGAAATTTGTTTTCAATTACGAATAAAGGATGTCTCAAGTCCTCTGTTTCTCCAAAAACTATATTCCTCTCATTCAAAGATGAGTGGTCTCTATATTTTTCAGAAATGAATTTTGTAAAATTTACTTTATAGATTTCAGTCATTAGTATACAAATATAATAAAAAAAGAAGGGAGAAAACTCCCTTCAAAAATTAACCACAATATGATTCAGCCAATTCCCAAAGACCGGTGTTGATTTTATTAATGGTTTGGAAGTTTTTCAATTCCTTCATTGTAACCAAACGACCTCTCTTGGATTGATATTTAGTTCCACCACGGACAAATTTTTCTTGAATCACATTAAAGACTTTCCAAACAGAATTACCGCTATCAGCATCTCTCTCGGGACGAAGTAATTCTTCAACGTTTATTGAGGTAGGAACTGAACCTTTTTCCCAACGAAGGAGGGATGCCTTATTCATCATATCAATTGTTCTTTCTTCGTTGAGTTCTGTCGTTTCCATACGACCTACAGCTCTTTGGATAAGTGGGAGACGGTCAGCGAACTCATCAGTGATTTGACGAACAACCCCCATGTCAACACGCATATGTTTAACAGAAATACTGTCAGCAACTGATGTTGGAACAGTAAGACCATTTGAGCAAACCAAACGGAAAAGACCGGCGCTCACTGAAAAGGTGCTCATGCCATTGTGTGAATTTCGAATCACTGCCTCAACCAATGAATCTCCGACTTGAGGTAATTCTCCATTTCTTAAACGTAGTTCGTGACTCGAAAAACGACCTTGACCTATTTGTTTTGCGGAATAGAGTCTCCAACCTTCACGGTCAAAATTTTCCAAAATTTCCATGGTTGGAACGAAGGTATACTTCTCAGACATTTTAGGGTCTGCACTTGTAGAGAAAACGGCGGGAACTGTGTTACGAATAGAATCGAGTGTAATCATGTTTATTAATTTAGATTACAAAGATACAGTATTAATTTGAATTACAAAAATTAATTTAAACAAACTAGACCAAATTTAGTCTTGAAGAAAGGTGCAAATAATTCTTTAGTTTCGATTGGTTTCTGATTAAGCTCTCTACACACGTCAATGAGTTGTTTCTGAGTTAAACTAACCTCTTTACCATTTTCGATATTATCAAAGGCTACCTCACGAATCTTTACATAAAATTCTTCTTCCTTGTCTTTTGGAATAAGATTAAATAAGTCTTTTGGATTTTCCTTGAAAAACTTGACGATGTTATTCATATATATGTCAACATCTACGCTCATAGTGAAATGATTATTCCTCACCTTCCAAATCCCACATATTGTTACCCATGTCACTACCTTTTCTTTTGATACATTCAGGAACTTGACAATTGTCACTTCCTTTCAGATTAATAAAGAAAAGACTCGGCATGTTACACACACATTCAGGGATAGAAGTAAGTTGTTTGTTATTAATAAGTGCTAAGAACTTCAACTTTGGTAATTCACAAATTGAATCGGGCACAGTTTCAACACAATTATCAAGTAATATCATTCTCAAGTCTTTGAATCTAGAAATCGATTCAGGAATGTTAATAATAATATTATTTTTGTCTCTATTTTGGATTTGAAATTCAGTCAAGGTAGATGGTAAGTTATCTATCAAATCGTCTAAACCATAAAGGGCAATGAATTTTCCAATTGCACCATGAGAAAAACTATCAATAACAAGTTTTTCACCTCCAACAGTCAAACCTTTTGCAAATTCTGGTTTGAATAACGGTTTCAATTCAGACATTCTTCCATTGAGTAGCCCAACTAAATCTTGTTGACGGTCATCCTTGTCCATAAATTGATTGGATGGGAAATGGAATTGAAATCTTTCAACAGGTAAACCTGTTTCAGAGGCTTTGTTAGGGTCATTTGGATTGAACACAACATATAATGGACCGTCCTTAATATATCTATCAAACCAAGACAATCCAGGTGCAGAAGTGCACCATCTAGTCTCTCTATTATTTCCACCGTAAAAACATGCGGCTTCTTTTCCTGATAAACCCTTGTCTTCAATCTTAATCACTCTCCAATCTTCACCGTCATACATGAGTTCAGCACCAGGGTGAACTTCGGCAGTTTTTCTTTCTGCTTTAGTTGTTGTTGCCATCGTAAGGTCGAAGTCTTTAACTTCGTCATACAATTGGTCAGGAGTCAACTTCATTATATCCCTTTTTTCCAAAGGAATACGTTTGTAAAATCTTCCGAATTTCTTCAAATCATCTGTAACCTTATACAGGTCTTCCAAGAATGTTTCCTTTACTTGAGCAAGTTCTCTTTCATAACCCGTATCACCAGGTTGTCTTTCAGTCTTAACGTTCAAGAAACTTTTGATGAGCCAGTTAACATACTTACCTGCCTTTATTTTTTCAAGTTCTTTGGAGTCTGCACTCTCAGGGTCAACGTTATTTAATTTAGTGGTAGGGTCTGCCTGCACCAATTTTAAAAATTCAGCCACGGTCATCTTGGGCTTTTGTTTTTTTCCCTTCTTGTCTTCAGTAGGTTTTGTTAAAGCATTTCTCAAAATCTCAAATCTTGATTGCTCCAACAAAATATCTTTAAGTAATGATGTAAATTTCATCTACCACGAATTTATTAATAAATATATTGATTACACAAAAATAACTAATAATTCAATATCAAGAGCTCTTCACCCATATTTTGTTTCGTCCCTTTTTTCGCAGCAGCTGCTTTAGCAAACTTCTTCTTTTCCCATCTGAATCTATCTGTTGAATACCATTGACTTAAAAGGTCAAAATCGTAGTAAGATAAACTAAACTTACTTTGGACTGAATTCAACACATTTGCCAATCTTTCGTGGTCTGCTCTGTCGAAATCATGGTTGGAATAGTAATTTTCAGTTTTCCAATATGGTGGGTCCAAGTAAATATAAGTTGACGGGGAGTCGTATTTCTCTATAACCTTTTGGAAATCCATATTTTCAACATGAGTAATCTTATTAAAGTGTTCGACCCATTTTGGATTAGATAGTTTGTCTCTGAAAGACAAATATTTTGAACGATACTTTCCCTTCAAATCTATAAAGTTAGAAGTTTCAGGTTTACTTCCACTGAACACTTGAGTGACAATGTAAACGTATTTTGCAGCAACTTCGTAGTCAGGGTAATTTATAGTAAATCCCGATGAAAATAATTCAGTTTGATACTCTCTGAATCTATCCTTGTAACTTATGTCTGTAACTAATTTACCAAACTCTTGAACCGGTATGGTGTCCAAAACTCTTTGGAGTTCAGCAGGATTCTGAACACATTGAAATAGATTGTAGTTTAGTGGGTTGAAGTCATTGTAGACCACTCGTTTGAGGTTTGTGAATTTTTCTAAATTCATGTTGAAATAACACCAAAACATTCCCCCGAATGTTTCGACATATGTTTCCATATCCTCAGGATAGTATTCGACTATCCATTTTCCAATTTTTGATTTTCCTCCGATATAACTTAACATATAAGAAATATAATAAAAAAAATCAAAAAAGCAAATTTAGTTATAACAATTTTTGTAAGGTCTACATGAAGCTTTCTGAGTAAATCCCATATCTGAGCATGATGTAGATTTACAATATGATTTACTATATTTCCTTGGTTTCTTAAATTTCTTTTGTTCTTTCTCGTCCAAATATTGGTAAAGAACTCTTTTAATAATTTGTTCCAAAATCATAATTATAAATATGGCATGTAGTAGTTGTAAATCAAATCGTCCAATAAATAGAGTTAAATGGGGCGTGTTAATTTTAGGAAGTTATATTGTTTTCTCATCTGTTTACGGAACAATCGAAATATTCAAAATTATAATAGAATTTTTTAAATAGGTCTCTCGAATTTCAAATTGAGTTTAACATAAAAATCACCACCTTTATATCCTTTTCCTCTTAATCTTAAAGGTTTAGATGTGTCTATTATTTTTGGTGCTTGTAAATTTAAATCACCATCTGGATGTGGAATTAAAAATTTATCATTTTGTATTTGTTCCAAATTCAGTGTCAAATTATAAACCAAATCTGAATTAATCTTTTCAAACCCATCTTTCGGGACCATTTCCACTTGAATTACCAAATCCCCCATACCTCCGTTTTTGAAATCACCCAAGTTTGGTAGTTTGAGAAACTGTCCACTATCAATACCTTGTGGGACTTTGACCCTAATGCTATGAATGGTCTGACTTGTTCCTTTTCCACCACACAAATAACACCTTTCAACTAAAATGGTTCCTTGACCATTGCAGTTCCCGCAAATTGTCCTTATTTGTTGAACCATGAATCCTGTCCCAAATGTTTTGATAAAGAAACCTTGACCACCGCAAGACCCACAGGTTTGATGCTGGCCCCCGTTACCTTGACAAGAATTACACGGAATATCTCTACTATATTGAATTTCCTTTTCCCCACCCAAATAGGATTCAATTGGTGAAACTTGAAGTCTCACAACTTTGTCTGGTGCATGCCTCGGTCTTTGTCCTTGGAAATGAGGATTGCGACCAAACATGTTATCAAAGAAACTCTCAAAATTGGTTCCTTGATATGGGTTGGACTTTTGATTATTATACTGAGCTCTTTTTTCTCTGTCTCCCAAAACTTCGTAAGCTTCGTTTATCTCTTTAAATTTTTCAGCACCATCGGGATTGATGTCAGGATGAAATCTTTTTGAGAGGTTTCTGTAACTCTTTTTGATTTCATCTTCTGAGGCATTCTCTTCAACTTCTAGAATTTTGTAGTAATTTTTCATATATGGCTAATTACCTCGTGGTATTATTCAAGGATAAAAAAAAGAAAAGAATAATAAATAAGTTTATCACCCCTTCCAAGGCTAAGGATTTTTTCAACAAAAAAATGAAAGAATCCAGTGACGTAATTTTTGATGTAAAATATGAATCAGGAAAGGAAGTCGACTATGAAATGGGTATAATACATATGAGTTCAAAACAAGAAGTGCCAATCTATCTAACCGACGATTTGGGTAGAAATTTGAGAGTAAAACTTGATGAACCTGGTATGACATTGATTTTAATATCTCCATACAAAAAGGAGGAAAAGGTTTTCGACATTCAAACGAAAAAGAAGATAGAAGTCCAAAGGTTGATAAAAACTTATTTGAAGGGCGAAGGTGTAAAAATGATATCAATGTTGAATAATAAGGTTATCATTCAAGATGAGGAAAAAGTCTTTTTGTTCACTTTGAAAAATGAATCAGAAGCATCACGTTTTATTGATTGTCTATCAAATTACTTTTGGAAAATCAAAAGGGGTGATTGTCTGTTTGTTAAGGACTTTTCTAAACCACAGAAAAAATACTTATATCAATTGTTGGAAAATAAAGGATTTGATAAGTCCATCTTATACAGAAGATTTACTTCTCTTCCTCATCAAGAATAAAGTGAAATTCAGTTCCTGAGATGTCTATTGAAAATTGTTTGTGATGTCTTTCAATCTCTCTGAAATGATTAATGACTTTGGTATATTCTTCCTTTTTCAGCTCGAATATCATTGTTGCTTTTCCGACAAAAACGTTTTGACAAGCGTCGGCAATCAAAGCTAACTTTTCTAATTCCCCAAAATCAGTATTTTTATTTTCTGCCATAAGGTTAGTTTTTTTGGTTTGGGAAATATGTCTTCTTTATTCAACTTTTTTATTTGACGTATGAAGCTTTCTTTTTCCCTTTCCAATTCTTTTTTATCCTTCGCTTTCTCGCTGTTCAGCCATTGTAATATCTTCTCCTGTCTCTGACTCATCGTTAATTTCTAATTCAGTTTGTTCTAATTCGAAATCGAAATATAATGTTTTAAGTTTATCTAAATCAGTCTTTTCGAAAGTTTCTTTCAACTGTTCTATTGTATGTTTGAAAAGTTTTTCTTTGATTTCTTTTTCTTTATTCAATTTAATTATTTTTGAAATCTTAGACAAGGTAGAAGAGGTGTTGGCCTCATCCAAGGGTGTAACGAACGAAATCCCTTTTTTATTGGAATCCTCTGTTTCGAAAGAAACTACTTGTCCTTCCTCAACCATACTCTTTGGAATTACCCATTTAGAAGGAAACTCTATGTCGAAACTCAAATAGGTTTTGAGCTTCCTGATTGAACGTATGTATTCAATGAACGGGGCTATTTCTTTGTAAAAACTCATTTCGTAATAAGATATGTTATTATGTAACTCAACGATAAACCTAAGAAGATAAGTTCCCTGTTACTATAAACCATTGGTTTTGGTTCTTTTTGTAACAGGGCGCTTAAAAATTTTGTGACATTTTTTAATGTTACTAATATTGTGAAAACAAATATAAAAATATATATCGTTTCAATATTATGCATTATCCTCTGTCTTTTTGTGTTCAAGAATTTCACCTCTGAGTTTCTGTAAAAGAGCTTTCAATTCTTGTGCAGATTTTCTTGCTCTTGTTCCCGCACTCTTATTTCCTTTGAAAAACTTTGTTGTGTCAACTGAAAGTAGTTCGGTCAATTCTTTGATTTTTTCTAATGTTTCCATTTTTCTATGGTTATAGTTGTTTATTAATAGTTATAATATTAACTTTTTTACGTCTGGTGTAAATAGAATCAAGATTTTTTTCAAATCATATTTTTTTCCATTAACTTATATAGCTCGGTCAGTATGTCCAAGTCAGACTTACTAAAATCTTTTTCGACATCAAAAACATCATTGAGGAATTTGGGTATTGACATTTTTACGTTATCTTGTTGTTGATTATAAAAACTGTCTGAAAAAAATTCTTTGAAATACTCTTTGTGGTCCCCTTCTCTGTTTATTTTAATATTTTCCGCTAGAAAATTCTCTAATAATTTATTCCAACACCACTCGAAATGTTTTTCTTTATCTTCTTGCGAAAGGTAAATCTTAGTTTCACCCTCGGTGTCTCCCATATAAGTGTTGATAATAATATGGTTTAAACTTTTGAATAGGTCACCATATAGCTCAATCTTTTCATAACTCATGTTATGAGTATTGAACCAAATCAAAACTTCATCTTTAGGTATTGTCTTGGACATCCAATTAAAAAAATTCTCCATAGAGTTCATCTATGGAGAATATAATAAATTAAATTTCAATGTGAATTTTTACTGAGTCTTTCTGTCGTAACTAATAAGATTTTTCATCTTTTCCATTTCTTCAGAAATTATTTTTGATTTCTTGTCCTCAGTTGATTCTAATTGGTTGAATATTTTTGCAGATTTTTCAGTTGATGATTTTATTTTTTTGAGACTTCCAGTTGACTTGGTCTCACCTGCAACGTCTACAGGTTGAGGTTGTCTTTTATAAGATGCGTTTTGTTGTTCTGCACCGTATAGGTTGTCCTTATAATTTTTCATGAACTTTTCACCTACCTCACTCGGGACCACGTTACCTAACGCTTTACCATCTTTGTCCTTGACAGCATTACCTGTTTTTGAATTTCCTTTCAAATACATTTCGATTTTTTCATCTTCAGGTTTGATTTCATCATAAACAAGATTTGTCATACCAGGGTATGCGAATGCATCAATATATTCATCGACTGCTTCAGACGGATGATACTTTTTTGTTTTTTCTTTCATACCTGAAAGGTCATAATTACTCTCTGGAAACGCCTCAGGGTTTTCACTAAATTCACCATTCGAACCTGATTTGAGATAATCCTTCATTTTTTTCACAACACTCTTAGCATAATCTTCATTTTCTTTTTTCGACGCGTTAAGAGCTTTCATTGTTTTTTTCAAACCTTCGGGTTCTTTCTTTGAGATGTTTGATTTTTCCTTTTTTTCTTTTTGCTCGATGACAATATTTTCAATCAAATCTATAAGTTCATTTTCAGTGAAAACGATTTTATTTTCATTTTCCTTTATTCCTTTGAGGGTCAGAACTAAATTAACTTGTTTCAAAGTTTTTAAGTCCGAAGAAGACAATTTTTTATCCCCTTCAGCTTTCTTCATTAATTCTTTTTTCAATGATTTCAATTTTGATTGAGGAATTTTCTCATCATCTGGGACATTCAATTTCTTGTGAAGTGCACCTTTTTTAATATCAGTTTTTTGAATCCATTTTTTTTCAGATTCTTTAGTTTCTTTTTTGTGATTACATTTACAATTCATCATACCACACTTCGCACACTTCTTACCTTTAGATTCTTTAACATGATATTTTTTTCCATCTACTTCAAAAGAATCTCTTCCGTCTTTTTTAGCATCCGCTAAAGCCCCTGTAAAAGCATTTCCTTCTTCAGTCTCAGCTTCTTCTTCTAAACCTTTCATGATTCTAATTTTCATTGGACCATATTTGTCCTTATACATGTCGAAAAATTTCTTACCTTCTTCACCAGGTGCAAACCAATTAGTTTTTTCACCAAATTTTTGGAACATAGGTTCGAACTCATCGTATTCTTCTTCATCAAAATCGAAATCAAAATCTCCTATATGAGCTCTATCTTTTTCATCAAACCAACCATGTTCATCGCTAAATGAACCAAATATTTTGTTTTTGAGGTTAGCTTTCATTTTATTGTCTTCCAATCCTTTACCAACGTAAGTTGGTTCATTCTGAGACAATTCTTCTGCATCCTCTTCAGCCTCTTCATCACCTTCGTAATCACCATGTGTTGATTTATCTTTATCATAAAAAAACCATTCATCCATTTCTTCGGTTTCTTTAGTCTCTTTCTTTTTACTTCTTAATTTTTTGAAGTCTGCAGCATCTAATTTACCCTTTGGCTCTGCAACATCTAATTTCTTTTGACCTCCTTTGAGTCCTTCCTCAACTTCAATTTCCTGCCATTCACCTTTTTCTTCGGTAATTTGTTTAACCTTGCTCTCGATTTCCTCATTGAGGATTTTAGAAATAAGATTGTCAATATGTTTTTGAAACTTGTCCATTATGTGTGTTTTTAATATAAATATCTTTATTTTGGTCTTTTATTAATTTTCTCAAACTCGTGCTCCAATATTGTGATAATAACATTTTCACTGATTTTGAATTTTTTGGAAATTGATTTTATTGCTTCTTTTACAGACTCATTTTTCGTAATTTTCAAAGCATTTATGTCACCCTGATTACAATATGGGAATTTCGTGCATTTCTTTTTTACTTTTACAAATGAACCACCAGGGACTTGGGTTTTCCTACTTGGCCCCCAATCTTTTTTCTTTGTGGATTTAGCCCACATTGCAGGTGTTTCATAACCACCAACTGAACCCGAACCTGTCGCTTCTTTTGTTTCAGCCTTTTCAATACCATTGAGGCCCATTGCATTTACTGCAATACCCTCTTTAAGTTTTGGAGTTTCAGCAAAACTCTTTCTTAGAAAATCACTGTCTTTAAATGCAATAGGACCCGCAAATGCCCCTGATGAACCTGACCCTGTCGCCTCCTTATTTTCAATTTTTTTTCCCAACCCACACTTTTGAAAAAAGTCATCGTAATCAAACTTTACACCTTCTTTCTTAAATTTTTGAACCATGTTTTTAGCAACCTTCATCTTATTTCCTTTATCATTAATTTGATTCAGAATTTCAATGATTCCGTCCACCATATCTTTATCATTACCTTTCAACTCCTTATCTACTTTTTCATTCGTTTTCTCTTTGCCAGGTCTACCCCACTTTCTTTTCTTGATGTAAGGGTCATCTTTCGTTACATTGGGTAAACCGAAGTTAAACTCCTTATATCCTTGTTTGTATTTCGCTCTCTTCTTAAAATCGATATAGTCTTTATCGGCTTGTAAATCTGTCGCAAATTGTCTTTTTGCGGTAACTTTATCGTCCTCCTTAGTTTCTATTTTACTCAACTTAGAATAATATTTTGGGTCTTCATATAAGTGGTCCATAGCGATTTCTTTGGCCATGTTCTTATCCTTGGTGTGTTCAGTCTCAATTTTGACTCCTTTAAGAAATTCATGTGTAAGTTTTTTGACATCAACCTTGTGTTTGTGAGCAATGTCACCCAAACTCATTTTATCTGCCTTACCACCCTCTAGTTTCTCTTCTTTAAATGATTGTTTCAATCTAGTTGCATCTTTCATAGTTGAGGAATTCAACTTTACATTTGGTTGTGTTGTGAAAGCCTTGTCTATGGCTTTTTTGAATTGTTCTGCAGCATTAAATCCCATGTTAAGCGTTTTTCAATCTAGGTTCCCAATAACCTCTGTTGGTCCACATGAACTGGTAAAATTCACGGAACATCCTAAGAGTTATATCTTTTATATCACCTTCGAGTTTTCCTTTTTTGATTTCTTTTCTTATTGTATCAAGAAGTTTATCCTCGAATTGTTTGACAGTATTATTCTGCATAAAGTTTCTAACCTCCTTGCGGACTAATGTTTCAATTTCTTTTATTTCTGAATTTGTAAATGCCATTATTTGGTTATTAAAAAGAACGTTAATACAGCAATCAGACCTGTGCCAAGGATAGAATTGAATTTACTTTTTACTTTCTCTTTCTTCAAATCAAATTCTAATTTTTTTGAATATCTTTCCATGATATCAAACTTTTGTTTCTCAGAATCAATTATTGTGAGATAATTCGTTTCTTTTGCTCTAAGAATTGTAATAACGCTGTCCTTGAGTCCTACTTTTTTCTCGGTTTCAATAAGTTGGAATTCAGTGAGTTTCAATTGTGCCTTTGCAGAATCTCCACTTATTAAGTCTTTCATTATTTGCTTAACCACAGGTAAGGGAAAACACTTTTCAGTCTTACTTGTATCTATCTGTGAAAAAGCTATCGACTTCACGAGAAGTAAGCTTATCAATATTGCTAATTTTTTCATGATAAATTTCTTTGACAATTGTTTTTTGATTTTTTATTTTGCCGATAGTTTGGTCTACTTTTTCAATTTCATTGTTGAAATCAGAAATCTTGTTTTCCAATTTCAAATTATCTTCGTGAAGTTGCTTAATAACAACATTGAGTGAATCAAGTTGTTGTTTTTGGTCGGCAGCCATTTGGACCCTTGGTGTCAGGAAAAATATTAAATAATAAAGGATGAACAATCCGAAAATAACTTTAAGGATTGTTATGTAATGTTTCTTTAAGAAATTTAGAATTTTACTAATCATATTAAATTGGTGATTCTTTTGTTTTCTTTCTACTCGCCAAAACTTTACCCCATTTGGATTTGAATTTTTGGTAGAATTGTTGAAGTTTATTAATTAAATCCAGAAATTCTTGGTCAACCTTAACCATTTGTCCATTGATATAAATTCCACTATCTTCCCCAATTGTGAAGATAAATTCCAAGTCTTCATCAATTAATTTCCCAGACCATTCAACATTATTTTGATAAACATTCAAGACATTGAAATCTACAAGGTCAGAAACCTCTTCTACGAATTCATCCATGGTTTCTTGGAATGCAACTTTATCGTCTGTTGTAATATCCAATTCACTTCTGTCCTTACCATGAAGGGCTAAGATTCCACCTGAAATTCTATATTTCTGAGTTTTGTCTTCAGGTGTTGGTTTTTCACCTTTCTCTTCATCAGAAACCGCAGTATCATATTGATTGTCTCTTTCAATCCTTTTTTCAAGGTCTTTGGCGACATTGATTTGTGTCTCTTGTTCGAATATCAGTCTCGATTTTTTCAAAAGAGATTTGATTTCATCGTATCTTTCTTCGTTAAGCATATTGTTCATTTTCAAAATATTTTTGTAAGGTCTCGAATTGAAATGAAGGATTTAGGTCCGTATACATTGTGTCGATATTACTCCTTGAAATTATTCCCTCCCAATCAGTAATCCCATCGATTTTTGTGTTATGACCTATTGACCTCAGTTTTATGTTAAGCGACTCTCCTAGCATTTTACACAGTTCAGCTGTTGATTCCATTTGAATGTCAGTGTAAGGTTGCCAAAAAAAGTAGTCTCTCCATTTTTTTTCATAAACCTTGTCATTATAAATACTTCCAATCCAGTTAATATAATGATTGGTTAATGGTTTCTTTTCCAACCATCCAAGGTTCTCAAGACATATTATGACTGAGTTCTTATTGATTTGTTCCTTAGGAAATATGTTCGAATGACCTAACTCTGGTAGAAGTTGTAAAACCTCACCCTTTCTTGTTACAACGTAGTTTGGGATTTTATCATATTGTCCATTATATCTAAATTTAAGGGAGACCAGGAATTCCCCGACCTCCCTTGAAGTATGACATAATATTATTTGATTTTTTTTCTTTTGTTTCCCAATCGGTTTGAAGTTTCCGTATTTTTGGATTTTAAGCATCTCTTCTCAAATAACTCAATACCTTTTTATTATTAGTTTCTTTAACTGAGGGTGTTTCATCATAAACAATTGGTTCTTGTAGGTTTCCAAACTTTTGTTCATTTAGTTTCCTCAGTTCTTCTTCAAGTTTTTTTAATTCATCTTCAGTTGGAGTGAATTTTTCTTTTTCGATTTCGGCCTCTTTCAGTCCAGCTTGTTTACTCAATTCTTCTATATCCAAGTCGAAATTATTGACCGGTAGTTTTCTTTTTTCTTCCTCTTCGAATTTCACAAGCATGTGTAGGAACGATAAGGATATCAATGGTAACATACCACCTGCGAACAAAGCCAAGAATCTTTTGTGTCCAACGAGGTCACCAGATTCTACACCTAAAAATGAAACGATGGGGTCAACCATATCAACCCAATCTTTGAAAGATTCGCTGTTTATATCAATATATTGATATGCAAAAAATATGTTTCCAATGAATTGTATCAACGTAACAATGATGAATGGGAAATATACTTTTTTACCCATTTGAGCCGCAATTGCGGCTAACGCTGATAAAGCAGCGATTTCAATCCCTATTGAAAGATATATCGACCAACTCAATGGATTAGAAATACCATACCAAGTTGTTACGTGAGAAATGGAAACAATAGCAACCGTAATAATCGGAACCAAGAAGGCAACGTATATTAGGGTTTTAAAGTTTTTTTGTATCCAGTTCATTATTTTTTATTTAATTTTTTTATTTCTTCTTCGATTTCAGTTTGTCTTCTTACATCAAGAAGTTTTCTATCTGTCGCTTGAATCATTCTTTTTTCAGCCTCAAGACCTGAAATCTTAAGTTCCTTATTCAACTCGGTTTTAGTATAAGTTGAATCTTTTATTGCTCTTATTTCTGATTTAATCCTACTTAAATCTCTTGAATCTCCACATCCCTTAAAAAAGGTTAATACCGCAATTACCAATACGATAACTGTGAAATTGTTTTGAATAAATTTTTTCATAATTTTATAATTTTAATACAACTTAGATTTATAATTTTAATATCATAAAAATATAAAAGGTGTATCTAATAAATACACCCTTTACCTTTAATTACATGTAGTCGAACAAACTACCCGTTTCATTCCTAAGTTTTCTGAGGGCTTTTTCTTTGATTTGTCTAACCCTTTCCTTAGTTAAATCAAAGTCATTACCAATATCTTCTAATGTTCTTGTTGAGCCAGATAACCCGAAATAATCTTGGATGATTACCTTTTCTCTTTCATCGAGAACATCGAGAAGTGAAAGTAATTTATCTTTAAGTGTTTGCTCTGAAGAAAGTCCTGAGTCCGCACTTTCAGCATTTGGATTTGGAACAACATCCAAAAGCGTATCTCCCTCTTCGTTAAGTGGGCTATCCAAGTTCACAATAGATGGTAGGTTGAGAAACTTCTCAGGAAGTTCAGTCCCCACCTTGTCAAGTTCTTTTTTCGCCTTATGTAGTTCTTGAACCACATTTACTGGTAGTCGAATTGTTCTAGCATTTTCATTCAAGGATTGAAGTATGGATTGTCTAATCCACCACACAGCGTATGATATGAATCTAAGATTTTTTGACCAATCAAAATTCTCAATCGCTTTCATAAGACCATAATTACCTTCAGCGATAAGGTCAGGTAAATCTAACCCTTGGTTTTGATATTGTTTGGAAACAGTAATCACAAACCTTAAGTTACCCTCGAGAATTTCTTTTTTTATTTCTTCCTTCTCTTGGATTGAGATTCTACCTGATAACATTTTTCTAGAAAGTTCTCTTTCTCTCTCTACCGTCATTACCTTAAGTTTTCTTACTTCTTTAAGGTAGGCGTTAATTTCTTCCTGATTAATTGGGATTACACTTTTTTCCTTCATAGATTAATTTTTACTATAACTCTTTAATATATCTTTTTCGAACTCTGTAAGATTTTCAAACCCTTTGTCAATCATCTTGTCCAAAATTTGGTCTAAGGATGGTTTAGGAAACAGGTTATTCTTTTCACCCAAAAGTAATGCCACAAAATCGTCATCTTCCTCTTCGTCCATGAAATCTAAATTCCTTTTAATTCTATTAAGGTCGATATTCATCTCAACGTCATCACTTGAATTTTCTAAGTCTAAAAGATGACTTTCTATTTCTTTCGGCATAGACAATGTCATATTGTCATGTAATTCTGTCAGAATAAATGCTTCGGTTATACCATAGAGAATTCCACGGATGTATTCAAATATTTCACTTTTTTCAACCTCAGAGGCAAAATGGAATATCAAAATACCGTTTGTGTGTTGGAATTTCATGTGAGGTGAGTCAACAATAGGGGTTAATGATAGTGCTAACTCTTGACACATCTTCTCGTTTTCGAATTTACCAATTACTGATAAAATGTATTTTTTCATAAAGCAAATATAGGTTAAACTCTCTTGGATAATCCAACTATTTGATAAAAATCTTTTTTTCCTTCACAATACTCTTTTACCAAAGTAAGTAGCCCGCGAAACATAAAAGCATCATCTGATTGTTTTTCACACTTTGAAAAAAGTTCAACAAATGCTGTAATTGTTTCAACTGTATAATACCCATGACCCCTAAGTTGAGAGTGTTTATTACCCATAACTTGTGGGTGTTTCAAATCGTATGTATTTCTTTCTTGAATAGATGAGAACTTTTCGGACTCATCGTAGATTTTTATGAGGTCATTAACAAAACTATATAGATAGTTCATTTTGAAAACTGAACTATGAGACCCTTTAACCAATAAGTCAACTATCCAATGTGTGTGAGATGGGGTTCTCAACCTTTTTCCCTCTTCTTTATACTTAACCACAAAATCAAGCTCGGGGTTTTGACCTCGTTCGCCTTGATAAATAGCAACTTCTGTAACTAAGTCAGTTTTCCAAACTTTGATTGGGTGATGTTCAACCCCTATTTTCTTGAATGTTAAATGTTTCATAGATATACTCTTCCTTTTTTTCCTGAATGTTGTTCATACCATTTACCTTCATTATCCAACCATACGTAAGGGTCTGAAGGGTCTTCGGACCACCCATATTTTTGATAAAATTCAGGTTCTTTTTTCAAAAGATTGGCACGGTGAGATGAATGAAATCTTTCGTTTCCAATGAATGGTGGTATAATAACATCATTCTCAATGTATTGTTCAAAACTCATCGTATTCTTGAATCCTCGACAAATCCATTCTGCAATTGAATAATTCATATACAATTTCAACGCAGGGACATAGTCTCTCCACATAACCGTGCAAGGATGGTTTAACCAACCTTTGTATGGTGTTCCATCTAACTTAGGCCTACGGGTGATTGCTGATATTATTTGATAAGTTTCAACTCTTTGTTTACCGAGACGTTTGTTGTCGAGGGATTTAAGAGATTTTCTCATATCGGAATATGGTAAGAAAATTTGCATGCTGCAATGATACTGAATATTTTTACAATTACAAAATTTGGTCCAACTTAATAATAAGTTCATTTTTGGGTATACTTCTTGGACCTGTAGTATCACCTGAACTAAATTGAATTTGTGATATTAAACGTTGAGCTGTTTGAGGGTCTTCGACTCTAAGAAAATAATGTGAAGTAATTGATACATCTGTATCAGTGAAAACATCTCCAGCATTGATACCAACTCTTCTGATTGCTAAATTCGCATGTTGTTTTGTGGTGAAAGTAAATTTTGTGGGAGAAAGTTTTATTTCTTTCTCTCTAAGAACTTCGGTTTTTTTCAAGATAACCCAAACACATGGGACCATGAAATCTTTTCCTTCGAACGTAAAAATATCCTCAGTTAAATCCTGAATTAATGAAACCTCAAAGTTGAGAGGAATCTTGTCAATCATTGACCTTTTTTTGAAACCTTTGGGTAATATGAATGCGATTGTGTCTGCGTGAAGACAACACTTTTTTATAAATTTTAATGCAAGACTTGAATTTCTCCCAAATGGAGGATTACCAAAGAAAAGCACTTTACGATTCCCCAAGAAACTTAAATCCTTAGTCAAAAAATTACATTGTTCTATATCATCAGACTTAGGTTCAATGTCGTAGGCTATTTTGTCTTGGTGTTCCGCCAAATGAAAAAAAACACCCTCTCCTGCCGATGGCTCTATGATTGTATCATAATCAGTTAGATTCAGAGTCTCTAAACACCTTCGAGCGACCTCAGATTTTGTATAAAATTGGTCTAAACCATACTTACTTTTTGACATAATCTAAAAAAGTTTCCAAGTTTTTGTAAGAAACCGCAGATTGTATTCTACGTTGGGTTTTATGGTCTCTTTTGAATCTAGGTTGAACGATTCTTTCTTCACCCCACTTTTCTTTCCACTCTTTTACTTCAGACTTCCAAGTGGTATCGTAGTCATAACTATTGGAAACAACATTTTTAATCCAATGTTTAAGTTCTTCGAAGTGTTCCCAAGTGAATAACTCTTTCCATTTTTCAACGTCTACTAATATAACTTTTTCTTCAACAATGTTTGATTTTTTACCTTTCCAAACACCATACATTAAATAGAAGTCTTTATCTCTCGATACATTATTGAATATATCGGCCAAGGGAATTTCCGAATTTTGTTTGAAGGTTTTAACTACACATGGGGTTCCATCTTGACGATAGGCATCCCAAATACCCGTGTAGTTATCATCTGAAGATAGGTTATATCTTTCACAGAGTTGTCTTTGGTAATCAAAACCGTGACCTTGTCTTTCCATATCGCAAATGTATGGCTTTTATTGAGAAACTTTAGAAATATTTTCCGTTTTTGAAATTCTAACCACATTATTAGCCCAATTGTTTACCAAAGGATTGTGCGTGATAACAAAAATCTTCTCGAAGTATTCTCTCATCTTAGAAAAAAACTCCCCTACCATTTCTAAGTTTTCGTTTGAAATCTTACCAAAAACTTCGTCCCATACAATAATGTTTGGTTTTGGTAATGAACACACTTTTGACAACACGGCTCTTAGTGCCATAGCAGCTATCGTTCTTTCATAACCAGACCCTGATGTCATTGGTTTTTCGATTCCAGTTGAATTATCAATCATCATGAATTCTACCTCATTTTTATCGTTAATTCTTATTTCAAGATTGAAATAACAAGAATCCATGAGGAGTCTTTGAAGTTCTTGATTGATTAACGGCATCATCGTCTTCATTATAATTTTCGAGATACCATTTTTACCAAATACCTCCAAATATATCTTATATATTTTTTCCCTTTCAAACTCCTCGGTAATTGTTTGAATCATTTCGAGATTCTTATCGATTTGTTGTTTGAGGTTTTTTATTTGAAGTTGGTTAGATGTTATAGTTCTTTCGTAATCTCTCTTCTCATTAATTAAATCGTCTATCCTCATTCCCGCCTTCACTAACTGAGCATCAATATCATTGTTCTTTTTAATCTTATCTTGAACTTCTTCATATCTTGTCAGTTTGTCTTGAGCTTGCTCGAGTTTAAGTTTCGTAGACTCCAAAGACAATTCATACTTTTCTTTTATGAGTTTGTTTCTTTCATACTCATCAAAGTCTTTTTTCAGTTGGGTGAAAGACTGTTCTTTTTTTTCTAAATCTCCGATTTCTTTTCTGAATTCCCTGACAAGTTTTTTATATCCTTCTAACTGTTCTATTTTTTTCTTTGTTAGGGATGCCTCCATTAATTTGATTCCGCAGTGCTCGCACTGGATTCCATCCCCATACTTTTCTATCAATTCTTGTATTTCTTCAACTTTATTTTCTGCTAACACCAACTCACCATTTCTCGATTTGATTACATCTTTCACCGCGTCGTGTTGGTCTTCATGATAGAACTCTTTGGGCTCAATAATCTTAACTTCGTTTATTTGAGTTTGAATCGACTTAGATGAATTTTTGAAGTTTTCTATTTCTGTCTTGAGAGTATTTGGATTTAGTCTAACAAGTTCTTGGTCTATGTCGTTATGCTTGGATTTAAGAAGATTTTCTTTATAATCTTGACCCTTTTGAAGCCTGTTATCAACATCTTTCATTTTTTCCTGAGAATCGATAATTTGACTGTCGAGAACTTTTATTTCTTCATTTGACTCTGAATTGTTTTGCTTCAAAGTTTCAGTATTATATACATTGGACAACATACCTTTAGAAAAGTCAGAATAAATTTCTTTACCTGTTTCTTCTTTTTTCTTCAGGAATTCGAGCCCCAAAAATCTACTCAACACTTGTCCACGTGCTGTTGGCTTTGCCTCCAATAAATCCTCTAAATTCGAAGCGGTAGTCACAATGGTCATCAAAAAGTCATCGATATTACCTATCGATTTTTTGATGAAGTCCTCAGTCTCTCTCCTTTGTTCACCAGTGAAGTTTTGAAGTTGTCCATCAGCGAGTTTTTTGAAAAACTCCAATTCAGTTTTAACATTCCATTCTCCTGACTTAGCCTTTTTTCTTTCAATTTGTCTTGCAATAACATATTCCTCACCATCAATAACAATTTCACCTCTAACGGTTACTTTGTTTTTGTCAGAAAAACGGTTAAAGATTTCCTCTGCTTTCTGTGTTTTGGTTGTTGAGTTAAAGAATAAGAACAATAATAAATCTACCGTCAATACAGTTTTTCCTCCAAAGTTTGGTGGGTCAGATTCAACTACTGTGATACCATTACACTTGTCAAAATCAATTACTTGATTTTCCCCGTAAGAAAGAAAGTTACTAAACTCTATCTTTTTGATATACCATCTCTTGAAGGGGGTTACTTCGACCTCATTTATCAACATTCTATTTTCAACCGCTAAGTCGATATTCATGACTTGGTCAAAATACTGATGTTGGTTTTTAGATTCCAAGAAATTTCTGACCAACTCTCTGAGATAGTTTTGGTCCATGATATTCATGGTAACATCTATAGTTTGCTGGGTATCGTCTGTTGTTTTTACTTTGGTAATTACATTTACGTTTGTTGAGGCATACTTCTTCATGAAGTATTGCTTAACAGACTTGATTCTTTCTTGTGTAAAATTTTCAGAAGAGTCTTCCCAAATCACTTGAATGTAAGGGTTATCCAAAGCTGAAGTATCGAGTTTGTGTGACATCTCTTTGTAGTTAAATTCTGGTTTTGGATTGAACAAATCCCATTTCATTATTATTGAGGTGTTGTTGTTAGACCTGATGTTTGAGCATCTTTCTTCTTCATTTCCTCTATCTGTAGTTTCATTTGTTCCTCAAACAATTTTTGCATAACATTTTTTTGTGCATTGATTTGAGTGTTTCTTGATTGAACTCTTTTTCTGTGAGCCTTTGCTCCACCTCTTTTTTTTGACGTTCCCATTTTTTAATTGTTTTGTTGTGGTCTATTTTGTTCAAACCACTCGATTATTGAATTAATTGCCCATACAGAACCAGAAGCCAACATCCCATCAAAAAACCACGATACAAATGGTGATACTTCAAGTATAGTATGAACTGGTGAATATAAGAAAATTCCGAAGAAAAATCCAACCCAAGTTGGTGTGCACATCATACATTTCAACATATCGGATAAGAAAACCCAAAATCCATTGAATAGTGTATGCTCGCTTGCCGCCAATTTGTTTATTTTATTTCTCGGTCCGTTGAAAATGCTCCCATAAACCAAGATGTTGCTTATTCCATAAGTCATTATCATCCATAAAATTAATTGTGTCATAAAATATTATTTATAAAGATTATCATCAAGATTCGAGCCCCTCAAGAACATTGCTTTTTTATCTTCTTGGAACTTTTGAATATCTTGAATTGTTTTTTCGTATTCTTTTATTTTTTTGTCTTTTTCTATGTTGTCTTGTTTTAGTTTCTGAACTGTATTCTGTAAAGCATCCAGTTTAGGTTGTAAATCCCCTCCTGTGACTTTTTCAATCACCACTTCTTTGATGACCTCAATTGGAATTTCTTTAGTAACCTCCACTATTTTTTCCTGTATCACAACTTTGTCAACAGGGATTTCTTTTACAACTTCAACAATCTTTGGTGGTTGATTTTCCAACTGTTGTATTTTGAACAACAACTCATTTATTTGAGTATCGTCTGAAACTTTTACGATTTTTTCAATCACTTTTTCAACAGGCACCTCTTTTACTATTTCTTTGACCACAACTTTTTCAACAGGGATTTCTTTGATTACCTCGACCACATTTTCAACTACCTTTTCAATTGGAATTTCTTTTATGACCTCAACAATTTTTTCTACAATAACCTCTTTGATAACTTCGACTGGTTTTTCAATCTCCACATATTCAATTTTGACAACTTCTTTTTCAATTTCCACCGGTATCTCAACTCTCTTTACAACTTCTTTGATGACTTCTTTTTCGGTCACTTTTGGTCCAGCATTTAACAAACCATATCTTTCAATGTTGAATCCAGTTGTAAAGGATTCCTTGACAACTGAGCTTATAAGTAAATCGTTGAGATTACAATAAGAAACCAATTCTTTAAGTTCATCTTTGGAAAGATTAAGTTTAACTTCCATCTTAATAATTAACTAACTTTTCAGTTCCCTTCTCTAAATTATCAATTGAATTAATATAGAATGAAAGGAAAGGTTTAGGGTTAGGTAAATCAATGAAAGTGTATTCGTCTTTTTCGATTTCGTATACTCCGTATCCGTGTTTCCTTACTGTTTCACCAAAGTTTTGTTGTATAGTGGAACCAATCATATAAGCTTTCTTACCACCAGGTATGTCAAATATCTGCCTTTTGTGAATATCGCCACATAGAACTAAATCACACCCTTTGAATTTGTTCGAATCGAAACCATCCTCAAACTTATAACCAATATCAGTGTATAATCCTTGAACGGGTCCATGAAATAAACCTATATTAATTCTTTCTGACTTTTTTATTTCAGGTGGAATGTTATGCTCCATGAGAGAGAACACACACCAATTAATATTATCATCCTCATAAACACCTCTGTTTTTGAAATAAGAAATGTTTTCGTTTTTGAGTGAGTCTATTATCGGTGTCAATGCATCGAGACGAGTGTTGTTGTTTTCCAAAAAATCATGATTACCGATAATTACAATTGTTTTTGTTATTTCAGCACATTGAGCCAAAACCCAAGCAACAAATTCAACCAATTCAGGTGTCATTTGATTTTTGGAGTGAACCAAGTCACCTGTGAATACAATTCTATCAGGCGCAAGAGCTTTCCACTCGCTAAGTGCTTGCATCAAAATCCCACGATAAAGTTCGTGGTCTTTGAACAACCTAATATGAAGGTCAGAAAAATGGACTAATTTTTTAATCATTAATTAATGATTTTGTTTCTTCTTCAAATGGATTAAATCCTTTATTAACATGTCCACAACTATCACACTTTGTTACTGAGAAGGGAACATTTGTGTCTTCTCGGGAACCTGTCATCAGTGCAGGAACTCTTTTTAGAAGTAATACTTCACGGAAAAAAATCCCACCACAGTTCTCACACTTGACGTTGTCACATTGTCTCAAATCAATTTTTGGGGTTAAATCTTGCATACAGTTTTTATTTAAAATATAGTAAAAATTATTATTTATTCAAATATTTTTTGATGTCCATACCCATCACAGTTTCGATTACTTTTTTTGGAACTCTGAACTCTTCAAATTGTGTATCTTCTCTGAGATGTGCAATAATACAACCATAAACTTTGATATTTTCATATTTGGAACCCTTTAACATTTTCAATAAGAGTTTTCCATAAAGAGGTAATTGAACAAAATAATGTCCCAAGGCATTATTCGGTAATTCCTCGAAAGGTTCATACATTCTTTCTGTGTAATCATTTTCAAGGAAGTTTTTTGGTTTATTTGTTTTCCAATCTGTAATTAACAATCCGAAGTCATTTTTATTAACATTATGGGTTAACCATACTTTATCAGGTTGACCCGTATAACCAAGTTCAGGGTCTCCGAGAACCATCTCGGTATCTAACAATACAACTTCTCTTTGTTCCAATAAATCCAAATATCTTTTACCCGCAACTATCATTTTATCACTTTTCATGAGTTGGGTTAAATCGCATTCGAAAACAGGTTTTCTAACCTCTTTATAGGAACCATATCTCTTAATGGCTTCTTCTTCCAAAACGAAGTGCACTCTACTTCCCAAATTCGTGGAATAAGAACCAGCTGCCGCCCATTCCTCGATAAGTTGTTGTTGTTTTTCAGGGTCACCACCAGCTTTATTATACGCAGCTTCCTCGGTGGGAAATGGCTTATAAAAATGTTTCAAGACTTTCGAAACTGATGGCCAACTTGTCTTACCATCCATTGTGTATATATGTTTTTCTTCTTGGAAAGTAAGACCTAATTCGTCTTGTCTTCGGGAAATTATTTCCCTTAATTCATTGGCTACGTTACTTAATTTCATAATAGAATTCTTCGATGTTACCTTTCAAATCACAAACGTCTTTGTCTTTAGGTAATTTAACAATTTTTATTTTATTATACAAACGACCTCCATTCAGTTCGTGATACATTTTGAGACCGTCATCCCAAGCATCACCATCGACACATATTGTAATATTTCCATTTGCCCTTGTATAAAGGGTTTCGAAAATGAGTTTACTCATTTTTTTACCAAGCATCACTAACGGGTTTGGAAGAAAGAATGAGTCAAAGGCACCTTCTACGAGGTATATTTCCTTATCCCAATCAATTAGTTTTTCATTGAATATGATTTCGTCTTTAGGGACTGAAGCAGGATTTTTGTATTTCATCTTTTTATTAACCCATGCTCTACCAACAAAATAATTCAAGACACCTTCTTTGTCAAAAGACGGTATAATTACTCTATATGCAAAATCTCCTTGAACCGTATATCCAATCTTATATTTTTCAATCATTTCATCTGATATACCACGAGATTGAAGGTATTTGTAAGCTTCAATATGAGGAATGAATCTAGGATTTGAATCTTTAAATAAAGTGAACCCTTCAGGTAGTCTTAATCTGAGTCTTTTTTTATCCTCCTGTTTGAACTCTTCGGGTTTGATAAGATTGTAAACTTTCTTTTGTTGTTTTGTTGCATGTCCATCGAAAAGTTTACCCAAGGGTCCGTGTGTTCCGTGAGTTTCACCACAAGCCCAACATTTGTAAACGTGTCGGATATAGTTAATCTCAAGGTTTCCTTTACCGTCTCCTTTATCCAAACCTTTTTCATCCGCACAGACAGGGCAGTCAAAAGATATTTGCCCCTTTGATTCATAGTGCTGATTAGGTTCACCTAAAAAATCACTAAGGAGTTCAACTAAAACCTCTATTTCATCACTCATATGTCGATATCTTTAGGTGCTTCTGCCACAACGTGTTTTCTCCACCATTTTTTTACCGGATGATTTTCATCAAAATTTTTTTCTATGAAACCAGCAAAAATGAAGAAAACGACCGTTATAATAAGAAGCGTGACCCAAATGTAAAAAAATATTATCATTTCCAAATAATTTTCTTAATCAAATCATAATAGGGTATTTCAATATCGAAATACTTTAAGTAAGTTTTAACATCAAAAAAAATGTTTCGTCTTATGAATCGATTGACTTTAATTTTTGAAACTCTTCCCCCATTTGGAAAAACGTCAGTCATGACTGAAGAACTATACCAATCTTTTTTCCTATTATAGTGAACGAAAATTTGCCCTTCGAATATTATATCTACTTCTTCGAGGTGAGAGTATGAACGGTAGTTTTTGATTGTAAAAGTTCCTTTGAGTTGTGAGTTGGATATGGGTATCTTGTTACCAAATTTTTTTACAACTTTGGAAATTGACTTTGTGTGTGGTGTTCTCAACATGTGCATACCACAAAGATATGCTTTGTTCTTTAAATCACCAAATTTCTTTCATCTTCATGTAACCTAGTGCTGCACAGTAAGCGTCTGTTTGGTCGAAGTTTTCTTTTTTAAGGGTGTTGTTTTTTGTGTATAACCAAGTAATTTGTGGTTCTCTTTTCGCAATCAACTCCCATATGATAACTTTTTTATCTATGTCTTTAGGAAAACCCCCGAACAATACAAATTTACCTTTATCATTTTTCTGAACTAAGTGTGGGAATGCAAATTTTCTTGAGTTGTAAGTAGACATAAATTCAGGAACTACTCCTAAGATATCATACACTTCTTTACAAATCAAAGTGTTGAACCTCATAAGAGTTCCAACCGTATACACGTTGTTTGAATTAAGTAGTGGTTCCTCGATAATGACATTTTGGATTCCTAATCCTACATATTCAGAAAGTTTGTTCCTAAAAATGCCCGATTTGAGAATGAGTTCCTCGATTTTATTTTCACTTTTTGGTTTTGGGACCGGTGAAATATGTGTAAGTTCTAATAAATTTTTTGATTCAATATCAAACAAAGCCCATCCAATAGTTTTGGTGGACACATCCAATCCTAAAATCTTAGGGGAGTCTTTAACAATATTTTTAGCCATATTAAAAATCTAATTTCACTACGTATTGTTGAATACCTTGTCTCAATTCGGGAGACTGTAGCTTAGATATAACAATAAGGTCTTTATTGGAATCGTAAAGACCAATTTCGGTAACATATGAAGTAGTTCCACTTGTCCATGTTGGGTTAGAAGTGTTAGTGAATTGATTTCTTCCCAAATTTATCAAGTATCTCATCTCATATATTGTTGCCGAAATATCTGTTGTGAAATTACCATAGAAGTAATACTCATCACCAAAATTCAAATAATCTGTTTGATTGTTTGTTGGAATGTCTATGTAAGAGGCGAGGTTATATATATCACTGTTTGTAACTGCACTTTGATACGTTGCCAAATCTATTTGGAATGTTGTGCCTGTCAATCCTGACATTGTAATATATCCATTAACCGATGAACCAGATATTTGGTCTGTAACATCAATGTATTTCCAATCAGTTGGACTTGGTCTAGTGTCACCTGAAACCATTTGACAAAGAATCATCAATGAGTTTGCACAATATCCTGTCAGATTAATAGCCGTAGAAGAAGGTGAAGGTTGATTCAAAAATTGAAACTCTGGTCCGAATCTGACAGCAACATTTTGACTTGTGTCTGTGCAACCTGTTGAAGGTCCAACAATTTTCGAATAATAATTACAGTGTAATGAATCAGTAAATCCTGTATTGTTGAATCTATAGGTTACCCAAAGTGTTTGTGTATCAGCAGTAAGTAAACCTGTGGCGGTTGAGTTGTTCGTGAAACAAGTATTAGGTGCCAAATAAGAAAGTTTAGGTGCTGATAGAGTCCAGTTTCTATTAGCCTTATAAGACATAGCCGCTATTACCTCCTCATCGTCAATTACAATGGTCTGTGAATCAGGGAAAACCTTGCCAATTCTATTCAAATTACCATTACTATCAGGATTTGTATCCCAAAGATGATAATAACGAATACCAGGGTCGTTCATATCAATGTTTTTGGTTGATTTGATATAGTATGGTTTACATAAATCATAACCTGGTGGGTCGATAAAGAATGTTTGACCAATTGTGTTTCCTGTCGACTTATGCCACATCAAAGTAGGTATTGTAACCTTAAGGTGTCTCGCTAAACCTGTTTGATTCGAAGGGTTCTGTGGGTCATAAGGAATAGTTGAAAACTTCTCGCCATAAACATGGTCAATATCTTGATTAGTGTAGTGTATGATTGCAATTGCTTTTTGGTCTTGGGGTCTAACAACTACTTTCTCATCAAACGAATTGTAATAAAAAACTTGACTTGTATCGGTTTGACCTGAAGGCTCTTGATATCCCAAATATTCTTTAGTCCCGATGTAAGTTACTGAACCGTATTTTGTATAATCTTCATAAGCGTTACTGAAAAGACCAGCAGGACTTTCTGACCAAGGAATATTCATGTTCCAAATTAAAGTATTTTCACGGTTTGAAACATCACATGGTGATTCAAAATTAATAGTGTCAGTCTGCCAATAAGGTGCTGGTGTTATGAAATCATAAAGAACAGTCATACCTGAAGGATATATCAGAACTCTTGCATATTCTCCTGATAATGAAAAAGAACTTAAATCTGGAACACTTCTATCTAAGGTAAGTGTCCATGGAGTTGTTCCAGAGGTTCCTGTTGAAGGGCTTATGTTTTGAATTTTATATGTGAAAACAGGATAGTTACCTACAAAACCTGTAAGTCCTACTCCGAGTATTAATGTAACAAAATCACCTATTGAGGGTGTTCCTGATGATGGCTCGAGTGTAAGTGGGTTTGTATCTAATTCGATGTCTATCGTTGTTTGACCTGTGAGCGTATCTTGTGCAACCCAATAGTTAGAAGTTATTGTATATGCAGATGAAGTTTGTGCCGTCCAACTACCTTGAGTTCCTCCCGTCATGAAAAATCCTTTTTCACCAGCAGAATTATAAACTTCTTGAAATGTAGAATCCATGTAAGGTATTCCGTATGTGTTACCGATACCACCCTGAACATAGTAAGGATATTTCACATTTTCTTTGTTGGACTGAGGGGAACCTGTGTCATTTTGAGCATTGAAATCAGGCATCAAAATGTTATTATTAGTTTGATTATAGTTAGGAACGGCCTGATAATTAACTTCACTATCCCCTATTTGGAAATAAGAAATGTTGAAATTCCCTTGTGATATCTTTCTACGACCAACGTCAGTTAATCTTGTGTTAATTAGACCCGAAGTATTTTTAATTATATAAGCCATTACGAATAAATATTTGTCATCCTTTTTTTATTAATCCTGTGCACATTTACAGCTCGCGTTTGAACATTGTTTTGATGAACAAGAGATAAGAGAATTATCTACGCTGTCAATACAATAAGCAACTATTGTTGGGTCAGGTCCTGGACTTCCTGAAACGTTGTCTATCATATTACCCGAAGAATTTCCACTTGTTATTGTTACGGTTTTATAAAATACCCCATAGTTACTCGTCTCAATCTGAATCGAAAAACTAGTATCAATTGTCACAATGTTTTGCGTAGTAATTACTATGTCCACTGCGGGTTCACCCAAATTAGTAGTTGGTGTCACAATCAAACTTGTCACAGGATTACAAACAATACTTCCACCATCACTATTATAAACCATCTTGAACACATCACCTGCAACAAGATTAATCGGGTTATACATAACAACACTAACACTTTCATTTATTCCCGCAGAACAGAATCCGTTGAAAATACCCGAGCCAACTTCAACGTCATTCAGCATTGCTTTAACCTCAACATAATAATTGTCGCTTGTTGGTGTTTGGAAGTTTGCCTGCATGTATTGAACATTATTATTTGGGGATATACCACACGGATATGTGGATAGTCCTGAATCAATTGTAAGAACACCACCAGTAGGGCTATATCTGAAATTTTGGAAACAACCCACCTTATTTGGTCCTGAACAAATTAATCCTCCAACTAATTGATTCATGTTGAGATAAATGTTACCACTTTGAATAACACCTTGACATGTTACACATTCAGGTGTATCAACCTGACCTTGATAGGTGATTGAGTTGTTATTCACCTGTGTTTTTTCTGTATCACCTACCGCTGAACAACAAGTGCATCCTTTGATGACTACATCAGAAACTTGAAAAGAAATTGTCTGTTGTAGATTAGTTGTGCAGTTGGACTGAGCTCCAACTTGACCATCGGTTATTGTTAATATCGAAGTAGTAGAACCTGAAACAGTGCTAAAATTTGAGAGTTCCAACGAATATTGGTCAGTCTCAGTATCAATTCTTTGTGTCTCGGGATTACAGTTTGGTCTACTTCCAATAACAGTATCTATGTCTGTGGAGAAAGGTGTCTTTGTTGAACCATTTTGTAGAATAGTAAAGTTGTCTACACAAGTTCCTGTTCCTGGTCCATTGAATGTCTTGATAGATGATGTTGTCAAATTGAAATTAACCACAACTCCATTAGGTATAGGCGGAACCGAAGTAACATAAAAATATGTTGTTTTCGTTGAAATATTATTTGAAGATACCTCAGTGTTTAATTGTGGTTGTGTTATAATATTAATTTGATATGTTTGTGGACTTCCCACTGAACTTATTTGAACCGATTGATTAACTATATTATTCGCGGCATCTATAACTCTAATATTGTATGTGTTCGGGCAAAGATTTGTAAAAATATTTGAGGTTTGATATGATACCCCGTTATTAATCGAATATTGATATGGTGCTAATCCAAATCTCGCACTAACCGTTATTGAACCATCACAGTTCGTTTGGTTGTTGCAAGACGCATCTTGTTTTGTTGTTGTCACTTGAAGTGGTATTATTGTAGGACAAGAACCTAAAGTTACATTTATAGTATAAGTTTGTGTTCCACCAAGTAAACTCCAACCACCTAAAGGTGGTAATGAAGTGGTTGAGGACGCAAAAATACCTCCCCCCACAGGGTTTATTGGTGTTATCAAATCTGAACCAACAAGTTCCCATCTTGTTCCTTTCCACACAATGTTCTGTGAATTACTACTTGTCCATCTTGGTTTACCATTAGACGTTCCATTTTGACTGAACGTTGTTGGTCCTACAACGTTAGAATTGTTGTATGCCAAGAAACAAATGTTGGCGTAAACTGGTGGAGGTGTTGTGGATGGCGTTACAGTTGGGGATGGAGTTGGACTTGCTGTCGGTAAAAGTATGGAGCAAACTGTGTTTGCAGTATAGTCACCGTAATAATCAACAACGGTAACAGGATAATAACCAGGTCCTATGTTAGTTAAAGTTCTTGTTCTTTGACCATTTGCCCAATAAATTGAATACGGACTTGTTCCTCCTGTGATGTTCAAAGTGAGAATCCCATCATATGATTCTGAGTTTGAAGGCATTTTGAGAAGATTACAATTCACACCCAAATCGAAAAGGGTAAACGGTTCACAATTGTTTTTCGGACGATAAACTGGTGTTGGGTTAGGTGTTGGTGTTTGACTTGGTGTTACATTTGGTGTCAGACTTGGCGTTTGAGTAGGGGTCGGTGTAGTTGTGAGAGTAGTTGTTGGTGAGGCTGTTTGTGTTGGTGTTGGGGTCAGGCACGCTGTGGTTGCAGGCTCGTTCAATAAAACTACACCACTATAAACTTGAGTATAATCTAACGAAACAAGGACTTCAAAACTTTCACCTTTTTGGAAATTACCACAACAATCTGTATACCAAAATATTCCAGTTGTATAAGCACTTCCACACACTATTGGGGTGGATGATGGGGTCTGCGTTGGTGTAGGGGTATTAGTGGGAGTTTTGGTAGGGGTCGGTGTTTGGGTTGGAGTTTTAGTTTGCGTAATAGTTTGTGTTGGTGTTGGTGGTGGGGTTTGAGATTGGGTTGGCGGGGGGGTTTGAGTCGGTGTTTGTGTAGGGGTTTGGCTCGAAGAAGGAATAGGGGGCGTGGGACAAGCACCGAGAACTGTGAGTATTATGAACTCACCTGGAGCTTGACCTGGCACAGTATAGGAACAAACAGTTATTGTGCCGCTCGGTGGAATTGTAGGAATAGGATTCAATTCACAGTCAAACCCTATAGGAGTTGCAGGTAAAATTGCGGACCCATTTGTTATTTGATAGTTAATACAAGCCATTAATTTATAATTATCTTTTCCATTTTTTTATTTATGAACATCCACCACAATCTACGCTATCAGTGCAAATAGTTACACTACTACAAGGTTGAATTGATGTAACCCCACCTGAAAAATCACCCGACCCAGCTCGGATGCACCTTTCGACTTTTGAACCTGCAGAAAGTGGTTCACCAACTACTGAACCATCACATAAAGTATATTGTATTGTTGAACCCACAACATCTTGATTTTCAAAGTAATAACACAAACATGGACAAACATAAGTTCCACAAGAGCTTATATCATCGAAATTAGTTATTGCCACTACAACACCATTTAAGATTTCCATAACATAAAGTGGTGGTGACGATATATCAGGATTTGCTGGATACGTAGATGGTCCGTATACATATTTTCCTGTAAGAGTTGTGTTTACAAAAAATATTCCAAAAAGATTATAATATAATTGACTGCCAGGTCCTAAAGTAGTTGAAGAATTGTAATAATACCCTGCGTTTCCATCTACCTCAACTAATGGGTCGAAAGCTTCTATAAAATCACATTTCACTTCTTCTTTTGTTTTTGATGTCCAATTTATTTCTGACCCACATATAGTTGCCCCATATGATAAAAGAAACTCAACAAATGAAGGTGTAACCGTTGGCGTTTGTGAAGGGGTTTCTGTTTGGGTAGGAGTTTGAGGAGGTGTTTCAGATTGGGTAGGAGTTTGGGTTTGGGATGGAGTTTGAGTTTGTGTTGGTGTCGATGGAACACAAAGTGAAAAAGATACTATTTTACCTTGGGAATCAATTACCACTTGATATAATGTTCCTCCGAAAGAAATGATATATGTGTTCCCACCCCCATTCAAAGGGTTATATAATACCCCGTTTAGAAGTGTTTGGTAAATTGTGGCACCTACAACAGGGACTAAATTTGCCTCTGAAATGTATGTATAATAACCTGTTAGATTGAGTGGTGATGAACAACTATCAGCTGTCGGGTGAAAAACAACAAGAGGTGTTGCGGTTGGTGTTGATGATATAGTTGCTGTATTCGAGGTAGTGGGTGAATTTGTTGGTGTCATGGATGGCGTTTGGGTTGGTGACAAGGTAGGTGAATACGACGGGGTTGGTGTCATGGTTGGGGTTTTAGTGACATTTGGTGTTGGTGTGGGAGTTATATCTATAGGAATCTCATCAATACAACCTTGGGTATCTTCAATTTTAATAACAATTGTTGATTCACTATATGGTGATGGGACATAGAATGAGAATGGAAATGTTGCAACCGACGCAACAAATTGACAGTCGCCACCACCCGAGTTACAATAATATATGTCAACTGGTGTATTTGCAGTTACAGATTGGATAGTTACAAATTGACTCATGCTACATAAGTTACTCCTGAGATTATGCAATTCTGCGAATCAATTACTTTCAACATGTAAGCCAGTCCAGTATCATATGGTTGTGGTATATCAAAATCATATGGAAGAGTTGTTATAGTATTAATATAAAAGCAACCACTACCGTTTGGTTGACAGATATAAATGTCAAATGGTGATTGTCCTGTTATACCATTTATTGTAACTTGAACTGCCATCTTATGTTGTTCGTTTTATAAAAATTTTATACAAAGTTCCTGTCACTGATGGGAAAACAATTGTGTAACATCCTACAAGAGGTTTGTAATTGAATGGTGGATTTGTAAGTTGAACTGAATTCAACACGAAACCGCCATACTTGTTACATTCAACAACTTTTGTTGTTTGTGAGTTACCTGAAAGGAGATACCAAGTTCCACTGACATCAACAAACCCACATTGTGCACCGTAACGAATGTATTGTCCGAATTCATTACCAATATCAAACGGAAGGGTGGTTAGGTTAATTTCATCAGGTGTGCTAGATAAGACGAAGTTCATATTATAAGTTCCGTCTCCATTATTTTCCAAACTTACATTCAAATAAACCTCAACTTCATCAACACTACTCAAACACGTATCACAACTCAAATAGGTTTTATCAGGTGCTGAAGCAAAGTAATCTCCATCGAATCTTTGTGAGGTTGCAATTTTGATAGGTGCAAAATAATTACAATCAAATTCACCCTCATAGGTCCAACAATTTCCATCAGCATCTTTAAATTGTCTTCCAACTGTAGTCTGTATTGGTGATTGTTGTGTTTGAATCATATATGTTCTGACTGTATTTGGACTAATTGGAATACAACTTGAATAAACATATACCAAACAAGGGGTTTCACTTGGCGTTGGGGTCATCGTTGAAGTAGGACTATAAGACGGTGTTTGTGATGGAGTCTGAGTTTGGGTTGGCGTTGATGAATAACTTGGCCTTGGTGTTGCTGTTGGTGTAAGACCAGGAGTTGTTGTCTGTGTTGGAGTTGGCGTGAATGTAGGAGTCGAGGACGAAGTTTGTGTCGGCGTAATTGTCATCGTTGGTGTTGATGTAGGTGTTGATGTTATCGTCGTTGAAGGTGATGGTGAAGGGACTGTTGAACATTTCGAACAATCGTTTCCAAAAATATCAATTATCGAGTCTACGTTCGTGTTAGATGATAAGTTTGAATCATCCCTCAAATACTTCAAGCAAAGAATTGTTTCATTAATAACCGCCGAGAATACCATCTCAGTTTGGATTGGAATTTCCTCAAACACAAGTGGGTCAGAAGTGTAGAAATAATTTTCAGTTCCACATTGATTCAATACCTTAACCGAAACACAACTGAATGTTTCTTCAAATATATTGAAGGTAACTTGTCCATCCGCAGGAACTGTTCTTGTCAGTGTTATCGTTGGTGTGTTTGAAGGGGTTGGGGTTGAATCAGGAACATAATTAATCTCAAAGTCGACACTTTTCCCAAGACATATCAATCCTGTTGGTGATGGAGTTGGCGTTACACCTATGGAAGTGAAAATGAAATTCACATCGTCACAAGGAACTGACGGACTTGGTGTTGGGACTGGTTCCCAATCACAGTCAAAGTATGCATTGAAATCGAAGGTGTCACAATTTATTGGCGTTGGAGTTGGAGTTGGACAAACTCCTGGTTCAAAAGAACCGAAAGATATATCAGGACACGCAGAGTAACATGGAGACGAGCCCTTCAATAAACAAGTCCCACCGAGAGAGGTGCTCAGACACCAATAACTCTCAGTAACTGATGTAAAATAATAAATGTAACCCAAGCTGACGCTTCCACCAGAATAGGAGATTCTACCATTATAAGTTGCACCTGAAACGTAAAGTCCATTGTAATTCAACAAAGAAGGTAGGGTTGTAGTAAAGCAAAATTCACCCGAATCACAAGCCGCTGGTGTCGAAGATACTGTCGGAGTGTTTGTTGGTGTTGAATACGGGGTTGGCGTTGGTGTGTTCAATAGACAAGCTCTACAACTACCCCAATCAGGTGCACCCAAATCAGGTCCACCAGGACCTGAAAACTCTTCGAATCTATAACATCTATTGTTATATTCATAAACCGCTCCTTGATAAGCGGTATCTTCATCAACATTGGCATAAAATATTTCTTCAGTGGAACAGTCAATCAATAATGCAGCAACACTCGCAACTCTTGGACAAAGTGTAGAACCGCAACCTGTTACATTTGTAAATGTAACCGATGTTCCATCATATATTGGACCACTTCCCGAATCAACAACTGTCGCACATCCTTCATATTCTGTAGAACCTGTGATAAGATAGACATCGTCAACCACAACTGCAACTGGTAAATCCTCAAATCTGAATAAAGTCCCTGAAACACAATCACGGAACCCTATTAGGTTTTGTGTCGGTGTTTGAGTGTTAGTTGGGGTATTAGATGGCGTTTGAGTTGGGTCTGGAGTTACAGAAGGTGTCTGTGTCGGAGTTTCGGTTTGAGTTTGGGTTGGTGTTACATCAGGGGTTGGTGATAGAGTCTGTGAAGGCGTCTGAGTTGGAGTTTCTGAAGGTGTTTGTGTAGGAGTCTCAGTTGCTGTAGGGGATGAACCAATAGTTGATGTAGGGGTCTGAGTTGGGGTTTCGGATGGTGTTTGTGTAGGAGTTTCTGAAGGCGTTTGAGTAATAGTCTCAGTTGGTGTTTGTGTGGGAGTTTCGGTTATTGTAGGAGTCTGAGTTGGGGTTTCAGAAGGTGTTTGAGTAGGGGTTTCAGATGGTGTTTGTGTAGGTGTTTCTGTTGCTGTAGGTGACGAACCTATAGTTGCGGTTGTTGTTGGTGTAGGCGTTTCGGTTGGAGTTTCAGTTGGAGTTTCAGTTGTTGTCGGTGTAGGTGTTGGAGTACCACAACAATCTACAAATGTATCCGTAGCATAAGACGATACTGGAAAGTAAGCGACATTGTTTTTATAATAATAAGTCGACTGAACGTAATTTGCACAAAATGAATCGTCGAAAGTTCCTGCGTCAGCAAAACTTGCCGTGGTCAGTATATTATAACAATTGTAATAGTCTACGAATATAGTGTTGTTTAGTGACGAAGGTGTATTACCCGTGGCATCATCCAAGTCAGGTTGTGCAATTGTAACATCAAAATATGTACAATTACAAGGAGTTGAAGGGGTTGGAGTTTGTGTTTGAGTTGGCGTAGGAGAAGGGACTACACCACAATCTCCATCAACCACACAAGTTCCTCCCAAAGATGTCCAAGTATATAAAGGCTCAGGTCCTCCTGCACAGGTAGTTCCCGATGAAACAAGTTTTAATCCTTGTGTTCCACCCGATATACAAATATATCTACTTGATGTCACATCAACTTGAACACATTCCTCATTTCCATTACACGCGTAGTATCTGATTGAAATATCTACAATATCATTGTTAGTGATTTCCCAACATTCGCAATCACCAGGTGGTGTTAGGGTAGGTGTTGGGGTAGGTGTTGTAGTTGGCGTCTCAGTAAGAGTTGGTGTCGGTGTTTGTGATGGGCTTACAAAACAAGGACCAACAACGGTCAAAATTGCAGATGGACCGCTTATAACGGTTCCAGCCAGTGCACAAAAAACATCAGTATTACCGTTGGTTATTGTGGCGTTTTGGGGTACAGAATCACAATCAGTGTAAGAATAAGGTTCTGAAATAGGCCCTGAAAAACCTAAATATAATGAATATTGAACACAACCTGTCTGTGGTGTTGGGGTAGGTGTTTGTGTTTGTGTTTGCGAGATTGCTGGAGCTGGAGGGTCTGGGTCCGTTGGAGTAGGGGTTGGAGTTTCTGTTGGCGTTTCTGTTACAGTTGGAGTTGGTGTAGGGGTAGGAGTTTCGGTCGGAGTTTCTGTTGGAGTTGAAGAAACTACAGGCCCTACTGAACAAAGTTCTTGATTGTTTAGAATCCCATTACTTCCACTTATTTCCCAAGAATAGATTCCGTTAGAATAATATCCGTCAGGCGCAAATGTTGTAAGACCTGAGTCAGAATATAAAGTACTACCACTCCAAAGTCCTTCTACTGATGAGGTGTAATAACCTGTACCACCTGTAGATGCAAAATCAGAACAAGCAGACGGACCACTTATGACTGAGTATGAAACCAAAAAGGTGTTTGCACCTAATGGACCACAAAAATTGTCGTATATTGATATTCCTATTTCAGTAATCCCGTCGTAAATTACGTTGGGAAAAGATTGAGTTGCCGAGCCGCCAGCACCCGCATCAAAATTTTGTTTTCTACCAGTACTATCTGTAACCTCGATACAACCATTCAACAACCCATTACTCCAATATACAGTAAGAGTGTACTCACCAACTTGTGTAGTGGTGAATGCACAAGTACTCGAACTTGGCGTACAAGGACATCCCACATCACAAGTTGCTGTAACACCGTTAAAGTCAATTTGACTTATAGTAATTGTGGGTGGTGACTGATTATAAACAAATATGTTAGACATGAATTACTTACTTACCTTATAAATAACTTGAACTTTATTTTTTTCACATTCAAAATATAGTTTGACTAAAAACAATATAAAGGCACGCTCAGCCTATATTTATGATTATATGAAACTTCTTAAAACGATAAAGAAGATTATTCAAGAGGCTGAAGAACAGTATAATACTGCAAGTGAGACTAACACACCACTTGAAGAATTAGATAGACTCGAAAAACACTATCAAGACTCTCTGAAATTGTTACGCTTATACAATTCCAAACAGGAAAAACTAAAATCCAAGAAAAAATAATTACATCTTAAGTCAATAGATTTTCTTAAAGTTCTTTCTTATATTTCATCACATGAAAGAACCTCTATTAGACTTACATCTGAGTCATGGATTAGGTGACACTATTTGTGCAACACCTTCTTTAAGGAAACTATATTTTGCTTATGGAAAAAAAATATCAGTATTAACTGACCATCCACTAATATTCAAACATAACAAATATGTTGATAAAATCTTTGATACCAAGAACACAAATAGAGATGATTTAGAATCTCAATACGAATTACTCGTAAGTTTTGCACCAAATTTAGAAAACCGATACGGTTTAGGATTACGTCATAATGTTATGGACATAAGACAATTCCATGCGGCGGGGTTGGGTTTCCAATTATTACCCGAGGAATGTGATATGGATTACGTTCCTGATGAGTGGGAGCCAATTGATGGTTTACCTGAAAAGTTTGTTTTGATACATCCCGTAACCTCTTGGGCTTCGAGAACTTGGCCCGCAGAGAAATGGCAGTTATTAACACGAATGTTAAACGATTACGGTATTCCTGTTGTTTCGATGGGGAAGGCATCGAGTGAGGTAGGTTTTCACATGGTAGACAAACCTGTTTTCGATTTCCCTATCAAACTTGGTTTGAATTTAATGAATAAAGCAAATGTCCCCCAAACTTGGTGGTTAATGCAAAAAAGTATTTGCACGGTCACCATGGACTCAGGTATGTTACACTTAGCAGGAACCACAGATGCAAACATCATTCAATTAGGTAGTTCTGTTCATTGGAAGTTAAGAGCCCCTTTTCGAAACGGTTCTCAAGAATATAAATTTCATTATATTGATGGGGATTGTAAGATAGCATGTGCATCTGACATGAGATATGGTGTCAAAGAATGGGGTTCAATAAGAGGAATCCCACCTTTAGTTGGATGTTTAGAAGGAAAATCCGAATTTGTTTGTCATCCTAGCGTTCTACAAATTTTCAATAAAATATTAACCCTATTATGAGTATAAGATACAACTTTATAGAGGTCGGAACATCAGACTTCATGACTCTAATTCAATCTGCTGATGACCAAACTGTCGGACTCAGTATCGAACCCATTTCAGAATATCTCGATAGATTACCTAATAAACCCAAAGTTCAAAAAGTCAATGCGGCTCTTTCTGATACAGACGATACTATTGAAATATATCATATAGAATCTAAAGATTTAGAAAAATACAATCTTCCCTATTGGATTAGAGGATGTAACTCTGTTAATGGTCCTCATGAATTTACAAAGAAAAAAATTGGTGATGAAACATATAACAAGTTGGTAAAAATTGATAAAGTCCCAACTATATCTTGGAAAACTTTAATAGAAAAATACAATATAGGTTCAATTGATTATTTAAAAATTGACACTGAAGGTCATGAACATATAATTTTAAAAGGGTATCTCGAACAATGTAGACTGAATCATAATCTTTTCGCATCTAAAATTGAATTCGAATACAATGAAACATCAAATAAAATTGAATTAGATAAAATTATAAATCAATTATCAAATTATAATGTAACTTATTTGGAGGAAGACGTTATATTGAACATCAAAACAGAGTCTGAATTTGACAAATCTTATGTCTTATATTCAACCGAAAATTACTTTGATATTGTAACTGAATGTGCAAAATCAATAAGACAATTTAGTAAACTACCAATATTGGTTTATTTAATAAATTCAAACAGAACTGTTGAAGTAGAAAATACCAAGACTTTAAATTGGTCTATAGATATCGAACCTACTTCAAATAACATGTATATTAAGGAAAGGGACAACTTTTACATAGATAGAAAAAATCCAATAATTTATAAAATTTTATCTCAAAGACCTCTGATTATCAAAGATGCTTTAGAAAAATATTCAAATATTGTTTGTTATGTTGACAGCGATTCAATCGCAACCCCTAACGTTGATACTATATTTTCATATTATGATGAAAATTCATCTCACCCATATTTTGTTGAAGGGATATACGATTTTTTGAAATACGATGGTAGAGGTGGAGGAGGAGGATTCGGAGGTGGAATGGAAACAACTTTGGAACACGATACCTGTGTCTTGTTTGGTGTTGACCAATCGGTCAGAAAAAACTATAGACAAACAGGATATTTCGTTTCAGGTCAAAATACCATCGAGTTTTTGGAGGAATGGTATTGGATGTGCTCACACCCAAAAGTCCTGAAAAATGTTAGTCATTATGCTCCGTATAATGAGGAGACTATTTGTAACGTTCTATTATGGAAATACAATATAGATAAGGGTCTTCCCTATGTCTATGTCAATGGGAGATTAGAAACGGTTGAGAAAATGTATACCCAAGTAGAATATAAAGGAAAGGGTATCAGAAACCACATCGGTGAATGGTTAAGAGTTCCTGAAGAAAAAAATCATCTCCTGTTTTTTCATGGTGAAAAAAATCCAAACATGATGAGAGAGATGGTAGATGAAATCAAAAAATATAACAAGGAAAAACTTAGAATTTTATACTTAGCACCTCACCTTTCAACTGGTGGTATGCCAGCTTACTTATTGAAAAGAATCGAAACCCTACAAGAATATTACCCTGAGGTAGAATTATATGTTGTTGAGTATTGTCTTTACTCAACTTGGTATGTGGTTCAAAAAGAAAAAATAAAACAAATTATACCCGATAACAGATATTGGACATTAAACACTTTGGGAAATCATAATGATGAAAATTCTCTGAAGTTAATTCAAATTATAAAAGATAATTCAATTGATATTGTTCATGTTGACGAAATACTTGAGGGGTTTGATAGTTTCAATCGAGTATCAATAAATGTCTTAAATGCACTTTTTGATAACAACAGAACTTGGAAAATTGTCGAGACCTGTCATAATATTCATTTTAATCCTGAGAATAGACATTTTCATCCCGACGCTTACGCCTTCTGTTCTCCCCATCATCCGAAGGTTCAATTCAAAAATGAAAATTCTTATTATGAATTTTTTGAATACCCTATTGACCGAAAATTTGTTACCGAAGAACAAAAAGAACACGCAAGGTTAAAACTTGGTTTAGACCTTAATAAAACCCATGTGATAAACGTTGGACTTTGGACTCAAGGAAAAAATCAAGGAGAGGGCATCGAAATCGCAAGATATCTACAAGGTGAAGATATAGAGTTTCATTTCATAGGAAATCAAGCATCAAATTTCGAAAGTTATTGGAAACCTCTGATGATGAATTTACCATCAAATGTAAAAATTTGGGGTGAAAGGAGTGATGTGGATTTGTTTATGAAAGCATCAGACATATTTTTATTTAACTCCACAATTGAATGTAATCCCCTTGTTCTTAGGGAAGCCGCTTCTTATGGTTTAAAAATTCTTTCTAGAAATCTTACACAATATTATGATATGTTTACACCATACATCACACCAATTGATGATGATTGTGAGAAAACGTCAAACATAATTCGTGAGTTAAAATACAATGGAATCTCAAGAGACTATGAAGTTAGTCATGACCAATCTCAGAACTTTGCTTTATCTCATAAAAAGTTTTATGAGAAGTTAAAAACTATGGATATAAAGATTCAAAAATCATCAAAGAATAATATACAAATTACTCAATATTTTATAAGACAACCTTTTTTAGAAATTAAAGGGGATTCAAGTTCTAAGTTTTTGGTTCAATTCATTGATGATAAAGGGGTAATTCATTATGAAAATAAAATAGATTCCAACTGTTGGGTAAAACTTAACAGACAATATTTTACAAATTGGAGAACTAAGGTTTACGAAGAAGAAACACTAATATATGACTCGAAATTAGATTTGAAAGACAAAAGAGTGTTTATAAATTTTGATAGTAAATCTTTAGGTGACAACATTGCTTGGGTGCCTTATGTTTTGGAGTTTCAAAAGAAACATAATTGTAAAATTATTCTTTCCACATTTTGGAATAAGTTATTCAAAGAAGTTTACCCTGAGATAGAATTCATAGAACCAGGGAATGTTGTAAAAGACATTCATGCACAATACTCCATTGGTTGGTTTTATAATGAAAATATGGAACCAGTAATCCCGAATACAATTCCTCTCCAAAAAGCAGCAACAAACATCTTAGGTTTGGAATTTGAAGAAATAAAACCACGAATTAATTTTAACGTTTATCGAAGACCTTTTGATGAAAAATATATAAGTATCGCAACCAATTCCACCTCAGGTTTAAAATTTTGGAAAAAAGAATATTGGCAAGAACTAATTGATTACTTAGTAGATTTAGGTTTCAAAGTAATAAACGTATCAAAAGAAAAAAATGAGTTCAGAAATGTTACACAAATTTCAGATAGTTCAATTGGTAATACCATGAATGTAATACATCATAGTGAATTTTTCATAGGTTTATCAAGTGGACTTTCTTGGTTGTCTTGGGCAATGGGTAAACACGTTGTGATGATTAGTAATTTTACTGAACCCGACCACGAATTTACCACAAACTGCACCCGAATTATAAACAAATCAGTCTGTAATGGATGTTGGAATAACCCCAACTTCAAGTTCGATAAAGGTGATTGGGATTGGTGTCCAATTCACAAAGGAACACCAAGACAATTTGAGTGTCACACTTCAATAACACCAAGTATGGTAATAAATCAAATTCAAAATTTATTGAAATGAGTATAGAAAATTTTATATGGGAACCTAAATGTTACGATGGTTTTAGAGAAACTGTGGAACAAGAAATATTTGTTGACAGGATTTACGAAAGATTTTTTGAGGTTGAAGAGGGCGATATTGTTTTCGATATTGGGGCTAGTTTAGGTCCTTTCACATATTCAATATTATCAAAGAATCCTTCTCACGTATTTGCTTTTGAGCCTAGTTTTGAAGAATTCAAAACTTTGTTATTAAATACAAGACACGGAAATGTAACCGCAATAAATAAAGGTATTTCGAGTTCAATAGGTGAATTTAATTTCACTGATGTTTTTGATTTGACTGGTGGTTATAAACTATATTCAACAACATTCTCAAAGGTAATTGAGGATTATAATATTAAAAAAATTGACTTTCTTAAAACTGATTGTGAATCAGGCGAATATGATATATTCACAATTGAAAATTTGTTTTGGATAAAAAATAATGTCAGAAAAATTGTTGGTGAGTGGCACCTTGGCCAGCCTTGGATGAAAGAAAAATTCAGAATTTTTAGAGATGTGTATTTGAGGGTTTTTCCTAACTTTAAAGTAATTTCTTTTGATGGAATTGATATAACTTGGCAAATATGGAATGATAATTTTATCCCTTATTATAACGAAGTAATGATTTATATTGACAATAGTAAATAAAAAAAACGCACCCATTTTATTGAGTGCGTTTTTGTATTTTTTTATTCCTTATACTATTGGACGATACTCGAGTAATACTTTTTCTACGTCTTTTCTCTCAGCATTTATCATAAAGAACGCGTCGATATGAGAACTTTGAGAGTCTATGAAGACTTTATTATCTTCAATTTTGACAACAAAGTGTGTATTAGAAACACCAATTGGTGTTAATGATACCGAAATCGATTCCTCTTTTACTAATCCTATCCAATAATGAGGTAATTCTATTACGTTTCCTTGAACTCTACCTCTGAAATAAACACCATGTTCAGGACCCTCCAACACACCATATCTTAATCTCCAACCTTCTTTTGTAGGGTGAGGAATATCGAATGATTTAGAAGCCGCTGTTAATGCTCCTGTTATATTAGTGTCACCAGTCACTTTGAGTGTTGAACCATCAAACTGAAGGTTTTGTTCACCATTGATTGTTCCTGCGGTTCCTGTCGCAGTAAGGACATAGTCATTAACGTTGTTGTTGATTGTCCCGAGTCCAGAAGAACCTGATGTTCCACTTGTGCCAGAGGAACCTGATGTTCCACTAGTTCCCGAAGAACCTGATGTTCCGCTAGTTCCCGAAGAACCTGATGTTCCACTAGTTCCCGAGGAACCTGATGTTCCACTAGTTCCCGAAGAACCTGATGTTCCGCTAGTTCCCGAAGAACCTGATGTTCCACTAGTTCCCGAAGAACCTGATGTTCCGCTAGTTCCCGAAGAACCTGATGTTCCACTAGTTCCCGAAGAACCTGATGAGCCTGATGTTCCACTTGTTCCAGATGAACCTGATGTTCCGCTCGAACCTGACGTTCCACTTGTTCCAGAAGAACCTGATGTTCCGCTAGTTCCAGATGAACCTGAACTTCCAGATGAACCTGATGTTCCAGATGTTCCATTTGTTCCAGAAGTTCCTGACGAACCACTTGAACCAGATGAGCCAGATGTTCCACTTGTTCCAGATGAGCCAGATGTTCCACTTGTTCCAGATGAACCTGAACTTCCAGATGAACCTGATGTTCCGCTTGTTCCAGATGTTCCATTTGTTCCAGAAGTTCCTGACGAACCACTTGAACCAGATGAGCCAGATGTTCCACTTGTTCCAGATGAGCCAGATGTTCCACTTGTTCCAGATGAACCTGAACTTCCAGATGAACCTGATGTTCCGCTTGTTCCAGATGTTCCATTAGTTCCAGAAGTTCCTGACGAACCACTTGAACCAGATGAGCCAGATGTTCCACTTGTTCCAGATGAGCCAGATGTTCCACTTGTTCCAGATGAACCTGAACTTCCAGATGAACCTGATGTTCCGCTTGTTCCAGATGTTCCATTAGTTCCAGAAGTTCCTGACGAACCACTTGAACCAGATGAGCCAGATGTTCCACTTGTTCCAGATGAGCCAGATGTTCCACTTGTTCCAGATGAACCTGAACTTCCAGATGAACCTGATGTTCCGCTTGTTCCAGATGTTCCATTAGTTCCAGAAGTTCCTGACGAACCACTTGAACCAGATGAGCCAGATGTTCCACTTGT